ATGACCAAGCCTAAGTTCAAACCTTCTGTCCAGCAGCAAATTTTCTTTGACTGGATTACGCTGGGCACGGGCTCGGCAGTCCTGGAAGCGGTCGCTGGTGCTGGTAAAACCACCACGCTGATCGAAGGTCTGAAGCTGATGTTCGGCAAGAAGTTCTTCGGCGCGTACAACAAAAAGATCGCTGAAGAAATCGCAGCCAAGGCCGGCAGCATGCCCGGTCTCGATGTGTCGACGATGCACGCCGCCGGTATGAAGGCATGGCGCAAAGCCGTCGGTGCTGTGCGTGTCAACGCTGACAAGTGCCGCGACATCTTCCGTCAAATGACTCTCCGTCAGTTCGAATACGGCATGCTCGAATCGCCGGTTCTGCAACTGGTCTCCTACGCCAAGCAAGCCGCGGTCGACATCGTCGAAGGCAAAGAAGCCGCGAACGATCAAACCTGGATCGACCTGATCAATCACTTCAACGTCGAAACCTTCAACGAGCAGCAAGGCCGTGATAACACCGGCACGATCATCATGCTGGCCAAGAAGCTGTTCGAAAAGTCGGCTGAAGTCAACAACAAAGTCATCGACTTCGACGACATGATCTTCGCACCGCTGTACCACGGTGTGACGTTCGACAAGTACGACTGGGTTCTGATCGACGAAGCACAAGATACCAACGCATCGCGTCGTCTGCTGTCGCTGGCACTGCTGAAAAAAGGCGGTCGTCTGGTTGCGGTCGGTGACAAGCACCAAGCCATCTACGGCTTCACCGGTGCTGACGCTGACGCGCTGGACCTGATCGGCAACGCAGTGAATGCAACTCGTCTGTTCCTGAACGTGACGTTCCGCTGCCCGAAATCGGTCGTCGCCTACGCACAACAGTGGGTCAACCACATCAATGCCCACGAGTCGGCACCGGACGGTATCGTGCGCGAAGCACTGATTGAAAACCTGTTCGCCGAAGTCAAAGTTGGCGATGCGATCCTCTGCCGCTTCAACGCACCGCTCATCAAGAACGTGTACGCGCTGATCGCCAAAGGTATTCCGGCTCGTGTTGAAGGTCGCGAAATCGGCGCCGGTCTGAAGACTCTGGCCAACCGCTGGAAAGTGAAGACGATCAGTCTGCTGATCGAACGTCTTACCGAGTTCCGCGATCGCGAAGTCGAGAAGTTCATGGCGAAGGAACAGCCGAAGCGTGCAGCTGATGTCGTCGACAAAGTCGAATGTCTGCTGGTCATCATCAACCGCGTGCTGGAAAAAGGCACCGTCACCGTGCCGCCGCAGAAAGCAGTCTGCGACGAAATCGACGCGATCTTCGGTGGCGACGATAGCAAGCCGGTCGTGCTGCTGTCCTCGATCCACAAGTCGAAAGGTCGTGAATGGAAGAAAGTCGTGTGGCTGCAAACCGGTCCTTCCGGCTTCGCCAAAATGCCTTGGGAAATCGCCCAAGAAGATAACCTCTGCTACGTGGCTGCAACGCGTTCGCAGTTCGAACTGGTGACGATCGTCATCCCGAAAAACTGAAGTAAATCAACCGGGCCTTCGGGCCCAACTAACTGGAGAAATACAATGGGCAAAGAACGTATTGGCATGACTGACACTGCAATGTCGGCAATCATGAAGCTGGCTGGCGGAAATCCTGGCGCGATGCGTGTGTCGATGCAACTGCTGACGGAAAGCGAACGCATCGATCCGGACAACATGCTCGGCGGACTCGGCACGCTGCTGAGCCTCGACACGCACGGCATCTACGAAGACAAAATCTGGATGCTGTACAAAGACATCTGCGGCGAGAACATCGTCGACACGATCGGCATCCTGCGCGGCGTCCAGCTCGGCATTCTGCCCGAACGCGAACTGAAAGATGCACTGGCACAGCCGTACGCCAGCCTGAAAGAAGGCCGTCGCGAAGAAGTGCTGGCGGCAGTGCGTGAACGTTTGCCAGCATTCGCTAAATACTGAATGTAAACTTTTGTGGGGTATGAGATGCGAACAAGGACACAGTTGGCGCTTTTGTTCGTGATAGCGTTTGTTGCAATAGGTGCCTTTGTTTATCACGTCTCATACTTCGACAACAGTAGATATTGGGGCCTGCCGTATCACACCACACGTGATGCTGCAGGTGTGCTCGCAATCACAGAAGGTCAAGCGAACATGCAGCAGAGCCTGGATAAGTTGCCAAGCTCGATTGACAAGCATATCCGCGACATCAAGGCTCTGCAAGAACAGCAGAAGTATCTCTACAACAAACTCTTCAATGCGACTGTTGATCTGGAGAAAAACTCCAATCTCGATCTTGGTCTCATTGAACGCATCGGCCCAACGGCCAATCTCTATCTCAAAGACTTGACGCAGACACCTGAAGCCATTCAGGCGATCGGCACGTACGAAGTCAACCTGCCTCCGGATTCTCCAGTACGAAACGTCATGAGTGATCTGCGTCTTGCATTGGGTCAAGAACCAAAGTCGAAAGCTGAGTACTTGGAAAAGCTTTCCAAGTGGCGATCCGATGAAAACGAGAAAGAAATGCAACGCTCTGTCGATGAAGCGAAGCAAGCCCAACTTCGTCAAGAGCGAGAATGGAAACGGCAAGAGCAAGAGTTCAAACGGCAAGAAGATGAATGGAAGAAACGCGACAGAGACATTCAGCGGATGATCGATCAGCCTGGCGTGGTTCAACCAAGACCGCAGCCTGAGCCGGCTCCACCACAGTACGAAGACCCGAACTATATTGAACCGATTCAACCTGATCCGGATCAAGAGCATTCGGTTGAAGACGCCAAGTTCCGCACGGCAACAGAAATCAATGGCGAAGACAGCGAGAAACTTGGGCTCGCGCACTCGATCATGGCTGACATCGAAATCACGCAGGTGAAGATGGTCGCACTGGTCAAGACGGTTGTTCGTGAGTACGAACTGATTGACATGTACACGGCGCAGCTGAATCTGGAAAAGGCTGATCCGTCGACACTGAAGATCGGTGCGAAGTTGCCGGTGTCGTACATGTTCGTTCGGAAACGTTCAGAGCAGATTCTTGAAGTGGGTCAACCACTGTATGCATGCCGCATTGGCATTTTCTTTTGTCATCAAGTCGGCGCAGTGAAAGGTGTGAACGGAGAAAAGGCTCAAGCCCCATCTCCGACTTCTGGTAGGATGGAAGAAGGTTTCCTCATACCAATCGAACTCAGCGAACCTGCTGCAGGTCGTAATCGCATCCTTCACATCTATGAACCGCCAAACTCTTAAGCATCCAGGAATTCGGGGCTATCAAGCTCCGAATTCTCCTTTCTTTTTCGAACCACCAGTCGGTGTTGGTCACGCAGAAATCTGTGCTGGTGTTCAAATGGGTAAGCACTCATACATCAACTCAGGTCGCATTCAGGGCGGCGTTTACATCGGACGCTATTGTTCTATTGGCAACAACGTCACGATCGGCACGGGCCATCACGACATGACGCTGCTTTCGACTTCGTCCTGGTTTGACAGCGATGCGAAGCCGTCGGTAAAGTACGCTCCGGATGGAACCCTGGTGCGCATCAAGAATGACGTCTGGATCGGCGACAAAGTCATCATCATGAACGGAGTGACGATTGGCAACGGTGCAGTCATCGGTGCTGGTGCGATCGTGACAAAAGATGTTGATGATTATTCAATCGTCGTTGGACTCCCGGCGAAACATCTCAAGTACCGTTTCCCTCCAGAAATCATTGCACGACTGCTTGCTCTGCGGTGGTGGGAACTCGATGACAAGCTGCTGAAGAAGCATCGTCTGCTTGACATCGAGACGTCCCTCACGTTCCTTGAATCGATTGCGAACACCGCCAGGACAACTCAACCGCAAGGCATCGTAAAAATTTGACATTTTCTGTCTATAAATAAGTGCTGGTATTTCACCACTTAAAGGACCATATCATGTCAGATCAAGTACTCCAAGTATTCGCACCAGGTACCGTCGTTCAACTTCGCAGCGGCGGTCCATTGCTCACAGTCACTGGTAGCACTGCCACCAATGCGAGTGTCATCTACTTCAACACTGTCACCGGCCTGTACGAGAAATTCACGACTGCCGGCGCATGCCTCCGTGAAGCGAATCAAGCTCCAGTTGCACCAGCAAATGCTGGCTCACTCCGTCACACTTCGGTTGCGAAGTCGAGCATGTCATGAAAAAGATTTCCGCAAAGGAACGCCTGGAAATCTACGAGAACTTCTTCAGCCACCTGCATTTCCTTCGCTACATCGCTGGGAATGAACGCAAGGTTCTCGAGATGCTGGCTATCTCAGACCGCGTTGCCATGGCTCGCTCAACCCACGATGCTGCTGGCAAACCGCTCACAGAAGAACAAATCGCCGACAACATGAATGCAGCCGTTGCTGCAATGAGGGACTTACCATGACGATTGCCCGCAATCCAATTACCGGTGCTCTGCTGAAAACGAAACCTGCTACAAATCAATATCGCGATAACTACGATGCGATCTTTGGCAAGAAAGCAGAAAAAGAAGAACCGAAAAAAGACGAAAAGAAGTAACACATTTCGAGTAGCTGTGTTATAATGGGGTCATGAACTACGATCCTACTAAATACTGTTACTCGATCCTCGCTGCGACTCCCTTCCCGGGAGTCAATGTGGTCCTCGTTCGCCTTGAGACGAAGCAAATCAAAGTCTTCTATCAAGCGAATCAGACTGTCGATAGTGTTGGCCTCAAGCAGCACATGGACTCGATGACGGATGACTTGCTCTTGGACTTCTTCGAGAAAAAGAAGAAACCCAAGAATCCCGATGGACGAAAACCCAAGGAGGGTAAAGATGGCAAACGCGTACTCAACACCGGAAAAGACCGCGAAGTACATGGAGCACCTCGACAAGAACCATGATCGTATCATGGAACTTCGTCACACCATGAACGACTCCGAGTCGAGCATGGAAGACTGCGTGCTTGCATTTACCGAGCTGTACGATCTTCTGGCTGGCGATGAACACGCTCAACGCCGACTGGTCGTGAACCTCGGCTTCACTGCAAAACGTCACCAACAAGCGGCTACGTCGCACTGATCAACACCACCGTCGTATAGTGGATAATACACGGGATTCCTACTCCTGGGACGCAGGTTCGATTCCTGCCGGTGGTACCACAAACTGAGAGAACACTGTGCTTGATAGTAAGCTGCTTGCGGCTCACCAATGGATCGTCGACACTTCTGAAAAGAAACCCGGATGGTGGGCTGAACAAGTCATCATTCCCAATACTGTCGTCAACATCGTGTCACGCGTACTTCGCTGGGAACCAGATGGCTGGAGTTCGGCTATGTTGGTTCTCACCATCCTCGTCGGCGCGCTACTGGTTGTCGCCGCGCGAAACGAAGCGATGCTCAAAACACTTGGAACTGGCGTGTGGTTCAGGGTGTTCTTGGTCGGCATTACGTTGTATAGTATCGTACTGATGATACTGAAGCCGAGCGGAATTCACGGGCTGGATATTGTTGCAACAGCACTCGCGACGATGTACTATTACTTCGCTGCATGCGAAAACCCACGTCCGAAGAAACGCAAAGAAAAGAAACTGGTGCTGCGCACCACATAAGGAAACGCATGAACATGTGGGAAATTTTGGTTCCGACCGAGAAGCGGTTGGAACCCGGTAAGTTCTACAAGACGCGATACCACAGGGTGTGGGACGAGAAAGTCCGTTCGATTTCCGGCGGACTGACGATCATGACGCCGGCCAAAGGCCAATGGATTTCGCCGCATGGCGAACTGTTCGTCGAGCGCATGATCCCGGTTCGCATCATCGCCACGCGTGAGCAAATCGAACAGATCATCGATATGACGATGGAATATTACGATCAGCTCGCGATTTTGTGTTATAAAGTAAGCGACGAAGTAATCCTAAAACACCGAGACCAAAATGCAACCTGAACTGAAACGATGTCCAATGTGCGATCGCGACGACGCACTGTATTTCCATCCGTCGAACTATCCAGGCGAATTCCAAGTCGTCTGCAACGCGAATCGCGGTGGCTGCGGCACGAGCGGTGCATTTGACACCGGCCATGACGGTGCTGCTGCGAAATGGAATCGCAGGCCGGAAAAGCGGACGGTCGCGTACTACGTCCAAGGCGAGTCCGGATTCTACATCGCGCCGAAGTTCATGGGCCGTTCGTACATTCCGGAGAAACACCAGAAAACTGCTGTACGCCTTGTGGAGGCTGATGACCAATGAAGAAATGCCCGCACTGCGGTTACGACAAGGGTCATTACTCTACCGTAACCTATACGCCAATCGAAGGCGAACAGGGTAACGTCTTCCCGCGCAAGCCGCAGAAGAAAGTTACCGAAGCATACTGGTTCTGCCACACGTGCGCCAAGCTCGTGTACGAAACCGACAAAGAATTCGAACCGAAGGAATAATGATGGAATTCAACATCAACAAGTTTCTGTACATCGCTGTGTGGGTGTTGGCCATCGGCACGACGCTTGCATCCATCGCCGGCGCGCTGGGAATGTACTGGTATCACAACAGCATGTCCGGCAAGCTGGAACTACTCCGCATGCAGCTGAAGGGACAAGTTCCTGGCTATCGCTGGAAGGTGCTGTGGATCGCAGTGTTTGCCTGGATCGCGGTGTTCTGTTTCAGTTAAGCGCTGATGTTGTGAGTTAAGATGTAGCGATCGCCCATCTTGACTTGCAGCGTGTCAACGTCTTCAACGTTCACAGCCACAAACTCAGTTGGTTCCGTCACGTGTTCAATGCTCGTGATTGGAACCAAATTCTTTTCCGAATCAATAAACAAGTCAGTCGTCAGAATGTCCTTCGCTTCTTTCCACATGTAAATCTTGTCGGAATAAACGAAGTAGACGTGAGACAACGTGCTGTGAATCCCGTTGATCTTGATGGATTGATTCTCAGTGAATCGACGCAAGTGACGAACACGTGACATCGCGGTTTCCGTCTCGACATTCACCAAGTTGTTGATCGTCCAATCTCTCCAGCCGTCAGTGCTTTCATCAATCATTGTTGGTTCGTAGAAGCTGGTGACAATATCACCCTCAACAAACGACTCAACTGTTCGGCCACCGAACGGAGTACGCAGCATTGTTCCGACCGCAAAGCATCGTCCGTCAGCGTACATGTAGATCGTAAACGACGTGCTATCAGCAGTGTTCCACTTGTTGCGAATCGTCACTGTTGCTTGATCTTCCGCATACGTTTCCGAGTCAGCATCAAGCGCGGACAAAATCCAGTTGCTGCTCAACGAAAAATAAGGTTCGTAGCTGCTGTAACCGCCAGTCGCGTTAATGCCGCCAGCATAATTGGTGCCGGGCGTAATCGTCCAAGCAACCTCGTAGTCGCTGCCGTTTGCTCCCGGAATCCAACGACCAGATTTACTGCCACCACTACTTGAATACGTTGACCATGTTCCGTTTGAACTCAGTGTCAATGAAACACGTGCTGATGAACCAGCACTGCCAGCGCTAAGAGATGCTGGTATAGAAGAAACACCTGCAGGATCGAAAGTGCTCGGCGGTTTGTTGGACTTGCCGCGGAGCTGACTCATAGAAATTGTACTGTAGTTGTCTGGTCTACTTGCAAGGCCGCGAACTGAACCGTTGTTCAGGTTGAGATTCAACCCGAACTGGAGTTCAGCAGAGACTTGCGACATTGAGATTTGACCAGTTGGCAGTGTCATTGGCTATTTGAACGCTTCAGGTGACCTTCGATCAACTGCATCGAGATTTGCTCGCCAATTACAGACACGGCAAGTTCACCGCTATCTGATGGACGATTGTGCGAACCTCCGCCGATAACTTTCTCAGCGATACGCTTCAAAATATCGAACAGCCCACCACGTTCTTTCTCTGGCACTTCGAGATGTTGTTTCTCGATGAACAACACTGGCTTACCGTACACTGGACCCCAGTCGCGATCGCACTCAGTCGTAACTGTGTTGATGACGAACTGAATGATGTCGTAGCTCTTCTTCTGTCCGCGTGCACGAGGCTGAACGACCAGGTGCTTCAACGCGATCGTGCGACGGTCCAGGCCATCAGCCATGAACTGATACGCCGAGAATTTCACGGTTGCGATGTGACGCTTGCCGTCCATTAACTTGAAGTCCCAATCACGCGACAGGTGATCCAGGTCGTAAAAGTATTTGTCCGGAAAATTATAGTCGATGTTCACTGAAAGATCATTGGTTCCGGTTACTGCCGGAATGATTACATCAACACCGTTCTTGTCTGCGATAGTCATTTATGCTCCCAGGTATGAAACCCAACGGCGACGAGCTGCGCTTGCATAAATGCTAAGGCCAGCACGATTACCGTTGATGAAGAATTCTTTGTTCTTCATGATAAGGTTCAACTTCTTCAAGCAATCAGACACAGACTGCGGATCACCGTATGTTGGGTATGCCCACGAGATTTCTTTCGATGGCAGCACTGGAGTTCCAACAAGAACTGCGTCAGCTGCGACGATGTTGAATGTTTCCGAAATCGACACCTGCATCAGCACGTCGACATTGCGAAGACTGTTGAGGAACGTCTCGCGGTCTTCCCACTCGTGCACAATCAGTTCTGCACCTGCAGCTTTGAGCAGTGCAGCAACGTTACGTGATGGCTGATCGCCAGCAGCGTCTTTGCGCGAGTTGACGTGGAAGCGAAGTTTCTTTCCGATTTCTTCAGCATAGCGCAGGGCAACGAACGCCTGCTGCAGGTGATTCTTCAGAGGACGGAATGCGCCGAAGCACGCAGCATCAAGATACTCGTCTTCAGGTTTGTTATTGATTGGTTCGAAATCGACTGGATAGCAGTTTGGCAAATACGTAATCAGTTCTTCAGCTTGCCCAGAGTCGGTCATCGTAGTTGCGAGCCACTTCAGTTGTTCGTGTGCACGTGGTGCATTCGGAGCGACTGTGATACCCATGCGAATGTATTCCGCAATCCATTCCATCGCGATGCCTTCAGATGCAATGAACGGAATTTCAGAGTGCACACGGATAATCCACTTCACGTTTTTGTGACGCTGAAGTGACATGAGTTCTTTGAACTTGGATGGAACGACCCAAAGGCCTTCGATGAAGACGTGTGTTGGTTTGTAGTTGCTAACTGCCCGGTCGATGTCGTTGTTGTCGATGACGAGCTCAAGCTTCGCCTGCAAACCTGCATCTTGCAGTTCGTCAACAACGAACTTCGCGGAATTGTACATTCCGGTTGCGATTTGAGGAGAAGCGGAATAGCTCGGGTCGTGAGAGTAATCTTCACGACGTTTGAGAATGAATAGTGAACGTGACATGGTTTGGGTGGTCTCCGGTTGGGTACAGCCTATTTATAAAAACTCGCGTCGAAGAAAGGACAATCCACATGGTAGAATCATGTTCATCTTAAATTTTGTTAAGGAGTAACATTTTGGACATTTTATCTTTCTTCGGCAGTGTGTGGCTGGCAATCATCACCGGCATCTTCATCATCGCAATGATTATCGGTTGTACGTACGACCGTCGTCAATCCGAAGCTGCGAAGTGGTGGATCTTCTTCCTCGGGGTCGCGTTGTATGCCGGCATCGGGTGGAGTCATGGCTACCGCTTCTCGTGGGACGCACTGTGGTCGTCGCATCTGTGGCGCGTGATCGGCATTTACCTCGTCATCGGCTTCGCTTACTCGATCCTCGAGTTCGCCCTGGATGTCCGTCGCTCGGTTCGCTACTGGCGTGAACGTTGGGCACTGTATCGTTCGAACAAGACCGGCAAAGCTGGTAAAGACGTAGAATCGCCGGCAGACATTGCAAACAGTTTCGTGTCCAGCATGTATAGCAAATCGAATCAGCGCATCATCGGCGTGGCGTTCAACGCAGATGCAAAAGGCACTGATGACCTGATCGTCCCGAAAGTCGATCGCACGCAACTGGCTGAACACATCAGCGTCTGGATTCTGTTCTGGCCGTTCTATGCAGTGAGCCTCATCATCGGCGATCTGGTCATGGAAATCGCACGTATCGCCGCGGACGTGTTCGCGAAAATCTCGGGCCGTTTCGTCCGCATGAGCTTCGCCAACGTGTTCAAGTTCTAAACCTGTACGGGAGCCTTCGGGCTCCCACTTGAAAGGAAATATGAAGAACCCATTGAAAACCTTCACGCCCAACATGTTTGGGCGTGATTTCGTTATCGGAGACCTGCATGGAGCAATGCCTGCGTTCCGTAACCTGTTGCGCGAAATCCATTTCGATCCGACCAAGGACCGCATGTTCTCGGTTGGCGATCTTGTTGACCGTGGCCCGAACTCGCTCGAATGTCTCGAGCTGATCCGTGAACCATGGTTCTTCTGCACGTTGTCGAACCACGAGCAAATGATGCTGGAAGCCTTCAAAGGCGGACGCATGGGCGCGTACTGGATTCAGAATGGTGGCGACTGGGGCTACAAAGCTTTGCAAACGTACAAGGCCATGAAGCGCACTGATCCTCTTCTCGACGCTTCGCTCGTAATCTCCGACGAACATCAGAACATCTTCGATCTGGTCGACCTGGTTGACGAACTTCCGTTCCTCATCACTGTCGAGAACCGCAACGGCCGAAAGTTCCATATCCTGCACGCTGAACTTCCGCCAGCACAATCGTACACCGTCACTGACGAAATGCTGGCCGATCCAGACACCGTGATGAAGTTGGCAAAGAGCCAAGGCGGTGATGGTGATGCTTTCCTCTGGGCTCGCTCGGTATGGTACGGCTTCTACGGTCGTGCGATGACGAAAGAAAAGCTGTTGAACGACGTCAAGCGCGAAGGCCTGCATGAGCCAATGAACGAAGATCGTTCGATGATTATCTCGGGCCACACGATCATGCGTCATCCGATGACGATCCTCGGTCTCACCAACATCGACACGTGCGCATACGGTTCGTGCGATGCGCGGCCGATCGACTGGGCCGGTTTGACCTGCATCAACCTGGATACCTGGGAGTTCTACAAAGCAACACCATCGTCTTTCCAAGTTGTTGAGCCGATCACTGTAAATAAGTATGATCTGGAAACAAACGACGACGAAGGAAAATGATAATCACAATCCCAGTTTCACCTGAGCAAGAGGAAGTCATTGCTGAACATTTCATCAATGGCTCCGAGCTTGGGGTGGTAGTGGATGAAAAAGTCTGGATGCTAGCGCAAGCACGAAAGCAGCATCCAGGCTGTAAGATTCTGGCTGCCGATCTAAACATCCCAACACTTGAATGGGACCTCACAATCGAGGAAAAGGCTGTGCAGACGGATAAACCCGTAGTATAATCTGCACTTACTAACAAAGGACTCATCATGGCCAAGCGAAAGAAAAAGGATAAAGAGACGATCGATATGCGCGACTTCAAACCGCGCAACGAACATCTCAACGATGTCTTGATGTCGCGTCCGGCTGGCCGGATGAAGGACAAAGACACTTTGAGCCGATCGCAAGAGAAGCAAAAGTTGAAACAAGGAAACTGGGAATCGTTGTGATTCCCATCACAGCATGACAACATCAGTAAGAATGTTAATAGAAGAAGATTGCATTCTTCTTCTTGAACGCGCGTTGATTCGGCAGACTCTCTGCGCTTTCGGCGAAGATGGGTTTGGACAACATGGCAAGTGGGAAACCCCGCAGTATTACGACGTTGTCGACGTACGTGTCACAGTAGAAGCCGACGATGATGACAGTCCAACTGTTGTTTCAGGCAGCGCCATAATCGTGCTTCGTGGATACGACGCCAACGTTACCGGTCACATCATGACCGACAAGAATTTCGATATTTCGCTGAACGCAAAACTCGTTGCAGCCGGACTTTCACCGAAGTCGCTCATCTGGGCTTCGATTCAAGACCAACACACTGGTGCAGTTGTATTTCATATAGATATTGGCGAACTGCTCGGGTGGTAATCACGCAATAAACTATATGGAGTAAAATCATGATCGAAACATTTCTTCGCAAACTATTCAAACGCTGCCTCCACGTGTGGGAGTTCAAGAAAATGAATGCAACCGATGAAATCGTTTCGAGTAAAGATTACTCCATGCAACGTTGCAACAAGTGCAACAAAACAAAATACCGCAAGCTATAATTTGGAGTACCATAATGAATATCGAAAACGTGGCGGGCTTGTTCCCGTTGAAGAACCTCGACTCGCGGCTGATGGGCTATTTCATCAACAACAAGGGTGAAGTCTTTTCGACTAAGCAATTCGCAAAGCCGAAGAAAATGACCGGCTCGTATGCTGCTGGCGTGACGTACTACACGCTGGGCGTTGGCCGCAACCAATCCGTCAGCCGTCGTGGCGATGAACTGCTGATCAACGCGAAGCTGCACAAAGACTGGTCGAAAGAAACCGAAATGCAATCGGCAAATGCTGCACCGGCAGTCGATGGCTTGACGGCTGAAGAAGGTTTGAAAGCCAAAGGCTTCGTCATCGCGCAAATTCAAAACGGTTCGCTGGTGTTCGGCTCCAAGCCGAAAATCCATCTGACTGCTGAATCCGCCATGGATGAAGTGAAACGCCTTGCTGCAAAAAGCCCGGGCACGAAAATCGTGTACCTGAAAATTCAAGGTGGTGCTGTGGTTGACGGAATGCAGTGGCTATGAAAGAATTTTCCATCATCAGCACCGGCAAGTTCGAAACCGAGAACTTCAAAGCCTGCAAAGCAATCCTTGCCGATCAACGCATTCCGTTCTCGGAGTTGATTGATGGCAAGGGTGCAATGACGTTGTCTCGTGGAAAGATCAATCCATCCGGCGGCTTCGTCATCGTCACGTTCAACGAAGAAATTCTGCTCGACTACTTCGACCTCGTCAAGTGGATCGAAACAAAAGGCGTTCGCCTGATTTAATCCACTTCAGTAATGTTGGTGAATGACCAACCACTCTGTTTGCCTGCATCGTCTGGATCATTTGCTTGCGCAGTGAATGCTGCGTAGGCTTCAGCAAATGGATCAGCACCATCAACGTGTTCAAAGTCAACACTGAATGTGTAAAGATACGAATTGAAGTTTGCTTTCCGTTCTGCTTGACCCGCATACAGAACGAGACGCGCGTTCGATGCAACTACTTCAACATTGCCGGCGAAGTTTCCTTGATCGTCAGTTGTTGGGCGTGTAGCGTGATCGATGCGAATACCAACAACCAAGATGTAACCGTTTTCAATGGTGAGTCCACCTTTTGATACTGTTGCTTGAAGTGCCATGTTAGTTCCTTTGAATAAGTGCTAACGTCTATTTACAAGTGCGGGACAATAGAGTACAATCACTCTATCGAAACGTACTTGGACATCGCATGACAACTCCCTCAGAACCCACAGGCCTTGTTAGCGTCCGCAAGAACGCACAAGGCCTTTTTGCTGGCTACGTCGGTAGTCGCAAAGTGTTCGGCTACGATGCCCAGTACAATGCGAAGTTGTGGCTGGCAGAGCAAGTCTTGAACAACGCAGAGATTGCACCTTCTTCTTGCTTCACCGATGCGGACCTCGGGCCGTACAAACAACTGGTCGAATTGAACAGGACACTAATATGAAAATCTACATTGTCGGCGGAGCAGTCCGCGACGAGCTGTTGGGCTTAAAGCCCAAAGACGTCGACTACCTGGTCACTGGTGCAAAACCAGAAGAAATGATCGCATTGGGCTACGAACAAGTCGGTGCGGACTTTCCTGTGTTCTTGCATCCGGAAACCAAAGACGAATACGCGCTGGCTCGCATCGAACGTAAGACCGGCGTCGGCTATCATGGCTTCGCCGTCGACTTCGATCCGACCGTCACTGTGACCGAAGACTTGTCGCGTCGCGACTTGACCATCAACGCGATGGCCAAAGACATTGAGACCGGCGAAATCATCGATCCGTTCGACGGCCGTTACGATCTGGAAGTGAAAGTCTTGCGTCACGTGTCGCCGGCATTTGCTGAAGACCCGTTGCGTGTTGTTCGCTTGGCACGGTTCGCGGCTCGTTACTTCGGTTTCACGATCGCCAACTCGACGATGTCGTTGGCGCGTGAGATGGTTGCCGACGGCGAGTTGAACCACTTGCCACACGAGCGGTTCTGGGCCGAGATGGGAAAGGCCTTGGGTGAAAACATGGCCGGACACTTCTTCCATGTGTTGGACATCATGGGCGCGTTCGAACACGTCGACTTCTTTGCTGGCTTGTTCGAGTTCGATCATGTTGCAATGACGCATGCCGGTTTTGCAGTCAAGCGCATCGAAAGTTCTGAAGAACGTTTGATGTACTTTACCGCGTTGACCGCAGCAGCATGGCCGCGCAAACCTGTGATACAATCGGCACCGATTCGAACACAGAAGCTGTATACGAACATCAACCGTGTTCGTTGCACTGAAGAAGCAAGCGCTGACAACGTGTTCGCGTTGTTGGTGACGACCAAAGTCTGGTCACAAGGTTCTGACTTCGCTGACTTGATTCAAGCGATGAAGTTGGAAGAAAGCATGCAGAACAAGTTGTTTATCTCGGCTCAGCAGTTGGCCGACATCGCGGAAGCCACGAAAGTGGTGGCAGCATCGCAGTTCCCAGAAGTACAAGGCAAAGCGTTGGGTGAAGCAATTGCCAATGCTCGTCGTGAAATTGTTGCAGCGTCGCTCAACGCGAAAAGTTTTACTCTGTCGTAAAAAACGTGGTAGAATGCTCCTCGTCGTTGAGCAATACTTGAAACAAAACGTTACAGTCAGAAACAAACTGAAACGAACGCGAAATAAAGCTGTACAACGTAGCAAAATCAAGTTAGAATCTCTCCATCGTCAAGCACAAAGCGAAACGAAATAAACCCGGCGCTAAAGCCAACCTTTAAAGGAATACCAAATGAAATCCAAAATCGCACTGATCACCCTGGCCCTGATCGCTTCGGCATCGGCATCCGCAACCGGTGTTACCACCGTCGGTGCACAAGTCACCGGCAACGCACAGTCGACCGTCACTGGCAGCACCTCGAGCTACTCGGTTGCCAACGGCGTGAACCAAAGCGCAATGCACGGTTCCTTCGCAGGCTCGACGAACTCGTCGAGCGCGAGCGGCGAAGGCGCATACATCGGCAATCAGTACGCCGGCGCTGGCGCAGCAGCTACCACTGCACAGACGAACGGCAGTACGATCACCGCAGCCGGCGGCATTGGCCAGGGCGGCTCGGGCGCATACGCAAGCCAATATGGCAGTGCGGATGCCAAGGCCACCCTGGTGGCAGACACGTTCAAGACCGTGAAAATCGACGGTGAAAAAGTTCAAGTGATTGACAAGCCAGGTACCTGGGCAGCATCCGGTGCCACTGTCGGTACCGAATCGTCCGCCACGAATGTCGGTAGCGGCGCCGCAATCAGCGGCAGCAAGGCGAATGCGACCAACACGTCGATCGTGACCGCCGGCCACCTGTTCAACAGCACCACTGCAACCGGTATCACTGCTGGTGTCGACAAGACCTCGACCTTCGGCTACAAAGTCGGTGGCAACGAAACCGTGAACGCCGGCGGCACGCTGCAGGTCACCACTGGCACCCAGGCCAACCCGGTGCTGGTCAACGGCGTGGGTTCCATCCAGAATGGCAGCTTCAGCGGTAACGTGAAGGTTACCAACAGCAAGCTGAACCTGAACTAATAAGTCAGGTGGGGATCTTCGGATCCCCTCTTCACCAAACAAACCAAGGATCACCATGAAAAAGATTTTCCTCATTACCGCGATGCTTGCAGCGTTCGGTGGAGCACAAGCTACTGAATTGACTAGCACTTCGCAAGGCCAGGCCCAAGGCGCTAAAGCAACGGCATCCAGCTCTACCGAATCCCAATCCTGGTCGGCTGCGTCGAACCAGGGTAACAGCCAGAATATCACGTTCACTTCGCCAGAGCAGTCGACATCGAACGTGGTTTATGGTGGCAGTCAGACTGTCAACCAGAACGTGAGCGGCAAAACCGAGACGACTGTCATCAATAAAGGTGAGCAGACCGTCAACAACAACCAGACCGTCAACGGCAAGACTGAACAAGTCGTGTCCGGCGGCACCAACAGCACCGTGCATCAAACGTTCGGTACGCAGACGATCAAGAACACGCCATCCGTGTCCGGTCCTCCGCTGACCGCGTCGAACGACACGTGTATGGGTTCGGCTTCGGGTTCGGCCAACGGTCCGGGCTTCGGCATCTCGCTGGGCAAGACCTACACCGACGCGAACTGCGTCATGCTGAAGAACGCGCGCGAAATGTGGAACATGGGCATGAAGGCCGCAGCAATGGCTCGCATGTGCATGGACGAAGACAATCGCAAAGCGCTCGAAATGACGGGCTTCACCTGCCCACAAAGCGAGCAACGTCGTACGGTCGTGGCTGAACGTCAAGCTGCGCTGAACGCCGGCGAGCCAGTCGATCCGATCGTCCGCGAACGCATGGGTCTGCCGAAGATCAAAGAATAAGGAGTTAGCCATGAAGCAACTCTTTGCAGTCATGGCTCTTGCTGCGATCGCAGCATCAGCCTCGGCACAAACGGCCACGATCGATATTCAGCGTAACGAATACGGTTCTGGCACCCCTGGTATGCGCGGCATCGAGAATGCTGATGTTGTCGAAAACAACATCTACCACGCTCCGCAATATCTGCCGTTCCATCCGACGGCCGGCACGATCTGGCCGCGAGTTGTCGAAGTTCCATGCGTTCGCGTCGGAACCTCGGTTGTCTCGACAGTCAATCGCCGCGGTGATGTGGTTGCACGAACCACTGAACCGAAGCTGAAATGCGACGGCTACAACTGGACCCCGAAAATGGGTCGTGGCGAGTATCTGTTCTTCAAGCCAGTCATCGCAGAACCACCTGCTGTCTCGGTCGAAGTACGTGAGCGCGTCATCATCAAGGAAGTGCCACGCAAGAAGATTCACGAGTGATCTTCTGCCGCTAAATAAAAGGGTAACTTCGGTTGCCCTTTTTCATTTCAAGGATTACATCATGTTGTCTGTAGTTGTAGATATAGCACTGGCGACTCTCTGTATCATCACGCCACCGCAGTACGAAGGCTTTGAGCCGACGCAAGAGTGTTATCCAGTTCTGATCGGCAATGACACGCCACGTGGTGAATTCGATCTGCAACAGCGGCTCGTAGAATCTCCTGGGTATGGCGGTGACGTGCTTCAGTTCAAAGAGAGTGACAATATGATCTACGCTATTCACCGCGTGTGGTTAGGTCGACCTTGGGAGAAACGTGAAGAACGTTTGAAGAGCGGCAACATAAAATACCGGCGAATCACGATGGGTTGTATCAACGTCGACCCAGTAGTCTATCAGAAATTGATGGACTGTTGCTCTACATCAAAGTTGACAGTGAAATAAGACAACGGACCTTCGGGTCCGTTTTTCTTTTCGATCATGGTTTAGCGTCACATGAATTGTCAACTCGGTATAATTGACTTCAACGGGTAACACGCCCCGATCAGCGTGAATTTTGGAAAGATAGTAAAATGGACTTCATTCTCCTCATTGTGGTGATCGCTGTGATCGCCCTACCGCTGATGTTCCTCCACCGTCGTTATCAGAACAAGAAGGCCGAAGCAGAGATGCGCGAGTCGGCACTCTTGCAAGAGAACGTGGTGCAAGGTGCAAAGACTATGCGCGGTCAAGACTACGTGCCACAGCCGAAACCAAAAGCAAACCTGCATGTTGTTGACAAGCAGAAAGCTGCATCGACTGAAACAACGCCAACACCAAGCGTGACGCCTTCGCCAGCACCAACAGAAGATTGGATGTTCGGTGCAGCTTCACTCGCCGGTACAATCCAGACGTCAGACACGTCGGACAAAGAGCCTGAGAAATTCTCCGGCGGTGGCGGCACATTCGATGGCGGTGGATCAAGCGGCGACTGGGATCGCACGAGTTCGTCAAACGATTCGTCATCGTCCAGTTATGACAGCGGCTCATCGAGCAGCGACAGCGGCTCATCGTCTTCGTCAAGCAACAATGATTGATGTACTTCCGAATGAGATTGAGGTATAATCGGACATCAACCTCATCAGGAGTAGACATGAGCAACGAAGCTGTGGAACAGGCCACGAAAAATCTGTGGGACTATATCAACAGTCTGCCGCCGGGTCGTCGCGAGAAAGCGATCGAATACCAGCGCAGCCTCGAAGCCGAAGCCGCCATCACTGAAGGTGGCATGCAAACCGTCATCGGCAAGCAACTCGCTCATCAAACCATGCTGCTCGCAGAAACCATGGACGAGCTGCGTGAGATTGCTGTTGAACACGCGGCGGATCAAGCGATCCGTAACATCATGAACAAAAGGGAATAATATGGGTCAACTTCAACAGGACACAGCTGAAGTCCAGAAGGCAATCTTCGAACAGCAATACTACGTCCAACTGTACAACTCGGTGCTGACTCGCGCAGGCATGACTGCAGGCGGCGTCGAAGCCGGCGAGTATTCCGATTCGAAACTGGTCAACATGGCGAATGATTTCTGGTTCGCTCTGCCAGATTCGCCGGCAATCCGTCGCGCACCATTCTTTCAGCTGTGCAATATCGCCGAGCATTGCTTCGACGAACCGGACGAAGAATAAACACGTAATGTAAAAGGAACTACAATGAAGCTGGCCGAACTGATTCAAGAGTACGAAACCTCGCTCAGCACGAATGCTGAAGCAGCTCTCCGTTCTGTCGATTGGAACTACGACGTCGATCCATTCGACACCAAGCGCTTCACACGTGGTAAAATTGCAATGAATGAGGCGCAAGATGCGATGAAGAAACTGTACAGCAAATCGCCTGAAGACGCAACCGAAATGTGGATGAAGCACTGTCCATACGCACGCGGCTCTTTGCCCACCTGGATTCTTTCGTGAGCACGCTGAGAAATATTGCAATTGCGGTACTAAAAGGCGAGCTGACGCTTTCGAGCGAAGAGCTCGCCTCTGAACGTTTGAAGGTCTGCACTGACTGCGCTGCTTTTCGGAAGATCGCGCGGCAGTGCAGCATTTGCAATTGCTTCATGGACTTGAAAACAAAAATACTGGACGCATCGTGTCCGAAAGAATTGTGGTGAATCATGTATATCGATGCAAGCATTCCGAAGGAATGCTCGGACCCAGTCTTTTTCCAATTAGACTCCGCGTTCCGAAAGGGTGAATACAAAAAGCTTCGCGGCGTTCCTGTATACAAAATTGTCAGCGAAGAGGACGGCACGTTATTTTACGTTGCCGCAACACCACTTGGCAAAGATGCAGTGACCATCTACGGATGGATCAACATCGCGAAGAAGCCAAAGTGGGAATGCTGGACGGTGGATCAGGTGTTTGTATTTCCTCAAGTTCGCGGTGATGGCTGGGGAAAGTTGTTGTACGACACCGTCATCGATAAAGAAGGTCTCATACTCGCATCTGGCTACGAGCAATCGCGGCTGGGTCGACGCATGTGGAAGACGATGATTAAGTCCGATCGCTACACGATCTGGGCTCATGACTTCAATGACACGAAACGGTTTGCCGACGTTGTTTACGACCCGGAGACCGACAAGATTTATTCGAAGTTGAAGATTTACCAGCGCATGGGTGTTCGAGAAGACGTGCGTCTCATCGCCATTAAGAAAACCAAAAGAAAGGCACGAAAATGAAATTTGTAGGAATCACCTGCACAGAGACCGCGTCCGGCGCGATCATCGATCTTGCAGAGCCACATGCGGATGACATTCGTCTCGGCGACATTGCGTGGGGTCTCTCACGTCAAAACCGATATGCAGGTCACACCATTTCCAAGAAGCCGTACACAGTCGCACAGCATACCGTCCAAGTGTCGCGTATCGTTGAGGCAGCATTGCGACCTGGTAACGAGTTTCACGACATGTTCTCGCGTTACCTCGATGAAGCGATCAATCACTTCGCAACCGAGGACGTCTTCAAAGAGGACGCAGAAGAAAATCCAACACCCGCTGCGCTCGAGTTCCGCAAGTGGTCTGACTTCAAGGATACGTTCCGTCGCGACCTGGACGACAGCAAAATCCAGATGGTCGCGTTCCACGGACTCATGCACGACTTCGCAGAAGCGTATCTCATCGACCTCCCAACACCAGTGAAACGTCTGCCAGGCGTTGGCGAAGCATATCGCGTTTACGAAGCGAAGATGGACGATGTCATCTTCAAGAAATTCGAACTCGGCTACGCAGACAAGTGGCCAACATTCCGCGAGTTCGGCGAAGTTGTCGTCAAGTGGGCCGACATGGTCGCACTGAAGATCGAAGCATATCACATGATGCCATCGCGCGGCCTCGCATGGAACCTTCCACAAGAGCAACCATCCCTCCAAGTGCTGAACGCATTCCGTTGGCCGATCGATTCCGAACAAGCGTGCGCAGAACTGCTGAAACGCTTCGACGAATTGAAGCCAGAACCAGCATACTTTTGATGTACAAAACGTTGGAGCCAGGGTATAATTCTTTACATATCCTCTCCAACGAAAGAACATCATGACGAACCTCGAAGCTGTTGATCTGGTCCTCCGCGCTGACGGCGACATTCCGATCGATCACGTGACGCGCAACCAGTGCGACCACATGGGCGAACAAAACGGTTCGCAGATGTTCTACATCGCGCTGAACGAGCCGTATGGCACGGTCGAAGCTTACGTGGTCGTCGACCGCAAGGGCAATTTCTCGTACTACGATTTCACTGATGAAGACGTCGTCATTAACGGCGAACACTTCATCAGCGACCCCGTGCGCGATTCCTGGAAAGACGAACTCGAAGACCTCATCATGAAGTATCGTCTCGAGTCCGGTGAAGTTGCTGAAGGCGGTATCGAGGCGTACATGGAATTGCTGAAGCATGCACGTGACTAATAACGATACGCAAAATTAGAGCATTAGCTGACAAATAAGAAAAGGACCTTCGGGTCCTTTTTTGTTTCCGGAACCATAAATAGACGACGAACACATTTCCACCAAGGAATCGACATGCATCTGAAACACCTCCAAGAATTGACAAACATCAACGAAGCAACGAGCGGCGGGTTCTTCACCGAAGCCAAAGGCTACTCTGATTCCGGCGAATTCACTGACGAATTTTATGACCTGTTTGCGCAGGTCACGAAGATGAAGAAAGTCATGAAGAATCCGAAATGGCTCGAGTACATGAAGATGACTGACTTCAACATGAGCACTGAGACTCAAGGTCTGGCACGTGACGCCATCAAAGCAATCGTTGCGTTGGAAGCATCTTTGCAGGCGATTGACAAAGAGTTCGACCGTGCTAATGGTCATGACGACGAAAATGAAGGCCTGCCGAATGATGGGCTTGATGATCTTGACGAACCTGAACCAGAAAACACCGGACGCCCAAGGGGACGATAATGACACTCAAAGCTCTCCAGGAAATGCTGGACTTGAGCGAAGCTGATGTCATTGGTAATTTCAAGAAGGGTTACGCCGATGCCAAGGAGAAAGCCGAAAAGGCAATCGACGATGCCGAAGAGAAACGCCAAAAGGCCATCAAGGACGCAGCTCAAAAGTTCAAGAAAGACGTTGGCAAAGTAGAAGCAGACGTTGAGGAACCGAAGAAGATTGACAAGAACGCAAGTGTGGAATACACAAACAAGTTCCTTGACAATTTCTTTTCGAAGTTCCCATCGTTCGATACCAATGACGAGCCACAAGATATTCTGGACGTGTTCCCAGACAAAGCATCCTTGCACGCTGCATTCACTGCTTTCAAGAAACTCGCCACAAGGCTAGAAGCTCTTCGTGTTGGTTTCAACAAGTCACTTATTTCTAGTGGCAAAGTGGCTGGTTCGCAAATGGCGAAGTACAACCAGCAAGCTCGCGTGATGGGTGGTGCGAATGCTCCATCGCCACCTGCTGCACTGGTTCGGTTCGTGAAGAATGAAGCGAAGTTCTTCAAACGGATCGTTGCCGTGAACGACAAGGCTGAGTTGAAAGACTCGGACTTCAAAGAACTGTTGGCGTTGAAGATCAAACAGACTGCACCTGAACGGGTGCCGGATGCTGCGCAAGCTCTGAATATGTTGTTGGCGTATTTGACTGCTGAAGTCAAGCAGCATTCGCTGGCCATTAAAGAAGCAGCAGCAACGTTGGATCGTGAAATCAAGACAACTCGTAAAGTAACAAAACCAGAAATCCCAAGAAAATAATTGTGTACATTCCTTGGGATTGATGTATAATCTCTCCATCAACTCAAGGAATACCATGCGCGAAGATTTCAATAAGCAGCTGACCGAACGTGAGCGTCTTGGCCACAAGATGAAGTTCGGCGACTACCGTAACGCCAAGCTCAACAAGGTTCTCGACGAGGACATGAGCGGCGGTAAGGAGTCGATCCATGCTCGCCGCCGCAATGCGAAAGGCCGTAACGCCGGTCGCAAACGCTTCAACGAAAACCTCAACCCGCTGATCAATTTCCTGCGTGTCAACGCCGGCCGTCCGTGGGACAAAATCTACTCCGAAATCACCTCGACCTTCGACAAGCGCAAGGTCATCAACAACCACATCCTCGAGCACCTGTTCGACTATGTGGAACTGAATGCCGTCATCATCGATGGCAAGCCGCACAAGCTGTCTCGCTGGAGCCGCGATAGCTCCTATCAAGAAATCACGTTCGGCAATCCGAACTACCCGACCTACTACGTCGACCCGCGCGATGGCCTGATGAAGGCACCGCGGCAAGAAACCCACGCACAGCGTCGCTCGCGTGAAGGTCAAGAAGCAAAAGCCGCAGAAGACCGTCTGCGCAAGCTGTACGCTCGCATCGACGACGACAATCACCTGATCTTCCGCGACGGCATCTGGTTCCACTACGAAGCCAAGCTGAAGCCGCCGAAAACCGTCAAGTACATCATGCCGGCCGACTTCGCCCTGAAAAATCCTGGCCAAGCTGGCTGGATGCTGGACAGCATCTGGAAAGCGCTGCCGGAAAGCGAGAAGGAACGTATCGGCAAAAAGGTCATGGTCGAACCATACCTGCGCGATAAGATCGACACGCCGGACCTGCCGGGCTTCAACAACGGCAACTGGTACAGCCGTGGTCCGAAACTGATTCCGGACAACAAGTACTTCTTCCGAAGGCAGACTGCTTCGAGCAAGCAACTCAAAGCAGCTGGCATCGACGGCCTGATTCCCGATCAGGAAGTGAAAACGATGTCGCACCGTGAAGCATCGAAGTACCGTACTAAAAAGGCAGGAAAATGAAAGATCGTATTTTTCAACAGCACGTCATCCGTGCGCTGAACGTAAAACCCGTCATCGACGTCGCAGAAGAAGTTGTCACTCGCGTGAACTTCCTCGACGACTACTCGCGCAAAGCTGGTGTTGATGCACTCGTGCTCGGCATCAGTGGTGGCATCGACTCGACCGTTGCTGGTCGTCTGTGTCAGTTGGCCGTCGAGCAATCGCGTCGCCGGTACCCGCAGAAGAAATCCTTCTACGCAATGCGCCTGCCGTTCGGCACGCAACGCGATGAAGCTGACGCGCAGAAAGCGTTGGCGTTCATCCAGCCGGATTTCATCCGCACGCACAATATCGCCCGCGCTGCAGAAGCGCTGTTGTTCGAGCTGACCCTTGAAGACCCGTTCAGCGACGTCAGCAAAGAAGATTTCGTGATGGGCAACATCAAGGCTCGTCTGCGCATGGTCGCGCAGTACGCCTTGGCCGGCACCATCAATGGTCTGGTCGTGGGAACTGACCACGCATCAGAAGCGCTGATGGGTTTCTTCACGAAAGGCGGAGATGGTTTCGCTGACATCATGCCACTGTCGGGCCTGGCGAAAGATCAAGTCCGCGCGATCGGCGAATATCTGGGCGTGCCACCAGAACTGGTACACAAACCGCCGACTGCTGATCTGGAAAATCTTCGTCCGGGTCTGCTCGACGAAGAAGCGTTCGGCTTCCCGTATGAGCACACGAACATGTACCTGAAGGGCATGGAAATTCCGGAAGATTCGGAAGAGAAGATCATCGCAGCGTTCATCAAGACGCAACACAAGCGAGAACTCCCGGTCGTGCCGGAAGGTTCGTTCTTCGATTAAGGCTTTTCAGTCTTCCAAGCCTCGTTCAGCTTTTCCTTGTCTTGGAGGCTGATTGCGAGAATGGCCTTGGACATGATGCTGCCGAGAAGCAGTCTGTCCTTCCTGAATCCAAACGTGGTTTGGTAGTTGAAGTCCGTCTGCACTTTGTGAAACTTCGTGTTGAACTTACGCGACAGAAAGTCTGCTGTCGCTTCGTTCATCATGACGAAGTCGAGTGAGTTGCGTTGAAGCAGAACCAACGATTCTTCGTATTCATCCAACTCAACGATCTTGATACCTGGGAAATTTTCTTCCAGGTATTCTTTCGCTGAATCACCAACCTGAACACCGGCACGAAGCGGTGAGTTCGGTTTCTGATTGTTTCCAAACAAAAACACGCCCTTGTTGTCTGCGAATGGTGCAGTGAATCCAAGTCGTTTGGATCGCTCTGTCGTTGGCCGAACGCTGGTGACAAGATCAATCTGACCGTTTGCCACTGCTTCTACAGCCGCACCAAGTCCACCAACCGGAATTGGTTTGAATGCAAGCCCCGTCATTTTGGAAATGACAGCGAGATATGCAGGGACGCGACCGCGTACCTGGGCTGTCTCATCGATGTATACACCTGGCGGACGATTTTCTTCGACAGCCCAGGTCACAACACGATGTTTCTTAATGTACTCTTGCTCGTCCGCAGTGAGTGTGATTTGCGGTGTAGCGATTTGATCTTCTACCGGTTTGGTATCTTCTTGTTTTGTACAACCAACGAGTAAGGCGAAACCCAGTATTGCGAGATAGCGTATCATCTCTGTCCCTTCAGTTTCCTTCGATCAGATATTTATACCAAGAGTCAACGTCCTCGAGTTATAATAAATACAGTTGCAGTACCTTAACAGAGTCTAATTTGGGCACTTACTCTGTGTGCCGTTTTAATAAGGAAAAACCATGATGTATGATTCCAAGATGGCCCTCGCGGTCAAAGCAAACTCGCGCGTTCTCCGTGAATTCGAAGACGCAGTGTACATTCCATTCGGAAGCGAGTACTCCCTCCTCATCAAGAACCTCAACTCCGTCCGAGCATTGGTCCGCATCTGGATCGACGGCACCGACGTGACCGATGGCACGCAGCTCGTTGTGCATCCAAACTCCAGCATCGACCTGGAACGCTTCATCAAGAACGGCAACATGAACGCTGGCAACAAGTTCAAGTTCATCGAACGCACTGAAGCAATCTCCGAACATCGCGGCAACAAGGTGGACGATGGTCTGATCCGCGTCGAGTTCGAGTTTGAACAACCACGTCGCCCAAACACGTTCCGTGTCCCAACAACTTGGGATTCGTTGGGTAATCCTCGCACTCCACAGTACTATGACGACCTCGTCGGCAACACATCGTTCGGTGTGCCACTGACGAAAAGCGGTGGAGTCAGTGGACAGATGGCAGACGGAAACGTCGTGAACTGTTCGGCATCGACACTCTCTACCGGCAGAGCACTGCGTTCGCGTGGTGTCAGCGGTCAATCGCTGACGTCGCCAGGTGTCTCGACAACTGTCACCGATGGTTCGTATGTCGCTCCGCAGAGCGAAGTCGGCATCACCGTTGAAGGTGCAATCTCGAACCAGCAGTTCCATGCTGCATCGTGGTTCCCGACTGACGGTGTGAAGCACGTGATGGTCATGCGTGTGCTGGGTGAAGTTGAAGGCAAGCAAGTCGCTGCACCAGTGACTGTGAAGACGAAAGCGGAATGCCCGTCGTGCGGCAAAGCAAACAAAGCAGTAGCAAAGTTCTGCACTGAGTGCGGAACTGGTTTGCAGATCGTATAAGCTAAGGTATAATGGGCTCCTAAACAAACGGAGCCCAACATGACCACCTTCGCTTACAATCGCCAACAATCGTCCCTGGCCTTCGCCCATTACGGTGCGATGACCAAGGACGACTTCATCGCTTACGCTTCGGAGTATTTGTTCGGTGAAGGTTGCGAAGGCCTCTACGAAAACATCTCCCAGTGCCAGTCGGAAATCAACGCCTTCGGTGATTCCGGTCCCGGCTCGATGTTGCGTCTCCGTGAACAAATCGAAGAGTTCAACAAGATTGCTGATCGTTATACCGAGTTGACGAAAGACCCGGTGCAACGCCCAATCATGCCTTCGTATCCCGTTTCGTATTATGATCCGTTCGATGAACATGACGGCATCGTGTTTTATTGATGTGCAAGTTTTAAGTCACGTAGTATAATGGCTCATCTAACCAAAAGGCACAACATGAAAACGAAACGTACCGTCTTCAAAGCTCCCGTCCTCCCAGCACCAGCAAGCCGTATTGGCATCGTGTGCGGACCTGGCGAGTTTCCTGAAGATAACGCTGGTACCGTGTTGTGCCACGTGACGGATCGCTGGGGAACCCATGCTGTCTGCCTGATGGACAACGGCAAAATTCACAACTGCCACGGTACGACGGAAGTCGGCATCGGCACTTATCAGTTGAAAGCGAAGAAATGAGCGACAAGAAAGAAATGACAACTGGAGGTGCAATCGTATACCTGCTGTTCTGGGGTATTCTGAATGCTTGGCTGTGGCCGTACATCGGAAACAGTTGGCTCGAGTATGCTGGCAAAGCACCGCAGATCGTGTGGTGGCAAGGCGTGCTTCTCGGCTTCGTGCCGTACCTCAACAGGTTCGTGATCGCAATTGCTGTCATCACGTGGTTCTTAATGAAAGTCCTATAAGGAAAACAATATGAGTATTCTGGAAAACATCCAAGCTGCACGCAAGCAAGCGCTGATCGACAAGGACTCCGGCAAGCGTACCACGCTGACGACCCTCGAAGGCGAAATCACCACCAAGGCGAAGAGCGAAGGCAATCGCGCTGTCACCGATCAAGACTGCATCAAGGTCCTGACCAAGTTCATCAATGGCGTGAACGACAGCGCGAAGTACATCACCGACCCGGCTCTGAAAGCCAAGGTGGCAGAAGAAGTCGCCGTGTACCAAGCATTCATGCCGGCCGCAAAACCGCAGCTGTCCGCCGAAGCGCTGCATCGCGTCATCCGTAGCGTGATCGCAAGTCGTCTGGCCGGCGATGGCGAAAAGCCGAAGATGGGTGTCGTGATCAACGACATCAAAACGCTGCACGAAGGTGCATACGACCCGAAGGCACTGGCACCACTGGTCAAAGCCGAACTGGACGCGACCGCAGACCCAAACAAAAAGGATTGACATGGAACCAAAACTCCTGTCACGGGATGAATTCCGCGAAGGAGTTTTTGCCCGTGACAATCATAAATGCGTCTTCTGTAAGCGAACAGCTGCAGAGACGCCTGAGAAAAAGCTAGACGCGCACCACATTCTGGAACGTCGTCTCTGGCCTGATGGTGGATACTATCTCGACAACGGTGCAACCGTTTGCGAGGAAGACCACATGAAGTGCGAAGAGACAATCTACAGTGTCGAGAACGTGCGCGAGATGGCTGGCATCACGAAGAAAGTCGTGCCGCCTCATTTCTATCCGGATCACGTTTACGACAAGTGGGGCAATCCAATTCTCGAAGACGGCCGGCGTGGGAAGGGTGAACTGTTCTTCGACGAATCAGTGCAGAAAGTTCTCGCATGGGTTCTCGGCGAATTCACGGATTACGTCAAGTACGAACGCACGTTCCACTTGCCGCATTCGCCAGGCATTCATGACGACGACAAGGCGTTGAAAGATTGTTCGCAGTTCGAAGGAAAACGTGTTATCATCACCAAGAAAATGGACGGTGAAAACACGAGTGCGTACAGCGACGGCCATGTGCACGCGCGTTCGATCGATAGCCGTGGCGGTGAAGACCGTGCATGGGTCAAGAAGTTCTTGATCGAGAATGTGTGCTTCAACTTGCCGGCAGGTTGGCGTGTCTGCGGAGAGAATCTGTGGGCCGAGCACTCGATTCATTACGACGATCTGCAATCGTACTTCCTCGGTTTCAGCATCTGGACCGAGATGAACGAATGCCTTTCGTGGGACGAAACGCTGGAATACTTCCAGCTGCTGGACATAACACCTGTGCCAGTGTTGTACGACGGTATCTTCTCGATGGAAGTGTTGAAGAAGATCGAAGCGGAACTGAACTGGGATACCGATGAAGGCTATGTGATTCGCGTGGCTGACGGTTTCAAGTACGGAGAATTCCGAAAATCCGTAGCAAAGTATGTACGTAAAGGCCACGTGCAGACTACTAAACATTGGCGAGCTGGCCGCGCCTTCACACCAAATGGACTTGCCAAATGACGACGAAACCCGATACCCTCATCATCCGCATCGCTGACCAAGACGGCAGCAAAACCTTCGTGAACCTGCCACTCGACGAGCAAGGCTTCATCATGGGCGCCGACGCTCACGAATTCCAAGTCGTCGACGGCGACACGTACAACCTGCTCGACTTCAATCAGCTGGTGTTCGCGATTTCGTCCGACGGCGGCCAAAGCTCGATCGAGCTGGCACGTGTCACTGCTGAACCGGTCGATCCGTCGGCGCCGGCAGTCGTTGCATACGAAAATCCGTACCAGGTCGCACTGATGGCGAAAGACATCTTCGACAACTGGGACACCGCAATGGCGAGTGCCGTCGTCGAGTAATGGACATCTACAACGTAGACCTTGACGAAGATACTTTCGTCAAGAGTGAAGACTACGACGGCTGGGTTGCACCTACGAGAGCAGAAGTGCTATCGTGGGATGCAGCCAAGCTGAACCAGTATTTCGACAAGTTGAAAGCAGATTACGATTTGCTGGTGGATGTCGATCAGAATTCACCTGATCCAGTTGCAGCGACCGCTGCTCGTGAAATTGTCGAGCGGATTTATCCAACATGGTCAATGATCGATTCGATTCTTTACGACCGTGAACAGATCAAAGTGTACCAGCTCATGCTGGACGTGTTGACGCCACTTGAACAGTTGAACGACGCAAACTTGACGTATTACACATATCGTGACAAAGAGCAATATGCTTTCCATGTCACGATACGTGAACTCGTCAATGCACGCCGTTTCGGCATTGAGCGGCAGATCAAAGAGCTGGAAGACGGAATTACAGCTTCTTCGTAAGACGTTTGCCTGGCGTACCGATCATGATCTTCGTATGCCAGTGTCCGCCGATATTCCGGTCGTAGTGATAACCGTCATCATCTTCCGGAATGCGGGCTTCACCAGGTTGCAGAATTTCCAATGCAACGGTATTTTTGATTTTGTACTTGTTGCACAACTCTGGAAAGTTCTTGAACATGAACCTTTCCATCGAGTCACTGACTTCTGTATACGAGCGTTCGAACTCGTCCTTCAAAATGTGAGTCAACTCTGCTTTGGCTTCTTTCGTGCCGTCTGTGCCCGTGAGAATACGCTTGCGGCCTGTACCATCATCTTTGTAGATGTTGACCACTTTCACTTTACCATCGCGGATGGTAAGTTTCCACATGTGCTCACCGTTGAGCGCAGCTTCACGTGTTTTGAATGATGGCGTCTTGATGCCACCAATGGGCGCGTACGAAGTTTGCAAAATATCAAGAACCTGATCAACGTATTTCTCTTTGTCAGCTTTGCTGGTAAGGTTTTTGTACGTCTCTGCAAGGAATGTTTTGAACGTGGTCATGTGTGAATTCAGAGCTATGTTAGATTCATATTTATGGTATAATGTCTTATCGGATCACCACTTGGGCAGCAAAATGAAGATCATCTACATTCACGGTTTCAACAGCGGAGGCAGTACGAACGAAAAGGCCAAGATGCTCGCAGAGCGTTTTGGCGACGTGTACGCACCCGACCTGCCGCATACGCCTGACGATGCCATGCAAGTGCTCGTCGATAAGATCATGAGCTATGACAATGCTGAGCTGGACGACCTCGTCCTGGTTGGCACTTCGCTCGGCGGCTTCTACGCACATCACCTGTCGAAAGTCTTCGGCATCAAGGCCGTGCTCATCAACCCATCGCTCGACCCGATGACTACGCTCGGCAAGATGATCGGCCGTCAGAAGAACTACGCAACCGGCGTGGAGTACGTCCTCACTGCTGCTGACGTGGCTCAACTCGAGAAATACTACGTCGACCCGGCTGCTGTGCGTGTGCCCACGATCGTTGCTGTCGACCTGGACGACGAACTTCTCGATGCGAATGTTGCGATCGCCAAGTTCAATAAGCATGCTAAGATTCTGGCATTCAAAGGCGGCAATCACCGTTTCACCCACATGGCAAACATCCTCGATGACATCGCCAACATCGAACACGTCATGTACGACTAAAGGAGCAACACATGCAATCACTGGAAATGCCACAACCAAACGCAATCATCTTCCGCCTGCCGGACGACGACGAAGGCAATATTGTCTTCGCTGAAGTGCCAATCTCGCCGGAAGGCAAGCTGGCAGAAGAAGCGCAAGCATTCGGCGTCGATGACGAAGATTCGTTCAACGACATGGACTTCACTGTGCTGGTGCTGGCACGCAGGGAAAGCGAAGATGAGTCCATCGAACTCGCATCGTTCGACATCCTCGATCCAGTAACTGGCGAACCAGTCGAAGTGTTCCAGATCATCGAAAGCCTCGACCTCGTCGTGCCGGACCTGATCGAAGCCTACAACAACGGCGCCGGCGAAACGAAGCAATAACATGGACAGCCTCTTTACCCGTGAGCCGGAAACACTCGATGGTTACGTGCCAAAGTTCACATTGCAAGAGGTGTTGTTCCATCACAAAAGCGAACTAGTGCAGATTGGTGGCGGTCTCGGCGATATGGATTTCGATCCGAACAATATCCAATACGAGACTCGCCACACGATCGACGTTTGCGGTGTCGAGCTGCATTCGTACGAACGATACGGTTACAAGCCCGCAATGGAAATTGTTACGGGCATTATCAACGCGTTCATTGCCGATCCGCACAACGAGTGGAAACATCCGGAAGCTTTCGTCTTCATCATTGAGAACGCTGAAGAACTGAACCGGTCGAAACGGTACTGGTTTGCGATGGAACAACGGAGCCGCATCGAAGGCAAGAAAGCTGAGATTGCTCGATTGCAAGAAGAAGTACGACGCGAAGAATGGATTGCGAGCATGCGCGCTGTTGAAGTAAAATCTGGCCGCGCACTAACTGAAACCGAAAAACGACTGTTGCTTGCCGAATTCTCCGGCGGCGAATACCAGGAACTATCATGATCGAACTCAAAGAAGGTTGGACTGGCCGTGATGCGATGGCACAATACGAGATGGACACTCTCAACGCCGAAATCAAAAGCCTCAACAAGAAGCTGGAAGCAGCTCTGCTGAAGCGTGCCGAAATCCAATCGAAGTGCGAGCATGCTCACACTGCTGATGGCAAATGCGAAGTGTGCGGGGTAGAAGTAAAATGAAACCCGGAACACGACGCATGTGGTCTCGCCGCGTGCTCCGCGCTGGCTGGGCACTTGCGCCCGTATTGCAATTTCCTGCCAAGGTCTTGAAGTTCATGTTCGGAACCAAAGATGCGGCCATAACAACGCTCTGCCTCTTCGGCTGTGCAGCAGGTATTGGCGCATGTACAAATCGCCAAATGTATCTTGATCGTGTTGCCACCGGTGCAGAGATTGAAGCTGCACTCAAAGGAAACAATTGCATGATCGATCTGATGCCGCGTCGGCAGGCAATCGACAAGAAGGGTGCGCCACTGACGAACCGCGATCTGATGATTGGCCAGATCGACTGTGATGAACACTGGAAAGCTGTCGGCCAACTGCAAGAGCAGAAAGCTGTCCTCAAACGATTGGGTGCAAAATGAGAAGCGGAACACGACGCATGTGGTCTCGCCGCGTACTACGTGCCGGCTGGTTGATCGCGCCAATCTTCGAAATTCCAGGCAACATTCTTCGCGGAATCCGCAAAGCTTTTCGCAAGCTGTTCTTCTCCTATGATGGTGAGTTCGAAACGAGTTTTACGTGTTTCATCGTGCTAATCGTTTCAATGGTCAGCTTTTTCATCTACACCATTTCCCATCAAAACGACAAGTATACGTTGCCAGCAAATCCGGACAACATCAAAGAAGCGATGGCTGATCCGTGCGCACAGCAGAAGCTGACGGACCGCCTTCGTGTTGGCATGATCCGTCAGTGGGATATTGATGAAGCAAAAAGCAAGTGTGCCGCAGAACGCGAACAAGAAAAGCAACTGCAACTGATGGAACAGCAGAAACAAATGCTGGGCATAAAGTGATGTGCATTTTTGCCGGATAGTGTATAATCTTCTCATGCAACCAAACACTCTCAAAACCAAACCTCTTCTGAAATCGCTCGGCATCAACCCTGAGCTGAGCATGAAGAATGAAGTCTTCCTTCAACTCTTCACGGCTTTCGTATCGGACGCGCAGATGACTGCGCTCGAGAAAGCTGTGAAGTATGGATGGCAGGTCACGAAGATCGTTTACAGCAACGATCCGAACGAGAATACTTGCGCCCTCGCCATGTATGCTGGTGACTGCGCAGCGTGGATGTTGCCTGATGGAACTATCGATCGCGCGAAAGTCGGACAGCGTCGCGCGGTACTCAACCCTAAATGGACGGAGTCGGCATGAACTGGTCTGGCGCAGATATGCGATGCAAGAAATGTAACAAGTATCTTCCCGATCGTTGCACCTGCAATGGGCCATCGATCGAGCAACGACGCAACCAAGAAGCCGAGGAAGCGCAAGCTGACTTGGATGAACAAACCCAATCCAAAGAATAACCAATGACAACTTTCGCCGACTTTTTCAAACCTGACGACCTGCAACGCCTGCTGGATTTTCGCAATGAAAATCCACGTCCATCATCTGACGACAAAACAGCAAGCGAAGCGTGGTACATGAAAATTCACGATGCCCGACAAGAAATCATCGTCAAAGCTGCGATGCGATTCTTCAAGGCAAAGCTGAAAGCCGGCGAACTCAAACCTGTTGCAAATAGTGGCGGACGTTCCGTCAACTTCGCCCATTTCTGGGATGCACTCGTTCTGAATACGGGTAAAGCGCATATCCGCAATTGGGCCGTCGAAGAAATGGAAGAAGTTTTCTCGTACATTCTTCTTTCGCCTGGCATCAACATTTACAAAATTATCTTCGCCGGCGATGAAGAAGAACAGCTTGACCTCGACGCCATCTATAACGAATTCGTTGCGTTCATCGACGCAGGCGATTTCTCATTCCATGCCGTCAGTCAAATGATGGCGTGCGGCATCACGGGCGAGTACATTCACATTCAATTCGAAGATTGGACGCCAGTACTCGGCACCGTCACCCGCAGCACAGGATTCACGAAATGCGTTCCAATCGAGCCGAAGAAGAAATGCGAAACCGTGCAGATCGAATTCAAAACTGGTGACCTCGTCGCAATGGACTGGTTCCGTTTCGAGAACGCACTGAAAGCATGGACTGATGCAAATGGCGATGGCGATCTGCCAAGCGTTGGCAACAATGCCGGCATCTGCGCAAACACCAAGTTCTATGCCGAGAAGTTCGGTATTGTCTATGTGTTCGTCGGCAACTCAAGTCCGAACGTCTTCACCAATGAAGAAACCGGCGTCATCGCAGTCGGCGACAACTGGCGTCAATGGGCGGAAGATGGCCGTCGACGTTACTCCGACGCAGATGAAGACGGGAACGAAAGCGAAGAAGCGTGCGAGGAATACGAGCATGCGCAAGAGAACGCGCCGGCCGGCTTCGTCGATCAAGGCAGTGTATGTACAGACCTGTGGTGGGTCACGATCATGGACCGTTCGCGACTTCGCGAAATCCTGATCGAGCAGTTGGGTGAAGATCGACTCGAAGAAATCGATGCCTACGTGGCGTCGGACTTCGACGTAAACATGCAGGTGGAACCAGGTAAATATACCTTACATTACGACGGCAACCCGCAGTCGTTTTACCAACTGCTGGACGACAAAACGAAGTTCAGCATCGGGACTCCATACTTCGCCCTTACCAAGGACCCTGCATGAAAACACTGCAAAACAATCCGCAATTCAAAGCATTCGCATCATCCATCGACTATGGCATCATCGTGGGAAGCCATGATGGAAACATACTTGATTTCAATCAAGCAGCTCTTGACATGTTCGGCTACACAGAAGAAGAGCTGATGAATCAGCCGATCACGACCATCATGCCTCTGCGGTTCAAGAGCCCAGATATAAAGAAGCAAGCCGAGTTGTATCTCGGCAAGACATCTCGCCTGTTTGGCGTAACAAAAGATGGGAAAGAATTTCCAATCGAGTTGCACTTGTCGACCTGGCATAACACGCAGGGCGAACAGTATTACACTGCGTCAATCCGCAAGTACAGTGCGTTAGAAAATAATCTGAGCTGGATTCTGGCGTCGTCAGCCGTGGCCACAATAGCACTTGCAGGTGTGCTGATCTACCTGTCACTCCGTTTTTAAGGGTGCGCCCAAGTCTCACGACCTTTGAAGTCGCGGTTGAAGATGTCAATCTGCAACTGAAGTAGCGTGCGACGAATCTCCACAATGTCTGGATCGTCCTGATTCAGACCATCGTTGTCAATCAGCACAACAATTGCTAAGTTCACGTTCTCGTCAAAAGGCGGGATCGTGGCACGGCAAACACCCTTCACTTTCCGTTCAATACCTGGCGCCAACTTACCAATGTTGGTTGACGCCAACGGTCCGCACGTAATCAAACCTGTCTTCGCTTCTTCTGTGTTCTTCGCTGACTGCGGTGTTGCCGCATCAAGTTCAGCTGACGAATAACCACGACCACTCTTCTGAATTTGATCGTAGTTATTCATTGCAGTGATGACAAGCGGATCACGTGCGAAGAAGTGAATGACTGGGTTCTCACGTTTTTCGTAGTGAATTTTCGAAGCCCATCCGCCTAGCACGTGAGGATTGCCGTCAAGCAACACGCCGATTTCCTTCTTCGATCTGTCGCTGATGTTGTCCTTTTTACCAGGCAAGTCTGACAGCGCAACTGTCGGCTCGTCCAGAAATTCAAACGTGTCCTTCTGTTCCTTCGCTGCAAGCAGCAGAACGAAGAGAATGAAGACTGATGCAAATGAGATTGCAAGCAACGCAGAAATTAGCGTCACGTTACGGTGAAGGAAATCTTTCATATTATGGGTGTGCCCAAGTCTCACGACCCTTGAAGTCGCGATTATAAATATCAATCTGAAGTGCTAGCAGGATGCGTCGCATCTCAGCCAGCTCCGAATACTCAGTAAGCTTACTATCCGTCAACATGATTATTCCCATTGCCGGTGCCGCCTCAAATGGCGGAATCGACGCATAGCAAATACCAGTTGTGATGGTCCTGAGTTCATTGTAGGTCAGTGTTGCCTCGGATATAGGCACGCACTTGATTAGTCCTAATCTTGCTTCTTCCGAGTTGCGCAACATGCGTGCAGCTCGTTCTGGATTCTTAGCATTCATCGCAGCAACTTCGTCAGACGACATTGCGTTCGGCCCTGTCTGACGTTTGTTCAAGTCGTCAATGATTTTGTCGAGAACTTTCTTGACTGCTGGCGTTTTCGCCCAGGCGTATGCAAACAGGTTTTCGTTCTTTTTGTAGTGATAGCGGGTAACAGCCACAGCAAGAATATGAGGATACTCTTGAGACATGGTGACAAGCTGTTCTTTCGAACGCTGGCTGATTTGGTTCTTTGGTCCTGGCAAGTCTTCTGCCACGACAACAGGCCTGTGAGCAGCTTCGCGCTGGATGACTTTGATGGTGCCGACAATAGCGGTGATGATGATCGTGAAGACAACCAAAACAGCGATGGCTGGCGCATAGCGCTGAAAGAGTGATCTTTCCGCCGCTTGCCCCTGTGGTTTCGCTTTCCGTTTCATCTGGTCCTCTGCAGTGTGTTCAACACGTGTATATTTATAGCAGATGAATTTTCAGTGTATAATTACCTCCTCTTAGACGCAGTACACCGCGTCTTGAACGACGAAGCGTTCGATCACAAAATAAGTTACACAAGATCGAAAGTTCTGATAGAATGCTTCTCTCTGAACGAACAGCGTGAACGTTCTACAAACAAAACGACGTTGAAATAAATTTGTACGATACGAAATTTTGTGGTAGAATGCTCCTACTGAACGAACACGGTGATCGACGAAATCGCGTTGAACGAAAAATTCGCGAATACGAAAATTACCATATATAATTACATCAGCAGCAAATTTGCTGCGCAACGAACACTAAGGACGTATCATGAACTTCAATACTAAACGCACGACTAACATGGAGAAGCATTGGCAAGATTGCCAGCGCGATACCATGCGCGTCGAGTTTAATATTGAACAAAATGATAAGGACCCTGGAGGTCAACGATGACAAGCTGAACAGCTTGCGCTCGTGCAAACTCCAAGGGTCCCTACGAAAGTACGGACCCTTTTGTTTTATCTGCAGTACACCGCGTCAGGACTCGCGGTATAGAAATAACGCCGGACCGCGATGACCCAGCCGAGTACTCTTCAGGCTGCCGAGTGCGACAAAGGGATGGATATGTTTGATACGCTTCTCACGAGGCGTATTTTCAAAGTCTACGATGTTTATCACCTAGAGTTGCTGGTGAATGAGCTAGTACTGCGTTTCGCATCGCATGAATGTAGACTTTGAAAATACAACAGGTCATTGGTGTAGTGGTAACACACGAGTCTCCAAAACTCTTGACTGGGGTTCGATTCCCTGATGGCCTGCCAGAACATTCCTTCGTTAGTTCAATGGTAGAACCCTCGCTTGATAGGCGAGATACGGTGGTCCGATTCCACCACGAAGGACCAGTACAATAGGGGTGTAGCTTAGTGGTAGAGCATCTGGTTTTGACCCAGAGTGCGATGGTTCGATTCCATCCTCCCCTTCCAAGTTTTCTTTGACCGCTTCGCAATCACAAGGTTATCCTTTTACGATTCCCCCTTGTAACCGCACGCCCTCGGGCATTTGTCGAAGAATCTAAACATATCGTTGGGTGGCCGAATGGTTAGGCACTGGACCGATAATCCAGGTCATTATTGACAACGTAGGTTCAATTCCTACCCCAACGACCAGTAACAATTCCCCGGTACTCTAATGGTAAGAGACCTGACTGTTAATCAGACGTATACCGCTTCGGCGGTTATGGTGGTTCGAGTCCACCTCGGGGAGCCAAACAGATGCCGTGAGCCTTGGCAGGCACGTTTCGTTCTGAGCGAAATTGGATAGAGTTCGATTCTCTACGCGGTTGCCAATTACCCATAACCAGAGCAGGAGATACACCATGAACGCCGACTTCACCAAACGATTCCTCACGAACACTGACGAAACCGGACGCTTCATTGTATCATCAATCCGCACTGGTGCAAAGTACTACGTCGAAGTTCTCGCTGATGCACACACCCCTGATTGGGGTTCGATCGATCCGGCTTCCGGCGATCTGATGCACAAGAAAGGCGACGGCAAGTACACTGGCGGCATCAAGTCGAAAGACTCGATGATTACGAAGGAAAACGGCTTCGAGAAAATTCATACGCTGGATGTCGGCACTTCGCCGCACGCGTATATCGAAATGCTCGATGCACAGAAACCTGATCGTGTAGCTGCATAAGAATTATACCACCGCCGAGGGATTCGGTGTTGCGCCTACGAAGCGCGATTACGCAGGCTCGACTCCTGCCGGTGGTACCAGAATTATATCGCCGTCGTCTAACGGTTAGGACACTAGACTTTCAATCTGGGAACGGGAGTTCGATTCTCCTCGGCGATACCAAACATGGGGTGCAAACTTTGCTGGCGAAGTCCCGGCTCTTAACCGGAGAGAGCGCAGTTCGATTCTGCGGCGCCCCACCAAAACAATATTCCTAGTTGACGGTTGGTGACTGTCATCCGGCTTTCAACCGGACGCTTAGGCAAGGAGTTCGATTCTCCCTAGGAATACCAAACAACGGAGATGTAGCTCAGTGGTAGAGCACCTGATTGTCGATCAGACTTGCGCGGGTTCGAATCCCGTCATTTCCGCCAAACACTGTTCCGCGATGACGGCTGGTAACTGTCCTCGCCCTTTCAAGGCGACGTCCTCAGGACTGGGGTTCGATTCCCCCGCGGAACTCCAAACAAAATGCCGTGGTAGATTTCTGGAGAAATCAACTGATTGTCGATCAGTGCCTTCGTGCTAGGCGGGTTCGATCCCCGTTCACGGCGCCATATTAGAGGTGTATGATGAGTGTATTGAAAGAACGTGTTGGCAGTTCCGTGAAGTTTGTCCGGCTCGCTGACTCTGAACTTTGGTACGTCTGCAAAGACGGTTTCGAATTTCCGATTCCGCTATCCGACACTGCTGGTGCTACGTTCCTTGCAGAAGACAAAGGTTTGTTCTTCATGCGTTGGATCAGCAAGCACATGAAGATGCTGGAAACAGCGAAAGAACAAAGTACCCTAAGCTAATCTGGTGAAAGCGGCGGTTTGAAAAACCGCAGAGACAGGTTCGAAACCTGTAGGGTACACCAAACAATTCCGCGAGAGGCGTCATGGTGACAACCGCTTCGCTGTTAACGAAGACTAGCCAGGTTCGATTCCTGGTCGCGGAGCCAAAACACTTCCCCAGTAGCTCAATTGGTAGAGTCGTGCACTGTTAATGCACCGGTTGTAGGTTCGAGTCCTGCCTGGGGAGCCAAGTTTCACAATGGTGGTTTTAGTGTAACGCGTAGCACGACAGGGCGAGAAAACCCTGTAGAACGGGTTGGACTCCCGAAATCACCCCGATGGCTCGTTCGTATATTGGTATTACCTACCCCTGTCCAGGGTAAGAAAGGGGTCCGATTCCCCTACGAGTCGCCAAACATTGCCGCTTAAGCTAACCTGGTGGAAGCGCTTGCCTGAAAAGCAAGAGGGACTGGATCGTAACCAGTAGGCGGCACCAAACATACTCACCTTAGTATAGTGGATATTGCATTGCGCTACGAACGCGAAGACACAGGTTCGATTCCTGTAGGTGGGTCCAGATTATTAACCATAAGGAGTGACTGTCATGTCTAGTGACAAATGTGACAAACTTATGGGTGTGTAGCTCAACTGGCAGAGCAAACGGCTTTTACCCGTTAGGTTGTGGGTTCGACTCCCACCGCACCCACCAACCTAACGGGCGTAGTTCCAAATGGGTAGGAAGCGGGCTTTTAACCCGCCGAGACGAAAGTCCAGACAGAGTTCGATTCTCTGTGCGCCCACCATTTACAAAGATCATCATGGACCAAAACATCAAACGCTTGCTGGACCGATTTCAAATGGAGTGCTGCAATTATGGAAAATTTTCTGATTCAGTGCAACATGCCAAGATGACAAAGTATTACGATCAACTCGTTGAAGCAATCGAGAAGATTGAACAGAAGAAAGACTGAGAGTATTTTAGTGTGACCGTGTTGTAATGGTAGCAACTCTCCTTGTGACGGAGATAGCGCGGGTTCGATTCCCGTCGGTCACCCCAAAGTACTTTTACCGTGACGTAGCATTAAGGCAATGCGCCACCCTCATAAGGTGTATCAAGGCGGTTCGATTCCGCCCGTCACGACCAAACAATGCCGACGTAGTGTAGTGGACAGCACAGAAACGTCGTTTACAAGTTTTGTCGCAGCAATGTGACCGTCAGTGAACGGTTATCTTCTACGAAAAGACTAGGGCTTGGTTCGAATCCAGCCGTCGGCACCAAACATCGCCCTCGTAGTACAATGGCAGTACACTTCCTTGGTACGGAAGAGAATGCGGTCCGATTCCGCACTTGGGCACCAAACATGGAGAGGTAGCTCAGTTGGTAGAGCGGCCTGGGGGACAGGTGCGTCGGTGTCTCGAAAACATCCCTCTCCACCAGTATAACTTTGAAAGGACTTTGTATGACTGAAATGGAAAAAGCCACCAAGCGTCTTTTCGGACCTGGTTCGCTGGAAGTAAAGAATATCGGCTTTACGTTGGGCAGCAATCCGAATGTCAGCGCTGAGGACATCGCGCGACAGATCAACCTGATGCTGGACAAGGTAGAAGCAGGCGAGTTCGAACTCGTCGACGAATAAACAATGGGTCAGCATCTGGGATGACGACGGGCTCCAAACCCGTTAGGCACGGTTCGATTCCGTGTTGACTTGCCAATCAGTTGGGGTGCGATCTGGTGATTGCACGCGGCTTTGAACCGCGCTGCGGAGAGTTCGATTCTCTCCACCCTTGCCAAACACTTCCCTGTAAATAAGAAAAACATTCTGGGAAAATTATGCTACTCACCGAAATTGCTGACGAAAGCATGCGTGACTGGCAGTTCGAAGTTTTACGTGACGGAAGCAATGGTGGAACAAAAGGCGAAACGCTGGGTTTCGATGTGTTCTCAAAAGCTAACGGCATGTATTACCTCACGCCAATTCAAATCAAACAATACTTCGCCGGCATGAAAGTTGGTGACATACGTATCATCATGGCCAAGTCTGGGAGCATCAAAGTAGCACGCTCTGCCTAAATAGATGTTGTAACACCAACAACTCTTTAGGAGAATATCATGAGTGACAACAACACCTTGGAAGAAGCGATCGACTCGCAACTCCCACCAACAGACAATCCGTCCCCACAAACGCCGATGGTCGTGCCAGAAGGCATGGATCGGATTCTCAAATATCAATGGCGTCCGGATATGCCGGACCATCGCGACGTCATGTTCAGCGCGCTCAACGGAGCAGTCAACACTGCTGCTCTGCCGAAGTTCGTTAACATCGTTGGTCTTCGCAACAAAATCGAAAATCAAGGTCAGATTGGTTCCTGCACGGGTAACTCTTCTACTTCTGCACTCGAAATTTCGATCGGCACCCGTCGTCCGTTCTCTCGTCTGTTCGCGTATTACAACGCGCGTGTAATGGACGGCAACAGAGACTTGACACAAGATACTGGTGCGACAATTCGTAGTGTCATCAAGGGTCTCGCGGCCTATGGAGCAGCGTACGAAGAAACCTGGCCGTACATCGAAAGCCGCTTCTCGGTCAAACCATCCGCTCAAGCCTTCGCTGAAGGTAAAGCACTGGTCGATCGTATGTGGGGTTTCGAGTACATGCGCGTTAACAATCTGAACGAACTGAAAGCAGCACTGGCACTTGGCTATCCAGTCACGTTTGGTTTCTCTTGCCCTGAGATTTTCCTCAGCCCGCGTTTCAATGGTTTCCTTCGCATGCCAGGCCCACGTGACCGCATGAACGGTGGTCACGCAGTTGTTGCTGTTGGTTACGAAGATCGCGTGGCAGAACCGTACGTCTGGATTCGTAACTCTTGGGGTAAACAATGGGGTAACAACGGTTACTTCAAAATGACTCAAGACTGGTTCACTTCTCCGTACCGTCTCGCAGACGATATGTGGGTGATCCGCCGCAAAGGCCAAGAGCGCAATCACTGAAATAATGGGTTACACAGCTGAGGCTGTTTGCTATAATAGCCTCACTGAACGACACTTTGCTTGTTCTAACTTTAGCCTGAAAAGGAAATGATTATGACCGCTACCGCCAAAACCAAAACCCCGCGTGGTACTGCCCGCGCTGCTCGTCGTGCAACCGGCAACTACAAGCCGGTGAATCCGGCTGCATCGCTGGAGCAAGCACCGCAAGGTCGCTTCGCCCGTGAAGGCGGTCGCGCAGACGGAAAATAAGTCTGTGCATTTCTCTGTGTGTTGGGTATAATGACTTCACTGACCAAACACACGGAGAAACAAAATGTCGAACGCTACCAACCTGCAAGTCCTGATCGCTTTCTTCGAAGGCGAAATGACGATGACTCCGCGCAATGCGCAATGGGTTGACGTCGCTTCGCTGGAAGAAGCATCGAAGCTGGTTCGCGATTGCATCGACGAAAACGGCCTTGGTGGTCGTGACTGGTTCGGTGGCATCGTCCGCGCTGGTGTGAAAAATCCGGTTGCAGTGATCCAGTTCAACGGTCGCATCGAAACCGACCTGAGCGGTGAACAAGGTTTCCTGAACAACGCCAAACGTCTGATCGCGAAGAAATAAGGTGGTATAATGAATTTTGAATTTATCAAACAGGCTTACGAAGGCATGATTACGGAAGGCGATGAAATCGTCATCTACAATGCCGAAGAAGCCATGATGAACGGGCCGCACATGGTTGCTGTTCTGACGGAAGATGGCGAAGCAACTCTCGTCGGCATCGGCCCGAACGAAGGCACGGTTTCGGTGATGTGCTTCGAATAAGTTTCAATGGTGGCTATAGCTTAGTGGTAAAGTCGGGGACTGTGAATCCCCTCACGAGGGTTCGATTCCCTCTAGTCACCCCAAGAATTCCCACCACAATAAATAGGTGTGGGTACGTACCCGCAACCTTAAGGAGAAAGAAATGACATTCATTCTTTGGCTCGTAATCGGTGGTATCATCGGCTGGCTCGCTAGCATGGTGATGCGTACTGATGGACAGCAAGGCATCATCCTGAACGTCGTCGTTGGTATCGTCGGCGCGTTCCTCGGTGGTTGGCTTCTGTCTCCGCTGTTCGGCACCGGTACTATCAATGGTGACGACTTCAGCATCGCGTCGCTTCTGACCTCGTTCCTCGGCGCAGTGATTCTGCTCGCCATCGTGAACCTGATCCGTCGTGGCAGCGTCCGCTAAGAAGTAAGTTGTATCTGTGGAACCGCTTCGGCGGTTCCCTTTTAGAGCAAACAACTGAAGGCGTTTCTGGAGGCGAAACACCTGGCACTATAGACCAGGGCGGTAGCCGAAACCCCTCAGTTGTTTGTTTTGAATCACGAAAGTTTATATGAAGATCATTGCCATTTTCGGTTTAGTTTCTCTGCTGACGGCTTGCGGCCCGAAGACAGAGCCGATTCCACAAAAAGTTTGCGATGGCAAATTGGAAAAGGTAACTGGCATGCATCTTCGTATGACGTGCGATAACGGAAAAGTTATCGACTATACGTCATACAAGTATAACATGACTGAAAAATAAATAATGCCCGCGAAGTATTAGCTGGTGGTACGCATCTCTCGTAAGGATGAGGACTCAGTTCGAGGCTGAGCGTGGGCACCACTTTCCCTTGAGGATATTATGGACATTTACGATATGCTCCGTCATCTGCTGCACAGCCCTTTCTTCTGGGTGCTGATTCTCTGCATCGCAGTTTTAATCGTCCTCAATCAAACATCAGAATGATGTTCACACCGAAAACAATTCCATCCCAAGAAATCAGTGACAACGCGATTCTCGTCTGCGACGTAGACTATCGCGACGGCTACGCAGTAGCGGCAGGCGTCTTGTTCCAAGACTGGGACAGCGAAGAATGCGCTGTCATCACTGCGGTCATTCATGATGTTCAAGATTACGAGCCAGGCGCTTTCTACAAGCGTGAGCTTCCATGCATCATGGAAATCTTGAAGCATGTCAATGTCAAGCTCGGTTGCATCATCGTCGATGGCTATGTCCGTCTTGGCGAAGATCAGCACGATGGACTTGGCGCACACCTCTACAACGAAACGCAAATTCCAGTCATCGGTGTTGCGAAGACGTATTTCGCCGGCACACCTGACGAATGCCAAGTCGTTCGCAGCGATACGAAACCGTTGTTCGTCACGAGCATTGGTGGTGATCCGCAAGCTGCACGTGAATGCATTGCAACGATGCACGGCAAGTTCCGCATTCCATCGATGCTGAAACACGTCGATCACGTTTGCCGGTCATATAACGCTGTGCAATCGACCTGAGCCAAGGTATAATGAACTCCTCAAACAACGGAGTTCATGATGACGGAAATTCCAAACTTCTGGGATAACACCCACCCGCTGGCCGAAGCCAACGAAGCCCTGTTCAACCAGCTTGTGCCGTTCGATGGCAACTGTCCGACGCTGCAGGGCGAACTGCTGCGCGCAGCGACCAAGATCAACTACGACTGGTACAACAACGGCTGGGGCTGCAACAACTGGTCCGGCGCCGTCGTGTTCCTCAAGAAGTTCTTCCGTGATCTGCCGGTGCAGCCGGACATCAACGTCCAAACCAATCTGCTCGGTGCCCTGAGCTACGCCGAGGAATACTCGCATGGCGAGCCGGCACCGTCCAACGAAGATCGTGCAGACGAAGTCGTCACGAACATCCTGGCGATCGTCGTGCAATCCATCCTCGACAACCCCGAACCGATCGCGAACACTCGCGACATGTACGACTTCAGCGAACGTGACTACGAACATCGTTGGGGCGATCCGGAGGAGGATGAAGATGGTTACTATTGAACAACTCCGCGAAGCAGCAGAAAAGGCCGGCATGGCAAAGTTCTGGTGCATCGCCGATCCTGATAAGCCCCGCACTGACATGGTACTTGTCGGCGCGGATTTCCTCGAACGTATCCACGCACAACTGGTGAAAAATGAAAGACCTGATCGAAGCCCTGACCATCTTCCTGAAGTACGGTGATCCGTATGCGCCGACACATTGTGAGCACGACGTGCTGACAGTGGCCATCGATCCTGCAGACGTCAGCGAAGAAGACAAAGCGAAACTCGATGAACTCGGCTTTTTCGAAAGCGACGACTCATTCCAATCGTTCCGCTTCGGGAGCTGCTGATGCATAACTTCGAAACGATTCCTGAAGGCGAACAACGCGGCTTCATCGAAACGTACTGGCGCCTGCTGGCCGAGACCGAAGCACTGGCCGACAACAACAATGACGCGTTTCTTCAGCGTCTTGTTGAAGGCGCATACCAGCAATGGAACCGCGTCACTGGCCAAGATCACAAACCGCGATGGCAAATCCGTAAATGAATCATCAAGAGCTGGCGAAGCTCTCGCGCGATCCGTCGCGCAGAGCTGAATTCATCGAAGCAGTGCCGTACATGAAATGGTACGAAGGCATTGACTTCCGTAAGAATCCGGAACTGTACCAGATCGGCAAGGGCGAGCAAGGTGTACTCATGGCCGAACCGTACAAAGGCGAAATCGTTCCGCACTGGAAATTCAAGACGCCTGAAATCGCGTTGAAGTCGTCGCAGATCATCGAGAAGATGTTTCACGACTACATGAACGCTGGCGACTTTGTCGGTGCAGACATGGCTCGCAAGTATCTGATGATGGGCTGGACGCGCGCGCGTCGTTATGCCAACCATCCGTCCGGCCGCAAGTACAAACCTGGCACGCGTGAAGTTCTGCCGCAAGCAGAAGACCACGCCACGTCCGACAAAGCCGTGTCCGCGCAAATCTTCAAAGAAGCGTATGACCGTGCTCGCGTCAACAAGACGTATCTCGCGATGAAGGAAGAACACAAGAGACTATTGAAGCGTACTGCGAATAAATAGTCGATCATAGGAGGTCCACATGGTCAAGACTACCAAAAAGCAATACACGATTTATACTGCACTTGCCGCTGTTATTGTGGCCGTGTTCATTGCATTCTTTGCCGGCAAGTTATCAGAAAAGCCATCACAAAAATCAGAAGCAATCGCCAAGAAAATAACAGCGACTAAGGATACTGCAGTTGCAATTGATGATGCAGAGAAAGCGGCTGATGCTGCAGAACAAGCTGCGGTGTCGGCACGAAAAGCTGCCGACTCAACTCGCGAGACAGCTGTGTCTGCAGAAGGTTCTGCAAAAGTTACTGCTGAATCTGCTAAAGCTGCGCAGACACTTGTGAACAAAGTGAATAAATAATCTCTCTACATTGGGAGATTATTATGCTTGTCGAAGAATTGCTTGGTGAAAAGAATTGGTCACAACCTGTGACTGACGGTCCAGCACGAACCTTTGCAAAGAAGGGAACGCACACCGGCACGGCTCAAGAGATTTACAACGAGTACAAAAAGAAAAGCGTCAGCCCGAAAGGTCTGGGTTCCGCAATTCGCATGCTTCAGTTCTACATCAATCGCGCTGGCAAGAATCTGAAAAACGGTGAAGCAATCCACGCTGCAATGGCGATGCTCCAACGTGACTTGGCGAAACAACACGCCAAAGAAGACGCGAAGAAAAAGAAGAAAGACTAATACCACTGCCGACGGATTCGGCGCCGAGGTTCCGATCCTTGGTTGCGAAGGTTCGACTCCTTCCAGTGGTGCCATAAATACCTCAATATAACATGATGAGGTATTATGAAACTGTATGAACTGTCAGGCGCAAAACGCCTGTCTCAACTTACACCTGCAGAGGCAGTTGATTTTATCAAGGCCGAGTTCGCCGCTGGTAAAACAAAACTGCGTCCACTTGGTAAAGGTGCACTTGGGGTCGCTCTTACCAATGGCACGGACGTATTCAAATTCTGGTATCAAGACAGTGCGTATGCAAAGTTTGCAAACTTCTGTGTTGACAACCCAAGTCCATGGCTTCCAAAGTTCAAGTCAAAAGTTCGTGTTCTTCCAAAGTTCTTGAAGATCGGCGATGGTGCTGAAAACATCAACTATGTGAAGATGGAACTTCTCACGCCATTTCACGGTAATGACCAGATCGACTTCTTCAAAGACGAAGACGTCATCAAGCAAATTGGTGGTGAGCGTAACAACTTCACTGATATGGAAACTGTTTTCCGCTGGGCAACCGCGTCAAAGACTCCGCGTGGTGTTCTCAAATGGTTGCTGAGCGATCATCAGAAACAGCAACGCATTTCCGTTGATCTTGAACAATTCCTTCCAAATATCAGCCCAGAACTCTACAGCCTGGTTGAAGTCATGACGAAAATCCGTGCGCTGCTAACTGATGATGATCGTCTGGACTTTGGTACACGCAACATGGCTATGCGTGGAAATCAACCAGTCATTCTCGACCCAATCGTCAATGACGCTGACATTCGCATCAACCGCGAAATCAGCGACTTCTTGCTTTAAGGAAACACTATGACATTACCAGTTAGTCCAAATTCAATTGGCATGGATCAAGTTGCTGCCGAGCTTGGCGTTAGCGTAGCAGGCCTCAACTTGAATGATCCAAACGTTCGCATCTTGGCTGGCGTCACTGGCGATCAAACAACTATCTCGATGGACTTCTTGCGTGGCAAAGCTAACATGCCAGCGCAGACATACTATCTCTACTCTTCACCTGGAACGTATTACTTCACGGTGCCTAATGGACCACGCGGATTTTCCGGAACAGTCATCGGCGGTGAAGGTGGTGGCGGAGGAGGCGGTGGTGCTGGTGAATACAACTGGAACGCATCGGCTGCGGGTGGCAGTGGTGGCTCTGCGGGTATGGGCGAAGAAGTTTGGTTCTCAGCTGCAATTTCACCGGGTGAAGTTCTCACAATTGTTGTTGGCGATGGCGGATATGGTGGCGTTGGCGGGTTCGGGCACTGGACCGGACTTGGCACGAGTGGTGGTTATTTCATGGGTGATGCCGGCGCTTCAGGAAGTGCTGGTCAAGTATCTTCAATCAGCGTGACACGTGGCGGTATTCCGTCTACGCTCGTCGGCGCTGGTGGAGGTGGTGGCGGAGGCGGAGGTGCAGGTGGTATCAACGACAACCAGTATTCCGTAACTCGCGGCGGTGACGGTGCAGACGGTTGGCCAGGCGGTTACGCTGGATCATCAAACTCTGGCGTTGTTGCAGGCCCAAGTACAGCAGCTGTTCTTTTGACTTCACCGACGTATCGTCAAGGCACAGGTACTGGTGGAGCGGGCGGATACTGGGGAACACGAACACTGACTGGTGACACAAGCTATCAACCAAAGCCAAATGATTCGTCGAACATGTTCAACGCAGATAACAGAGCTCGAATCAGTGGTCTCACTGGTGGCAATGGTGCAAAAGGTCGAGTCGAGTTTACGCTTCTGCGAGATTACCCAAATCCATCGACAGTTCAACAACATGCGTTAACTACCGGTGCGAAATACGTTGCGCCATCTGCTGGCGGTGGAGGCGGAGGTGGAGGTGGTGGTTGCGTATCCGTGAATGCTATTCTGCCAGATGGAATGTTGGCAGGTCAAATTGAAGTTGGTAATAGCATGATGCTTGCTGATCCAGAAACATTTGAAGAAAATCAAGGCGTTGTCACGATGTCGAAGCCAACACTGCAACCTGGTTTCCGTCTCGTAACTGAATCAGGTGCTTCACTGGTCTGTTCGGAAACTGCACCGATTCCAACACGATATGGTTACGTGAACCCGCGCGAATTGCTCGGCATGGAAGTTCCAGTTCGTCATGATGCAGAAGACGGAACGCACACGATTGGGTGGGAACGCATTACGCTGGTTCACGGCATGGGCGACATCATGGTTCAGCACATCACCGTCGGAGACAAGTGCTTCTGGGCCGGTGAAAAATCCGGATCATATATCCTTCACCACAACCTGAAAGAAGTCGTGGATAACTACGCCAACTAAAAATATCTCGGAGAAATGATAGTCGTAGTGTATAATGCGACTATCATTTTTAAGGAGATGCCATGGATACAGGCATAAGGCTTTACGCGAAGTACACAAGCTCTGCGCGATATGCTTGCTTCGACTGTCGCGTGTGCTTTCACAAAACTAAGTATTCTGGTGGCAATCACAAGTGCCCAACATGCAAGAAGCAAATGTTGTTTTGCGGAACTGCTTTTCGCGCTCCGCCAAAACGCAATGTGCGTGAATGGGCAAAGCTGGAAGTTCTTGTTCGCGCCGGCATGAAGTTTCACTACTGTGGTGGTAACGGTCAACTGAAAGGGACGACGATCCGTGATGCGCGAGATTATCGCAAGCGTGTTACGGACAAAGACAGCAGCATCGGCAGAACGCAATATGCAATCCGTCGACCTGGAAAAGGCAATCGCGTTGCGACGAAAGCGTGGTATGGTTGGGACTCTTATCGACTACCTGATTAAGGAAATCATGACAACGAAATCGCAAATTGCTGAATGGTTCGATCGCGGTGTTGCACAGGGTGCAAGCCATCTCGTGGTCGTATGTGATACATACGATTGGGACGACTATCCAGTCTTCTGTGCGAACCAAGAAGAAGCCCACAAGCGCGTTGCAAATCCTGGCGAGATGCAACGGATCATGGAGGTTTACAACCTCTCGAAAGACAAGGAAGAACAGCTCAACGAGCATCGAGCTTTCAACTACTGATAAATAAGACCATCGGCTGAGCAGCACTATGCCGATGAGGGCAACCTCCATCGAGAAAATCACACGTCCAGTCGGCAGGCTGACGTAACTTACGTTGGGGCGGGCTCGCGGACAAACTGGTGCGATCATTCTTGCAAGATGATATTAAGTAGTCCCATCGTTGATGGTCTTACAACACCCCTACCGATGGATTTCGGCGAGCGGCCTTCTAAGCTGCTGACGGAGGGTTCGATTCCTTCTAGGGGTACCAATCCACACAAGGAAAATCATGGACGTTTCTCTGAGCAAAAGCGCAGTGAGTAATACTGTACTGCGTAACACCTATCTGCTGTTGGCCGCAACGATGGTGCCAACTGTTATCGGCGCCTACCTCGGCGTAAAATTCGGTCTGCCTGCAATCTCTGGTTGGGGTTGGCTGCTGGTTCTGCTCGTCATGTTCGGCTTCATCTTCGCAATCCAAGCATTGCGAAACTCGGCCGCAGGTATTCCTGTGTTGCTGCTCTTCACTGGATTGATGGGCGCAACACTAAGTCCGCTATTAGTTCGAACGTTACAGTTTACCAATGGTGCCGAGCTGATTATGTTGGCGTTCGGCGGAACGGCTGCGATCTTCGTCTCTCTTGCCGCGTATGCCACGGTGACGAAACGAGATTTCTCGGGCATGGGCAAGTACCTATTCATCGCACTGATCGTGTTGATTATCGCAGGTATTGCGAACATCTTCCTGAAGTTGCCGGCACTCGTGATTCTGTTCTCGATCGTGGCCATCGTGATCTTCTCGCTGTACATCGTTTACGACGTGCAGCAGATCGTGAATGGTGGAGAAACGTCGTACATCAGTGCAACACTGAGCTTGTATCTGGACATCATCAACATCTTCCAGAACCTGCTGCAGCTGTTGGGTATCTTCGGTGGCGATGACGACTAAGCCATAAATAGCCGATCAACGTTGATCGGCTACAAATGAAACTACACGAACTCAAAACACCTCAGCCTTCCCTACTTGAAGAACTCGATCAAGTCTGGGAAGGTCGAGAAAACCTCGACGAGGGAATCTTTGACACGCTGAAAAGCGGATTCAATCAGATCGGTACTGCATTCACCAATCTCAAGACAGCCGCCAACAATAAAGGCGAACTGAATGACAAAGTCATTCGGCAAATGTACTTGCAGGAATTGGAAAAGTTCCGCGGTGTCTATGATCGCATGCCTGAGAAAATCAAAGACCAAGCAGACAAGTGGTTGGTAAAAGCCGGCATCAAGCTACAAGGTATCGACGTTTCTCGAAAGAATTTCAATCGCATCATCGTGCTCAAGGTGTTGCGTCTCGTTTTGTTCACTGTTGCACAGATGCGTGACAACGGCATTCAATTCCTTCTGTCAACCGTTGTCAGTGGTGGTATGCTGAACATCATCAGCTTACTGATGAACGCCAACGACGCAAAGTCTGTTGGTGCAGAACTTATCAATTCCAGCAAACAGTTGAAGTTGCTTTTCGACAAGGCAAAAGAAACTAGCGGCAATCCTCCACAAGATCAATAACCGTGGTATAATTCTTCCATCGAATCTACCAAGGAACACGCACATGATTACCTACAAAGAACGCCAAGTTCCGAAAATCGGTTTGGTCGTCGACGTGTTCCTGCATGACGGCAAACGCAATCGCAAGACCGGCACCATCTATCGCGTCCGCGATGGATGGCAATATCAAATCAGCAAGAAGCATCTCGGCGAAGTCCTGCCGTCACTTGCTGACGTCAAGAAGTCACTGGAAGCAGAATGAAAATCGATAAAGAAACAACGGCGAGTTTCGACGTTGACGTGCAGAACGGTTTCACCGAGCTGTGTCCACGCGAACTGCCCGTCAAAGGCGGACACCGTGTTGTCGGCCCGCTGAACGAACAAGCGAAGCTGTGCGGCATTCGTGTTGGCAGTAAAGACGCTCACTCCGATCAAGCTGACTTCGTGGGCGAAATCTGGCCGCGGCACTGCGAAGTCGGCACATTCGGTTTCGAACTAGTCGATGGTTTGCCGAAGCCAGACGACTACGACTACTTCGTCTGGAAAGGTGTCGAGAAACATTTGCACCCGTACGGTGCATGTTACCACAACGAAGACTGGGAAACCCGTAAGCGGTCAACTGGCGTCATCGAATTCCTGAAGTCGAAAGGCATCAAGACCGTTATCGTTGGCGGTCTCGCAACCGACTATTGCGTCGCAACCACTGCATTGCAATTGCGCGATGCTGGTTTCGAAGTCATCGTCAATCTCGCTGCATGCCGTGGCATCGCGCAAGACTCGATCGACAAAGCAGCGATGAAGATGTGGGCAGCAGGCATCCGCATCGTCGATGATGTAACTCAAGAAGTTTGACGAGATTTTAGATAAATAGGTTATCGGCAGCTTTTTGCTGCTACCTTGAAAAGGAAATAACCATGTCTACAATTCTCATCATCCTGCTGATTCTTCTGCTGATTGGTGCTCTTCCAACATGGGGCTATTCCCGTAGCTGGGGTTATAGCCCTGTCGGCATCATCGTGCTGTTGATCATTCTGTATCTGATCTTCGGTCGAGGCATGCTCTAAGTCAACGCGAAAAAGTTTGTTCAAAGATAATTCTCGTGGTACAATGGTTCATTGTATCGCGAGGTTATCATGTGGAAGCTTTTTCTAGTCTTGGCATTCAGCGTCAGTGGCTGCGGAACTACTCCAGACGGCCGTGAAACATTCCTCGGAATTTCCAAATACGATAAAAATTCGTGCATCCACGATGCATGGGTTCTAAAGAAAAAGCGTGTTGTCTACCAACGTTGCTTCTGAACTCCGAGGCGAATATCACTCGTAAAATCTGTTCCAGAGGTCGTGACTCTGTAAATAAGGCACGACGCAAACTAGCAACATGAGTTAGAACGTTGCTCGGTGTATGGCATCGTCAATAATACAAGAAGGAGTTCTTGTGTTGTCCCTCCATATTTCTATAAATAAAAGCGCAAACACCCCTTTTGCCCATGTAGAAACTAACCCTCAATTCTTGAAGGAGAATTATATGATGAAAGCAAAACTCGCAGCTCTTGCTGCAGTAGCAGCGCTCGCAACTGGTTGCGCGACGAACCATCAGACTGGCCAGCTCGCTGGTGCAGTGATCGGTGCAGCAGTTCTGGGTCCAGTCGGTAGTGGAGCGGCAGCTCACATTGCTGGCGGCCTGGTAGGTGCAGGCGTTGGTGCTGCAGTCGGCGGCCACATGGCTGATTCGGCAGAAGCACGTCACTCGAGCAAGACAGTTGTAGTTGAGTCCTCGTCGACCACCTACGCTGCTCCAGCTCCAGCGGCATCCTCGACCTCGTCGTCGATGAACACTTCGTCCGACACGACCGTTGTAACGAAAAAGAAGGTGCGTGAATGATGCGCGCACTGGTAGTAGGCCTGATGGCCGCAGCAACTCTGGCCGCTTGCTCGAAGAAGGAAGAAGTTCCTCCGCAGACAACGACCGTTGTACCAGTTGCTCCAGTAGTGGTTCCAGCTCCAGCACCGACTCCAGCTCCAGCAGCTGGTGACACGACTGTTGTTACTCCACCAGCATCGACCGGCGTAACTCCACCAGCAGATACCGGCACGTCCGCATCGACTGGTTCGACGACCACGGTCACACCACCAGCTTCTACCGAAGCGAAGTAATCGAGCGATAGCTTGAATACCAATGGCTCCTACGGGAGCCATTCTTGTATGTACGGCACCATTTAGCACTATGCATATTCATATATTCGGTGTATAATCACTGCAATTAGAAGCTAATTCGGCTTCTTACTACGAAGAAATTACTACAATGAAAACCCTTATCGTATTCTCGCACCTCCGTTGGAACTTCGTCTTTCAGCGTCCGCAGCATCTTCTGACGCGTCTGGCACAACACTATAACATCGTCTTCGTCGAAGAACCACTGAATACTGGTTCGGTTTTCATCGAAGCAAACAAGACCGAAAAGCACGACAACATCACCGTCGTCGTGCCGCATACCGTCGAAGACGGTTGGGGCTTCAACGATCAGCAGATGAAAGTGATCGGCCCACTCGTACGCGAGTGGCTGCTCGAGAACGACGTGCTGACCGACGACGGCTTCGGCATCTGGTTCTACACTCCGCAAGCGTTCCCGCTGAAGGAATACTTCGAACCCGACTTCGTCATCTTCGACGTCATGGACGAGCTGTCGATGTTCGCGCATGCTCCGAAGGAACTGAAAGATCGCGAACGTGAACTGCTGCAAACCGCAGACCTCGTCATCGCCGGCGGACCATCGCTCGCACGTGCGAAACAAGCGATTCGTCCGGACACGCTGTCGCTGCCATCGTGCGTCGACGCGAACCACTACTCGCCAGAACGTGCCGCACAGCTGGAAGCCGAGACCCATGTCGAAGATCAACTCGAACACGACATTCCGCATCCGCGCATCGGCTTCTTCGGCGTGATCGACGAACGTCTCGACATCGACCTGGTTGCCGCGATCGCAGACGCAAATCCGCGCTGGCATGTCGTCATGGTCGGCCCAGTCGTCAAGATCGATCCGGCAAGCCTGCCACAGCGCGACAACATCCACTATCTCGGCTCGCAGCCGTACACCCTGCTGCCGCAGATCGTTCAAGGCTGGGACGTCTGCACGATGCCGTTCGCACTGAACGACGCGACGAAGTTCATCTCGCCGACCAAGACGCTCGAATACATGGCGGCAGAAAAGCCGATCGTCTCGACCGCGATCCACGATGTCGTCGAGCTGTACGGTTCGGTTGTGCAGATCGGCAACAACTACGACGAGTTCATCCGTCACATCGAGAACTTCCTGATCGAAGAGCCGACGCAAGCTGCGCAGCGTGTCGTGCTCGGCAAAGAGCTGGTGGCTCACTACTCGTGGGACGAAACGGCCGAGCGCGTGCATCAAGCAATCGAAGATGCAATCGCCAAGAAGTTCGGCCACGAAGACTGATAACGTGGTACAATGGTCTCTCACAAGGAGACCATTATGATGTGGAAAGACCATCCGCCATTCCATGGTGTCTTCGTCAACGGTGTTGGCGAAGCGCAAACCGTGGATCATCTTGAGGAACGCGAAACGTTCCTTGAAGCACTTGCTGATCTGGACGCGGCCAAGAAATTAGGTCGCGCAGGATTGGACTTCATTCGTAACGGCAACGGTGCAAGCGCCTTGCCAAGCCGCGTGCGTCCACCTCCAGAGCCGCGCCGCAAGTAAGCGTCCAAAAATTCATGGTATCCAATAAATAATGGATACCATGAAGAGGACACCATGAAGCAACCGCCTAGTAAGAAACCTGCTGGGAAGCCTCCAGCAAAGGCTCCGGCTAGGACTCCAGCCAAACAACAGCCAGTCGTCTCTGAAGACGATGTTCCGTCGCATCCACCTGAAGTGGAAGAAGCACCTGTTGTTGATCCGGCACCCTCTGATCCTGCACCAGCACCTACACCTCCGCCTGCACCTCCAAAGCCAGGCATTTCTCTAGGTGAAGACCCAGTTAAAACGTTGAGCTTTATCGAAAGCATCATCGGCACTCTCACATTCCGAACAGTTGCGCTGGTTGCATTGTTGACTGCAATCGGCCTCGTTCTGTTTGCGCTGTACGAAAATCGCGATGACATCGTTGCAAAGTTTACATCACACGACTCTGCACAAACTGCAAGCGTAGCTGCAGTCCCAACAAACTGGGTTTTGTCTGAGGGCAGCAAGCAATCACTCATCAACCTTGCAAAGGCGACAAATGTCCAGATGGTCATCTTGTCGGATGTTGATCTAAAGAAGAATCGTAGGGTTGCTCGATACTACTTTATCGACAACCCGAACATCAAACTCCCACCACTAGCTGTGCAAGCACTTGCGCTACCACTTCCCGTTTTTGATTACGACGCGAAGAACACTGAACAGATGATCGCTGTTCTCAGTAACGATTTCCGGTGCGACAAATACGAAGACACGATTTACAATCGTTTCGCGCCAGAGCTTGCAACGGAATTTCCAACCATTTGCCGGTTGGCCGTACCACCGTTCGTCGGAACATTTGTTGGCTTCATTACCGTTGGCATCGCCGCCAACGTTTCCGCAACAGAACTGGAAACCATTCGACTCGAAGTGTCACGCATCGCAGTTGAAATTTATATGAATGACGTCGCTAAGAAGATCACACCACCTGCAACAAAATAAGGGCGGGCGGCCATAAATATAAGCTGGTGCAGTCTGCTAACGGAAAAACGTATATGTCGCTTCAAGATTCTGTAATTTCACTAACTGCTAAAGTACTGAGTGTCATATCACTGAAGAAGGTAGCAGTGTGGACTTTTGCTGCGATGGTGGTTTTGACGGGCTTCACGGTTTTTCAAAACCGTACGGCAATCTATGCAGCGATCACATCAGCGCCTGTCGTTGAGACACCATCGACGATCGTCCCGTACACAGTCAGTCAAACTTCTCAGGACCGACTCAAGCAGTTGATTGATGGTGATGACTTGATCAGCACCATTATTGTTTTGAACGCTGATCTTCGCAACAACCGTCGAATTCCGATTTATTGGTACTCTGACGATCCTTTCGTTCAGAAAACTTTGGATGCTCAGTTTGTAAGCAAGTTTGGAATTCCATTGTTCACAGCTGAAGAGAAGAACAACAGCAACATGGTTGGCGTCATCAACGGCGAATTCGCGTGCAATAAGTATTCCGAAGGAAACGCGTCTCTGTTTCCAGGTATGGAATCGCGAATGCCAACAGTTTGTCGTGCAAGTCTGCCACCATACTACGGACAGTTTTCTGGATTTCTGACTATCTCGTTGAACCGCGTACCAACGCCAGACGAAGTCATAGCACTCAAATCTACAATATTGGCAGTCGCAACTGAAATCTACTTCCGGGACGTTGTTCCGGCCAATAAAAAGCTGACAGGCCAGTAACCATTCTTCGATAAATAGATGGTCACCACTGTTAGTGGAACCTAAAGGAGAAAGTTATGTTTGAATCAATCAAGGCATGGTTTGCTAATTTCGGCAGCAAACTTGATGCAGCAAAAGAAAAACTCGCAGACGAAAAAGCTGGCCGCACTCAAGAGGTGCAACCAACTGCCGTCGTCACACCTGTTGCACCTGCCGCGCCTGTAGTAGAACCAGTCGTCGAAACGCCAGTCGTTCGCGAAGTCCAAGTGGCTGAAGTGAAAGCAGATAAGGTCGTTGCTGATGACGTGATTGTCCACCAGCCTGCGAAGATGCCAGCACCAGCAAAGAAGCCTGCTGCGAAGAAACCAGCCGCAAAGCAGTCGACTACGCCAGCGCGCAAGGCACCTGCAAAATCCACGCAGCAGCGTAAACCAAAAACCCCTAAGAAGTAATTGTGAAGCGACGTCAGATAATTTTCCACTGACGTCTCTTTTGTGGTAGGATGTACTATATCACAGCAACAAAGCATTTATGAAACTTGCATCGATTTCACTGATCACCGGCTTCTCAGCTGGATTTGAATTTGTCTCCGCTATGCCGGAAGAAGACATTCCTAATTCCCTGATCGTTGATCTTGCGGTGTTCCGTTTCATTTTTACAGTTGGACAAAATTAGAACGACCTCATATCTGTTTTCGCGGAGGGGTTTTGTTCGTCGGACAAAACCCCTTTTTCGTTTACGGAGCGGTTGTAGAAGGGTCACACTATGCACAATTCAGATGAAACAGGTTATGAAAAACGGGCGCGCGCAGGAATAATTCCGTACATGCGCGATGGATCAACATTACGTTACCTTGTTATGGTAAGCTCTGATCCGAAGTTCGGCGGCCCAAGGCCAATGATTTCGAAGGGTAAGATCGAACCAATGGAAGGTACACTCGATGCAGCGCTTCGAGAAGGCGAGGAAGAACTCGGCCTAAAACGCCGCAACATTCGTAAGGGCACGATCAGGGACCTCGCGGATGAACGAGTTGTATTGCACTCCGGTGCGTATGACCTGACGCTGTTCTCTTGCGAAATCATCGACAAATATGATTTCGGTAAATGGTGCGATGAAACAGAGTATATTCTCTGGATGACGCTCCAGGAGTTCAGGGTCGACGGAAGGAAGGATCACGTAAAGTATATCGAGCTGTTGGAGGAACAAATACTTAACGAGGCGGTGTCGTAAATATGAGAGGTTAACATTTAAGGAAAGAGAATCATGAGTAGCAGAATATTATCACTAGACTCGCAGGGTCAACCGAACAAGTGGATTTCGTACGAAGACGCTATCACCTACCACGCAAAGAACCTGGTCGCGTACCAGCTTGGCGAAGGTGAAGGCGACGTCGTCTTCCGTGGCGGAGAAAACCGTGCGACTGGACGTATCTCGACAATTCAAACAGCACCGATCATTGCGGTGAAGGGTTACGCTTCAGCGAAACGTCTGCACAAGGCACCATCGCTGACGAACCGCGAACTGTTCCGTCGTGACCGTCACATGTGTGCATACTGCGGAAAATCGTTCTCGGACTTGAAGTTGACCCGCGACCACGTCATCCCGACGTCCAAAGGTGGTAAGGACATCTGGACAAACGTTGTTACCGCGTGCGAACGCTGCAACCACAAGAAGGACTGCCAATTGCTGGAAGAATGCGGAATGAAGTTGCTGTACGTTCCGTACACTCCGAACCGCGCTGAAGCATTGATCCTAGAAAACAGGAACGTGTTAGCTTGCCAGATGGAATACCTGAAGGCGTTCTTGCCTGAACACTCCCGTGTATGGGAAGACTTACGTGCAGCTGCGTAGATAGAAAACAGCTGAGAAGTTATAAGCCACCGCTTGCGGTGGCTTTTTCATAAATACATGCACGAATTAACCCTCATCGGAGAAACAAATGAAAGTACATGAACTACTTGGCGAAGCAAAAGGTTATCACGCACCGGCCGCGCAACCACTTGCTCGCAAGTCTGCAGCCGGCGAAAAGACCGGCAAGCTGGTCGGCAGTGTTGACGACTGGATCGCTGAGATGAATAAGCGAATGAAGAACCCAATCACCAGCGATGTTGTCAAAGCAGCACGCGCCGACATCAAAGCAACTGGCGAATACAAAGCGCTGACTGACCTCGGCTTCAAGGACATTTCTTCCGCTGCTGCAATTCGCAACGGCACATTTGTCTTCTCGAACGGAAAACAGAAGTTCAACTTCCTCGCAACTGGCAAGATCAATGACCGTTCTGGATACGGTGGTGGTCTGCGTGGTTCGACCTTGCCGCGTATCATCCCAGGCGATCCGCACAAGACCCTGGTCAAAACGATGGCTCGTTCCATGGCGCACTTCGTTTCACAGCACAAGAAGTAATTGAAGTTGTTTGTGCTAGTTCCATAAATAGTGAGTTCTTGAAAGTACTCATATCAAATTGGAGCTAGCACAATGAAGATTTATCAAAGCTCTGTCACAACTGATCCATTACTTCCGCAAGAGATTGCAACGAAGCATTATGTGGATCAGCAGATTGTGGCAAGCCAAGCAGCAACGGGAGGCGTGTTCATCACGGACATTACTCCAACATCAGGTGGTATTGTTGGCAACAAGCAATATGAGCCAAACACTGTTCCAGCCAATCGAGTTGTAACCGCAGCAACTTCCGACACGCAATCAGTTCGCGTCACCATCATGGCAGAAGGCGGTTCCGCTTTCTACTCCCCGACCGTTACCGTCACGACCGTACCTCCACAAGCTGGTGGTGATCGCGTCGTCACGCTTACCGAAGACCAATACGACAAACGTCTTTTCAGCGGAACCGTTGATCTGACTGGCATTGCTGTCAACACTGTTGTCACCGCTAAATCAAGCACTGGCGCAGTTGCACAAGCATTGATCTATGTCGCTGAAGTTGGACCTGCTGTCACTACTGCAACTATCGGTGCTTTGCCTGGAACACAGACAGAAGCGAAGAACAACGATCTGGTTACCATTTCTGGTACAGTTGCCAATGCTGCAACATACGTTGAAGTCGTGGCTGGCGGTGCATCGAAGAGTGTTACGTCGCTCGCACTCGGTGGACCGGATTCGGCTGGCAACGGATTCAAAACTTTCACCGGCACGTTCACTGTCCACGCGACAAACTCCGGAGCGCAAAGTGTTACAGTTCGTGCTCGCAATGCACTCGGCACATTCGGCGCAAACACAGTATCGACAAACACGATCGTACTGAATCAGACGTTCCCAACAATTGGTGCGCGCACAATTACGTATCCAGCAACTCAGTCCGCGCTGAAAGGCACAGAATCGGCAACTGTATCGGCAACGATTACAAACGCAGACACTGCAGTCTACACGACTTCCGGTGACTTGGCTGTTACAGCTCCGAACACAATGGCAACTACGAAGACGGTCACACGTATCGGTGGCGGCTATGTAAATGGAGTTGCCAACTACACAATCACTGCAACCAAGGCATCGAACGCTGCATCAACCGTTGCAACCGCTTCTGTCGCGATCGCAGATACCGCTCCAACAGCAACGATCACAATCGTCGGTTCGCCAACTCGTTTGACTTCGACACCAGGCGGAACAGACTACACTGTTCGCATCACACCAAACCAGATTCTGAATGCACCACCAACACTGGTAGCATCGAGCGGAACATGGCAAGGAGCATGGACAAACGCAGCAGGTGTTTACAGCCGCGTGCTGCGTATCACTGACGCCGATGTTGATGGTCCACAAACATTCAACACGCTGGTTCTCCAGAACTTGGCAAACGTTACCGGCAATGTCATTACGTCCGGCTCGGCATACGTTGTTGGTGGTTTCGCGCGTCGCACCCTCACCTTCGCACCGTTCTCTCAAGTTGCAGCGATCGGAACTCCGATCAGCGACTTCACGAAAGTTACCGCGAAGTACGCAGGTTCGTCCACACTGACAAGTCGCACTGACACAAGTCAGTTCTTTGCTGGTTTCACGATCACAGATGCTGACGGCACATACAACCCGAACGGAGCATATCTGTTCCTGACTGACAAAGAGTTTGCAGGATCGAATACGACCGGCACCTTGCAAGTTGAAATTGAGGAGGTCGCATAATGAGCGCATTTGAAGATTTCGTCCAGGTAGAATTACCAAAACGTGGCTACCTGGATAAAGACCCAGCACAAGAAACGATCATCATCCGTCGCGGTGCAGGTCCACGTCAGTTCGATGCGATCACACTTGGCGAAGGTCAAGTGTTGGCGTTGTCCAACGGGCAGCTGACCGGTATCACACTGACTGGTAATCGCAAAGCGGTATTGGAAGTGACCGAAGCATCGACGACCTGGGTACTGAATCACAACCTGGGTTCTGAAGATGTCATCGTCCAGGCGTTCGACGAAAACAACAGCGTCATTTTCCCAGATGCAATCACGGTCAACGACGAGAACACCATCACGATCCAGTTCAACAGTTTCCAACGCGGCTTCGCCCGTGTTCTGTTCCTGGATGACTTCGCCATCAGCGGGGTTTCGACCGGTAGCGGTTCGAGTGCATCGGCCGCGTTGCCGTACATCCATGTACAAGACTTGCGTGCTGTTGGAGTTTCAGGTCAAAGCTTTACGTTGGCTTCAGCACCTACGGGACCAGTAGACGTAAGGCAAGAACTTCAGACCGTGGTTGGAAACACAATTGAGGGTGCTGCATTAACCAACAACGCAGTCACACTTCCTCAAGGAACTTATCGTGTTAGCGTCGCAAGCGGTGCATTGGTACCCGCTTCTACCGGTATGCGGGTATTTGACTCCACGAGTGGAAAAGCACTTGCCTACAGTGTTTCGGCTAAATCGAATGGGTCGCCAGCTACAGGTGCACCGACGTATCATGCACGCGGAGAATTTACGGTTCCAGCTGGAGGGGCAGTTGTTGGAATCGATTTCAAATATACCGTGGCTGGCTCGCCGACATATCCATATACGACGACACTTCACGCTCCGACTAACGGTGGCTATGTTGAACTGTACGCAGACATGCTCATCGAGAAGTTAGCATAACGCAGAAATAATAGCATTAGCTGACAAATAAGAAAAAGGACCTTCGGGTCCTTTTTTCATGGTACAATGAATTCTATTTGGGAGAAGAACATGACTGAGAAAATGGACAAGCGTCTGAAGAAGGCTCTTCGTCGCTGCAAGATTGCATGGTGGGTAATCATGTTCGCAGCTGGATGGTGGGCAGGTACGTATCTGGTTCCGCTCGCATGGTTGCTGCTGATTCCATTCGGGTTCATCAGCTACGCGATATGCCTGTTCGTCACCGTCAACATTCTGGCGTCCACGATTCCGCCGGAAGAGATTGCTGAAGCAGATCGCATCAACAAAGCGGAAGAATACGATCGCGCTCGGCTGGAAGCTGTTGCGAAAATTGCCGAACGTCAAGCTGCCGGCGAAGAAATTCCGACCGAAGAAATAATGGAGACTTTGAAAGCAGCTGGCATCGAAGTCGTGAAAGTCGTCGACACCGGACCCGTCATCGGTTCGTACCGTGACAAAGACATCTACCAGTTCATCATCGTGCAGCAGCCTAAGCACGACACGCCGGACGAGATGACGTACTACGGTCCCGCAAATATTGTCAACGGAATCGCACAAATCCCCGAAATTCCTGGTATGATCTTCGCTTGTGTCGAGAATATCTTGTACGCAAAGGAAACTGCGAAATGAGCGATCGTCGTTGAATGTCTGCACTGACTGATGACGAACGCGCAAAGCTGGTGTGGAAATGTATTTGGTGTGATAGTGTCTCGCGCACCGGTCCATGTTCTGCACCTGATGGCGATGGCCATCTGTTCGAACCAGTCAAACCGGTTGAACAAAAATAAAGTTCCAAAAGTTCAAAAACACGTTGTATAATGCATATATAGATTGATGCTGCAGCAGAAACTGTAGCGAATCGAGTGGGCAATATCATAAAGCCCACAATGAACTAAGCGACCGAAAGGTTTACGGTTATCTCCATTATTGTCTTCGGACGCCCAATTGAAATCCGTTCCTGTATCTTTGTCGCTCTTTTCACTAGGTCATAACTTCAACAAACTGAGAAACCGCCGCGTATCGATTATCCTTTAATCGTAAACTGAAAACTAAAAGCTCTCTGTTCTTTTAACGCGAGTTAGAAAGACAAGCCAGAAGTAACAGACGTCGCCGTATGCGGTATACGGCAATTTGCAAGTGCCTGAAACTTGATATTGCAGAGATAGAAACTCTGATAGTTACTGCATGCTATTCATGCGGAGTAGGCGTTCACTGCTGCTGACCGTAATTGGAGGCAGATCAAACTTTGACACGCTGAAATTCTCGATTGCAATTTTGTTTCTCAGTGAGTTGTTGCTCTTTGCTGCGCGTGCAGCCGTATAAATTATCGTGAAGGAAATACACATGTCGTCATCCATCTACACCGACCTCGCAAACGCATCTTCGACCAACATGGCGAAGACTTCCACTCCACCACTGCAAGCTCCGGTCCCAGGCCGTGAAGCAGAGATGAAGCGGAACAACAGCGGTGCCTTCACGTTCACGCTCGATCATTTCGGCGTGTTTGACCGATTCCTCATGATCGGTTCGGAATCCGCTGGCTACTACGTCGGCGCGAAAGAAACCACGAAGATGTCCTTCGATGTGATCAAGCGTTGCATCAAAGAAGACGGTCTGCGCGTGGTCAACCGCATCGTCGAATACTCGCTCGCCGGCCGCGCTCCGAAGAACGATCCAGCAGTCGTGGCGCTCGCGCTGGCTGCTGTCTTCGGCAATGCCGAAACCGTCGCTGCTGCGTACGAAGCCCTGCCAAAGGTCTGCCGTACCGGTACCCACCTGTTCCTGTTCGTGTCGATGTTGGACGCGCTGGGCAAGTGGAACGCTGCAGCAAAGCGTGGTGTTGCCGCATGGTACACCGGCAAGACGATCGACAAGCTGGCAGTGCAGATGCTGAAGTACCAACAGCGTAACGGCTGGGCACACCGCGACGTTCTGCGTCTCGCGCACGTGAAGCCATCGTCCGACCAGCAGTCCAACCTGTTCCGCTACTCCGTAAAAGGTGAGCTGCCAGAAGGCGCAGAAGTACCGCAAGTCCTCGTTGACTTCGAGTACCTGAAGCGCGCAACCGACAAGAAAGACGTTCTGCGTCTGATCGAAGGTTCCGACCTGCTGACCTGGGAAATGGTGCCGACCCAGTTCCTGAAAGACAAAGACGTGTTGCTGGCTCTGGTCCGCAACATGGGTATGACAGCCCTGATCCGTAAACTGGGTTCGCTGTCCGCACACGGTGTATTCGGCCCGCTGTCCGAAGGCTCGAAGCTGGCTGTCGCAAAGCTGACCGACGTCGAAGCAATTCGTCGTGGTCGCGTGCACCCAATCACGATCCTGCAGGCAATGAAGCAGTACAAGGCCGGCCATGGTGAGCGTGGTTCGTTGGTCTGGACTCCGGATCAGCGCATCATTACCGCACTGGATGACGCGTTCTACGCTGCATTCGCCGCAGCCGAAAAGACTGACGACAACTACCTCGTAGGTGTCGACATCTCCGGCTCGATGTGGGGTTCGAACGTGAACGGCTCGCCAAACCTGAACGCAGCGGAAGTTGCGGCATGTATGGCAATGGGCGTGATTCGCAATCAGCCGAACAGCCACGTGGTTGGTTTCAAGCAAGACCTCGTGGAACTGAAAATCTCGCCAAGCATGCGTCTCGACGCAGTGCTGAACGTGATGGAAAAAGCGAACTGGAACGGCGGCAGCACCGACTGCGCGAAGACCTACGAGTACGCTGCGGCGCACAAGTACAAAGTCGACAAGTTCGTCATCATCACCGACAACGAAACCAACTCGGGTCGTCAGTCGCCTGTTCAGGCTCTCGCAAAGTACCGCGCGAACGTGAACAAGAATGCGAAGTCGGTTGTGATCGGTACGTCGGTCACGCAGTTCACGATCGCTGATCCGAAAGACGGCGGTATGCTGGACATCGCCGGTTTCGACTCGGCCGCACCGCAGATCATCGCGAACTTCTAATCCCTTCGGGGTAGAATATAAAGGAGACTTCGGTCTCCTTTTTTCATGGAGAAACAACAATGATCGACGATCCAATTGTCATTCGCAAGTCGCGCGGCTTGCTGGTTGTCAGCTCGTCAAAGCCTACTGACCCAATACAACTCGTTCGCGAGATTGCACACGATCAACTCGAAGTGCATCTCAAGAACGGAACGAAGTACATCGAGGAAATCGGCGAAGACGATGACATCCAAGAAATCATTCTCGAAATGATGGGTTACGGAGTCATCGATGTGACGTTCGGTTTTCATGCTTGGCCAGAAGGCCAAGAAGGAACGTTGGAGTTTTACAACAACGAAGACGATGCTAGGCATCTCGAATATATTGGCAAGCACATTGTTGACAAACTTTACAATGCCACGCCATACATGAATTCCAAGTTCTTGTCATTGGAAATCTGCGATGTATTCGAAACGCCAAACATCAAATACTACGATGGGACATACAGCCAATACGACGTCGAAGTGAATATCCAATTCCGCGGCCGCGTCGATCAGGTCAAACTGGTAGAAGAAGAATTCGAATCGCAGGGTCGAGACTTTGCATCGTACTTCTGCAAGCATCGTGGAAAATACGATCGCATGCTTCACAATGAGCGGTGGTTTAATGTACACGTAATTGAATGAAGTTGTTTACACGAAGTTACAAAACGTGATATAATCGACTCATTGAAGAACTGATGGTCGCTTCGAGAATTCGATCCCTGGCCATTTATGTAGGAGAAACACATGGACGATAAAATCTCAAAAGCACTGAAGGGTCTGCCGGCCTTTGCACAACGTCAAGACGGCACGATGGACCAGCTGCGCGACCTCGAACGGATCGCTGTGAAGTTTGGCATGTACGACGCGGCTGACCTGCTGCGCGGCATGGTCAATCGTCATGACGAACAAGTTGCAAAAATCAACGAAAAGAAATCATGACAAAAGTGCGCAGGTCGCTCAACCGTTATCTGAGCACATATCACCAAGACCAAACAATGCTTTGGATTTGGAGGATCATCATGGGTATGACGCTTTTCAACATGGTCATGGCCTTGCTGAATCGTCAATGGCATACTGCCCTCACCGAATTCGTGATTGCCGCATTCATTCTGCGCATCACTACGCTGGAGCAATACATCAGCGACTGTAACGACGCTCGCAACAGCGAGCGTCGCAACCCACCAACGGAAACTGACTATGACGGACCGCACTGACAAGACACAAATCGGCGATCGCATGAAGGCGTACGAAGCGCCTTCAACTTCACGCAGGGCTTTCAAAGGCCAACCTCTCATCGTGCGTTTGGATGGCAATAACTTCCACACGTTCACGAAAGGTCTGAAACGCCCATACGACGTGGACCTGTCGGAGCTGATGATCCTTACGATGTCGGCGTTGGTCGAGCGTTTCCATTGCGACATCGGCTACACGCAGTCGGACGAAATCACGCTGATCTTCACCAGCGAACCAGACAGCAAGTCGGAACTCGTTTTCGACGGCCGCTTCCAGAAGATCGAGACGCTGACGGCATCGTATGCCACGGCCGTGTTCAACAAGAACCTCGCCGGCTACCTGCCACAGAAGGCTCATCTGTTGCCGTGCTTCGATGCACGTGCATACGTCGTGCCGAACTTGCAAGAAGCATATCACGTTCTGTTGTGGCGTCAACAAGACGCGACGAAGAACGCGGTGTCGATGGGCGCGCAAGCTCTGTATTCGCAGAAGCAGCTGAACGGAAAGAACGGTCTGCAGCTTCGTCAAATGATGCTGGACAAAGGCGTCAACTTCGAGGCGTACCCGTACTTCTTCAAGCGCGGAACGTTTGCACGTCGTCTGCTGGTCGACCGTGAGCTGTCCGAAGCTGAGTTGGCGAAGATTCCCGAGAAGCATCGTCCGAAAGGTCCGGTGCAACGTTCGGAAATCGTGTCGCACGACATCAACCTCGCGACACTGAAGGACCCGGTAAGTTTCCTCTTCAAGGAGAAGAAGTATAACCAGAAGTTTGATGGTGTACGAACCTTCTCGTACCGCGGGTACGAAGTGGAAATCCATCACAACCCGGATTCCGAAGCGCCGTTCGAGTATGCCATTCCGTCGCTGGCCAAACTCGATCCGACTTCGTGGCGGACTCGTGAAGACGCAAGGCAAGCAGCGCGAGATTATCTCGACGTTATCATCGACGACTTCATCATCACGTGAAGTTGACTAGACAACTTTTTACATCATCAATGTAAAATAAATTGTAGAACACTCCACAAAGGTGTACAATGGAACTCATGGAAACCAAACTTAACAAGTTCGAAAAGCTTGTGATTGCGACCCGCTACTGGTTGCTCGGCATGGCTGAACAAGACCCAGAATACTTCAAGGTGCTAGCTGCCTTCGAGTACGGGCTCGAGCATCACAACGGGAAACGCAATGGCGGTGACCCTGAGTTCATTCACCAGCTCGGCATCTTCATGCGACTGCGGACCATGCATCGACACATCCGCAATCCAGTGATCGTGTACATCCTCACGTTCCTGCATGACGCGGTCGAAGACCCGAACAAAGAAACCGGCAAAATGGTTTCTCTCGAAGAAGTCGAGCAGAAGTGGGGTGCGAAGATCGCCATGAAGCTGAAGAAGCTGTCGAAAGAAATACTGGGACAGAAAAATCCCGAGTACAGCCTCGATGCCATCTTCGAAGACGAAGACACTGCACCGGTGAAAACGAAAGACCGTTGCGACAACGTCTCGACGATGTTCGGCGTATTCAAGCCAGCGCGCCTCGAGCGCTACGTCAAAGAAACGGAAGAAGAATTCATGCCGCGCATCAAAGAAGCTCGCCGCCGCTTTCCGGACCAAGAAGCGATCTTCGAAAATGCGAAGCTCGAAATCAACAATCAGTTGACGCTCATCAGGCACATGATGAACAAGGACGATGATGAATCTGAACAACCAGCGAGCGCTTGAAGAATGCGAGCGTAATATCCGTCGGCTCTGTGCAAACCTTTACGACTGCGAAGATTGTCAAGACTGCACAGAAGCAGAAGTGAAGAAGTTCAACGACGAACTTCATCAATGGCTGGACCGACGCGACCAACTTCGAAAACAATGAGCGCAAAGAATACAGTCAATATGATTCTGGCCGTCGATCGTGGGAACGCGATCGGCTGGTCGGATGGACGTCTGCCGTGGAAATTACCCGGCGACATGCAGCGGTTCAAAGAGTTGACGACCGGACACGACGTCATCATGGGCCGCAAAACGTTTGAATCGTTCAAACGTCCACAAGGCTTACCCAATCGTTTCAATATCGTTGTGACCAGCGATCTGAACGGTTATCACGAAGACATCTGCCCAGTGAACAACTTCGAGAACATGGTTCTCAGTTTCATGGACAGTTGCGACGGCGAACTCTGGATCATCGGCGGTGCAAGCATTTACGATCAAGCAATTGACCTGCAACTTGTCGATCGTATCTACTTGACACTTGTCGATACGAACTCGGGCGCAGATGTTACTCTACAGCACGACCTCGTCAACTGGAAAATATTTGTTCTAAATCAGTTGAAAATAGGGATAGAATGGAGTCTTGAATACATCAGTGCTCCGCAAACGGACTCTGGAATTTCCTACACCTTTTTAACTTTGAAGAGAACTTTTACATGACCAAACTTTTTCGCTCCCGCGGTTTCGACTCACTGATCGGCAAAGGCACCGTTATCCACGGTGAGCTGCTGATCGCTGCAAACTCCACGACCCTGATCGAGGGAAGTGCGTACCTGTCTTCCGTGCAAGGCGAACAAGTAGACGGTAAAGTTTCTGCAAAGACAACCCTCCACGTCGGCGGCCAACTGCTGGAACCGATCGACAAGCAGCTCAACATCGAAGTTCAAAATGTCATCATCACCGGCAAAGTCGTCTGCAAAACGATCCGCGTTGAAGGCACCCTCGCAGTAAAAGCCGGCGCAACGCTCTTGGCTGAAAAAATTCTGTATCGCGAACTAATCATCGAAACCGGAGCCGTAGTTCATGGTAGAATGAACCATCTTGACCACGTATCGGAAGGTGAAGTAGTTTAACAATCCCGGAACCTGCTAAATACTTAACGCGTTCCAAAAGTCAACACCCAAACTATAGGTGATAACATGAGCAATCTTTCCGCACTCTCTTCGTCTTACGCAGCGAAGTTCGCCAAACCAGAAGTCATGACGCTGGATCAGTATCTCGATCTGTGCAAGAAAGACAAGATGGCCTACGCGACCGCAGCGGAACGCATGGTTGCTGCAATCGGCCAACCAAAGGTCGTCGATACGAGCGAAGACTCCCGTCTGTCGCGTATCCACAGCAACAAGAAAATCCGCGTGTACGAAGCCTTCAAGGACTTCTACGGCGCCGAAGACGCAATCGAGCGTCTGGCCGCTTACTTCCGCCACGCTTCGGCCGGCCTGGAAGAAAGCAAACAAATCCTGTACCTGAAAGGCCCGGTCGGTGGCGGTAAGTCGTCCATCGTCGAACGCCTGAAGGCACTGATGGAAAAGTTCCCGATCTACGTTCTGCATGATGCGAACGAGAAGAATCCGGAATTGGCAACCTCGCCGGTCTTCGAATCGCCGCTGGCTCTGTTCGACAAGAACGACGAGACCCACGCCGAAGTCATCGCCGACGCAGGCATCCCTGCCAACTACCTGAACCAGACCGTGCTGTCGGGTTGGGCACTGCAGAAGCTGCAGGAATTCGAAGGCGACATCACGCGCTTCAGCGTGGTCAAGCTGTATCCGAACAAAGATCGCCAGATCGGCGTCATGAAAGTCGAACCGGGCGACGAGAACAACCAAGACGTCTCGGTGCTGATCGGCAAGACTGACCTGCGCAAGCTGGAACAGTATCCGCAGAATCACCCGTACGCGTACTCGTACAGCGGCGGCCTGAACCGTACCAACCAAGGTATGATGGACTTCGCCGAAATGTTCAAGGCGAACATCAAGACCCTGAACCCGCTGCTGATGGCGACGCAAGAACACAACTACAACGGTACGGAAGCAATTCCGGCAATGCCGTACATGGGCGTGATCGTGGCGCACTCGAACGAAAGCGAATGGTTCGCGTTCCGCAACAACAAGACCAACGAAGCATTCCTGGACCGCGTGTTCATCGTTGATGTGCCGTACTGCCTGCGTGTCGACGAAGAAATCAAGATTTACGAGAAGATGCTGAAGGGCTCGAACCTGCGCGATGCACCAATCGCACCGGGCACCCTGAAGATGCTCTCGCAATTCATGATCCTGACCCGCCTGAAGGAACCGGAAAACAGCACGCTGTACGCGAAGCTGGCCGTGTACAACGGCGAGAACGTGAAGGACCGCATGCCGAATGCGAAGCCGTACGAAGAATACCGCGACAACGCTGGTATCGACGAAGGCATGACCGGTATGTCGACTCGCTTCGCCTTCAAGATTCTGTCGTCGGTCTTCGACCTGCGTCCGGAAGAATTCCAGGCCAACCCGATCGACCTGATGTACGTCATCGAGGAATCGGTGCGCAAGGAAGGTCTGCCGGAAGAACGCGAGCAGAAATACATGGACTTCATCAAGTCCTTCCTGCAACCGAAATACTTCGAGTTCCTGGAAAAAGAACTGCGCACGGCTTACCTCGAGTCGTACAGCTCCTTCGGCCAGAACATGTTCGAACGCTACGTGCTGTTCGCTGAAGCATGGATCAACGACGAGCAGTGCCGCGATCCGGAAACCCACACGCTGATGAACCGCGAAGCGCTCAACAGCAAGCTGGAAGAAATCGAGAAGGCCGCCGCGATCACCAACGCGAAGGACTTCCGTAACGAAATCGTGCACTACGTGCTGCGCTACAAAGCGAAGAACGAAGGCAACAGCCCGCGCTGGGACCAGTACGAAAAGATCAAGACCGTGATCGAGAAACGCATGTTCTCGGCTACGGAACAGATTCTGCCGGTCATCGCGTTCGGTCCGAAGCAAGACAAGGAAACCGAAGAGAAACATCAAGGTTTCGTGCAGCGCATGATCGACAAGGGCTACACCGAACATCAGGTGCAAATCCTGGTGAGCTGGTTCACCGCCAACCGTAAGAGCGCGTAATGGCCAGGGTCCACCGCATCACTATGATCGTGGTGGACCATGACGGTTTGAGTGAGGCTGATTTGGTTGATGAAATCAAATTCAGCCTTTCTCAGTCTGTTACGGTCGTAGATCATGAAAGTCGGGAAATTGAATGGTCTGATGATTCGCCATTCAATTTCCCTACAACAGCTTCTGTTGCAGCTGAACGGCTGTTCCGGAAAAAGGAGAAATGCAATGAGTGATGAAAGCCAAAAAGCACCAGTTACCACGAACTTCATTTTCGTGGACCGCCGCAAAACTGGTCGCGGCAAATCGTCAAACAATCGACAGAAACTGCTGAAGCGTATTCGCGATTCGATTCGCAACGCGAAGCCGGAAGACATCGATGCTGGTGGCGTCCACAAAGCTGGATCGAGCCATGGCGCCAACTCGCAAACCAATCCCGTCAAAGTCGCGCGTCAAGCTCTGAACGAACCCACATTCCACTACGATCACAATTCCGGTGAACACGAAATCGTGCTCATCGGTAACGACGTTTGGTTGAAGGGCGACGAGTTCCCAATGTCGACTGGCTCGGGCAGCGGTAAGGGCGGACGCGGCAATGGACCCGGCGAAAGCGGTGAAGATGATTTCATCATCAACATCAGCCGTTCGGAATTCTACGACGTCTTCTTCGAAGACTGCGAACTGCCGGATCTGAAAGAAACGCACGAGAAGGATTTGCCTGAGCACGTCATGAAGCGTGCCGGTTTCCAGAAGGTTGGTAACCCAGGCCAGCTCGCCGTTGTCAAGTCGTTCAAGCATTCGCTGGCACGTCGCCTCGCGCTGACGAAAGATTCGCGCGATGAACTGATGGAACTCGAAGACGAGCTGAAATACCTGATGGCCGACGACTTCGATGCAAGCGCGATGGGCAGCACTGATCTGTGGGCGAAGCGCGTGCAAACTGTTTCGACTCGTATCGCTGAACTGAAGAAAAAGATCGACGGCATCGGCCTGTACGAAGAAGTCGACCTGCGTTACCGCAAAACCGAGAAGGTTCAAGTCAAAGCATCCGACGCGGTGCTGTGCATGCTGATGGACATCTCGGGTTCGATGGACGAAGAAAAGAAACGTATGGCCCGCAAGTTCTTCACCCTGCAATACGCGTTCATCGTCAAGAAGTACCCGCAAACTGACCTGATCTTCATCGCGCACACCGACGAAGCCGAAGAGCTGACTGAAGAAGAATTCTTCACAACGCGCAAGTCTGGTGGTACAATTGTATCTCCAGCCTGGGCACTGCTGCACACGATCATCAAAGAACGTTATGACGCAAGTCAGACGAACATCTATGTGTCGTATGCTGGCGACGGCGACAACTGGGACACTGACAATCCTGCCATCGTCAAAGAAATCGTCGAGTCGGGTTTGCTGTCCAAGCTCCGTCACGCAGTTTACGTGCAAGTCGGTCAATCATTCGGCGCCGGATTCGGCAGCAGCCAAACGTTGTGGTCTGTGATGCAAAGCATCGCATCGAACAACAAGAAGCTGGCGATGATTAAGATCGCCGACGAGCATGCAGTGTTCGACGCATTCAAAACGATTTATCGCAAACGCGGGAGCAAAGTGAAATGAGCGAGCCATTGTACATCACCAGCCATACGGACTGGAACCAAAACCTCATCGAGAGGATTTGGAAAGAAATCGAAATCATCGCCGAGGAGGAGTTGCACCTGAAGCCGGGTGTCGACATCTATCCGAACTCGATCGAAATCATTTCGGCTGAGCAAATGCTCGACGCATACTCGTCCGTGGGTCTGCCGATCCACTACAATCACTGGTCGTTCGGTAAAGACTTCTTGAAGTCCCACCGAGCGTATCAGTCCGGCCGTCAGGGTCTGGCATACGAAATCGTGATCAACACGAATCCGTGTATCAGCTACCTGATGGAAGACAACAACATGGTCATGCAAACCATGGTGATGGCACACGCGGCAATCGGTCACAATGCAGTGTTCAAGAACAACGAATGCTTCAAGCAGTGGACCAACGCCGGCTCGATCATCGACTACATGATCTTCGCACGCGACTACATTCGCCAGTGCGAAGAACGTTACGGCGAGGAAGAAGTCGAGATGGTTCTCGATGCTGCGCACGCGCTGGCACCACACGGTGTCGACAAGTTCAAGCGCAAGCACCAACCGCGCATGGGCGAAGAAGCACGCCTCATCAAGTTGCTGGCCGACGAAGACCAGAAGCAAAAAGAGCTGGACATCATCCTCAAGAAGACGTCGTTCCGCGAGGTCGACCTGAGCGAGCATGATGCCGAGGACTCGGTCGAGGAAGAAGAAAACCTGCTGTACTTCATCATGAAGTATTCGCCGAACTTGCCGCAGTGGAAACGCGAAATCATCCGCATCGTCTACAAGGTCAACCAGTACTTCTACCCGCAGGGCCAGACGAAGAACCTGAACGAAGGCTTCGCATCGTTCTGCCACTACTACATCATGACCCGCCTGGAAGAAAAGGGTTTCATCTCGCCGGACGCTTTCCTGTTCTTCCTGGAAAGCCACAGTGCGGTGATCTACCAGCCGGTGTATCGTGATCGCTGGTACAGCGGACCGAATCCGTACGCACTCGGATTCGCGATCCTGATGGACGTCAAGCGCATGTGCGAGAATCCGACCGACGAAGATCGTGAATGGTTCCCGCATCTGATGGGCCGCAAGTGGCAAGATGCTGTAAAAGAAGCCGCGTTCGAATACCGCGACGACAGCTTCATCGCGCAGTGGCTTTCGCCGAAGGTCATCCGTGATCTGCGGTTGTTCACCATCTCGTACGATCAAGGTCAACCTGACGAAGGCGACGATGACGACGGCCACATCACTGCGATCGTGAGCGAAATCCACGATGAAGTCGGCTATCGCAACATTCGCAATGCGCTGGCTCGCAGCATGGAACGTATCAACTATGTGCCGCAGATCGTCGTGAAATCCGCCGACCTCGAAGGCGATCGTACGTTGAAACTCGAGTACATTCCATACAAGGGCCGTACGCTGGACCTGGCCGATGCTGATCTGGTCACCGATCATATCGACTACCTGTGGGGTTACGCGGTAGAAATCGACTGCTAAAAAGGAGAACTGATGTTCAGGAATTCAAAGCCCTCGGACATCAGCCTCAAGAATTTTGGGGCTGGTTCCACTATTGAGGGTTCGCCGGGAGAAAAATGGCTCGTCGTAAATGACGGAGACAACCGTGTCCGCTTGGTCGACATGGAATACTACGGTGCGCTCGATGGCTCAGTTGAAGTTGAAGACCCGAACTTCCTCACGGAAGAACAGGCTCGCCAACTCGTGCGTCTCATCGACGACTGCTACACATTCAGCGATTACACACTGAATCCGGCAGGTATCAAGCAAACGCAGAAATAATAGCATTAGCTGACAAATAAGAAAAGGGACCGTGAGGTCCCTTTTTCATTATGCAAACAACAGTGTGTGTTGTCCTGGTCCTAGGTTCAGCATGGCAGTTGGCCAGTAAAACGTTGTCTGTTCTTGTCCAGGCGAGTTCAACTGATAAAAAGAGCAGTTTGATGAATACAGCGTATATTTTCCATCAATGTTCACTGAATTAAAAACGTTTTGTGGTAAAATGCCCATTAGATAAAAACCAAATCCACCATCACTGATGGTGGATGAAATATAGGTAGGCCTGATATTTCCAATAGCGTCTGGCGATAGTGACCCAGTACCTGCCGAATCACTTGTGGTGCCAATATATCCCGGTCGAACATAGGCGTAATATATCGGGTTTTGCGTAAGAACCAAGTTCACCCTGAATCCAGAAAAGCTACTCTTACCACGAAGCGTGCTAAGACTAATCGTAGTTCCACTTCCGCCGACGCCAGCAAGCGTTCTTACTACTGTGTCATTCAGATTGATACGCTGACTGCCGGTTCTCTGCAATTCAGCGTTCACATCTGATGCTCTAATTTGTCCAGTTGGAGTCGTCATTATTTCCCTGCGAAAGCTTCTTTATGGCAACGTCGAAGCGATTCTTTCGATTTCGGCCATGATCGAGTTGTATTCTGCCAGAGCTGTTTCGATGTCAGGCGCTGACTGAATCTTGTACTTGTTCATACGCGCTGCACCGAGCTGCATGACAGCATCGCGAAGAACGGATGCTTGTTGGAGAATCAGATCAGTTGCCGAACGGTAGTCCATGCCAGCCGCGTCTGCAAAAGCTGTGATCCACAATGTCGGGTCACCGTTATAACCAGCATCACGGTATGCCATCGCCGCTTTTTCACGAGACTCATATTCCATCTGGAATCGAGTAAATGTTCCGGTGACTTCGGCAACGCGCATGTCCACATTGTAAATCATGTTGGCGCGACGTTGATCTTCTGGCATCGGTGGCGGCGTAGGCACCGATGCAGGATCGAAGACCGGTGTCATTGATATGATAGCTTCGGACCTCAACTGGTCAAAAACACCGTTCGAGTTTGCATGATTCATTGCAGCTGTCTGAAGTTCCTGAGGCGAATACTCGTCACCTGTTGGCGGAGGCAGAATAGTTGAGAATCGCATATCCCTTGTAAACTCTTTCCCGTTGTCATCCGTAAATGACGCAGTATATTTGAGTACGGAAAGATTACCGGTTTCATCAGGCGTAACGGTAATGTTCTTGATTGTGTTCATTTAGAGTCCTTGTTTTTCCATGAGCAGCTTGATCAGCTCGCCCTGCATTTGAAGTTGTTTACGAAGCTCGATTACTTCTTCGGCAAGCTTCACCGTTGCGACTGCCGATACAGCACCGTAGTTTACAGACAGCATTCCATCTTTGTCTTCTGCAACTGCCTCAGGCACGACTGCTTGAACTGCCTGGGCCGAGAGACCGATCTGAGTGTTTCCTGTATCTATACGTTCGAACACACCGTGTTTCACGTTTGCCCACTTATCAACGAAACTGGTTGTGATGTCGCGCCAGTTCGTTTTCAGACGTTCGTCAGAGAAAGCAGTGACGTCACCCGCTGCTGTGAAGTTACCACCCATGTCGAATGCGAAGCGACCGCCTGATGCGGACCATCCACCGATGCGAATGATATTGTCTGGATCAAGAGCCATGTTGACTGCATACGCGCCACCTCGGTGGAACGAGAAACCTGCTGCACCTGAGTCGTCCGAGTAGAACTGAGTGAACGAGTTTGTGTTGCCCGAATATACGCCACTTCCCTTATTCGTCTTAAAGACTTGAATGCCAGACCAAGTGTAACCAGTTCCGATAGCACCAGCAATAGAGTTGGTGTTACCCGATGTCAAGCTGCCAGCTGTACCAGTCAGTCCAGCGCCACCGCCGTAAAAGTTGCCGTTCACACCAAGATTACCAGCACTGTCGAAACGACCGCGATATGTGCCGTTCACTGTGATGTTTAGGTATCCATCACTTTCAGAATAAAAACCTGTGTCAGTATCATTTGTAAATGAAAACGCTGGAAGCGTTGCACTACCTTGATTGCTAATGAAACGGGAGTTATTGTACGTGCGAACGTTACCAGCTTCTGACGAGTAGATACCAACCGCATAATCCGAGTTATACCAGCCAGCTGCACCTGTTGAACGGAACCATCCGTCAGTACCATTGACGTTTGCTGGACCAGTAAGTCTTGCTGCCGAACCGGCCGAACCTGCGCTTGCAACAGAGAAGTTTGACGGATTGTAAACGTACATATTGACGCCATCGCTACCGCCCCACAACCAGGTAGGTTGTCCACCTTGTCCGGACCAATTGAATACCGCGCCATTCCCTGTGCCGCCGCCCAACACAAGTGTAGATGCTTTTGCAGCGAGTGTTGCACTAGCAACCGTGCCCGTTACGCTTGTGCCTGGTACTGTACCAGTCGAAAGCACGCCGTTTGAATCGAACTTCCAATCCCACGAATTGTTGTTTCGATAAACACCTGACTGTGAGCCATTGACCATGAACGTTGCGTTATAGTCTGAAAACGAAATACCTGCCCAGCCGTTTGTATTGCCAGCTACGTTGATCGAACCGTATGAACCATAACCAGGGCCAAGAGTACCGACGCGACCAATAGTTGTCTGATTCGTAATATCTGAAACGCGGCATGTGTCAACACGCACACCATACGTTTGCTGACCATTCCAACCCATGAGAGTTGGGTACGTCTCAGTCCAGCCGACAGACGGATTGATCCTGTCGATTGTAGCTCCAGTTGGACTAACGCCAGATGACGCATCAAAGACCGTGTGATTGTTATTGTAGTTACGCCATGTCAACTGTCCAGCGATAATGTCATTGCCGGCATTATCTGCCCAGTTCGTCCGTGTTGGACGCGCTGTGATACCGGACCATGGCACAGAGCTTGCCGTCGATGCATTACCGTTCAGCTGAACGCCGCCACGTTCGTTGCCGATGACGACATTGCCCAGATTGTGCTGAATGTAAAACTGATATGGTATAGTCGTTGGGGAAGTATTACGCGACTGCAGAATCATTCCGCTGTCTGACGCGCGAACGATTGGCTGGCCAGTCATTTCACCGCCGGCCGTAGAATAAATCGAACTACCGTTGACAGACCATGGGCCAGACAAATTCAGACCAGAATTGTTGACGAGCAATTGAATAGCACCAACTGCTACAGGTGCAGACGGTGTCGACGCAGAGCTGAGGAAATTGATTGTATTCGTGATTGACGTCGACGTCGTCGGCGCGATCGTGATACCGTACTCGGTACCTGATCCGACGTGCACAACTGTCAACGCTGAGCCGGAACCGTTAAATGTTCCAACTGAGTTAGAACCAAGGAGTGTGTTGCTCTTGACCTGCAACGGACCCGTCATTGTTCCGCCAGCAATTGGCAAAGCGCCGAGTGAAGTCAAAGCTGCTGGACCAGTTATTGCACCAGTACCGCCTTGCGCGATCGATACCGTTGGATTTGATCCGGACGTGACACGGCCTTTCGCATCGGTTGTTACCGAACGATATGTTCCTGGCGTACCGACGTTTGTCAGTGCAAGTTCGGCTGCTGCATCGGTCGAAGCTGTTGCGTTATCCAGGGTCGTCATCAGACCACCGGACGGATGCACGTCAGCAACAATAGCGTTTCCGCTGAATGTCAGACCTGCACCTTCGACAACAGAAACCTGTCCACCAGTTCCGAGCGAGATACCTGCACCAGCGCTGTTGATGACTGGACCAGAGAATGCGGACCAAGTGATCGGATCAGTTGCGACAGTCGTAACAGTGCTGAGCTGAACCCAAGTTGATTTGCCCTGTGTTGCACCTTGCAGAACGAACACAGCTGAGTTGTTGATTTCGATCGCTGAGTTGAAGTCGTTTGCACGAGTCCATGCACCTGCAGCCACAACCCAGATACCGTTTTGCGAAGCAGTCGTTTGGTTCTTGACAAGCACACGATCGCCTGCAGCGAGTGCAATGCTGTCAATTGTTTGCAAACCAGAAAGCGCGATGTTCTGAGTCGTTGCGACCCAGACAGAACCTACCCAGTGCAGACCCTGAACAAAGCTGTCAACGTAATCTTTGGTTGCGGCATCGCTTGCTACAGTTGGTGTTGCAAGATTCGTGATTCTCCTGGAACCCATATTCAGGTCACCAGTCATCGATTTCGTGCCGTCAATGTTCAGCTTGGTCGCATCGAGCCCAGTCAAACGTGTGACAAGTGTTTGGCCAGTTGTAAACGTATCGAGATACGAAGTAAGCCCAGTGAGACGATTGATCTGCGTGAAGTCAACGGTAATGCCGTCAAGCAAAGTATTCTGTGCAGCAGTCAAGTGACGTGTGTCGTCGGCGACGTGGGCATTCAACTGGGATTGCAACGACGATTGTCCAGATGCCTGGGTCGATTGCAGATTGCTGATGTCAGATGATTGCTGAGAGTCAACCGCCTTGATTGCGTCAAGCTGACTTTGAATATTCGACGTTACGCCCGTCACGAAGTTCACGTGGGCTGCAGTCAGTGTCGGAAGATTCAGCGCATCCAAGAACGTGTTCTGCGCTGGAGTCAAGTGTTTGGTCAAATCCGCGATGTGATTTGCGAGATTCGTTTCGGTAGTCGTAACGCGAGTCGTGACGCTTGGAATCGAGTTGATGTCCGCTGCTGTGACCGTGATAGCATCGATCAATGTGTTTTGCGCTGCCGTGAGGTGGCGATCGTCATCGGCCATGTGCGCAACGAGTGTTGCATTCTTTGCAGATGCTTCCCATCCTCCGCCAGAGTACGAATACAGGCCAACTGGATTTGAACCAGACGCGGTGGTGAGATAAAAGAGTTCGCCAGCATTCGGCAATGTTGGAAAGGTAGGTCCACTCGGAACTGTTGCGTTCTGAATGGAACTACCTTCTACTACTTGTGGACGGTCAATAAGCATAGTCTATTCCTAAAGGTGACCTGCTATTTACGTCAAGTGCTGCTTCAAGCGATTTGTTTCAGATTGTGGTGAAGAATAAATGCGCCAGGTTGCTCGCCAGCCCAGAAGCACTTGTCGCCTACGGTTATCATCTGAACTTCGATGTCGCCTACGCTTTCGACGGACTCAACGAGTTCCCAAGCAAAAATGTATCCGTCGTATGCATCATGACGAACAGGAACCAATTGGCCGAGAAGATCGATCGGCGTTTTGTATCCGTTATTCTTTGTTGGAATCGGTGCAGAATCCGAGCACACAAGACTTGCGCCCGATGATGTACGGAAACGATAGCCTGGTTGAACACTCGGAACAGACATTGTAACTACGCCAGTGCTTGGATCGAGAGTTGTCTCGTCAGCAAGCATCATCGTGTCGCCAACCTGAATTTCACCAGCAAGTTTTCCATCTGGCAAGAACGAAGATACAGCGACGCATTGTCCGCCACCGCCACCGGTGTCGCCGGTTGATCCGCCTGTGCTCACTGGCTTACCATAGAAGTTCGACATCTTGATAAGACCGCTCGAAACGCCTGCGAGATTTCTCATCGCCTGGTGGCTGAACCAGATATTCGCTGTCGCAGACAGCCCGATGTACGGGTTGATCTGCGACACGTAAATTGTGCCGCTCGATTGAAGTGCCATGTTATTTCCCCATGAGTGCTTCGAGTTTCGCTTCAAGCATCGCGATCTTAGCTTCAAGATCAACAACTTTCTGAGCCAGCTTAACGGTAGCAACACCAGCCGCAGCACCGTAGTTCAGAGACAGATAACCTTCCGAGTCCTCATGGACTGCGTTCGGCAGGATCGCCTGGACCGACTGAGCACCGAGACCGAGTTGGTCGCGATTGCCTTCGTCGATACGTTCGTACACACCGTGCTTGACGGTTGCCCAACGTTGAACGAAGTCATCGTCGATGCCGCGCCAGTTGGTTTTACGACGTTCGTCAGAGAACGCAGCAACGTCACCAGCAGCAGTGAAGTTACCACCCATATCAAACGCGAATCGGTTTGCAGAAGCAGACCAACCGCCAATACGGATGACGTTGTCTGGATCAAGAGCCATGTTGACAGCATACGCACCACCACGGTGGAACGAGAAACCTGCCGCGCCAGAGTCATCCGAATAGAAGTAGGTAAAGTTTGCGGTGTTACCCGAATATACGCCACTACCCTTATTGTTCTTGAAAGAGCTGAGACCGTTCGAGAAGAAACCACCGCCTGTCAGGGAAAAATCGCCTGTGAGCGTCGCTCGCTGCACCGCATTAACACTGAATCCAAGAATACCATCGCTTGGCGAGTAGATACCCGTATCTGCGTCGTTACCGAAGGAGAACGACGGCAATGCCGGTGTTCCCTGGTTACTCAGCAAACGCGAATTGTTGTATGTACCAATAGCTTGCGCGCCAACAGGATACAAACCAGTTGAGTAGCTATCATTGAACCAACCAGTTTGCCCAGTGTTACGGAACCATCCGTCAGTACCGTTGGTGTATGCGGGGCCAGTCAGTTTTGGAGCAGAAGCTGCAGGGTTACCCGCCACATAGCCCGCAACGTTCAAGTTCGTTACAACTGTTTTCCAAGCAGACCAGTTAGCATTATCCGTGCGGTTGCGGAATTCATAACCACCCATATAGTGGAATCGCTGTTGAACAGTACCTGTCGAGCCTTGCGCATTGTGAACAATTACCGTGTGACTGTCGCCACTGTTCTGCTGATTGTAGTAACCGCTGTTGACGATCGTATCAACGTTCGCAGCAGCAAATGTTCCGCCACTACCAACTGCGTCAGTGATACCATAGCCAGCAACTGTTGTTGGCTTGTTAGCAACACCACCCCACGTGGTATTTTCTGCATAACGCGAAGTGTCAACGCGGACACCGTAGGTTGCTGTACCATTCCAACCCATCAGTGTAGGATATTGCGTTGCCCAAGCGTACTGCGGATTGTTTTTATCGATTGTCGCGCCAGTTGGTGAAACGCCGGCGCCTGCGTCAAAGATGGTATGGCTGTTGCCGTAGTAACGCCATGTCAGTTGACCCGCAACGAAATCATTCGCAGTAGTGTCAGCATTCCACGTTGTGCGAGTTGGCTTGCCTGTGACGCCTGTCCATGGTACAGTCGACGCACTAGCTGTGATCGTGATGTCGGCAGAACCGTCGAACGGAACACCATTGATGTTACGCGCGGTTGCAAGTTTCGTTGCTGAACCAGCATTGTACGTTCCGACGTTACCTGCGTGAACGAGCAAATATGATGTACCACCGTTTAGGCGATAGTACAGACCTGTTGTGCCGTCGTACAGACGGTGCTTTTCTGTGCCATCACCATTTTGGAAAACGATGTCGCCCATATCTGTGCCACCGGTAGTTGCAGCAAGAATGATGTCTCGACCATTTGCCATGGTCAACGAGCCTGTGAGCGTACCGCCTGTCAACGGAAGTTTCGTAGCATCAGCAACTGTAATATTCGCTGTACCGTCGAATGCAACACCGTTGATCGTGCGAGCTGTTGCCAGCTTGGTAGCCGATGCAGCATTACCAGTGATATTACTGTCGGTGTACGCAACTGTCTTAGCTACCCATGTAGTTGCACCGGCCGGTGCAAACTTGTGGGTCATCAATTGGCTTGACTTGTTGAAATACAACGCGTTGACACCACCGCCTGTGGAATCAACATAGGTCGACAGGTCGATGATGTCTGCGTAGCCGTTGGTTGTATCGGCATCGTTCTGCGAACCAAAACGGAAACGAACACCAGTTGCATAGCCAACGTCGATAGAAGGATTGGCTACATTTCGAAGAGTTGTGATAGCACTTACGGATTGTTGTGCACCCGAAGTAAATCCACCCTGACGTGTAGGCGCGTATCCAAGCGACGAAATTACTTCAGCGCTTGTTGCCGCAGGCAAGGTGATGTTCGCTGAACCGTCAAAAGACACGCCATTGATCGTGCGAGCAGTTGCCAGTTTGGTTGCGGTTGATGCATTACCGCTAAGTGCACCCACAAACGTCGGTGCAGTCACCGTGCCAGTGAAAGTCGGAGAAGCAATGTTTGCTGGTGTAAAGCCAAGAGCAGTCGTCACATCAGCACTTGCCATTGTGACCGCGCCTGTACGTCCAAATACGGATTGCACAGGTGCAGCGGCAGCTGCGCGAGCTGTGGTGTGATACAGATTTGTACCTTCAGCAACTGCTGATGTTGTGAAGGAAATGTTTGCTGATCCGTTGAATGAAACACCGTTGATTGTGCGTGCTGTTTGCAAAGTCGTAGCAGTCGATGCGTTGCCAGTCAACGCGCCGATAAAAGTCGGAGCAGTGATATTACCAGTGAACGTGTCACCAGCTTTATTTGCAGGCGTATAAGCCAATGCGCCAGTCACATCTGCACTTGTCAGCGCAATAGCACCAGTGCGACCAAAGACCGACTGAACCGGAGCAGCTGCAGCAGCACGTGTGTTCGTGAAGTACAGATTGGTTGCACCTTCCACAACTGCGTCAGTTGTGTAGCTGATGTTTGCCGTACCATCGAAAGATGCACCGTTGATTGTGCGTGCTGTCGCAAGCTTAGTTGCTGTCGACGCATTACCAGTCAGTGGGCCAACGAACGAACCAGCCGTGATCGATGCCCCAGTGTAAAGCGGCAGAGGTGCGTTTGCACCAGTCATCATCGTAAAGCGGTCGTTTGCTTCGTCCCACAGGAACTGAGCAATGCCAAGGTCGCCACGACGAATTTGAATACCAGCATTTTCCGATGGCGTACCAGCGGTGAAGTCAGAGTTCAGTTCGAGAATGTTGTCAGCAAGCAGAACAGTCTGGGAATTGACGGTTGTCGTCGTACCAGAGATTGTCAGATTGCCTGCGAGGATGACGTCACCAGTGAAGGTCTTTTGGCCTGCAATACTTTGATTGCCAGTCGTGCGAACGAGTGTCGTATCAGCAAGAGTTGCATTGTCAACGTATGCTTTGTTTGCTGCGTCAGTCGTAACGGTCGGAGCTGCAAGGCCAGTAACCTTGTTGCCGTTCATGGCGATGTCGTCTGCGAATTCAACTTGAATACCCGCGGAGTCGACGATGCGTTTGCCAGAAGCAATCGACAAAGTACCCTTGATCTGGATCGCACCACCAACTGCGGATTGCAGTTCGAGATTACCAGTACCAGTCGTTTCGATACGAACGTTCTGATTGTCATCGGACGAGAAGATAACGGTCGAAGCAACTTCTTCCAGAATCTTTTTGCCGTTCATGTAAATCGAACCTGGGCCGACATAAATGTCTCGCCACATCTTCGTCGGCGAACCGAGATTGTATGTGACGTTTGTCGCAGGTACGATGTCACCCACCATCGTCAATGTGCCAGTGAACGTGTCGTCAGTTTTCTTCAGGGCATCAGTGATGCCAAAACCAGCGAGTGTTGTTGGATTTGTACCAGCAGTGACACGACCTTTGGAGTCGGTTGTAATCGACTTGTATGTACCAGGTGCGCCCACAGAAGCAAGAGTCAGCGGAATCGCGGTTGTTCCGGAGCCGGTCACGTCACCAGTAATGGTGATTGTTTGATTGCCAGTGATGTAGGATGCTGTGTCCAGAACCCAGGAGTTTGCACCGACTTTGCGTGGCAGACCAGAACTACCAGTCAGACCTGCGATTGAAGTCAGATCGCCATCGAGCGGCTGTGCGTCAGTGATGCCGTACCCTTCGAGCGTGGTTGGATTCGAGCCAGAGATTACGCGGCCCTTTACATCAGTCGTTACCGAACGATACGTTCCAGCTGCACCGACATTTGCCAGCGTGGTATTGATGGCGGTTGCACCTGCACCAGTAACGTCACCCGTCACCGTAATCGGTTGGTTGTCAGTCAGATACGTAGCTGTGTCAAGTTCCCAAGTATTTTCCGCAGTCTTACGCAGCAAACCTGCACTGGTTTGAATACCTGCGATTGCAGTCAGGTCGCCGTCGAGTGGCTGAACGTTATCCAGTCCAAGGTTGGTGCGAAGCATTGCGAGAGTAGCAACGCCAGTACCGCCCTGTGCAACTGACAAAATTCCTGTTGCGTTGCCAAGATCGAGGTAATATGAACCAGGATGATCGTCGAGCATTGCAGAGCTATTGCCGATGCCAAGCCATGTTTGACCATTGAAGACGTGAAGCATTCCGAGGTCGCTTCGGAAGAAGAGTTCACCTTGAGTTGCTGGCGGAAACTCAGTTCCACTAGCGATGATTGCATTGGTGAGGGTACTGCCCTCGGCAAGGTTAAGGCCGTCAATAAGCATTGTGCGTGCTCCAGTTAGGTAAATTCGTATGAGTATTTATTGGAAGCGCCCCTCTTTCGTAAATAAGGCTGTGCTATTTTCGGATGGCTGGGTATAATGCTTCCATACCAAACGAACAGAGCAAACAAAATGACCAACACTACCGCACAGATCATCACCCGCCTCGTGACTGAATTCGGCCTGACCGTCGAACAAGCCAATCAGACCGTGACTCTGCTGGAACTCGGTTGCGAAGTCGAAGACGAAGTTTACGAAATTCTTTTTAATCACTACTGCAACACCGGCGAAATTCCGTACGGCACCGCCACCGCAAAGGATGGCGACCCAATCGATTGGGTGAACGTGCGCATCGCTGAAGAACTTGGACTGGGGTTTTAATCATGCTGGTAACTGTCAAACCAAAATTGAGCGTCCGTCATCCGGGCATCGTGTACGCTTCGATCTACAATGGCGAAGAGCTGCTGGTCAATGCCACGCTCGACTACTGTCTGGGCGCATGTGCCCAGCGTGGCTATCAGATCGAAAACGCGCAGGAAGTCCTGCTGTGGATGTACAACAACGTCGAATTTCAAGGGATCACGACCGCATGAGCCGCCTGCAAGAACTGGAAGATTTTGCCCAAGCTTTCCTCGAAGCAGTGGCAGCACAGAACATCGTCAACAATACCTATGAAGGATTCGACATTCAGCGGCTGACGGCCATGGCGGGTTCTGCCGTGCTCGGTTACGAAGTCGACGGCTTTGCCGACATCGACGACCTGGTCCTTCAAGTCGAATGCGAGCTGGTCACTCGCGAACTGGAAATGGGATAATGGATTTCGAAGCATTTCTGAAGCTGGCCAAGATGTATTCCGCACTTGGCTGGTCGGTTCAAGAACAACTTGAACAAATCATGGACGGCGAACCGCTCGATGATCTGAATCCGAACGCGATGAAGATGATCCTCGATCTGGTCAAGGCGTTCGAACGCCACGATGGTTGTGCAGACGAAGATTCGTTCAACGTCCGGTACGCAATCGAGGAGCATCTAGGGGAACAATGAAAGTAGCAGAATTACTCTGCGAAGCCCGTAAGTCGTCTGGCAAATCCACCAAGGATATGGGGACGACACGGGCTAACGCAAACGACATCAAATCGGCGCTCGCCTTCGTGGCGAAGCACGCCGGCATTCCCATTGATGATTTGAAAACGAACCTACTTGGTTCCACACCACATACCCTCGCCGGTCAGAAGACCGATAGCGGGGATATTGACATTGCTGTTGACGCTTCGAAATACAACGAAGAAGCAATCGTTCAACGCATGCTCAAAGCCACAGGTACAGACGAAATCCACCGCGCCGGCAAAGGCGTCTTCTCATTTGCGGTTCCGGTAGAAGGCGGAAACAAAGTCCAAGTCGACTTGATGCTTGTCCCATCGACTGAATGGGCGAAGTGGGCGTTTCACTCTGCACCGGGTTCGAAATACAAAGGTGCTGTGCGCTCATTGCTGCTCGTCAACATGATGAAGCAAGTGTGGGAAGAAGGCAAAGACCTCGAAGTCGACGGTGAAGATGGCGAACCGGTTATCCGCGTTCGTCGCTCGTTCAAAGCCGACGTTGGTCTTGAACGTCTCTTCAAAGTCCGCAAGATGCGGAAGGACGGCAAAGGCCGGACGAAGTCTCTCACCAAAGCAACACCTCAAGAAGTTCAAGCTGAACTCGATCGCATGGGGTTGGATCACAAGTTCGATCCGCGACCAGACCCAATCCGCGATCCCAACAAAGCCGCTGCGTTGATGTTTGGTCCTGGCGTGAAAGCGAAGGACATCATGTCCGTCGAGCAGATCATAAATAGGATCAAGAAACGGAAAGACGCAGCCATCATATTCAAAAACACAATGGCCGACTTGAAAGAGCAGGGCATTGAAGTTCCACCAGAGCTGGAACAATATCGAGATACAGATGACTGAAAAAGAACAACAAATGCTTGACCTGCTCAAGCGCGCTCTTTACGATTTGAAAGAGCATCGGGACGAATATCATCACAAGGGTGAAGACGGCCTGATCGAAGAAATCCAAACCCTCATAAAGGAATCCCAATGAAGTTAGACGAAGTAGCAGGCTCGAGCGTAAAGTGCGGGCTCATCATGGCAGCCGGTGGGAATGAAACGCTGGACGTCGGTGACTGGCACGGCATGACCGAAGTCTACACCAACAAAACAGCTTTCTTCAAAGCTGTTCAGAAACACATGCTGGACTGGATGGACGACACATCTGGCGATGAAGAAGAAGTCGCAAAAGTCCGGGCTGCAAAGTCAATGGACGAACTGGGTGACATCGATGACTGGGAAAGTTTCCTCAGGAATTACTGGATCGACGACCGTTTCTGAACTCGACGAGCAGTTTGAAATTTTAAGAAGAATTGCGGAGCGTGGGCGTAATCTTGCCCACGATGCCGATACACGTTTTGTTGATTTGTTTCAACATACTTTAGACGAACTTGAAAGAACAAGAAAAATTTATGAGCACTCCAAAACCTCCAGCACAACTCCGCATCACTCGCAAACAAGAGTTTGACATCGAGTATCACGATGACGGAACCCACACCAAAACCGAAGCACCTCCACTCGGCTTCGCGATTCCATATCTTCCAAAGAACAAAGCGTTCGAGAAGCAAATGAAGACCCAGGACAACTGGGCTTATCAAGCTGAATACGGCGGGCGCGGTCACAAGATCATCGATGGCCAGTACTATATCATCAGCGGTACTTGGGAACCACGCGACGGTATGACCCGCGATGAAGCCTACAAAGTGAAGGACGGCTTTGAGCTGATTATCAAAGAAGAACTTGCTCCGTATCAACCAATCATCATCGACAACGTAGTCCTTGAAGGTTTCCGCATCCAGCACATGGTTGCACGCTATCGCGGCAACAAGCTGTGGCGTATTCTTGATCCGCGTGGTTTCGAACTCGAAATTGCCAGCGGCACATTCGAAGACATCGTCATGTCCGGCGTCGTCGATCGTGGGCTCATCATCGGACCGTGCATCTGGCAGACCGGTAAAAAGTTGGTCCGCGTGTAAAAAGTGCTGTGTTCCGTATTGGGTTTCATGTATAATGAACTCATCGACGAACAACACTACGGAGCAACAAAATGGCAAAAGCACTGACCAAAACGACCGCGAAAGTTTCGATCACCCACGATCGCATCTCGCTGACCGTCAAGTTTCTCTGTGGCCACGTTCTGAAAACGGCCGTGAACCGTTATTCGGACTCGTTCAGCCTCGCAGCTCCCATCGGCGCCAAGAGCGTCGGCAACGGTGAAAGCCTGTTCAAGTTCATCAACAAAGCACTGCCGGGTGAAAAGCATGGCGAACGTTTCGAACGTCTCGCCAAGTTCTTCGAAGCACACACCTCCATCGAATCGGCGATCGCCGCAGCAAAATGAAAGATAACTGGATCAGTGTGAAAGATCGTCTGCCAGAACCGTGGGGCGATCGTTACTTCAGCGAATCTGTGTTGATCTGTGACATGGATAGCCGTTATCCACATGTGAGGATGTCGGAGCTGAACTTCGAAGAATACGAGGGAAAGATTGTGCCAACCGTTTGGTCCGGTGCTGATCCAACCCATTGGCAACCTGCACCGGCTTTGCCGCAAAAGAAATGAACAACATTCTCCACTATCTGAGCGAACCGTATGCCATCTACTCGGTCACGGTTCCGTGGCTGTTCGTCATCTACTGGTTCTGCACCGAAGCCAGACGGAATCCGCCGCAAGAAGAATTGATCTGGCATTGGATGGTCATGGTGCTTGCGACACATACACTGGCGTGGTGGGTCATCGACGATGACTACATCTCGCTGCACATGATCGATGCGTTCTTCCTGTATCTGATTTTCTATCTGTACTACGGATTGAAGATCACGCCGGGCGCCGCATACACACTTGTCTTCTTGACGGAGTGGGGCGTCGATATGACGAAAGCATTGGAGCTGATACCACTTGGGTTGGCAAGTCCAAGCACATACTACTTCGGAGTTGGCGGTGCCGGATACATGGATGGCTTGTGCATCTTCCCGATCATCGCGGCAGCATTAGTTCATTACGTCGCATGGCGTAGAAAAAAGGGACCGTGAGGTCCCTTTTTCTTTACTTCTTCAATTCAGCAATTTCGCTTTGCAAAGATTCAACTTTTGCATTCAGCTCCTTGATCGATTCAATCAGCAAGCCAACCATGTTACCGTAGGCAACTGACAACTTGCCTTCGGATTCAACGACTGCTTCTGGTAGAATTTCTTGAACTTCCTGCGCGATAACACCTGTACCGCGTTCTTTCGTATCGATGCGATCGAATGTAACACCGCGCAGCTGTTGAACTTTCTGCAGAGCCTGCGGAATCAGTTCGATGTTTTCCTTCAAACGAACGTCGGAATATGCTGTAACGTTGCCAGCCATAACCAGATGACCACCAGGCTGAATCTGACCAGCATAACCACCGTTGGTTGCAAAGTTGAGATAACCATCGCCACCAGAATATAGACCAGTATCGTTTGCGGATTCTGCAAGTGTAAATGCGGGCGCGGCTGCTGATCCGCCACCACCAATGTATCGACCTGCCGTTACAGTTCCAGACAGAGTTGGATTTGCAATCAGCGCATTTGCTGTGCCGGCTGTTCCTGCCGAACCTGCAGAGTTTGCGTAGCTGACAGACTGAGAACCAATATTGCCATTGTGAATGACTGTGCGCCATGGCCCAAAGCTAGCACCAGAACTCCACCATCCGCGGAAGAAGAGGTTGTCAGAATTATAACCGCCGCCAATCTGCAAACCAACGTCAGAGTTCGAAGCTACAATCAGCGATCCGTACGCATTAGGCGCATTTGCCGGAGAACCATCTGCCGCGTACATACCGCTGGTACGATAAGCATTGAAGTCAGTTCCTGAACGACCACCGACCGTGAAGTTCGCAAGGCTCGCTGCGCTGGCAACAGAGAAATTCGACGGATTGTAAACATACATATTTGTTCCGTCATTACCGCCCCATACCCATGTTGGTTGACCAGATTGTCCAGACCAGTTGAATGTTGAGCCTGCACCGGTTCCACCACCGAGAATAAGAGTCGATGCTTTCGAAGCAATCGTGGCACTTGCGACTGCAAACGTTGCTGGGTTGTATGCATTCCAAGTCGCGAAGTTGGTCGTATCGTTTGTACCCCAAACACGTGCAGGCATACCGTTGCCAGCAGATGACGTATTGAACGCCATGTTGATTCCGTTTGCGGAACCGTCTTGACGAACGTATTGGGATGAAACCGCATTTGTCGAATTGGTTGAAGCACCAGTCGATGTTGCGTAATTTGCGGTCGCAGCATTACCGGTGATGCTGATCGGCCATACGTTGGCGAAGTTTGTCGAATCAATCTGCAGGTACAGTTGACCGCCGTTTGCCCAGCCGATGTAAACCTTATTCGAGAGTTGGCCTGTTCCACCGCCCTGTTGAACAGGGGTAAATGGAAGACGCGAAACATCGAGTGTGCCAGTGTTGATGTTTGATGCATTGCGGAAATATGTAGAATCCTGACCGTCCAGTTTGTCGGCATCCAGACCGGAACCAACACCGTCATTTCCACTATGCCAAACAGTTTCCCAGTTGGAATTGACATTCAGCGTCAGCGCGGATGCGTTCGTGAGACGCATCAAATCTTTAGCATTGACACCAGACGTAGTCCATTTGAATTGATCGTTCGTGGCGAACGTCATTGGTGACGTCAACGTTGTGGCACTGAAATTGTTGGAGAAGATCGTCAAGCCGTCGGTTGCGAGCCTGAGGTCTCCGGTCATCGTGTCGCCGGCAATGTCTACGTACAATCCCGGCGATTGAACAATACTCCAGCCCTGTGCTGACTGGTCGCCGATGGCATCCGGATTTGCGTCCTGGATGAAACCAAATACGTAAAGACCTTGGTCCGCGCCGGTCTTGTAGAACAGGGCACCGTCAAATGAAGTGCTTGCTGATGGGAGCGTGGAGCCGTAATTGATGATGGCTCCGCCGGTAAGATTTTTGAGCATTTGTTGTCCTGGTTAAACGTTACGTTCTATTTATTGTCTGGAACAGAAGCGTAGACATGTTACAATGTTTCCTTTGAGATACATTGCAACGGAGACAACATGGATCAAACTGGACACCTGAATAACGATTTTCGCACATGCCTGGCACATTTGATGACCCACGGCATGGTTGCGAAACCTCGTGGCACTGAAACCCGTGAGTTGCTGAACTACAACATCACGCTGATCGATCCGCGGAACCGTGTCATCACATTCCCAGAACGGAATGTTAACACCCGATATTTGCTGGGCGAATTCATCTGGTACCTGAGCGCTTCATCGAAACCTGAAGGAATCCTGCCATACTCGAAGTTCTGGGCGAACATCACGAATTCTGGTTCACACAAGAACTACGAAGCTGGTACAATCAATTCGAACTATGGAACGCGTCTCTTCGGATTCTCGGGCCTACCTGCATTCACGAAAAACGAAGCTGGTGAACCAATCGACCAGTGGGCCGAGACAATCGAACTCCTGAAGAAGGATCGAGATTCCCGTCAGGCAATCATGAATATCCACGTGCCGAGCGATCGCCACGACGGAAACAAAGACGTTGCCTGCACACTCACGCTGCAGTTCTTCATTCGCGAAGACAAGCTGCACATGATTACCAACATGCGATCGAACGACATCATTCTCGGTTTCACGAATGACGTCTTCCAGTTTACAATGCTGCAAGAATGCCTGATGCTTCAGCTCCGTGAAACCTATCCGGAACTGCAACTCGGCCATTACTTCCACAATGCTGGATCGATGCACGTGTATGACCGTCACTTCGAGATGGCCAACAACATCATGGCGGCCGAGAATGCTTTCGACCTGACAATGATTCCGATGGATCGTTTCGACGATGAAATCCGTCAGCATCTCCTCTGTGTCGAACAAGAACTCCGCGAAGCGAACTTCGCTGAAGATTTCAACTTTGATTTCTTCGAGTTCAACGAACTGACTCCGTACTGGCAAACTCTCATCAAGGCCCTGTTCATGAAGGACGAGGACGCGATGCACAAGCTGTTTGCCGTACCTGATAACGAATAATAATGCGATACGAAAAACAAATCCTTGAGTCGTACAAGCGAATCGGATATGAACCGCGTGATAGCCAGGTCGAGCACATCAACCAAGTGTTGGTGGCTTTCCTGGACGAAGGCTATCGCAACGTGGTCCTGTCCGCTCCGACCGGAACTGGTAAATCGATCATCGGTGCAGTCGTGGCCGATGTCGTGCAGACGATCAAATATCCAACAGAGTATCCTGGAGCCAGCTTTATTCTGACGGCAACGAACGCGTTGCTGGATCAGTATTCCGATTCGTTCATTGACGAATCGAATCCAACCGAAAACTTCAATGTCATCAAGGGCGCGAACAACTACGAGTGTTCCGCTCTTTCGACAGCTGAAGAACCGCAGTCGGCAGAACACTGTGCACTGCGGATTTTCCAGAAGTCTGGCATGGACGACATGATCCAGACTCACTGCAATGGCTGCGAGTTCCAGCATGCACGGTCGATGAAACCGAAGACGCGTCAGTTGATTACCAACTATGCATACTACTTCGTTGACCGAATGTATTCGCAAGCTCCGATGCCGAAGCGTGCCGTCTGCGTATTCGACGAAGCGCACTTGCTGAATGATCTGTTTACCGAACACAACGCAATCTATTTCTCAGAGAAAAGATTGAAGACAATGGCCGAAGAAGTGTCGGCTGAGTTGTCACTCGGAAACACAGACGTCTTCAAAAACCTGAAGACCGTTCGCGACCACTTGATTGACGGCCGGATCAATGAAGCCAATCATCAAAAGTATCTGCGAATTCTGTTGGCAACGTACATGCAGATTTCGGAAGCAGCAAAGAAAGATGCAGAGCGGAATGTTCGTTCGCAAGCCAAGTTCCTGAAGCTGTCGAAACTTTCCAAGAAGTATCACAGTCTCGGTTGCAAGATCGACGACCTGTTCCTCTTCGAATATCCATCGGTGTTTGAATACAAGCCGAAGGACCCTAAGAAAGGACAGAACGAAAATGAAGTCAGCGTCAAGCCGATCTTCATTGGAGAAATGTTCGAAGCGCTGGACAATGCCGACCACAACCTGCTGATGTCCGCAACGATCAGCGAGCTGTACGCGAAGCGCACGATGGCTTTGCCGGGAACCACGAAGCACATTCGTCTGGCTCCGCAGTTCCCGAAGGAGAACAAGAAGGTTATCTTCTTCAAGCCGCAGGCGTTGAACTACAGCACCATGCAGAATCCTGATACCATCAAGAAGCTGTGCGCGACGACGTACCAAATCGTCGATCACCACACGAAACTCGGCGATCGTGGTATTATCTTGTGCCCGTCGTTTGCTGTGGTAGAATCGATTGCTGAAACACTCCGCCTGATGAAAGGCGGATACAAGGTGTTCGAACACTGCCGCGGGGAGAAGTTGGCTGATTGGTTGGAGCGATTCAAATCGTATACCGGCGGACCAGCTGTGCTTCTGACACCGTCGGGATTTGAAGGCGTCGACTTGCCGGGTGATCTGAGCCGTTATCAGATCGTTGTGAAGATGCCTTTCGCTTCGCTTGGAGACAAGCGCATCAAGGTTATTCTCGACAGCTATCCGGACATTTACGGCTTGATGGCTCTGCAGAAAGTTGTGCAGGGTGCTGGACGTTCTGTGCGTTCGAAAGAAGACCACGCAGTAACGTACATTCTGGACACGGCCGCGCAACGGTCATTCACGTCGAAAGACAATGAATGGAAAGATGAATTCGCAATTTCGTTTTCATCCCAGTTGAGCGAATAACCTTCAACGCGAAGTTCGATTCGATAGTGGTATGAATTTAAGCTATAATGCCTCTATCGAATCACACAGAACACTATGTCAACGACACCACTGTCCACCGACTCATATCGTCGAGAAATAAGACTCGCCCGTAAAACAGTAAGGAAATCACGCATGCCGCAATCGTACCCGCATCAAAGCCCATCGACTATGGATGACACCCACCTGATGGCCGGCGAAGAAGGTCTCCAACGCAATGAAGTGATGCTCGGTGTATATGGTACCGAAGACTGGATTTTCGCGGACCTCATTCGCACTCGCCACCTCGCAGGCATCAGCACTGTTCAAGTCGACGTGACTTGGCTCGTGCCCGCATCGTTCGCACTCGCTGAATGGGTGATGGACAATACCAATCACAGCTTCACTTTCCTGAGCGCAAATCGCGTTCTCATCCAATGCGAAGACGGCATCATTAAGATGACCGCAGGTCGCGGCAAGATGGAAGTCGAACACGTCGGCGATCCGAAATGGGTCAAGGCGTGGATCGCGAAACTCGATGCCCAGTTCTCCCGTGCTGAGAACCTGATCGAGTGGGTGTACTCCAGCAACGGGCACAGCATCAGCGTTCCGCTGAACTACCGCAAAGCAATCCGTGCTGCGTACCCATGGATCAAGGGCGACCTCGATGACTACATCGACAACTATCTGAACTCGGACGCCAGCGTTCTGATTCTCATCGGACCACCAGGTCTCGGCAAAACCACCTTCATCAAGAACATCATCCACCGCAGCGGTGGCGATGCAAAAGTCGCATACGACGAAAAGGTCATGAACGATGACGGGCTGTTCGCCGGTTTCATCGACGATGACACGCGCTTCCTCGTGATGGAAGACGCTGACGCGTTCCTCCAATCGCGCGAGGAAGGCAACACGATGATGCACAAGTTCCTCAACGTTTCGGATGGTCTCATCTCGGCGGCCGACAAGAAGCTCATCTTCTCGACCAACCTTCCGAACATCAACGACATCGACGCGGCTTTGATGCGCCCGGGGCGTTGCTTCGATGTGGTACAATTTCGCCCTCTGACCGTCGACGAAGCGCAAGCAGTTATCGACGAGGCAGGTGCCGGTTCAATACCCCCAAACAAAACTTTGATCAGCCTCGCTGAAATATTTTCTCAACAACCAAGCGACACTTTCCGTCGCAAACGACCGATCGGATTTACCTCATGAAAATTATCTCCCGCCCAGAAGACATGCCAGTTGGCCAAGGTGACTTCCTCGTCAAGATGACGCTCGAGCAACTGCAATACATCGGCGCCATGTTGTACAACACCCGTCTCGGCGATGGTACATACAAGGACGCCGCATTCGAACTCGTTGGCGTCATGGACGACTTGTTCGGCGATAGCTTCATTCAAGAAGCATCCGAAGCCGTCGACTTCAGCATCACCATCGAAGACAACCGTGGCAATCCAGTGGCCGAGTATCACAACTCGGACATCTGCATCGAAGTATGAGCAAGTTCGTCTACGCAATTGAAGGACTTGACCGGTTAGGCAAGTCTACTCTTGTGGAAGGAATCCAGCGCGAGCTGGGTTTTTTCCAGGTCATCCACTTCGGCAAACCACAACGTCTTGAGAAATACAAGTACTCGATCATGCCGGACGACATTGCCCACGATCGAGACAACTGTTACCCCGAACTCTTCCACTATCAGCAAGCGTGCTTCCGTAACTCGATGAAGCTTTCCCAATCCGGTGCACGCATCATCTTCGATCGCTGGCACTTGGGTGAAGCCGTATACGCACCGCTGTACCGCAAGTACGATGGCAACTATGTCTTCGATCTGGAAAAGCGTTTCGGCATTGACGAGACCAGCATGGTTCGTCTGATTCTGCTGACAGAAGACTTCGCGTCATCGCAGCACTTCGTTTCGGATGGTGACAGCTTCGACGACACGAAGCGCGAAGCTGAACAAGATCGCTTCATCGCCGCGTTCAACAAGTCGATCATCCGTGATAAGCGCATCATCTGCGTAACCGATCCGACTACCGGCCAGTTCCGCGATGCGGCCGACATCCTGAAAGAGGCACTGGCATGACAGTCGAAATCAGACACGGAAGTCGAATCGCAGTTCCGGAATACAAGAACATGTATCAACTCGAAGCCCAGTACATGCATGGCGACATGAACGGAAGTTCGGTCGTTACCAGTTCGTATTTGCGCGACGACATCGCCAGCCTGAACTTCGATCTTGAAGGCCTTGCCTTCATGAAGACGTTGCCAGCAGGTCGGTTCGGAATAACGACTGAAGACGCGAAAGAACGGGTCCGCGAGTTTTTCGCGGAGCACAACAACTTTCACTGGGTCGAAGACGACGTCGAAGCATTCATCGAAGAGTTCGTGGTTGATGATGACACCGACAACAGTTACGAATACGCAGCGACATTGCGAGATGTCAACGTGTTTCTGTACGACGAAATGGGTGTCAAGTACAGCATGAACGTGAAAGTAAACGGGAAACCAATCAATGATTGACATTCAATTCAAATTCAAGCACGACCCTGCGCTGATCCGCAATCAGTACGTACTGGCTGCACACTATATGCACGGCGATGCTGATGGCTATACTTCAAAAGAACATCAATACGACGACAGCCCAGAACATCTCGAGCTGCTGAAGAACGATATTCTCGCGATCATCACGATGACCAAGTTCGGCGCAGACTTCGATGAAGCCACAGAAACCATCGCGCCTGTATACGAAGCACAGGGCATCGAAGATGCCTATAAGCTTGCCGAAGGTTGGGCCGACGACTTCTACGAAGGCGACATCACATGCGACGGTGTTGCAGCTGCACTGCAGGGCTTCGACCTGGTGTTCTACGATGACTCCGGCGACAAGTTCGACGTCGAAATCTACTTCAACGACAAACTCGTGGAATGAAAGTCGTTGCCATCAGTTCGCCTGATGATGCAAAACTCAAGTTGCTGCTCTGTCAGCATCTTGGGTATTTGACGTTTATCTATCATCACGTTGATCCAGATCACAAGTTACTTCGCGACAAGTTCTTGTATGTCCATGACGATGAAGAATTACGTGATAAGATAAATCTTCTGAAACTTGACTGTACCGCATGGTACTCAATCCAACCATGAAATCTGCCGTCATCAGCGATTGCGGTGCATACCGCTACTTCTTGTTGCGTGGTGAACTGAACCAGTTGCCATTCATCATGCTCAACCCAAGCACGGCTGATGACAAGATCGATGATCCAACAATCCGCCGTTGCCTCAGCTTTGCAGAGAAGTTCGGGTATGGCGGCATCGTCGTCGTCAACCTGTACGCATTGCGCGCAACCAAGCCAGAAGAACTCTGGAAGTGTACCGATCCAGTCGGTCCTGAAAACGACATGTGGCTTGCGAAGATCGCGTCCAAGTGTCCTGAAGTCGTCTGCGCATGGGGCACGAATGCTCGTGCTGACCGCGTGCAACATGCCGCTGAAGTTCTCAAAGCAAACGGAACAAAACTAAAATGTTTAGGCACCACGAAGAACGGTTCCCCACGTCACCCTCTCTATGTGAAAGGCGACCAACCACTCCTCGACTGGGAACCAACATGAAAATCCTTTTGACCGGCGCTGCCGGTTATATTGGGTCTCATGTGGTATTCGAGTTGCTGGATCGTGGTTATACCGACTTGTGTTTCATCGACAAGTTTCTCGGCACATCGCACAACTGGGTCATCAACAAAGCAAACACCGCATACGACGGAAACATTCTGTCGCAAGGTGCACTCGAGTTCCTGCGAGAAGATTATGACGTCATCATCCACCTCGGTGCATACGTCAGTGGTCAAGATAATGTTGAGGCAACGAAACGCATGTTGCGTCATCGCAAGAACGCCCACTTCATCTTTGCATCCACTGGCGAAGCATTCAATCCGATCACTGCCTTCGCACAATCAAAACGGTCGTGCGAAGAAGAAATCAAGTTCCAACTCGATGATGGCTACACGATCTTCCGCTTCTACAATGTCGCTGGTCGACGCCCAGAAGTTTCTGGCGAGACTCACTCGCGGCACCTGATTTGCCGCGCAGCAAGAGCAGCGAAAGGACTTGCAATCGATGTGCCAGTGTTTGGTGACGATTGGGAAACTCCTGACGGAACATGTGTGCGCGACTACATCGATGCACGCGACCTGGCAACTTCGATCGTGAACGCAATCGGAGCCGGTCCAGCAAATACGCCTTACGAATGTCTCGGCTCTGGCACGGGTTATTCTGTCAAGGAAGTTCTCGACGCGATGAAAAAAGTGACGGGCCAAGATTTCCCTGTTACAATCATTCCACGTCGTCCGGGCGATGTCGCGTCAATCATCTGCCCGGAACAATATAAACACATCTCGCTCACACACGACCTCGACGCCATGTGCTTGAGCGCTTACGAAGGATTAAAATGACGCCACGTGTGGTTGCGGCCTTATTGGCTTTCTTCTTGGGAAGCTTCGGCTTTCACAAGTTTTATCTTGGGCAAACGTTCCAAGGTGTTGTATACCTGCTCCTCTGCTGGACAGGCATTCCGGGCGTAGTCGGTATGATCGAAGCTGTGCTGTACCTGATCAAGTCCGATTACGAATTCGAAAGGAAATACTACCGTGTCTAAACGAGCTCTCGTAGTAGGCGCCGGTTTTGCCGGTGCCGTAGTCGCGCGTGAACTCGCAGAAGCTGGATGGAAAGTGCTGGTCATCGACAAGCGCAATCACATCGCTGGTAACGCATACGACTACATCAATGAACACGGCATTCGTGTTCACAAGTACGGCCCGCACCTGTGGCACGGCAATTCCGACATGGCCCAAGAATGGGCGTCGCAGTTTACTGAATGGGTTCCGTACAAACACTGGGTACAAGCTCTGCTGCCTGATGGCCGGTACACTCCGCTGCCGATCAACGCGCAAACAATCCGTGACGTGTTCGGCAAAGAGTTCAGTAACTTCGTGCAATGCGGTAAGAACGCAACCCAAGAATACTGGGGCTATCAAGACGAAGACATGGACGATGGCTATTACTACAAGCCACGTGCGTATGAAGCCTTCATGGAAATGAAGCGCGAACAGATCAAGCCCGAAGATGTCACAAACTCGCGTGAACACGTCGAGTCGTCGGTCGGCAAAGAACTGACCGAACTCTTCTTCGCGCCGTACACGAAGAAGATGTGGGAGATGGACCTGTCGGACCTGCCTGCGTCAGTTGCTGCTCGCATTCCAACGAAGACGGATCACGACAAGTATTACTTCCCGAAAGACAAGCACCAGTGTTTGCCGGCTGAAGGTTACACCGCGATGTTCGAAAAGATTTTCGATCACCCGAACATCACTGTGCTGTTGAATATCTCGCGTGAAGAACTTCTGAACGCAGATACTGTGCCGACGTTCCCGATGAAAATCGGTGGTCATTTGACTCATGTGCCGGATGAATGGAAAGGAAATTTCGATGAAATCTTCACTGCTGAACCAATCGACACCTACTACAACTGCGACCTCGGCGAACTCCCATGGCGTTCGATCAAGTGCCACGTCTACAGCGTCCCACTCCCGAAAGCTTTGCCGGCTCCTGTCGTCAACTTCACACACGACGGACCACACACCCGCATCACCGAGTGGAAATCGCTTCCGGCCCACGGCGGCAATCCTTACTGGACGACGCTGACCGTCGAAGAGCCGTGCGATTACCGAGACAACGACATGGAGCGTTACTACCCAGTCAAGACGTCGCATGCCGTCGATCCGAACCGCGAACTATATAAGAAGTACCGCGATCGCGCAAAGGCAGATGGAATCCACTTCATCGGTCGCTGCGGTCGATATGTTTACACGGACATGATTCCGTGTGTCAACTCGACTCTCACCTACGTTCGGAAGTTCCTGGCCGGTGAGGAATTACCGGAGGAATAATGGATAAGGGAAAACTTCTCGAAGATACCCAAAAGTGGGACGTGGCAGTTGCTGCCAGAGCAAAGGCGAAGAATCTTCCTGAGCACTTTCTGTTTTACAAGTTCGGCTGGCTCGGTGACTTGGATGACCGCGAAAGCTGCATCATGGAAGTTACTGGTGCAGTCTTCCGAGAAGCGAAAGCAGGTCCACGCAAAGGCCAGCGTTGCATAATGGTCAAGGGCACGGACCGCAGCGTGTACTTGTCTCCTGCCGAAATCAAAGCACTTGACGAGGCGCGAGACAAATGAAGCGTTTCCACTTCCGTCCAACCGCTGATGGCGGTTGGATTGTGCAAGACAATCTGCACAATCTCCAGGGTGAATGCAAGAACGTTCACGAAGCTTTCATGCTCTGCCGAAGCTGGCAGCAGTACGTAGAACGGCTGCTTCACCCCGATCCGAAAGTGCGGAACCACGCACATGACAAAATCGCTGAACTGCAAAGGAAGAATGATGACAACTCGTAAAGCTGTGTTGGTTACAAACTGCGATGACTGGGAAGCATTGTACGTCGACGGTGAACTGGTGAATCAAGACCACACTGTCAAGCGCGATTATTTCCTCGGCCTGGAAAGCTATGAGACCCGCGAAGTCTCGTACGAGTACACATCGGAAGTCGGCTATCTGCCTGAGTTCCTTTCGGCAATCCCGAAAGAAGCTTTCCTATGACACGCGAAGAGATGATACAATCAGGACGTAACATCGATGCGGATTACGCGATCATTCGCACTCCGCACGATGGCCGGCATCCTCAAGTTGTGTACGTCCTGAAAGGTGATCCAATGCCGCCAGCAGTGGGCACATGTTTGGACGGTCACAGCTTCGTTGAAGTCATCAACCTGAAAGAAGCAAATGAGTAATGTTTATCCGTCGTCAACAGAACTGACAGAGATTCAAGATCAACTCTACGCGCTGCATCACAAAATGCATGAGTACGCGAAACAGTTTCCACGAAACGAATCTGACTTCATCGGCATTGCCGTGAAGCTAACAGACTCTGCGTGGAAGCTCGATGATATGATCGAGACAGCGAAGCACGTTGAACGCACGGAAAAGCAGTAACACAAAAAGAGGATCTGATATGATCCTCTTTTCACATCTACGGAAATCTTATGAGCCGCTTAATCGAATTGGCAATGGAAGGCCAACAGCCTCTTGTCACTGGTCAACTGTTCTTCCGCGACACGAATACTCGTCCGGATAACTTGCCAAAAGGCATGAAGCTGATGATGGTGTGCGGCGTTCTTGCTGTTCCGGAAAACTTCCCAGTCAATGGCGAAGAGATGGTACGTGTTCAAGGCTTCGCAAATCGTGACAGCGTTGAACTGCACACGCAGGTCAATGGCACGCCTGTCGAGAAGCATTATTCGGCATGGACCATCGATAATATTTTGATGTCGCCTATTTGGAAAATCTGAAAAATTTTTCAAATACCTGCACAAAGTACTGTGCTCCGTAATGGGTTTCATGTATAATGAATCCATCGACAAACACTACGGAGTAAACGAAAATGACGAACCTGACCAACTTCACGATGGCTACCCTGGTTTCGATGATCAACGCACTGGGCGGCACCGCTACCAACAAGACCTTCAACGCCCGCGCAAAAGCTGTCGCGCGTCTGATGAAGATCGCCGCTGAAAAGCAGATCGACCTGGCCAAGACCTTCGACGAAAACGGCAACAAGATCGTTGTGAAAGAAACCGCCCCGAAGAAAATCTCGATCCGCTCGGTTGCTGAAGCCCTGCTGGTCAAGGCTGATGGCGCGACCGGCCTGTCGTACGACGAAATCCTGGCCGCTGTCAAGGATCAGTTCCCTTCGGCCAAAACCACTGTGGGCTGCCTGCGTTGGTATGCCGCCCACATGCGTGACGCTGGTGTTGTCCTGCCGAAGCGTCCGCGCGCTACGACTGCGAAAGCATAATGCACTGGATACTCCAAGACAATCTGTTCAATGAAGCAGCGTACCAAACGCTGCTTGACACTCTGGTGCGGTTCAAAATACCGCACTCGATTCACAAAGTGATCCCGTTTATCGGCGAAATCACACCTGAACCCGTGCTTGAAGACGACAACGTCATCTGCATGGGTTCATACTCATTGCGTCACGCTGCCAGAAAGAATGGTTGGCGTCCTGGCGTATTCGATCTTGAACCGCAGAACTTCAACAAGCAAATGCAACATTGGGGCCAGTACATGCTCAATGCTGATGCTGTTGTTTCCCGTTTCGAAGATGCTGTCTTCACCGAAGATGTCATGTTCATCCGTCCAATCGAAGACAGTAAAGTCTTCGCAGGTACGGTGATGGACAAGTCAGAGTTCGAAGAGTGGCAGAAGAAAGTCTGCGTACTTGAAGAAGATGACGGCACGAGCCTGTCGAAGGACACGCTGATTCAAGTCTGCAAGCCGAAGAAGATTTACGCCGAGTATCGTTTCTGGATCGTCAAAGATCGCATCGTCACGCAATCTCTTTATAAACGCGGCGATCGTGTGATATATTCTCCTCATGTAGATGACCACGTGTTCCGCTTCGTCAACATGATTCTGAAGACGAAGAACAACCAAACGTCGATCACATTGAGCATGGCCAACGATGGTTGGATGCCACATGAAGCGTGGTGCCTCGACGTCTGCGAGACTCCAGAAGGAATGAAAGTCGTGGAAATCGGAACCATCAACTCGTGCGGCTTCTATGCTGCGAACATGACCGACCTCGTGCTTTCACTCGAGAACGGTTTCAATAAAGGCAAACGATGATCTTCAACCATCCAACACTGATTACGATTACGGCACCGACATGTTCGGGCAAGACGTATCTGATCGAACATCTCGAAAAACTCGGACTGAATCGTATCGTCGGCTTCACGACTCGTGAGCCGCGTGCCGGCGAAGTCCATGGCGTCGACTACTACTTCATCTCGCGTGAAGAAGCTGATCGACTCGAGCATGAAGGCCTACTGGCCGAAACCGCTGAGTTCCGCGGTAACCGTTATGGCGTGACCCATGACGAAATGGAAAACAAAGTAAACCGCAGCAACATGCCGCCGGTCATCATCCTCGAACCGCAAGGGCTCGAGTCGTACATCAAGTACTGCCGCGACAAGAACTGGGACATCTTCAAGGTGTTCGTGACGGTTCCAGAGAAGACGAAGATCAACCGTCTCAACGAACGAACCACCCAGGACTTGCAGGCGCTCGACTGTCAAACACTCGCAGAGCTGCACGCAAGCATTGCGAAGATCGTCAAGACGCACAGCGACCGCTTGATGTCGATCACCGGCGACGAACGGCTGTGGCAATCAAAGCAAGTCTGGGAAGCTGTAGTTCCAGGCGATGATGTCAACAAAGCAATCAACATGATTCAGGAAGGAATCAAATGGCAAAACTCTCGGAAAAGCCCGCCGAACACGTTAGGACCGGATTTACGGCATCGTGTTTTGACCTCTTTCATGCGGGGCACGTAATGATGCTTCGGGAAGCGAAGCGACAATGTGAATACCTCATTGTCGGTTTGCAGACCGATCCAACCATCGACCGACCAAACAAAAACAAGCCAGTGCAATCTGTCGTCGAACGCTTCATTCAACTTGAAGCGTGCAAGTACGTGGATGAAGTCGTCGTGTACGCAACTGAGAAAGACTTGCGCGACGTGCTGCTGGCTTATCCAATCGACATCCGAATTTTGGGTGACGAGTATGAAGGCAAGGAATTCACTGGTCACGACATTCCAATGCAGTTTTACTTCAACAGCCGCAAACACGATTTCTCGACAAGCGAACTTCGTCAACGAGTAATCGACGCACAAGCTGCAAAAGAAGCGAAATAACAGTGTGCACGTGAGGGTGTTTCGGGTATTATCTATCCATCGAAACGAAACACTCTCACGAAAGCAGACCATGACCAAACTGACCTCCTTCGACAAAAACAATCTGGCCAACGTTCGCGCAGCAATCGACGCTGCACTGGCTAACGTCGAAAAAGAATTCGGAATCACGATCCAGCTGGGCGGCATCAAGTACACCGCTGAGTCGATCAAGGCCACGCTCGAAGCCGTCATCGCTGACCCGCTGCTCGAAGGTCTCGATCCGAAGTACGTTCAGGAAATCCTCAAGTACCGCGACACCAAAGACCTGTACAAGCAAGAAACCACGATCGGCGGCGTCAAGTCCATCATCGTCGGCATGAAGCCGCGTACCACCGGTACCCAGACGGTCATCCGCCGCTCCAGCGACAACTCGCTGCGCATCGTGACCACGCGCGAAGCTCGCGCCGGCCTGACCAATCAGTCGCTGAACAACAGCCGCTTCGGCACGCTGATCCAAACCCCGGCTCCTTTCTAATCGAGGCACACATGACCAACCGCGCAACTGAATTCATCAACAAAATTTCCAGCCGTTCGACCACGCAAGTTCATGGTGACGATCTGATCGAGGGCCAGCGTATCTGGGCGCCGGGTTACTCGCTAAGTGCCAAAGGCTACGTGCCCGTCGAGCTGGTTATCGTGGACAGTCACGTCGACAGGAAGTACCATCGCATCAAGGTTGCGTACGTCAATCAAGAAGATCGCCAGTTCCATGCTGCAAGCTACGACTACGAAGACGAAGCGTCGTACATCTACCTCGGCGACCTGGGCGTGCGGCCGTACAACTACGACAAGCGCACTCCGCAAGTCTTCCACACGAAGCAAGCGCTCGAGTCCGCGATCGCGCTGTGGGACGGCAAGAATCCGAACTTCTTGTACGTATGAACACGATTCCTGCGAGCAAGTGCAGCACCATTGCCATGGTCAACGGCGGCGAGAAAACGCATCCGATGATCGTGCACAATGGTGTGCTGAAAGAATGGGTCGGCATCGGCTGGATCAAACTCCGTGATGCCACCGACTCCGACAAACTGACGTACCCAACCGTGGAAGGTTAAATGAAAAAGTTCCTCATGATTCTGGCCAGCACGCTGCTGATGGCCACAGCATCCGCCGCAACCATCGACGACTCGAAGCTGAGCGACGAGCAAAAGGCTCAAGTCCAGAAAATGGTCGCAGACCTGGAAGCAAAGAAGCCAGATAATATCTCGGCAACGGCTCGCGCTGAAACCGAGAAGTGGGTCGAACTCGGCGGCAACATGGGCAAGGCCGCAGTCGGCGCAGCAAAAGAACTCGGCATGGCTGCGAACGAATTCGTGGCAACACCACTCGGCCGCGTGACAATGGGCGTCGTCATCTACAAGGTGATCGGCAAGGACATCATCGGCATGATCGTCGGTGGGTGCATCGTCGTGTTCTTCCTCACAATGGCTGTCGTACTGCTGCGGATGAAGAAGTACACGAATGCAACGTACGAATACAAGCCGGTGCTGTTTGGCTTGCGACAACGACAATTCGTCATGTCGGGCAGTATCGACAACGAGTGGGCTGTTGGCTACATGATCGCGTCGTTCGTCTGCATCGTGATCGGTCTTCTGGTCGGCCTGAACATCATGTTCTAATCATGGGCCTGATTTTTCTCGGCGTCATCGTATTCTGCGTGGTTCAGCTTTTGCGTGAGCACCTGCTGATCCGCAGCATACACAAAGAGGAAGAACGCAAGATGATTGCCGAAGGCATCATGCAACCGAAATGGTTTCGATGGGACAAAGGTCGCCAAGACGCTCGATACAGCAAGATGCTGTTGGCGACCTCACATCGATTCAAGTTCGACTGTTATCTTCTGAAGATCATGGACGGCTCGGCAATACCCGAGCACACTGATCCTGCAGTTGAAGGTTACGGCCATCATCGCGTGAACATCTTCGTGTGGTGCACGCAACCGTATGACAATCACTTGACGGTGCAAGGTCCGTCGAAGTCGTGGTTGTTCGGAAGGATCATGTACTTCCGACCGGACTTGTACAAGCATTCAATGCGTCACCTGAATCAGCTGTGGACTGGAAACGCCACATACATTCTTTCAATCGGATGGCTCAAGAAAGAGCCGTCACAACTGGAGCAACAATGAGCACTGCAAAAATCTTCGCATACAAAGGCAACGTCGGCGTCGAAATCGATCACGAGAACGGCAAGTTCCTGAACGACCCGAACGCGGGCGGACAACTCGGCTGCGTCATCCGCACCGATGAAGTCGAAATCTCGCAAGAAGCGAAAGACCTGATCAAGGCCTGCAAGCAAGGCGGCGGCAGCTTTTCCGAGCTGATGCTCACCGAACACGACGCGTCCATTCACGACGAGAGCGGTCGTTCGAGCATCGGCGTCCTCGGCTTCGGCAAAGTCCACCTCGGCACGGACTTCGAGATTGGCCGCACGTGTACCAAGTCGGTTCTGGACCACTGCACGCTCGTGCCGAACGAAGTCCCGGAAGACTACAAGGCCTTCATCGACGGCGAATAATCCTCGTCGCACATACACTCGAGAAAAGGCCCGACACGTTCGGGCCTTTTCTTATTTGTCAGCTAATGCTATAATTTTGTGTGTTGTTGTGATACTGAAACATCGTGTTACATACTTGTTGTTCCACCAAAATTTTCATGTTACAATCTTTCTTTCGTTAGGACAATTCATGACTCCACAACCAATTCGCCCAGCATATCGCTTCTACTCGTTTGTTGCCGGTTTGTATATCAGTCCATTGCAAAGTGGATTGCAAACTGCTCATGCTGTGAGCCAGATGCATGCCGATCTGATCGCACAGAAAATGGTGTACAAGATTCCGCCGATCACTGAACCACGCGTCATCTACGATACGTGGTGCAAACGCGACAAGACGATCATAATCTGCAACGCGCTGAACTCTGCCGGTGTCGAAGAAGTTTACGAGAAGCTGAAGTATTTCGTGAACGCTGGTATCGAATTGCCGATCACCATCTTTCACGAAGACGAGCAAAGTTTGAACAACGCTGCGACCGCTGCTGCAGTTGTCGTGCCTGAAAAGTATTTCAACGCGAAGCAGTACGTCGACTTCATAACCCCAAGCTGGTTCGATGCGATCTTCCGTCGCAAGAAGAACGAATCCATCAAAGGTTGGGAGTATACCAGCGAATCCGGCGAAGTGACCCGCTACGAAAACGGTTCGGTCGAAGCCGAGTTCATCGCCTTCCTGAAGTCGTTCCGCCTGGTATAAATACGTAGGAGTTGGTGACTCTCCTATAAATATGTCAATGTCACAACAGTGTGGCTTATAGGAGGTGACCATGAATTATGATGACGACGACCGTAACTTCGATGAAGTTACACGACGCGAAATTCGCCGTGAGCGGTATACGACGAATCGCGACTATGTTGAGCGAAGCTCAACTGGTACAACAGTGGCAATCGTTCTTATTGTTGTTCTAGCTCTGCTCGCAATTCTCTACTGGGCATTCCGTGAACAACCACAAAGTTTTATGGTTCCAGGGCAACCAGTAGTACCATCGACTGTTATTGTTCAGCAACCGGTTCCCGACACGGTAGTTGTTCCAACAGTTCCGGCGCCAGCACCTGTGTTGACGCCTTCGCCAAGTCTGCCTGACTCCGCTTCGTACGAAGCACGTCGCGCGGCAGATGAAGCACGTGAAGCGGCTCGCGCTGCAGAACGTCGTGCACGAGAAGCGAAAGAAGCTCGTGATGCGGCCAACGCAGCAAAGGATGCGACGGCACCAGTAGATGCACCGCTGATTCCTCGCGAACGCAATCACAACACTGACGACAGTCAAGATTTGCCAGCAACACCGGCAAACAGCGATTCATCTTCAACAAGCACTTCAACTAACTAAAAGAGGTAATTATGGATTACAATAACCGTGATGACGACGATCTGCGTCGCAACCGCGTAACCCGCGAAACCAACACGACCGTCGTCGAAAAGAAAGCCGGCTTCGGCATCGGCGCAATCGTGATCGTTGTGCTGCTCGCTGTCGCAGCATACTTCTTCCTGAACGGGAAGAACGACACACCACGTTCCGTTGAAGCTGACGGCCGCGCAGGTGCACACAGCATCATCGACAAAACCAAAGACGGCGCAGCTCATCTCGCCGACAAGGTGAAAGACGGTGCAGCTGAAGTTCCACAGGCAGCAAAAGACGCCACTACCGATGGCGACCAGAAAACGACTCGTCCAAACAACGACGATTCGAAAGACAAACTCGACCAGAAGTAATTTCAAGGAGAAACAACATACGTACCTATATCGCCGCAGTAGCATTGGCAGCAGCAACCCTGACGGGCTGCGCTTCTGACCACGACAACCGTATCCTCACCGGCGCTGCAGTTGGCGGCGTGTTGGGTAACGTGGTTGGTAACGGCTCCACTGGAGCAACGGCTGCTGGTGCAGTCATCGGTGGTGTGATCGGAGCCAACTCCGACCGCGATCGTCGTGACGACCGCCGTGACCGCCGTTACGATGACTGCCGTAACCGTGGTTACAGCCACTACCAGTGCAGCCGTTAATTCGGAAGCAGTAGAAGAATAGATAAAGGACCTTCGGGTCCTTTATTTTTATGTACACACGGAAACAACTCTGGTATAATCAAATGCACTACATCATTGACCCGCTTGCGCAACTTCGACCTGACCTCAATGGTCTGACGTTGCTACAGATCAATCCCGATGTCGCTATCGATCTTCGCCGCGAAAGCGAAACCGTTGGTTGGACATTCATAAAAGACGGCACCAAGTGGATCAAGTATCGCCTCTTGGATTCCAACGAACTTGACAACGCACAAGATCAGTTAGCAGACATGGCAATACTTGACGCCAAAGGTAGTGAAAATGAAACTCACAAGCAACCGCCATCCGGACAATCAAGTCCAACCTAAAGAACCATTTGACCCAGACAGCGTTGAACTTCCAGACGGACTGTATCTCCGTGTTCGGGCTACCTGCCGCTCATGCGGCAATGGGTATAACTACGATGGGCCGATCGAAGATTTCGATTATGACATGTCATATTGTGGTCGAAGCTATCGTTGCATTCCGTAATTCAGTTGTGATATAATACCCTAAATGATTACAAAAACACACTCCCAAACATATCAAGTTCTCGACGAGATTGAGCACATCCGCAAACGAACCGGCATGTACGCCGGCTCGACGTCTGTGCAAACTCAGAAAGAATACATCTATAACGTCGACACGAAACGGATGGAGCTGCGTGAAATCAGCGTCATCCCAGCATTCGTCAAAATCTTCTCGGAGATTCTGGACAATGCAATCGACGAAAGCCGCCGTGCACCTGACGTTCTCGATTCGATCCGCGTCGAAATCAACGATGACGGTTCCATCTCCGTGCAAGACAACGGCCGCGGTATCCCTGTCGAGATTCACCCGCAAACCGGTAAGTACATTGCCGAGACGGTGTTCTCCAATCTGCGAGCTGGTTCGAACTTCAACGATGAAGAAGATCAACAGTTGATCGGCACGAACGGTGTTGGTTCGACGTTGACCAACGTTCTCTCGACCTCGTTCAAGATCGAATCATGCGACGGCAAGAAATTGCTGAAGCAAGAATTCAAGAACGGCATGCGGGAAATCAGCGATCCGAAAATCAAAGCACACGACAAGAACTACACGAAGATCACGTTCACACCTGACTACGCGTTCTTCAAGATGGGTGAAATCGATCGCAACAGTGCTGGCCACTACAAGCTCGACGAAGACCACAAGCTGAAGATCATCAAGAAAGTTGTTGATGCTGCGGCAACAAATCCGAAAGTCAAGTTCTATGTGAATGGCGAACGGATCATGACCCGTGACTTCAGCGACTACATCGCGATGTACACGGACGAATACGTCTACGACGATACGCCTGACTGGAAAGTTGGTGTGTCCAAGTCCGACGGCTTCGAGCAGATCAGCTTCGTGAACTCGGTTGAAACGTATCAAGGCGGTACGCACATCACTTACTGCATCAACCAGATCGTCGATGAAGTTCGTGCGGCCATCAAGAAGAAACACAAGATCGACGTTTCGCCTGGTGACATCCGTGGCCACATGCGCATCTACATCAGCGCCAACATCAATCGTCCGCGCTTCAGTTCGCAGACGAAAGAGAACATGATTTCGCCGGCAAGCGAATGGAAAACTACCTGGCGTTGCCCAGAGAAGTTCATCACCAAGCTGCTGAAGACGGACATTATCCAATCGATCCTGGATTGGGCGGCAGCGAAAGAGCAAGCCGAGCTGATGAAGGACTTGCGCAAAAACAACAAGGAACTCGGCAAAGCGGACCCACGCAAAGTCAGCAAGTTCTCCGATGCAATGGAAACCGTACAGCGTCACAAGTGCGTGCTGTTCCTCGCAGAGGGTGATTCGGCTGCGAAGTCGATTCAAGGTGGTCGTGGCAAGAATCCGTACATCGCTTCGTTCGCGCTGAAGGGTAAACCGCTGAACGTTCGCGAGAAAGACATCGCACGTGTGTTGGGTCTTGACAAGAAGAAAGAAGCTGATAAGGTCGGCAAGAAAGTTGAGCCGAACGAGATTCAGAAGATTCTGACGATCATCGGCCTGCAGATCGGTGTGCCGGTTCGTTCGCTGTCTGAACTGCGCTTCGGTAAGCTGGCGGTTGCAGCTGACGCCGACGTCGACGGATTCCACATCTGTGGTCTGTTGATGAACGTCATCGATCACTTCTGGCCTGAACTGTTCGACATGGGCTTCGTCCACATTCTGCGTACGCCGGTTATTCTGGTCACGCTGAAGGACAAGACCGAACTCGAGTTCTTCACCGAACGCGAATTCCGCGAATGGGAAGCCAGTGCTGGCGCGAAGCTGAAATGGTCGATGAAGTATTACAAAGGCCTGTCGTCCTGGAAGACCCCGCAGTTTGCCGCGTTCCTCGAGAACCTGGACAAGTATCTGTTCAAGGTCACGATGGAAGACGAAGAAGACAAGCAAGCAATCGATCTGGCTTTCAACAGCTCGCGTGCTGATGACCGCAAATCGTGGCTGGAAACTCCGGCTGCGGACTTCGAAGAATTCATTGTGCAATCCTAAGGAACTCGTGTATAATGACCTCACCTTGCAAACGCTGCAGTGCATACGCTAGTTTGGTTAAGTCGCTCGAAGCGCAGATGGTATATCTGCGCGCTGAGATAAACAACTACAAAGCGATTGAACTGGTCAATCACGAAGCAATCGCCACGCTCGCATCTGAGCGTGAAGCGAATGCAATACTGACTGAACAGCTTGAAGCTGCGCTGAAACGTTTGGAAGAGTTAGAGAAATGATGGACTTCGCAACACTGCTATTCGCTCTGGTCTTTGCCCACGCGTTAGCTGATTATCCGCTACAGGGTGAGTTCTTGGCTACGGCCAAGAACCGCAACACCCCTGTCGGCAAAATGTTTTGGATGCACGCATTGCCTGCGCACGCGATCATTCACGGAGGATTTGTTCTCTTCTTGACTGGTTCGCTCTGGCTTGCAATAGCCGAGACCGTCATTCACGGAATTACTGATTGGTTCAAGTGCGAGAACAAAATCTCTTTGCACGTGGACCAAGCGATTCACCTGAGCTGTAAATTTGTCTGGGCATTCATTGCCACCCAACTTTAATTTTATAAGGGAACACTATGTCGAACGAAAACGAAATGTACGCAACCAAGCTGCTCAAGTCGATGGGCAAGTCGGTCTTCGCCAACAGGCTGACCACGGACGCGGACACGAATGTGTTCACCGACGAGCGCAAGAAGCAGTGCGCAGAGCGTCGCGGCTACGGCAAGCCGAAACAACGCCGCAAGGCCAAGTAAGGCAACGGGGCTTCGGCCCCTTTCTTCATTATAAGGACAGAACATGAACGCTGATGAACAGCGCAAAGCAGAAGCCGAACGTCACCGCTTCATCTACAATTCGACGCATCCGGCAAGCGAAGTTTCCAAAATTCCGGAGGGTGCGCATTTCGCCGTCCTCTGCAACGAGTCAATGCGATACGATGACGGCTATGGCGATGAACGTTCTGGCCCTAGCTACTCGACGATGAATTACCTGTCGTACATCTACTTCGACAACGAAGCCGCATTGAACGCTTGGATTCTGGAACACCACCAGAAGAAAACCTTCAAGGTCATTCACGTCAAGCCCGTCGAGTTCGAACTCAGGACAACCATAAAGGTCATCGAATGAGAGCCCTCATTCTCGTATTGTGTTACATCATCATCGTCATTTCCGTCCTGGGCTTGCTGAACTTCAAGAACATCAAGAAGCTGAAGGAACAGCAGAAGCCGAAGCGCGAGCTGTCGTCTCTCGACGAAGAAAAAGAAAACGAGCCTAACTCAGGGCAATGATAAAATGGACACATGAAAACTAAAAAACCTGTCACCAAAGTCCCGAACTACGGGAGCACAACGCGCCAGTCCATCCGCGTCAGCAACTTCTTCAACTCCGCGTTCAAGACGTTCTCGCTGTATGACAACGTGCGTTCCATTCCTGCATGCGACGGTCTGAAGCCATCGCAGCGTAAAGCAATCTATGGTACGCTCGACCGCGGCGAAAACGCCGGCGAACTGCAAGTCGAACGTCTCGCTTCGTACATCGCGCAAAAGACCGACTACCACCATGGCGCCACATCGATGATGTCGACCATCGTCGGCCTTGCTGCAACTCGCTATCCAGGTGCGAACAACATGAACCTGTTCGTGCCTGAAGGCCAGTTCGGTTCGCGTCTGACGAAAGAAGCCGGCGCAGGTCGTTACATCAACACGTACATGTCCAAGTATTTCCGTCAGCTTTTCAAGAAAGAAGATGACGCGATTCTGGAACATCACGAAGTCGATGGCGAGCAGATCGAGCCAAAGTTCTATCTGCCAATCCTTCCGATCGCGCTGATCAACGGTGCAACTGGTATCGGCACCGGCCACTCGTGCGAAATCAAGTCCTATCATCCGGAACAAATCCGCGATGCAGTGCTGAAAGTTCTCGACGGCAAGAAACTGAAGCCGGGTACGCTCGTGCCTTGGTTCCGTGGTTTCCACGGTACTGTTGAACGTCAGAAAGAAACCGGCCGCGTCGTCATGACCGGCAAGCTGCAGGTCGTCAACACAACCACGATCAAGATCACCGAGCTGCCGATCGGCACATTCCTCGACCAATACAAAGAGCATCTGAACAAGCTCGAAGAAGAGGAGTTCATCAACGATTACCAGGATGCATCGACTGAAGAAGCATTCGAGTTCACCGTCAAAGTTCCGCGCTCGACTACCGTCCTGCCGGAAGAAGAGCTGCTGAAGAAATTCAAGCTGGTCGCGGTCGACACCGAGAACTTCACGATGTGGAATCCTGAAGGCAAGCTGTTCCGCTACGACTCGGCCGAAGCCGTCATCGAAATGTACGTGCCATGGCGTCTCAGCTTCTACGAAGTTCGTCGTCAGAAGTTGATTACCGACACGACCGAAGCAATTCGTTTCCAGAGCGAAGTCATCCGCTTCATCCGCTACTATCTCGCCAACATGAAAGTGTTCCGCGATACCGCGAAGAAAGAGCTGATCGAAATCCTGCTGCAGAACAAGTTCGCCGACTACGATCGTTTGCTATCCATGCAAATCTGGAACCTGACCAAGGACAAGATCGCCGAGCTGGAAAAGAAGCTGGTCGACCTGAAGGAATACTTGGCCAGCCTGAAAGCCGACACGGCCGACGCGATGTACAAGCGCGAGCTGAAAGCGTTCAAATACGAGGAATGATATGAGCAAGTTAGCATCGGTGTTTGTCAGTTATCTGTTGGTGCCGTTTCTGATTTACATGTACTGGTACACCGATGTTCCTGCCTACATGTACGTGCTTGGAACGCTGTGCACTGGGTTCTTCCTCATCATGGTGTTGGTCACGATCATCATGTGGGTGAGAAAACCTCGGCTGTCCGTTTCCGATCAGCTGTTGCTGCGTGAACGTATTCGCAGCCGTCAGGTGTCGGCGTTCTTGCATCTCGTGCTGGGCATTGCTGTGACATTGGCCATATTCGTTTACGTAAATAGCTATATCGGCTTTGTATACGGCGGCTCACTTCTTCTGCTTCAGGTTCTACGGCACCGCGTGAAACGCTCTGCGTTTGGAATGAATTAAGGAAAAGGGCTCAACGAGCCCTTTCTCGTATTGGAAGAACATGAAAAATTATAGAGCAATACTCGGCTTGTCCGATTCAGCTGGCGCAGAAGAAATCAAGAAAGCCTATCGCAAGCTGGCGATGAAGCATCACCCGGACCGTGGTGGCAATGAAGAAGTCTTCAAGTCGATGAAAGAGGCTTACGAAGAACTGGAGAAAACTGGCTTCGCTCCGTATCGTCAACCATCACGTCCTGGTCCGAATCCTGGTTGGGCAAAACCAGAACCACCAAGCGGAACGTGGCAAGCCAAACCTGATCCGTCCATCGACGACATTCTCGACCAGATGAAAGCATTCCGACGTGGTGGACCGATCCCGCGGAATCCAAACTACGTTCAGCCGAATGCCGACGTCATCATGCAGGTTCCGATTCGCGATGCGGCTCGTGGTTTCGAATGGCGTATTTCCCGACAGAAACAAAACGGCTTCGTCGAACATCTGGACGTCGTTGTCCCAGGCGGTTTGCCTGATGGTCACCGCGGCCGCTACACGTTGTCGGATGGTTCGACCCAGGTTCTCATCATGAAGATCGATCCGGGTAAGTTCCGAATCCGTGGACTGGCGAACAGTGTCGGCACGATTTTCGAAGCTGGCATTACGACCGGTGACGTGGAACTCGACGTCAACATCGACGCACTCGACCTCATCACCGGCACATGGATCGAAGTCGAAGACTACAATGGCGAACGACTCACCGTCCGTGTTCCAGCTGGTTTCAATCCTGACCAGCGTTTGAAGGTCGCCGGCAAAGGATATTTCGGTTGGCTGGAAGATCAACAGGCAGTTGCTCGCTTCCGCCGCGACATGTACATAAAGCTGCGACCGATTTTCAATACGCCCGACAAGATCGATCGCAAGAAAATCTTGAATCTATACAATACGGTCGGTGGCTGGGAGGAACAAAATGGAGAAACGAGCAACTAGCATAGGTAACCAACTCATGAGCGTCGTCTACGCGCTGATATGGTGCGTAGTCATCTGGGGAATTCTCCCGTCGGGAACTTCAGCGTACGTACTGCTCATCCCATTCTTCTGGTTCATCCACGCCAGAAACACAAGCGAACGACTTGACGATCTTCGCGAACTGATAGAAATAAACAACGAACTGCTGCTCGAAGCAGTGGCTCGAAGAGACCCAACATTTGATGTAGAAGAATATTTGGAAAATCGAGGATACAGAGATTATGACTAACGTTTTGAAATTCCACAAACCGAAATACGCCGGACTATCCAAAGTGATTTCCGGTGGACAAACTGGTGCCGACCGTGGTGGCATCGATGCTGCTGCTGAACTCGGTGTCGCAACCGGCGGACACGCTCCGCTGGGATACCGCACATCGCGCGGCAATGATCCCTCGCTCGCGAAGCTCTGTCTCGTCGAAGACCTGTCGTTCGCATACCCACCACGCACGCGGCTGAACGTCAAGAACTCGGACGGCACTGTCATCATCGGCACGAACATGGCATCGGCCGGTAGTGTTCTCACGCACAGCCTGACGGTGAAGCTGAAGAAGCCTTGCCTGCAAATCGGCCTTACCGAAAGCTACACCAACGAAGAACTGCTCGTCGAAGCCAAGAAGCTGGCGAACTGGATTCGCAAGAAGAACATCAACGTTCTGAACGTCGCTGGCAATCGTGACGAGTTCGCCTCGTACCTGCATTACCACATGACGTTCAAGCTGATCCAAGCCGCGCTGCTCGATCTTTATTCCACGGGAGAAATGTTGTCAGATAGTGTAGAATAAGACGTTGTCATCTTAACAAGGAAATACAATGTCTGAAGAAAACAAAGTGCCGAATGAAACAACCATTGCTGCGATGCAAGAAGCCGAAGAACTGTCTGCTGCCTTCGCTGCTCGCGAAGGTGAGCATGGCAACGGTAGTGCACTGAACAACATGTTCGCCGGCCTGATCGATCAGCTCGAAACCGCAATGCCGGGTCTGTTCGAGTCACGTAGCGATACGTGGGAATGGCAGTACCTCGACCTCATCCGCGAAATCCTGGAAGAAGGCGATGATCGCATCGACCGTACCGGCGTGGGTACCCGTGCAATTTTCGGCAAGCACCTGGACATCGACCTGCAGAAAGGTTTTCCAGCAGTCACCACGAAGAAGCTGGCGTGGAAAGCCGTCAAGTCTGAACTGATCTGGTTCCTCGAAGGATCGGACGATGAACGTCGCCTGTGCGAAATACTTCATGGGACTCGCGATGATTCGAAGAAAACAATCTGGACCGATAACGCGAATGCAGACTACTGGAAACCAAAGGCAAACTATCCAGGACACGTTGGTCACATTTACGGATTCCAATGGCGACACTGGCCGAAATACACGCTGAACAAAGCTGAATCTAATATCATGAGCATGGACGTTTACGAACGTTCGGCCGTCGACCAAGTTGCCGAGCTGGTCAAGAAACTGAAAGAAAATCCAACCGATCGTCGGATGCTGATCACCGCATTCAACGTCGGTGAAATCGACAAGATGGCTTTGCCACCTTGCCATATGATGGCACAGTTCTTCGTCGAGAAAGGTCGTCTGTCCTGCAGCGTGTACATGCGTTCGATCGACACGATGCTCGGTCTGCCGTTCAACATTGCGTCCTACGCTCTACTGACTCACATGCTCGCGCAAGTCTGCAACCTGTCTGTCGGCCGTCTCATCATGAACCTGGGCGACACGCACATCTACAAGAATCACCTGGAAGGTGCAGAGCAACAACTCGAGCGCGTTCCATCGATGCCGCCGAAGCTGTCGCTGAACACGAGCATCACCGAAATCGACGGGTTCCGCATGGACGACATCCACGCACTCGTTGACTACGATCCACAAGAATCCATCAAACTCGATATGGCGGTGTAACATGGGACATTACGCTAGTGAAATGGCGTGCAGCGGCTGCGGCAAAATTCCGTGCAGGTGCGAAAGGATAGACACGACTCAAGCCATGTGGCTCGTCGATTCTTCGGACCTGCAAGTCATGCAGGTCTCTCAGTTCGATCAAAAGTACAAGTACATCAGGTCCAGCAATGGCATGGTGTTCCCTGGAAATCCATTTGCTCGGCGGATGGATGCCATGCTGTTCGAAACTAAAGAAGAAGCATTGGCGCATCGCGTCAACGTGATCAACTCCCAGATCAAGACGCAGCAGCGCGTTGTGCATGATGCCAACGTGCAGCTTCAAGAGCTGATTATGAAAAAGGAATCGCTGTGAAAACCATAAAAGCAAAACCAGGCGGTGGTCAACCAGTGACTGAAGAAGTTCTGGAAGCCGCCATCAAACGCGGCGAGCTGATGGCTGAATCCAGAGCACGTGGTGCACGAATCGGCGACCTGATCGAGCAAGTTGACAAGGGCATCATCGTGCACCAAGTCAACGCGCAAGGTGTCATGGGCGGAGGCATCGCGAAACAGATTCGCGATCGCTGGCCGAAAGTCTGGGACGACTACAGCGCAATCGTCAAGCCGAATCAGCCTGACAAAGGTTTTCAGTACATGGGGAAAGTGATCTACACCGAGGTTGAACCTGGACTGTGGGTTGCGAGCATCGTCGGCCAGCAGTTCTACGGTCGTGATACTTCCCGCGTTTACACTTCATACGAAGCGTTGGAGATGGGTTTCCACAGCGTGAAGAACTTTGCGCTGAACAACAAAGCAGACGTGCATTACCCGCTGATCGGCTGCGGTCTTGCAAATGGTGACTGGACGAAAGTTTCCCAGATTATTTCCGATAGACTTGGTACAATAACTCATCAGCTCTGGGAACTTCCTCCCGTTTAAGAGCCTCGCAATAACCAAAAGAGTTTACAACAAGTGCACCACACGAGGATGAATTTTATGCTCGTATGTCAATCGGTTTTAACCCACAGAATCCAAATGTAAAAACTATCGGCCGTGAAGAATTAGCAGATGCAGTATCTGTTCCAGTTTCCGAGTTTCAGCCTTTCTTCGCGAAGGCTGAACCGGGAACTTTCCAAGCCAAGTACAACAACTTTGTGACCCACTTCCCAACTCAGGCAAAAGCTATCAGCGCACTTCGTCCAGACGGTGTCGGACCTGGTGAACTCGTAGTCTGGTTTGTTTTCGACAACATTCAACTCGGCGGCAAGAACTCGGCCATCGATCTTGTCACCGACGGAGTTGACTTTGCCGAGATGAAGGGCGGTCGATACGAGACAGCGCATCACGCTGTTGCCGGCTTCAAGATCAGCAAGGATTCCGATCCGGCTGTCGACCTGCTTCGCAGCGATCTTGGAGAATTCAATTCCACCTACGCAAAGATCACGGGCTCGAACCTGACTGGTTGGGAACCCGGCAATATTCGCACAACGACTCTCAAGGATTGGGAAGGCATCGATCTGCGCAAAGAGGCGAAGCGATATGCTGGGCCGATTCGTGGTAATGTCAAGCTGACGCACATGTCCAATGGCGACGTCCTCTACGAGGACACGCTAATCGGGAACTTCAAGCGTCGTGGATGGCAAGCACAACTGCAGAAGTTTATGCAGTCTGACATTGAAATTGCGGTAAATAATGACATCGCTACGCTGAAAAAGATAGTGTACCGTTGGCGCCAAATGGCGTACAATAACTATCTGAAAGACAAGAGATTCGCGTTAGTGAATACGACCTCACTGAAGATGGAATACTTCGGCGAGCTATCAGTTGACATGATTGGCCTGTTACGGATTGGTCGTAACCAACCAGAGGCCAGAATTTATCTTCCAAAGGGAACGTAGTAATATGGGTGAACACATCGATAACAGAAGTCCTCGTCGCAAGAAGACAAAAGAGAGTGAGGACATTCTGGCGCGTAAGCGTCGTGTGACTTTCAAGAACTATATCCGCGAACTCCAGGAAGAGGAAATGCTGGAAGACCTGGACGAGGAAGAAGACGATCAGGACGAGTAAGCGTCACCGAGTCGATTGTTTCCATAAATAGTGGAAACAATCCTTGGTGAAACTTAGATGCTCGTTATTCCATTAAAAGGCGACACGATTGAAACGAAAGATGGTGTCTCGTTTCAGGTCCTATCGTACACAAACTATCGTGATAAGGGTCCTGCGGTCTACGTACAGCACACCCCTTCTATCCCGTCCGACGCTGTCTACTTTTTCGACATCTCAAAGATCAACGGCAAGACTGTTGAGTTTCTCAAGGGGCCAAAGGTCTTTCGATCGCTTGGTCCACTTTCTCGTAAGTATCAGCTTCCACAACCAAACGACGTAGTCACCTGGCGCAGTGCTGCCGGTCCTGCTGACGCGATCGTCAAAGGTTACAAACTCCATAAACGAGGCGAACTGGCCAAAGGCCTACTCATTGTCGCAATGGACACCGATGCCCAAGAGCAGGTGCTCATTCGTCTCGATCAGATCATCGACTTGAAACGTGACATCGGTAACGACCTGTTCTCACGCGACAAGTTCCTCAAATATTACAGCGATTACCGTGGCGGAGGATCGAAATGAAATCGCTTCTCAAAGAGCTGGATGCCAACGCCGGCAAGATTGCATACCAATCATATACGTTCGAGCACGGTATCGAAAAGCTAACAGTCCTCGTTCCACTGAAGAATGCATCAGCATTCCAAGTTGAGTTCGCAGACTCCGAAGATAAATCCAAGAAAGCGCTGCTGGAAATCGTATCTCGCTTTGACGGTAAAGTGAGGTCGTAATGGCTCTGAAGCAACTCTTTACAAACAATGCTGTTTCGCTTCTTGCGGGTAACATTGGTCCAACAGACACGACCCTTCGCGTCCTTCCTGGACATGGCGAGCAATTCCCTACGCCCCAAGCGAATGAATTCTTCACTGTCACGCTCGAAGATCAAAGCGCATCGATACAGGAAATCGTCCACGTCTACGAACGGAATGGCGACGTCTTCACAATCGAGCGTGCAAGAGAAGGAACTGAAGCTCGCGCTTGGTCCGCTTCGCAAGGCAACGACACACTTGTCGACCATCGCCTGACAGCTGGAACGCTCGACCGTCTTTCAAACACATTTGCAAACCCGAACTATCCAGGACTCACAAACTTCAGTGAAGCCCTGGATTATTTGCTTCAAGGCAACCCGACATCTGGCGGTCAAGCTGTCGATGCTGAAATCACTTCTGCTGTCGAAGGTGACGAGACGGTCATTACGACCCCGAGCGCATACCGACCTGGCACAACGGCTGTCTATGTGGGCGGCGCAAGGCAGAAACGCGGTGTTGACTTCTTTGAAGTGAATGCAACAGAAATCCGCTTGCAATTTGCACTTACGTCTGAACAAATTGACGAAGGGCAGAATATTGTGGTGGACTACGTAGTGGCATAAGAGCACATCTCTATAAATATAGAACATATCTTCCCATGAACTATTTAAAGAGGCTCTTCAATGGCACTGACCAAAATCCGCGGTAATACGCAAATCCTCGAAGGCAGCGTAACCAACACCGAACTCGCTGCCGGTATCGAGCTCGCAAAAATCCAAGACAACGAACTGCTCGTCAAGAGCGATGGTTCCGTTGGCTTCACCGCTCCAGTAACTGGTGTCGCACCAGTCGCTGCGGCTGACCTCGCAACCAAAGCATACGTTGATTCGACCGCCCAAGGTCTGGACGTCAAGGCATCGGTTCGCGCAGTTGCAACCGAAGCTGTCACTGCTTCCGGTCTTCAAACAATCGACGGTGTTGCACTTGTCGCAGGCGACCGCGTTCTGCTGACTGCACAACCTGGCGACCTGGCAAACGGTATCTACGTCGTTTCGGCTGGTGGCTGGACACGTTCGCCTGACGCAACCACTGCTGCTGACGTAACACCTGGTCTGTTCACCTTCGTCGAAGAAGGTGACACAGCTGCTGGCACTGGTTGGGTTCTGACCTCGACTGGTCCAACCACACTCGGCACGACCCCACTTCCATTCGCACAGTTCTCGTCGGCTGGTATCATCCAAGCAGGTGTTGGTCTGGCGAAAGTCGGTAACGTCGTTTCGGTCGTTTCCGCATCCGACGCGCTCAATGTAACTGCTGGTGGTGTTGACCTCGTTCTCGACGGTCCATCGCTGACTGTTGGCGAAGGCGGTCTGAAACTGGCCGACATGGCTCCAGGACAAATGCTCGTTGGTGACGCTGATGGTGTTCCAACTCCACGCCTGATCACTGGTGACATCACGATCGATGCAGGTGGCGTTGCACGTATCTCGGCTGGTGCAGTTGGTGCTGCAACCATCGAAGACAACTCGCTGGCTCTGACCAAGCTCGTTGATGGTGGCGCAGGACAGATCATCGTTGCCGCTGCTGATGGCACACCAACCTACACGACTGTTTCGGGCGACATCACGATCGACGCAACCGGTGCGACCACAATCGGCGCTGGTGTTGTTGGCACGAATGAACTCGCTGACGATTCCGTAACCCTCGACAAGCTGGCACCAGTTAACCCTGGTTCGATCATCATGGGTACGGCCGAAGGCAACGTCGCTGTTGCTCTGTCGGGTGACGTAACGATCAGCGAAGCTGGTGTGGTTTCCATCAACCCAGCGACTGTTGTCCGCGTTGCGGACATGGTCAATCGTGAAACTCCTGCTGGTGCAATGGACGGCGTAAACGACACGTTCACCCTGGCAGCTGTCCCACGTGCAGGAACTGAATGCGTTTACGTCAACGGTCTGCTGCAAGACCCAGGCGCAGGCAATGACTACACGATCGCAGGCGATACCATCACCATGCTGTTCCCACTCGAACCGACTGACAAACTTCGCGTAAGCTACTTCAAATAAATAGCTAATACAAAATAGAACGGGCCATGTTGGCCCGTTCACTTAAACGAAGGACATAAGTGTGAAGACACACATTCCAGGTAAGCAAATTCTCGACTTCACCATCGAGACGGAAGACATCGCGCCAGCCGCGGTTACTGATGAACAATTGAATCCTACCGGGGTTGGTGGTGGTACTTATACACGTGTCACTGTCAATGAACAGGGTCGCGTCATCCATGGCGAAAATCCAACGACTATCTCTGCATACGGTATCACCGATGCTGTTTCGTATACTGACGAACGTTTCAACATTTCTCTGTTGACCAGCGAAGATGAAGGCCCGCTTCGTGCATCTTCACGTCAAGTAGTTGGAACCGCAAATCAGGTCGTCACAATCGACGGCGGTGCAGGAGGTAAATTTAGTATCGGACTTGCTGACAACATTGTGTTGCCAGGAACAGGTGCGATCACACTGACATCTGGAACGACTGCGCAGCGTCCAACTGCCGGCCCTGGCAAGATGCGTTTCAACTCTGAAACAGCACAGTTTGAAGGTGCTGTCGCTGGAGAATGGGAATCGTTCGTACGCGAACGCGATCTTCGTCTCAGCACGAAGAACACTCTCATTGTTCAAAAGAATCCAGGTCCAGGCCAGTTCGCCTCGATCAAAGCTGCAATCGCAAGCATCACCGATGCTGCTGTAGAGAATCGTTACGTCATCAAAGTGGCGGGCGGTTCGTATTACGAAGACAACCCAATTCAGATGAAACGTTACGTTTCGGTTGTTGGTGACAATTCAACTTCTGTAATCGTACACTCGCTGAATCCAAATGCTGACCTGATCCTGGCCGTTATCGACTCGTCGATCGAGAACATTGCTCTTGGCGATTCATACGGACCTAACGCAAGCGCGATTCGTTTCGACAACGCAGAGATGAACCAGGTCACGCGTTCGTTCTTCGTCGAAGCTGTTCGCTTCGGTCGCAATGCCCGCAACGTTACAGTATCATCTTCCGGCAGCTATACCGCACTTTACATGTCGAATTGCCAATTCGGTGGATCGCAGCCGTATGACATCGGTTTCTATGTCGAATCGACAAACGGCGGTACCGCACGTCTGTTGATGCGTTCGTGCACGACACGTGGATCGCTTCCACCGTATGCAACCAAGTTCGGTTACATTTCTGGTACAGGTGCTGAAGCTGTCATCATGGGTTCGTTGTTCCGCACTTCATCAGGCGCACCAAACGGAACAGGTATCCACCTGCGTGACGGTGGTACATTCCGTACAGTTGGCACGACGTTCCGTGGTTTTGAAACCGCAATCTGGGTTGAGAACGCCGGCGCACCGCCGATGCTCAACTGCTACACGATCGGTCTTGAATCCAACACAACCGACCTTCGCATCGAACATCCAGAATGCCATGGTGCATTCCAAGGTATTGCCGCCGCTTCGAAAGTATACTCAGCTTCCGATGAAATTTCGATCATGTATCTGGACCCACTGGTCCAGGGTATCAACATCGTCGGTAAACTGAATCTTGGCGCAACACAATCGCTGTTGACAGACGTAACTGACCTCATCATCGAGACTGCACCACTGGGTCTTCTCGAAGGCGGCGATCTTACGCCAGCTGGTGGCCGAACTGTAGCTGTAACTGCCGGTGCTGGTTATCTCCGCAAGGATGGTAACGTCACTCGTGTTTCATGGCCAGCAACCACTATCACTCTTGCACCTGGTGAATCGACGTATGTGTACGTCAACAAGAATGGAGCTGTTCTGACATCGGCAACGATGACGGACAACTACACGACCATCCACCTTGGTCGTGCAAGTGCAAGCGCTGATTCGATCGTAAGTATCGGTGCGCTGACAATTGACATCAAGAATCACGGTAACGTCATTGAAACCTATCTGCGCGATGCAGTAGGCCCAGTGTTTGTTTCTGGTTCGATCGTTACTGAAAACCCAACCATCCCACGTGCAATCAACGTGTCGGCCGGTATGTTCTACTACGGAACTTCGCCATCACGTCCGTCTGAAAAGACTGCACCATTCATGGTCGACCTGCACCGTGCAGGTGGACAAGTTGCATCGACATTCGTTCAACAGGTTCCGAACGATACCATCGACAATGGTACTGACCTCGTGCCGATGACGCCTGGATACTATACGAAGCACGCGTTGTACACTGTTTCGGAAGGTCCATTCCAGACTTACTATCTGTCGCACGGTCAAGTTGAATACGCAACAGAAGACGAAGCCCGCACTGCACCGATCCCGGTTCCACGTGTTGCACCTGATGCAACGCCTGCTATCGCAGCACTGGTCATGCGTCAAGGTGTGGATTCAATCATCGAAATCCTTGACATCCGCCCGATGTTCATGCGTGCAATCCAGGGAACTTCTGGCGGCACACTTCACCACGGCGACTTGCTTGGTCTTGAAGATGACGATCACCCGCAGTATATGTTGGCTACCGGCCAGCGTGCATTGACTGGTGACCTGAATCTCGGTGGCAACGACATTACGAACCTCGATGAAATCAATGGCATCCGGTTCAATGCACACGGTTCACGTCACACCCCGAACGGTGCTGACCCGATCCCGACTGGTCCAGCTATCACACTGACTGCTGCATCTGCAAATACAACTGGCGTAACGAACTTCCTCGCTCGTGCTGACCACACCCACCAGATTACCGGCTTCCAGCCTGTCAATGCTGAACTCACCGCGTTGACTGCGATCACTGGTGCGGGTCTCGCTGTGCATGGCCACAGTGCAGATCAAACGACTCACGTTTGGCTGACACGTTCTATTCAAGGCGCAGGCGGACGTATCAACGTTACAAACGGTGATGCACAAGCTGGAAATCCAACTATTGACCTGGCACCAGCCGGAACTGCAGGAACATACGCACAAGTTACAACCGATACATTCGGTCGTGTAACTTCGGGTAGCGCAACACTCGATTGGACATCGATCACGAATGCGCCATCGACCCTGAGCGGCTACGGTATTACCGACGCGCAGTTCAAAGATGACCTGCTGACAACTCTTGCCGATCTGAACGGTAACGGAATTTTCGTCATCACTGGTGAAAGCACTGCAACGACTCGCAGCCTGATTGGACCTGCTGCCGGTGTAATTGTCACGAACGGTTCTGGTGTTGGTGGCAATCCTACGATCAGCCTTGGCAACGACCTTGCAGCTGTTGAAAACCTGGCAACGACTGGTTTCGCAGTTCGCGCGGGTACAGACACGTGGGCAACTCGTTCGATCACAACTCCGAACGACGGTCTTGTAACGACAAACGGAACTGGTGTTGGCGGCAACGTCATCATCGGTCTGGAAAAAGACTTGGCCGCACTTGAAGCACTGACAACGATTGGTTTCGCTGTTCGCACTGGTGCTGACGCTTGGGCTACACGAACACTGACCGGCGCATCTGGCAACATCGTCATCACGACTGGCGCTGGCTCGACTGCTGATCCTGTTATCAATCTGGCAACTGTCGGAACACCTGGAACATACGGTCTCGTAACAACCGACACGTTTGGTCGCGTTGTCTCGGGTACTCGCCCAACCACGCTCGTTGGTTACGGCATCACTGACGCAGTTTCAAGCTCACAAGTTGGTGCAGTCAATGGTATCGCAACTCTTGGCTCTGATGGCAAACTGACATCATCGCAACTTCCAGCTCTGGCAATCACTGATACGTTCGTTGTGGCTTCGCAAGCTGCGATGCTTACGATCGCTGGTGCAGAAGTTGGTGACGTCGCTGTACGTACCGACCTGAATCGCTCGTTCATCCTGCGTGCGCCTGGTGCAAACGTCCTGGCGAACTGGCAAGAACTTCTGACTCCGACTGACGCAGTTCTTTCGGTCAACGGTCAAACTGGTGTAGTCAACATTAACACTGGCGTCATGTCTATTTCGGCAGCAGCACCTACGGCAGGTCTGACAATTACGGGTGGCACGATCACATCAACCGGTACGCTGACGTTCGCTCTTGCAAATGACTTGGCAGCTGTTGAAGGTCTCGCAACAAACGGTATCGCGGTTCGCACTGCGGCCGATACCTGGGCAACTCGCGCAATCACTGCTGGTACAGGCATCACGATTACAAACGGTGATGGTATTGCTGGCAATCCAACAATCTCGCTTCCATCTGTTGGTACCGCAGGCACATTCCGCTCGGTTACGACAGACGCGCAAGGTCGTGTAACTGCTGGTACAAATCCAACCACGTTGGCTGGTTACGGTATCACCGATGCCGTGAACGTCTCGAACGTTACTTCTGCAAACACCGCAAGCACTGTTGTTGGCCGCGATGCAAGCGGAAACTTCTCTGCTGGTACTATCACAGCAGCTCTGAACGGTAACGCATCGACTGCTACTCTGGCTGCAAACGCAACCAAACTGGCAACTGCTCGCACGATCAACGGTGTCGCTTTCGATGGTACTGCTGATATTACGGTTCCAACCAACTTGACAGATGTTGTTGCTGCTGGTACATACGACCGAGTCACTGTCAATACCAAAGGTATTGTAACTGGTGGGGACGTAACGACTGACCGTATGAACCTGATGTATTCTGGTTCGATTGCATCGCAGAGCGGAACATCAACAATCCCGTTGACAGCGACATCTGCGCCAACGACTTCACAGGGAACGCAACTTGTTTCTCAAGTTATCACGCCTGCATCGACAGCATCACGCATTATCATCGAGTTCTCTGGCATCATTGACACTAGCTTCAATGGCGGTGTGTTCCTCTCGTTCTTCCGTGGTACAACATGTATTGGTGCCGTGGTTTCTGCAACTCAAGCAGCAGCTGGTAGCTCAACTGTTAGTATGCCGGAAACATTCTCCGTACGAATCATAGATACTCCAGGCGTTACGACTTCGCAAACTTACTCGATCCGTATCGGTGGTAACGCTGCAGGTACTTGGTACCTCGGTCGTACATCCGGCCTTTCGATCGGCGGCGTAAGCCGTTCACACTGGTCGATGACTGAAATTATCTAAGGAGCATCATGATCGTTCAAGACTACATGGAAATTTTGGGTTCAAAGTTTCCAACTGTACAAGCCCATATTATCGGTGACCCAGGCATCTATGAGAATATCAGGATCGAAGAAGACAGCGCACCGTTGCCTTCTAAAGAAACTTTGGACTCAGTTGCACTTGATGTAGCACGCACTGAAATGTGGCTTCGCATCCAAGCAGAGCGTGACAAACGAAAAGCTGGCGGTGTACATATCGGAGACAACTGGTTCCACTCCGATGACACGTCACGCATTCAACAAATTGCACTCACAATGCTCGGTGCGAACATGCCTCCTGGCATCATGTGGAAAACCATGCAAGGCACATTTGTTGCAATGACACCAACACTTGCATCGCAGATTTTCCAGGGCACGATTGCACAAGACCAGAAGATTTTCGCGCAAGCTGAATATCACCGTCAGCACATGATTTTGGATGACGAAACGCCAATGGACTACGACTTCAGTACTGGTTGGCCGCAAACTTATCTTGAGTGGGTTGCTGCTCAACAAACACCGGCCGCATAATGTCAATCAACTACTGCACAATCGGAACTGGGCGAATCGATGGTTTCTGCGGAAAACAGCGAGCGAAAGTTCTTGCGCGGTTGATTCATGAAGCAGGGCACGACGTTATTGTCGTGCCACCAAAGCCAACACCACGTCCGCATTCGGGTGGATCGACGATTCGTCCTGGCATGGACTTCAAGCCGTACATCGCGCCGCAAATGGACAGGCAGAATCTGCCTCCAGTCGATCAGCCGTACATCACCGTGCGAGCGGAAATCTTTGGTATGGTTGGCAGCGAGACAATCGAAAATACACAGCGTCTCGACTTTGTCGTGGTAACCAATCTTGAAATAAATGAAGGTCCGGAGATAAGTGTAAATATCTCGGAAATGGAGATTTGAAATGTTAGAGATTGGTAAAGCAAACGAAGTCAAATTCAAGGTTGGTGTAAACGGCACCAAAGCCGAGCCGACAGTTCGCCTGGTCATAGGTAACCGCGAGCACGAGCTCGGCTTTGCTGCCGAGAAACTTCTCGGTGGAACTGACGAAGACTGGTACGCGGAAGTAAAGATTCCTGAAAGCATGACAGCTGGTGAATATGATTTCCGTGTGGAAGTCATCGTCAACAATCGCCTGTTCACACCGATCAAACGCACTGTTGAAATCGGTACACGTGAGCCGATGATTGCCGCTGAAGATCAACAGCCGGCTCGCCCAACACAGCGCCCAAAGCAAACTGAAACTTGGGAAGGCGAAGGCGGTGCATTGCCTAAGACGCCTGAAAAACCTCAGCCGCTTCCATCGCGCCCAATCGATCCGCTTAAGCCTACACAGAAGCAAACGATCGCATCGCGGCCAAAGAGCCTGATGGCGGAAGCAGCAAGCCAGGACGGAACAGAGTTGTATCGCCCAGAGAAGAAGGTAGAACCAAAAGTTGTCAAAGAACAAAAAGTTCCGAAGGCAAAGCCTTCACCAGCAAAACCGGTTCGCATCACGCTGGCCGATATTGCTGCTGAATCGGAAAAGCGTTTCGGTGAAGTGCTGAAAGAATCTGCATCGTACAAATCACCTGCAGTTAACGTAACACCAATAAACATACAACATCAAACACCTGTCACTCTGATTAAGGGCGACATTGTTTACGAATAGGAATGACACATGAAAATCTATAGCAACGAAGCGGTCACCAGCACAGCTGTAAATGAACTTGACGCAAAACAAACTGAGCAGATCAACAAACTCAAACAGTATGTCATCGGCCTGCTTATCGGTGAAGTTGTGATTCTTGCAATTGCACTTGGAGCATACGCTGTAAATCATTGATGTACATTTTCTCCGGATCGAAGTATAATCTGCGTTATACTCTTTCTGGAGAAAAATAATGGCGACAACCCAAGAACTTCTCAAACACCTCAAACAATTCCCTGAAGGCCTGACGTTCACCGAACTGCAACGGTTCGTTGTCGAGTCGAACGGTCTGGATTATGACGCGAAAGACGATCAAGGTCGTCGCAAGTATCGCGGCTACTGGTCCGAAGTCTTCAGCACCAGCGGCACCAAATACAACGGCTGGTTCTATGTGCCCAAGCACAGTTTCTTCCACGCATACACCAACAAGGTCGGCAAGCGTTACGTGCTGAAGCCAGAGGTGCAAGTATGAAATCCATCATAATTGCCGCACTCGCAGTTCTCATGCTCGCGAGCTGCGACGAGTCAGATCACGCATCGGAAGAAGTCGCGGTCGCACCTGCGTCCGAAATCAAGATGAACATGCCGACCGGTCTCAGCGACTGCAAGACGTTCTTCGTGACTGGCAAGCCACCGTACGACAGCGTGACCATGCTCGTCACTCGCTGTCCACACAGCACCACAACCACGAAAGCTGGACCTACGACGGCAGTCGTAGCAGACGACGAAGAAGCGCAATAACGCTGTGCATTTGTTTGGGTTGCGTGTATAATCTCTACATCAACCCAACAAAGACAAAATCATGAGTATCAATTATTCCGTAGGGCACGTCGTACGAACTTTTCCGGACATCAATGACGGATCGTTCTTTGTGTATGATGTCGTCGCATTCGACGACGAAAAGCTGGTGGTCATCGACCATGCGCTTCATACACTCGGCTACCGTTCGCCGGACGACATCGTCTCCCGATTCAAGGTCGAGATGTACGCGTTCAGGGGCAAAAACGGTCTCTACGAAATCGGCGATACCGTGACCGTGTATGGTTACGAAGGCAAGTGGAAAGTCGAGAAGTTCGCACAGAATCCAAGAAGCACCGAAACGGAATGGTGTGCAGCAGTTGTGCACGAAGACGGTAAGCGTCGACTGTTCTGGCCTGCACACCTTTTGATGAGAGCATAAAATGTTTCCAGTAATCCGACACATCAACGACCTGTTACCGTTCGTTCAGGACAACCCGCAGTTCCGTGTGCAAGAGCAACCGAACGGTACGACCATCGTCTGCTACATGCTGCAGGACGAGGACACGTTCCGCGGCGAGCACGAAGAGTGGTGGAAGGAATGCCGTGGCATCACGTTCGATACCGCGAGCGGCAAAGTCGTATCGCGTACGCTGCACAAGTTCCAGAACATCGGCGAGAACGAAGACACGCAGCCGCACCTGATTCCGTGGGACAAGATCACGCGGATTATGGACAAGCGTGACGGCTCGATGATTACGTTCGTCAATGACAACGGCAAGATCGTTGGCAAGACGAAGAAGACGTTCGACTCGGCCGAAGCAATCGCTGCAACCGAGTTCTTGTACAAGAACGAGCGTCGTGTGAACTGGGTCCGCAACCTGCTGAGCTACGGCTGGACGCCGACTTTCGAGTGGACGTCGCCGCGGTTCCCGATCGTGCTGCTGTACGAGAAAGACGAGCTGACGCTGTTGCAAGTCCGCAACAACATCACCGGTGCATACACGCCGGCAAGCGGCATGGATCAAGAATCGAACATGTGCCCGTTCCCGGTCGTGCCGAACATCATCGACCAGTTCAGCACTGATGGTGTGGTCGACTACGAGAAAATTCGCGAGATGCAACTGACTCGCGAGGGCATCGAAGGTGTGATCCTGCAAACGGACGACGGCCAGATGTGGAAGGCCAAGACGAAGTGGTACTGCGACCTGCATCACTCGGTCACGTTCACTCGTTGGCGTGACGTCGCTCGCGCAGTGTTGGCCGACCAGTCGGACGACCTGAAAGCAGCGTTCGCCATGACCGGCCGCGACATCCAGCCGATCATCGACGTCGAGAAGATCATCTTCGGCGAAATCGAGCGTACGCGTTCGTATGTCGAAGAGCTGGCAGGACTCGGCCGCGGTTTCGACCGCACCGCAAAAGACATGGCCGCAGCACACCGCGACCATGAGAACTTCAAGGAAATCATGCGTGCGTTCCGTGGCCAAGACACGGACTGGAACGAGTGGTATCTGAAGAAGTATATCCGCAACTGGTCGTTACAAGTCATCGTGCCGGGTGCGAATCAGATCATGATGACTGAAGAACCGGAAGACGATTGTGAGCCAGCAAACCCAGAGTAACGTCAGCGGCCACGTAGGTGTGGCCATGATTATCGCGATACCAATATTGATAGTCTTCAGTGTTTGGCTATTCATTTGTTGGGTTGTCGCGAAAGCAACGCGATCATTCATCGCAACGAAGGTGGCACTGTATCCGGTCGCCTTCGTCCTCGGCAACTTCTTCGGTGTCATGCCGTTCATTTGCCTGGGATGGTTGTTCGCGTTGTTCACAGCCAACACACCACTGGCCAATTACGTCGTGGGCAAAGCCTCGGAGCTGTCGCTGTTGTCGTCAGCGTTCGGTGATCCAATCACGGTACCTGTCCAGCACATCATCATATACCAGTTCTTTATCTGGTTGATTTTTATGCGGCCAATTGCTGACGTGCTTACAACCGTAATTTATAATTCAGCGCAAGAACAATAGCGTATTTCTCCTCTGTAAATAAGTGTGCATTCACACACAGAGGAGTTAATATGCAAAGAAAAGATTCTGGACCGAGCAACGCTGGTCAAGGTCAAGAAATGAGTTTGCCGTACGATATGATTAGCCTGGAATCATTGGGCTCATTCATGTTGTTCGGGCCAATCGACGGTAATACTGCATTTGCAACTTGCGACTTTGTCATCAAAGCCAACATGCTGCAAATGAACAACGATCCTCTGACATTCCTTATCAACTCGCCTGGCGGAGACGTCAACGACGGGTTTGCCATCATCGACATCATGGAGACGTCACGTCTTCCAATTCACACTGTCGGCACTGGTATCATCGCATCCATGGCTTTGCTGATTCTCTCCGCTGGCGAGAAAGGCAAACGCGTCCTCACGAAAAATACTCAGATCATGGCTCACCAATGGATGAGCGGTGTTGAAGGCAAGTTCCACGAACTGATGGCCGTCACCAACGAGCACATGCGTCTGAAGCAGATGTTCATCAACCACTTCAAGCGCCACTCGACGATGACCGAGAAGCAAATCAATGACGTGCTGTTCTCGCCGTCAGATCGTTGGTTGACGCCACAAGAGTGCAAGAAGTACGGACTGGTTGACCACGTCACCGATTATCTCGAAGTGCCATGGCCACCAAAAGAAAAGGCTCCGGCAGAACCAAAGCCAAAGGCTGCTGCGAAACCAAAAGCAGCAACGAAGCCTAAAGCCGACCGCCAGCCAAAATCATCCCAGTAATCTGTTCAATCCCCTGTCGCAAAGCTTTTGCGATGGCGGGATTGTTACCGAATGCCCACAGCTTTTGTTCAAGCTGAAGCTTGACGTCAATCAACTCGTTCATGCTTAACTGATCCCACGTATTCTTAGGTGGGATCGGTTTCTCCGCTTCATCAACGAAACGTTCGCTTTCTGTTGAATCCTGATTCATTTTTCCTCCTTCGTGAATAGGTGGTATATTTACCTAAACGAGAGCACGAAAAATCTTCCGCGTGTTATCACGAATCCGCCATAAATAAATTATACAATTCAACGGACGGTCAATGAAACTTCACCAAGCAATTATGATTCAAGAGATGACAGGCCCAGTTCCTTACGAACTGTCCCTGCGTGAAATCATCGACGCTGGCGATTCAACGAATTTCTATCACATCTACGTGCTAGCACTCCTTTCTCAGTTCTTCAAGGACGGTCGGACCTACGACCAAATTGATGATCTGGCTACCATCTCGTCAGGCGCAACCTCAACGGTCGCCATCGAGTCCATCAAGAGCTTAACTCCTTCAGAAAAAGTGAACTTGGCAACATATCTGCTCAGCTGCATCGAAGCAGGTCGGTCCGCCCTTCACAGCACACAAACGAGCTCCGCTGATTGGATCCGCTTCGTACTGCAAAGGCAACCGTAAGAATGCCAGTGTAGATTACGATTTTGTTCGGCCCATTTCCAGGAGGATACAATGGGAAAACATGCTTTGTCAAAACAGAAATATCCACAACCGATTAACCCAGAAGGAACAAAAGCCATTCGACTCAAAGTACGTCCTTCACCGAAAAACGATTCTCAGCGTTTCTACATCGAATCGTTGACACATTCGAAACTGACTATCGGCACCGGTCCAGCTGGTTCTGGTAAGTCGTTCCTCGCGATGGCTATTGCCGTCGATAAACTTCTGACAAATGAAGTTTCAAAAGTCGTCATCACTCGTCCGATCGTCGAGGCTGGCGAATCTCTCGGCTTCCTACCAGGAACATTCGAAGAGAAAATCTCCCCATATCTGCTCCCGCTGCTCGATGCACTGAATGACCTGGTCGGCCCAACAATGGCGAAGAAGCTGTTGGAAGATGGCAAGATCGAGTTCGCTCCGCTTGCCTATATGCGTGGACGCACATTCACCAACTGCTACGTGATTCTCGACGAAGCGCAGAACACAACAATCGAACAAATGAAGCTGTTCGTCACACGTATTGGTGAATATTCCCAATTCGCCGTCAACGGCGATGGTTCCCAGTCAGACCTCCGTGGTGTGCCTGAGAACGGGCTCGAGTGGGTTACGCGCAAACTGCGTGGCTGCTCCAATGAGATTCAGGTGATCGAGTTCAAGAACAAGGACGTCGTTCGCTCTGAAATTGTTCAAACCATCCTCCGCCATCTGGACTCCCCTGACCCTCGTCAGACGGAGAAAGGTCGTACCGCTGCTCCGCAAAAAGCGACGCGACATGAATTCCGAACTACAGAGCCTGCACTCCTGCAGACCGGTTCGTAACCAACTAACCGCATAATAAAGGGACCTTCGGGTCCTTTCTCTTTTCCGAATAAATATGAAGCATCGCACAGAAAGCCGAGCGCGATGCAATCTCATAACTTACTCGGCAGGAGAATACAATGGCATATATCCTTAATTGGAAGAACCCTGCGCTGAACGCAAACAAGGCAGCGGCAATCAACGTTCCAGTCGGCGCGGTCGTGTCGAACAAAGCATCACTCCGTTTCACCGGTAAAGGTGCGCCTGGATACGGTAGCATTCAACAAGAAAACCTCATGCGTCTGCTCGAAAGCTTTGCAGACGGTGCTGCACCGCTTTATCCGACAGTCGGTCAAAGCTGGTTTGACACGAACGAAAACACAATGAAGGTTTGCACGTCGACAACTCCACTCGTATGGAAATCTCTCGGCGGTGTTCAAGTAACAGGCGTCGGCGCAAATGCACCATCGCCAGCAGCAGTCGGTGACGTATGGTTCCAAAAGACCGGTACCCGTTCGGGCATCATGTACGTCTACACCGGAGTTGGTCGTCACCCGGTTGTTGGCTCGACAATCGGCGGATGGAATCAGGTTTGGCCGCCAATCGAAACGATTGCAGGACGTGAAGAATACGATGTGCTTGCAACCATGGTCTTCCAGCTGATCGGCTCAACTGGCAATGGTGGTGCTGCAGCAATCGGCAAGAACATTCCGGACTTGACAAGCCTCACAACACTGGATGCTGACTTACTTGCTAAACATGCAGCAAGCCCTGATGCCAATGTGCTGGTACCAACCACAGACTCTGCGACTGAACTGAAAGTTGATCCTATTTCAACTGACTGGGATTTGCTTCTGTCTGCTGCTCGCTACGCAGTCAGTCGTCTCGACCTTCCAGCAAATATGCTCGATGATATTTCACCTGTGCCATTTGTCTCCGACGGTCGACCAGCGCCAACAGCACTGACAACATTGCCAGCAACGGATGTACGCTATCCTTCACTTGAACGTCGCTCGAACCGCCGCTTCGGTATCGTGACTCTGATTCGCGCATTCACTGAAACGTACAACGTGCTGACAGCTGCAGTTGCAAATCGTTACTCGCTGAAAGGTATCAGCGGAGCAAGCGGAACGAATCCGGATTTCGCACCATCAACTGAAATTGCACAGCTTGCAACATTCAGCGGATCGCCAGGAGGTGCAACTTCTGAAACCATCACGATGCGTTTTAACTTCGCAACCAATGCTGACTTGCTTACATTCCTGAATTCTGGTGGCGCAGTCCAGATTACGATGTCCCACATTCCAACAGGTGCAATGGCACCGGCTGACATTGACTTGAAGAACCTGCTGAACAACGTTGGTGTTCTCCGACTGACAGCTGACAAGTCTCGTGTTTTTGCCAATGTCTATCCGTTGAGGTTCAGCATCACACCAACAAACGTTGGTCTTCGTGGAACTACCGCAACTCAAACGTTGGTGCCGCTGCAACAATTCGGTGGAGCATCTATGGCTGTAACTGGTTCGACGCCTACTGCAACCTCGCTGTCGGTGACAATCGCTCTTGCTGCTGGCAGTGCAATTAGCGGTACGACAACCGTCAGGTTTGAAATCATCTCTGACGCTACCACGTATGGAACCGCTGGCGCACGTGCGTTCGGCACACCAATTCCGTTTGCACCAGCAGACAAAACTGGTTCAGCATTCTTGGTTCAAGTATAAGACTTTGCAATTGCGTAGTCTCCGTGGTATAATCAGGTTACGTATCAAACCTTTACCACGGAGTTTCAAATGCTTTCCAACCGCGCACCACTCATTCAAGCTGGCCAAGTGTATCTGAACGAAGGCCTGAACGAGTACCTGATCGTAACGCGCAATAACCAGGGCCAAGTCTCGTACGCTGGCAACGGCTTCCGAGGAAGTCTCGAAGACTTCGACTTCATTGACAAGTTTCCGGCCGTCGATCCGGCGGACGTTGATCCGTCTGAACTCGCGGACCTACTCGCAAACTGCCCGCCGAATACCAAGCCGTCGGTCGGCTTCATTCCAGAAGGAACCGACGACGATGAAGATGAATAAATAAATCATCGACATTTTGTAGGAGGTGTGACATGCGTATCGTCAGTCGCCAGAACGAAGATCAAATCCAACGCGAACGTCTTCGCGGAATCATCGAAGCTGCTTCAGATGGCTTTGTCACACCTGCAAACGACCTGCCTGAAATCGTATCTCAGGTTGAAGATACTGTGCTGCACTTCATGGGCAAAGTTGAAAGTCTGGAACATTCCTACGGGAATCTTCAGCTTGAAGCTGCTGCGCTTGCAACTCAGTGTGCATTGCAAGAAGGAAAGCTTGAAGAGCTGACCCACATTGGATTCGACGAAGCACTCGACTATGCAACGCTGGATTTGATGGATGCGCTGCTCGGTTCAGGTGCAGCAAACTCAACATTCGCTGGTGACATTGCGTTCGATCCGGATGTCACATTTTCGAAACAGGACCTCAAGCCATTGTTGCGTCAAGCAATCATTACTTGGGTCAACACGAAAGTTTCATAATGCACGCTGTCAGTTTCCAAGCTGTAGTTGATTCAAAGTATCCTGCAGTGCTTCGTGCTGCCGCGGCAAAGTTGATGGAACATCAATATCTCGATGTTGGTTCGTTCTTGAAAGAACTGCCGCAAGCCGATCTTGATGATTTGGCAATGCGCGGCGCAAAGGTCGTCGCAGGCACTGATACGCCTGAAGACTTCGATGTGCTGCTCGTGTTGTCGTGCATGCTGCTTCAAGCCGAAGGCGGAACGCTGGACGGCGGTGTTGAAAAACGAATGTCGAACACCATCATACTGTTGACGTTCGAAGACCTCGCACGAAAAGGTGTAATCGAATTCTATCGTGAAAAAGCCACGCTTGTAAACGAAGACCTCGACGTCACCATCGCGCGTGTGAAAGACTGATGTGCTTGGCGCCATGTTCGCGCTGGTTGTCTTGACCGCATTTGTGGCGGACGAGTCGCGTGAAACTGAAGGCGGATACAAATGGATATTTTGGGTGGCACTTGGCATAGTTAACATAATACTAACTTATTTCATGCACCGCTAAAAAGCGGAAGAAGTAGTAAAAGAAGCGTGTGCTTATTGCGCAGTCGCGTGTATAATCTTTACATCGGCTAAACAACTAGGAACACGAAAATGACGAAACTTGCTACTCTCTGCTACGACGAAGCCACCTCGACTTGGTCTGCTCAGTATGAAGGCGAAACTCTGATCGCATCCAAAGGCGGTCCGAACTCGCGCAAGTACGTTATCAAACGTCTCCGCACTGGCGAATGCGCCCGTGCTCTTGAACTCGGCGTGACCGACTTCGACAACGTCCCCGCTGCTGAACCGAAGAAACCTGCTGTCGGCGCTCCGGCAAACTTCGCTCCGTCGCCGAAGTTCGTGGCTGGCGAGCGTGTTCGTCTGAAGCCGAACAATCTGCTGCCGGTTGCTGAACGTTACGAACTGCTCGACGAATGCGTCGATCTGGTCGCGGACGTTGACAGCGGCATTCGTTCGCTGATTATCACCGGCGACGGCTCGCTCGGCAAAACCTTCCACACCAAACAAAAACTCAAAGAACGTGGTCTGCTGTCGACTGAAGAAGCAGAGAAGATCGCGTACACGTTGACGCCGGAAGAACAAGTCGTCGCCGACAACATTCTGCGTCGCATGAAAGAATGCAAGCGTCAAGCTGAAGCATACTACAAAGAACATCCGCCGATCAAGCCTCTGAAAAAGAAAGACGTGCCTGAGCTGGAAGATGATGAAGACGACGAAGAAGAAGACGAACTGGAGCTGACCTGGAGCAAGGTCGACTTCACGAGCCTGCACACTTCGAAAGAACTGAGCGATCGCGTCTGCGGCGGCCGCTTCACGACTGGCCTGAACAAGTACGAGTTCAACATCAAGCTGGCTGTGCAGAATCCGGAAGAATACTACGACATCGTCGTGCCGCACGAAATGGCCCACCACATTCAGTCGATCCTCTTCCCTAAATCGCTGAAAGTGAAAGCTGGCCACGGTAAAGAATGGTGCAAGATCATGAAGACCGTGTTCCAGATTCCGGCAGAACGGTATCACACCATGGACACGACCGACATGCAGTTGGCTCCGGAACTTGACGGCGACTACCACTATGTGAAAGGCTATTCGTCGGCAAAGGGCCTGTTCCGCATGCTGTTCGAAAACCGCCGCAAGCTGGTCGTGCTCGATGACTGTGATGCAGCGTGGAAAAACGAAGTCGGCGCGAACATTCTGAAAGCAGCACTGGACAGCGATGAAGATCGTTGGATCACGTGGAATGTCGAAGGCACCGACAACAGCGGACTGCCGAAGCGCTTCTTGTTCGAAGGCCGCGTGATCTTCATCTCGAACGTGTCGTCGGAAGAATTCCCGCAACCGCTGATCAGCCGCTCGCTGCGTGCTGACATCGAGCTGACGATCGAAGAAACGTTCGAGCGTATGCGTCAGATTTTGCCGAGCGATGATTTTGCTCCGGGTGTCTCGATGGAAGTCAAGCAGAAAGCCTACGATTTCTTGTACGAGAACCGCGACATGGCCAACGAAATCACGACTCGCTCGCTGCTGAACATCGTGCAAGTCGCAAACAGCGGTCGTGAAGAACGTATCTGGAAGCGTATCGCACTGGCCAACATCGCCTAAATAAGCTGTCAACGTCGAGACTCGCATCGAAAGGTGCGAGTCTCTTTTTATAGGGACAGCATGTGGTTTGTGATCGCGTATTTGATTTCCTTCTTGGCCATACTAAGTGGTATCATATACGAAACGCGTGAGAACAACTGGAGACTTCCGAGATACCTTGCGCCATTCGGCTTTATTGCCCTGATGCCAGGGCTCAACACAATCGTGCTCGCTGGTTTGTTAATCGGTTGGCTCATAGGAAAAATCAATGAACTTCGCAGACGCAAAACACATTCGTGACCTGATCTGGTATGACGGCCCGCTGCTGTCCGTCATGGAACACAAAGACAAAACCTATCTCGTGAAATGGGTCGACGTCAACGACGCACGCACTGTCCACACGTGGATAATCTTCGAAGTTGAACCAGCAATCCTCGAAGCGTACTACGCCAAGGTGCTGACGCTTCGGCAACTCGAGGAACGTTCAGCAAACGTCTACTTCTTTGAAGGTTTCCTGGAAGAAAGCGATGCCGCATGGGTCGACATCGACGAGGTGCCGGAAGATTGGAAGGCGCGAAGCAATTCTTACTTCGATGAAAGACTGGTGCATAATGACTAATCGTGAAGCACTGGGAGAAGAACTCTACAAGCTGATGCTGGTAGATTACGAAGCCATTCGTGTTCGTCGGAAATCTTTCCGCGGTAAGCCCGATCAGTACGACCGCTTGCTGATGGAACTTGACAAGATGTTCGAAGCGTACTACAAGCGATTCCTTTGATTAAAGTGCTGTGCATATTGGAGTGATGCGGGTATAATCTCTACATCAACTGATCAACGGAGATGAAGATGGCAACGCTCGCAGAATGCAAGGTAGGTCAACGTGTCAAGTTCAAAATTCGCGGCAAAGCTGCTCGCTGCGAAAATATGGCTGGCAAGGTTGTTACCGCAACCGTGACCGGCGTCATCGAAGACATGAATCTGGTAAGCGTGATGTGCGATCATCGCAAGCTGCCGGATGCAGTGTTCAAGGACATGGGCACTGCAGTCGATGCTGCTGACCTCACGTTGATCTGATCGGAGCCATCATGAAAAGCCAAGCAATCGCGAATCGCATCAACAGCAACATGTTCAGTTACGGTGCAAAGACCAGAACATTCTTCGCTGACCAGTCTCAACTTTCCCACGCAAACAAGAACGCTTTCGACCAGTTGTGGCATGACGAAGGCGGAGAAGGTTTTGTGATGGTGTCGGACCGGACCGGCCGGGAAGTTCCTTTCGTTCTGGATCACACTGAACGCGAGGCAGATGGCGATGTTCGTATGTGGCGCTTCGTCCCTCATCAACACGTTGTCTGGCAAGATGAAAAGCTGCGCGGCGTGTCTGTCATCATCTTCAACACCTAAGGAAATCCCATGAGTCTCGGAACCATCATCGCAATCGTGATCGGCGTCATCCTCGCAATTATCTTCGGCCTGCTGCTCGGCATGTTCGTCGTGATCAACTACATGACCAGCCCGAAGGGCTTCGTCAAAGACCTGACCGGCAATGAACCGCCGCCGACACCATCAATGCCGAACCACATGCTGCGCGTGCACATCGACGCGCTGAACAACGAACAGGACGAAACCAAATGAACGTCATTCCCAACGGTAAGTCGGTTGTCATCGAATATTCGTCGAACGCAGAAGTCGCTAAGCACATCAAGCTCCTGACTGAGATGTTGCAGAACAAACTGGAAAACCCACGTAAAATGGCAGTCTGCCTGATTTCGATGGTCAACGCACATGGCGAGCCCTCGGGCGAACTTGTCCACCGCACGGAGTACTAATGCCATTCATACCCGCAACCGTCGGCGCAGCACTGCTCGCGTACGTCATCTATCTGATTTCCGGAGTCGGCATTGCCGTCATCGGATTCGTCGGAATCATGCTGATCGTATTCGCGATCCACTGGATGCTGCTGCAGCTGAAGGGCAATCAAGTGACGATCCACAACATTCAAACCAACCAGCATTATGAACTGATGCGGGTCGTCTACGACATTCAAAACAAAACACGACAACTATGAAAACACAAACGTTCGCACAATCATTCGGCGATGTCCATCGTCTGTCCGGTACCGACATCAAACCACTCGGCGCCAAGCTGGGCAAGCTGATGGAAGAAGTCGGCGAACTCGCCGAGTGTGTCAACATCCATCAAGGCTACATCACGCACAAAGTGATGAAGGAACCGCTGTCCGGCGAAGTCGCCGACGTGGTACAATGTGCACTGGCCATCCTGGTCGACGCGCATCCGGAACTTTCCAAGAAGCAAGTGCTGGAACTGTTCCTGTCCGAGTTCGAACGCAAGAACTCGAAGTGGGCTACGGTGCAGAGCGGCGACCAAGCTCGCATCGCAGCACAGGCCCAAGAAGACGAGACCGCATCCGAAACTGCCAAACCGACTGGCGAATCTCATGACATCACGCAACGATGCATGAAGATCATCCAGGAGCAACTTGGCCTGGCACGAAGCGATGTCGTGCGTGATGCGCGACTAGTGGAAGACCTCGGCGCCGACTCGCTGGACCTGGTCGAGCTGTGCATGGCCGTCGAAGACGAGTTCGAGTTCGAAATCTCGGATCGCGATGCTGAACGCCTCTTCACTGTGCAGCACGTCATCTCGTACGTCAACACCCGGTTCGGTGTGCCTGACGATGAATACGGCAAATACAGCGCCGAGGAAGAAGAAGAAGTCATTCACGAAATGGATACAATGCGAGCCACTGCAATCGGCCGCAAGTCCAGCATCGAGCAGACGACCCACTACGATCCGGCCGCGGACTACACCGAACGCACTGGCCGGCACCTGACACTCGAGGAACGGATGCAAGAGCGTTCGCGCTTCAACAACAAAGGGTAAAACATGGAAAAGCTGAAAATCACATTCTACGCTCTGCTGGCAACAGCAGTTGCGTTGGCGATCTTCTTCGCCGTCGTCAAGGTCGCTGCGATCCTGTCGATCATCATCACGGGTATCGTCATCGCCACGATCGTCTTCTACGTCCACAAGTTCTGGCCGCGAAACTAAGGTAAATAGTCTCCATCTAAGTAACTGGAGAAATCATGGACGACACGGATATGCGCGAGAGCCTGATCAATCAGGCTGAACGGGCGATGTTGACTATGTTGTCACAAGTCAACATTCTACTCGAAGCGGCACAGCTGTATGCAACCCGGAATCCCGCCGTATCGAAAGCGATCGAGCTGAAGCATCGGGAACTGAAACAATCAGTGAAAGACCTGGGATCGATTCCACGTATGCTGGTGGACGAAATCGGTCGATGGAAGAAGGGAGAGGAACGCGTGCTCGGTAGACGCGGTGTCGAAGAATTTCTTCTGGCAGACTTGCATGCAAGCATGGACGCAATGTATTGGTTTTTCCATCGGGAAAAAATCGATGTCACCGCGTATTCAATCGACATCGTTACTCGCTGTCACTACGAGATGGTGCGCTGCAACCGGCTGCTGTAAACGCAAAAATTATAGCATTAGCTGACAAATAAGAAAAGGGACCGTGAGGTCCCTTTTTCTTTACATGTTGTTCACCCAATCACGTTCAGCTGCTCGACCCTGTGCGGCCGATTGTGTTGTCCGGGTTCCGCGGGTAGATGCGCTTCGGGTTTGTGAAGTCGTCTTTTTCTTTTTGTCATCTTCTTCGTCGTCCTCTGGATCGACGTCTTCACCCTCACCACGGCCGTTCTTCTGGGCCTGTTGTTGGCGTTTCAGTTCTTGACGCTTGCGATGGTCATCAACCATCTTAGCCGTATCCTTCTTCAGCTGCTCGCGTTCAGCGGCTTTCTTCTCGTTGTTCCGGAAGATGCCAAACAGTTCGTCGACTCGCCCTTCCAGCATTAGCCAACCGCCTTCTTCAGCTTCGGTGAACTCACCAACTTTCTTGTCGTGCTCGTCGAACGCGCCCCACGTCTGATCGCCATCGGCAACTTCGCCGGACAGCTTCTTGACTTTGAAGCCGGCTTCTTCAGCGTCCTCTTTCCAAGAACCTTCGTTGGAATACGTCTGCTTGCCTTCTGCCAGCATTGCGGCAAATGCTTTGAATGTGATACTCATTGGGTGGGTCCGATGGGATTTTGATACGATATTTATGGATTTTGGCCAAGTTGATCAGAATAAATATTGTTGCATCACGGAATTAGTGATATTATAACAACATAGCGTTGAGACCAGAACTTGAGTCCGCGCAACTAAAGGTCAACATGAAAGAGAAAATGTTAGTCAAGGTCGTAGCTTCCAGCATTCAGGAAGTGGACGGTCGCTTGATCCAATCAACTGCGCGGGGTATCTCACCACTGAAACGTGGTCAGAATATCCATGACTTCATCTCGAGTTTCATGACGGAAAGAATGATCGTAGAATATACACGGAACCAACGTTCAGAGGATACTTGGGTGACCTCGCCCATTCTGCTTTCTGAACAGCCACGAACCGTGATGACGTATCACTTCGTTCAGTTTCCTGCCAGCGAACTCGGCTTCAACGCAAAGGACCTCACAGCATCAGAGCTGGAGAGGGATATGAAACATCTGAAGAAAATTATCAATGGCTAGACTGATCGGATTAAGCGGTCCACAGGGTGGTGGCAAGACAACACTCCTTGAAGGGTTGAAAGACAAAGGAATCGTCGTGGACGATTTCAAAGTCTCCCGCGAAGTACAAAAACAACTTGGCTGGGACTCGCTGTCGAATGTGATGGAAAGCCCAGAAACGATGATGGCTTTCCAGGCAAAAGTGCGAGACGTCAAGTACGTTCGCGAACTGGAAAACATCGAGCGCAAGGATGTGGACATCATCATGACCGAGCGCACATTCGCAGACATCGTTACCTACACACAACTTTGGACGTGGGAGCTGGTCGACTCCGGCAAATGGGAACTGGGTGAAGCAATCCGTTTCCTCATGGACTACGTCAAACTCTGCTCTGAAAATCAGAAAGTGTATTCCGGCAATTTGATCCTGCCATCAATGCCGCACGTTCGATTCCAGGCGGACCCACATCGCGCTGATCAACGACACATTGATTTCGTCTCTACGCAGATGGATCGCTTCTTCGAAGAAGTGCATCCACGCAACATACCCTACAAGAAGATCAAGTCCCTGTCGGTTGAAGACCGCGTGGAAGAATCTTACCACTGGATTTCGAAAGCTGTACGTGGATACTAACGAACCTAACAAATTGCCTGGAATTCCACAACCATTGTCAGTTAAAGTTGACGGGCGCACATGGAATCTATTTTCTGTTGACTACGATACAGCAGATGGGAAATTTAGCACCTACATTTATGCACTCAGCTTCGAACATGCTGAGTACATTGTAGAAGAGCTAAAAGCTTCTGCGCGTGTCAGCGGGCAATGCGTAGGCGCATACTCTTAAATTTATAGGATTTATATCACAATCATGATGATGGCAAAAACCTCATACTCCCGCGTTCATCCAGGCAAATACGGCCTGGCGATCGACTGGGAAACAACTGGCTCCAACTTCGGCGGAGACAGTACAATCGACTACCAGGGCATCGCATACGGTGCGATCATCTTCGACACGGAAACGTTCGAGCCAGTCGAAACCTTGTATCGCGAACTCCAGTTCGATGACACGAAGTACAAGTGGACCGACGGTGCAGAGAAGATTCACGGCCTGTCCCGTGAATACCTCGCAGCCAATGGTGTGTCGCGTGAAGAAGGTCTGACTGATCTTCTCGACCTCATCTTGCGCTACATCGGCACGGAAAGCAAGATCATGTTCCTCGGCCACAACGTCGACTTCGACATCTGCTTCACCCAGCAACTGGCACGTGACTTTGGCGTTGAGCTGAAGATTCACCACGTCAAGCTGGAAACGTCTGGCACAGGTTTCATGTTGATCGGTAAATATCGATCGAATGACGTGTTTGAGTTCTTCACCGGCATCGTGCGAGATGGTTCGCACAACGCACTGGATGACGCGCTCATCACACTTGAGACCGCTCGCAATATGCGAGCGCTTGCCAACGTAGCCCTGGAAGTATGAGTAGACTGGACCCACTTTTAACGACACTATCACAAGCACCCGACGCGCAGATCGATAGTACAATGACCGCCAAGATAAAACGTCTGATCGGTTGCACGAATGAAGTCGTCAAGACCGAGCTGGAAGAAATTCGTGATGAATGCGTTCACTCCAGCTTGGCATCTGACTTCGCGATTGAAATGATAACTCAAGCGATTGAGATTGCCCAGGTAAGAGATTGAAATGAACAAAGACCAACAAAGCAAAGAACTGTCCTTCATTCTTCGGCATGGCGCTGTGAGAATGAAGATTCAGATCAGCAAGACCGGCTACGTGAAGTGCGAAACCATCGTTGCGCAAATGCAAAAGCGTTGGCCAGAGTTCACACAGTCCGACCTGGAAAAGATTGTGAAGGAAGACGAAAAAGGTCGATACACAATTGACCGTGGATCGATCCGTGCGAACCAGGGTCATTCCATGGATTGCGTCAAGATCCCATTCAAGAAAGCAGTTCCGCCAGTCGAGCTGTATCACGGCACAAACAAAGTCGGATACGAATCGATGTTGAAGACCGGCATCAAGAAGATGAAGCGCCACCACGTCCACCTCACTGACGACGTCGACACTGCTGCATCTGTCGGCATGCGGAAAGGTTCTGAAGTGGTTGTCATCATCGACACGCCTGCGATGTTGAAGGACGGCATCGATTTTCTTCAATCCGATAATGGCGTTTGGCTTGTCGATTACGTCGATCCGAAATATATCAAGGGAACCAAGTAATGGACACATACGTACTGGGCGAACACGAAGTCAAACTGACCGGCCGCAAAGCAGCGCGTGCCGGCGTAGGCGGCAAATCGCAAGAGCTGGTTGAAGTCACGCCAGCAAATAAAGACGACGGCACCTGGAAGAAGTGGACACCAATGTCCGCATTGTTCAAAGTGCAAGAAGCACCATCACCATAAGGAAATCATGGAACTCAAACCAATCGGAAATCGCATCATCGTTCTCCGCGCACCAAAGCCGAAGAACGCAGCTGGTCTCTACATTCCGGACCTGCCAACTGAAGTCAACGACAAAGGCCGCGTGCTTGCTGTCGGCACGAATGTGAAGAACATCGAGCGCGGACACATGGTTCTGTTCACGAAGTTCGCTGGACAAGAAGTCAAGGTTGACGGCATTCCAATGCTCGTCCTCACTGATAAGGACGTCCTGGCTGTTCTGGAAGAAGTATAATGAGCCAGTTCAACACCGTCATCATCTACGAAACGTTCACCGACCCAATCAAATTCCTCGTTGTTGGCGGTGATGCAACACGTTTCGATGGCATGTACATCAACAGCGTCGACAATGACGAAGCACTGCAGGACGAGTTCTGCAATCTGCTGTACGACGAACTGTCGGGCGAACCAACAACTCTGTTGAAGAACGCCCGTGACAAATTCCCAGTCGAAGAAGTAAAAGCCGGCGCAAAAGTCATCGTAGCCGGTTTCCTGCCGTAAACGTTGGGTTGCATCCTGGATGACTCGGTGTAGAATCACTACATCGTTAATCCGGGATAGCAACATGAAACTTGTCATCACATCCTCCGAAGAAGCCGCTGACTTCGTCCTCGTGAAGTCGGACGGTACCAAAAAGCATATCGTCAATCTCAACCATGACGATCACGGCTGGCATTCCATGGAAACGGCCGGCAATGCTCTGGAAAAACTCGCGACCGAACTCGGCATAGAAATCGAGCATCGTTCGTCCTATGATCTGGAAGACGGCATGGACGAGTTCGGATCATGACCGAAATCTATCTCGAACTGTTTCTGAAGTTCATCCTGCCGCTATTGGCAACGACCTTTATGTTCGTGTGCCTAACCCTGCACACGAAATACGATGAACTGCTCCGACCGCTCATCGGCAAGATGCTCTTCAAGAAACCGATGCTCCGAGCAAATCTCGATGCTGAAGACTTGTTCAGCAAAGGCAATCACAACCATCGCTGCAAGACGACTGCCGAGGTCAACTACTCGCATGATCGTCTGACCGAATTCATCCGCAAGAAGTCATGGTTCCGCAAACACGATATACGCTGGCTCAACCGTTACTACAGCTCGTATTTCGATCAGATTCGATATTACGAGACGTACGAGCGCAACAAGAAGTTCGGCCGGAAAGAAGAGAACAAACCTAAGTCTGAATGGCGCGAAGTGTTGGGTCTTTCACAAAGCGAAAAGGACCCAAAGGTCATCAAGCAAGCGTATCGCATCCGTGTTTCCAAAGATCATCCAGACAAGGGTGGAACCGGCCGACGCATGCCTGAGCTGAACAAAGCACTTGATGCTGCACGCAACGAACTGAACTTTGTATGAGCCTCGAAATATTCTTTCACGTTCTCAAGATTCTGGGTATAATCGCCGTGTGTTTCGTCGGCTTCATTGCCCTGAATCTGTTGGCAATGTGGCAGGCAACATGGGGCATGTCCCAAGAAGAAAAGGACAGGTTCTTCAAATACATCGAAGAGAATGGAATTCTAGGACATGACGACGACTTCTGGCCCTAGTGGCTTTCCAGCAATTGACGAATTACTGCGAGGCGGAATTCCCGCCGGTCAATTGATTTGTTTCGCAGCGTATCCATCCAGTCTTGACGATGGACCCAAGAGCAACATTTCGTTGCATGTCATTCAACAAGCTATCACTCAAGGAGTGCCGGTGCTCTACGTGAATACGGAAAGCACCATCGACGATACCCATTTGCAGCACCTGGGTTTAGACAATAAATAGGAGAAGTAAAAATGAAGTTCATGAACGTAACCGCGCCTCAACTGCTGATGCTAGCACTGGTAATTTCCATCATATCCGGTGTGACATCTGCCGCAGCAAGTTTCTACATGGACTATCGTGTCCTACCAATTGTCTACAAAGATGCAAATGGTGTTTGCACCAAAGTCGAAAACCTCGAGAACGGGCAAGCATTCAACTGCAACGATGTGGACGTAACCCTACGCCGCTATCGATCGCCCAATGAAAAAGTACCAACGACTGACGTGCACAAAGTGCCATCGTGATATTGACAAACTCGTAAACGTCACGCATTACACTCCCGACCGTTGCACCATCACACAGGGGTGCGAGGGTCGGTTGTTCCCCGTAGAATACAGGTCCAGCGCAGGCATTGCTGTCTCGCCGGAAGCAGGCATTACCGACTGGCAACCACGCGGTTCCCACGTCACCACATTCAAGAAGATCGAAACACCCGATCTTATCAATCTGGCAACTGGCTCAAAGAGTCAGATTGTCGTCGCATCGACGTCAACCGCGTCGACACTCACTCTCGAATTCGAAGGCAAAGCAGACATGCCGAAAGCGTACCGCGCGTACGTCTTCCGTCGTGAAGGTGCATTCACGAATATTGCTGGCGTTGAAAGCGGGCTCGAAAAGAAAGCCCTGCGTTTCAATGCATCTGGCCCGAACCCGGATATGGTCGAAGTCTATCTCAACGGTGTCAAGCAAGAGCCAGTGAAAGACTACATCGTCTCCAACGGCACAGCAACCTCTGCTGCTCCGCCGAATACCATTGTCTTCACGCAATTGATCGATCAACCAGGTGTAACCCAGGTTGACGTCATTGTTTCCAAAGATCAAGTGGCGTCGTCGTACAACCTCGTGTTCAAGAAAAATATTCTCGATGAATCTCGCAAAGGCATGGGCGCATACGAGAATGTTCGCTCCGTATCTGGTATGATTAACAGTACGGCATTTGTAACGTACAACCTCTTCACTCTCGATCTTGACACTGCGGACATTCCGTTGAACACGATCCTGATCCCGAAGAATACGACAGCGATGCTGCTTCTCGCCCGTCGACCATACACACAGCTGGACCGTTACTCGACGATTGTTATTCCACTGCAAGACATGAATGAGGAAGTTGAGTATCTGAAATACCATGCTGTGGATGGTGTACCAACATTGCAAGCAACACAAGAATCACTTCTTCAAGTTTTCCCGCCATTACGCTTCACCAAGTTTTCTGTTGAGCAACCGATTGCAGTTGCTACAGCTGGAATCGAAGAACAACTGGTGATTGACGGAAAGGTAATTACAGGACCTGACGCATGATAACTCCACCGACAAAATCATTTTTCGTGATCCACATTGCTGGTGAAGCAGCTGACTTCATCACGAACACGTTTTCACCAGAGGTCACATCAGACATCCGTGAAGCTGTTCTCATCTCAGATGATTACGAAACCGACATCGAGGCGCACAATCGCCTGGACGATGCTGTGAACGTTGTTCGGAAGAAACTGCGCAAGCAACACCCGCGTGGCAAACTTGCGATCGAGACCAAGCACAATCCTCTCTACGTGCCGTCGACGCAGGACGAACTAGACAGCGTACTGGAAGGCGAGGAGTCCGACAACTTCAGGTTCGTCGGGTTCGATGGCAATCCGTTCACGATGAAGAGCATTGAAATCATCGCCAACAACAATCCGATCGTCAGCGCCCGCGTGGCATGTCACCAATTCGATCTGCCATCGTATTCGGAAATCGTCAACGCCCAAGAACACAAGGTGCTAAATTGAGCCTCGGCAATATCGACATGAACAATTCCAGCTTCGCCTACACTGCGACGATCAAGCTGAATGAAATCGCAAAGTGCAAGGTGCAGAAGGAATTCCCAGGCGTTTCTGATCTGGCGATCAGCTCACGCAATTTCCCAAACTATTACGACTGCTCGAACAGCGTTCGCAACTTCATGAACAGCGTGGCGGCGAAAGTGAATTCGGATTTGCCGGAGGATCATCACTACGTGATTACCACCGAGGTGAACCCAGTATATTCTGGAGTCGACACAAAGTCGAAGGACTGGGGTGATGGTGAACTTGCCCGAGTGTGGATGTTCACAGCGGAACAAGAAGAAGCCAATCAGATTCAGGCTGTTGGACAAGCGCGCGTATTTATGTTTACCCGCGAGCCAGCTCGGCTGAATTAAAGCCTCGACGTCCAAAATGTTGCTGTATCTAAAGTTGTCATGGTACAATGTTTTCCTTAGTTCAACACCTCAACACCAAAAGGTAAATCATGGCAAACAACAGCAACGTTCCTGCAAACATCGCTAAAGACAAAAAGTTCCGCGACATCAGCGAAATCATGGCGCAACCGCGCTTGAAAGCTTTGCTGACGTCGTACGTCGATCAAGCCGTAAAGTGCAAAGTACAGATCGGCGTCGAACAAGAAAGCATCAAAGGCATTCGTCAGAATGCACTCGACGAACTCGGTCTGAAGCCAGCCGTGTTCAACACGTACGTCGCCATGGTGTATAATAACGACTACGTACAACGTAAAGACAAACTCGAGGAACTGCTTGATCTGGTCGACCAGGTTATGCTTGACCACAACCTGCTGCCGAACGACGACAACTCGAATCAATAATGACTCAAGCAAACTACGTTGGCTCATACCATGACTGGGAAACAGATACAGTCATGGTGTGGGAGCGTGATGACAACGGCCGAAAGGTTGTTGCTCACCATGCGCCCCACTATTTCTACGTCCAAGACGAAGAAGGTGAGTACAAGTCAATCTTCGGTCACAAACTGAAGAAGCTCGAGTTCGGTGACGACGACGAGTTGAAGGCAGCACAACGTCAGTACGGCATGAAGTTCGAGAGTGACATTCGCCCAGAGGCGAAGGTACTCATGAATGAGTATTACGGTCGCGCAACACCAAAAATCCACTTCGCATTTGTCGACATTGAGGTTGACTACAAATCGTCAATCGGCTTCTCGTCGCCGGAAAATCCGTATGCACCAATCAACGCGGTAACAGTTTACCAATCGTGGACTGGTGAATACTGGACGTACGCAGTTCCGCCGAAAGGCTGGATGGATGACGGTACGTTCCAAGACAAGATCAAAGCAATGTGGGAAGAGCACAAGCTCGGGTTTAAACCGAACGTGATTCTTTGCAACAACGAAATCGAATTACTGACCGCAATGCTGGACGACATTCAATCGGCTGACATCATCTCCGGTTGGAACTCCGAGTTCTTTGACTTGCCGTACATCATGAAGCGACTCGAGCGAGTGCTTCCGAAGTTGGCGCACAAGATGTGTTTCATCGGTTGCCGCCCACCACGTGAGAATACCGTGGAACGCTTTGGTTCGCCTGCAATCGTGTACTCACTGAACGGTCGTACCCATCTCGATTACATGGACCTCTTCAAGAAGTTCACGTTCGAAGGTAGGACTTCGTATTCGTTGGGTAACATTGCTGCAGAGGAACTGGACGTCCCGAAGCTGGACTATCCTGGTACTCTCGAGCAGCTGTACAATCGTGACTTCGTTCACTTCGTGACGTACAACGCACGAGACGTTGAAGTCATTACGAAGCTGGAAGAGAAATACAAGTTCATTCAGCTGGTCAATCAGATGTCGCACGAGAACACTGTTCCGTTCACTGCGATGCTGGGTACTGTTCGTTATGTCGAAACTGGCATCATGAACTTCGCGCACAACCTGCCTGATGAACTGGCAAAGTTCTTCGGAACAAACAAGCTCATCGCAGGTGATAAAGCATTCTCAACCGTCAAGAACAAAAAGGTTGAAGGCGCAATCGTTATGGTCCCGCGTATGGGACTGTGGGAATGGTTGGGATCGGTCGACTTGACGTCGCTGTATCCGTCCGTCATCCGCGCACTCAACATGTCGATCGAAACATTCATTGGCCAGTTCGGCACTGTGGACGATCCGCAATACGGTGAAGATGCTTGGTACGCAATCTGGAAGAAACTCGATACACGTTGGATAGCCAACATCGACGGTGAAGACTACGAGATGACCGGTGCTGAATGGCACGAGTTCATGCGCGAGCAGAACTGGGCTATCTCCGCGTTCGGTACGATCTTCGATCAATCGAAGCCGGGTATGGTTGCAGCTGTTCTTACGTTCTGGTTCACCGAGCGTAAACGTCTGCAGGCTGAGAAGAAACGTTACGGCAAGCTGGCTGACGAGGAAACCGATCCAGTCAAGAAAGCCGAGTACGAAAGGCTCGAAGAGCATTACGACCTGTTGCAGCTGACCAAGAAGATTCAGCTGAACTCAACTTATGGCGCACTGCTGAACGAGGCATTCCGTTTCGGTCGTCGTGAGATTGGTGCATCGGTTACTGGTTCGGGTCGTCAGATCACGAAGCACATGGCTGAAACCATCGGCACGATTCTGTCTGGCGAGCAATGCGAACTGCTCAAGCGTTATGCGTACAATCCGAAGACCGGCAGGAAGATTGACGGCCGCAAGATTTCGATTGCGTACCGTGACGAGAACAAAGAGTTCTTCGAAGCATTGCCAACGAAAGCGTTTGAGTTCGATCTGGACGATGACGACGATTTGGAAGACGATGACGACGAGGAATCCAACAAGGCTGTGTGGTACACCTGGAACAAGTCAATCATTTACGGTGACACTGACTCGTGCTATTTCCAGACTGGTGCCAACAACTACGATGATGCAGTCGTCATCGCAGACGAAGTTGCTGACCTTGTGAACAAGAGTTTCCCGAAGTTCATGAACGATGCGTTCAACTCGAATGATGGTCGTGAACTGCTGATGAAGGCCGCACGTGAAGTCGTGGCTGAACGTGGTATCTTCCTCGGTGCGAAGAAGAAATACACGTTGAAGGTTGTCAACCTCGACGGCAAGGACTTGCGTTCGAAGCCGAAGCAAAAGTCGATGGGTTCGGAAACGAAGAAGGCCGATACACCGAAAGTCGTGCAGGAGTTTCTGAAGAAACTGCTCAACATGATTCTCGATGGCGGCAACTATGCTGAAGCAGAAAAGTTCATCAACACTTCACGAAGCGAGATTATTCGCGGTGTGAAGAATCTGTTCAACGTCGGTGTTGCAAAGCAGATCAACAAGCTCGATGCGTATTATGCCGAGTTCCTGAAGACCGAGAAAGTTGGCAAGGGCAAAGTGAAGTTGCCAGGTCACGTGCGTGCAGCAGTCAACTACAACGAGATGGTTGTGCGGATGAATGCAGGAGACAAGCTGCTGAAGTCCGGTGACAAGGGTATCATCTTCTCGTTGATGCCAAACGACTTCGGCTACAAGACGATTGCAATGCCTTCGGACTTGATGCACTTCCCAGCTTGGTTCGACGAGCACTTCAAGATCGACCGAAAGTTGACGGAGCAAAAGATGATCGACTCGAAACTTGAGCGAACGTTTGAAGCTCTGAACTGGGAAATCCCAACACCACAGAAGACGCACGTCAAGTCGTTCCTCAAATTCTGATCGCGAAAAACGGGAGCATGTTGCTCCCGTTCAAGATATAATAGCCAAATGAAAACTATCCAAACTGACATCGTCGAACTGAAGTCAATCCTCTCCGCATGCAAGCTGGTCGGAGTGGATGGCGTCGTTATCCACGAAGGGCTCGCACGCGGTGCGCCACCATCACTGAACTCTGCCATCTTGACCGAGGCAAAGTTGTCCATCTCTCCAGACCTCCGTATCGGCATTGGCCGAGTAAGTGAGCTTGAAAAGAGACTAAATATCTTCTCAGGTCCTGTCGAAATCGAAGGCAAGGCGAATGATGCTGGAGATGTGAGCATGCTCACAATTTCATCGGGCAAAACCAAAGTGCAGTTCCGCTGCACGTCGGCCAACTTGATGACGTATCCGAAGGTGAATGAAGATCAACCAGTTGCGGTCATCACGTTCTCCAAAACTGAAGTACAGCAAGCCAACAAGGCAGTGAAGACTCTGGGTGCCGAAGACATCGTCATCCAAATCTCGCGAGCCGGTGTTGTCAAACTGGAATGCTCGGATGCAGCCAATGATCGTTTCGACATCGAACTCGCGAAGGAAGTTGAGTTTGTTGAAGACGAAGATTCCATTGTTCAAACGTATGTTGCTAGTATCCTCGTTGACGTCCTCGATGCGGCCTGTAAAAACTCAGAGGAAATCACGATCGTGCTTGGAGAAGCAGGGTCACTAACTGCGAAAGCAAACGGCCATACGCTGCTTGTGCTTCCGCAAATCAACGGAGAAGAATAATGTCAGCTACAGATTTCGAAAAGAACCGCGCCGAGTACGTCACCCATCTCGAAGTGCAAGTGCAGGCTTTGCAAAAGCAGCTTGCAGCAATCCAGGCAGAAGAACGTTGGGTTCCAAAAGTCGGGGTTGAACTCGACCCAGTAACCCAGAATGGCCGCGTCACTCTCGCTTTCGGCGGGAAACATCAGACGGCCGTCGTGTCGTTCGCCAACCTGTCTTCGCACAGTGTCACCGACATCACTACTTCCGTCCTGGAACTCGGTTTCCAGGAAATGATTAACAGCCGGATTCGCACCGTCATCGAGCCAGAAGTTCTGCGACTGACGAACGGTGTCAAGTCAATCACGAGTAAGCCACAATGGTAAAGAGTGCTCTTGAGAAACTGCTGGATTGGAGGCGCGATGCCTCCAAAGAACCTTGGGCTTCGTTCGAGGTAACAGGGTTCGAAGATGACGGCCGCATCAAGGTTCAGACGAACTGGAACAAGGCATTCATCGAGAAAATCCACGCACTCGGTTTCAAGGCCGAGACAGAAGAAGACAGCGTACAGTTGTTCTTCTACACTGCACAAGCACGTCCGACCGAGTTCGACGGTGCTGAAGACGATCCGGCAATTTCTTCTGGTCATCCAAATCTGCAGAGCGACACGCATACATTGAGGACCTAACATGGACGAACTGCGACCTGAACTTGCAGATGTAATCGCGAATGAGTTCGAACGAGAACTTGCCAGGGAACTCATTCTTCAAAAGAATGAAACCATCGACGAAACTCGTTTCGAAGAAGCATGCGTCGCTGGTAAAGGCAACTGGGTTGACATCAGCATTTTATACGATCTGATCCACCTGGCAAGGAGCCTACCGTGTTCGTCAAAGTAACTGCCTGCAACACCCAAGCCGAACTTGACGAAGTCATTTCAGGCATGGACCAGGCAATGCGTGACTGGACAAAGAAAGCCGCGCGAATGGAGTGCGGCTGGATTTGTGCCGACTGCTGCAGTTCCGACAACCGTGGCATGCCTGTCAAGTGTATGCACGGTCAACAATTCTGTACAGACATCAATACGCGTGATAAGCGACTCGCATATCAAGAAGTAAACACAAAGGAATAGTATCATGACCAAACGTATGATTGTTGATACGGCGAATATTTTGTTCCGTGTTGCAGCTGCACATGGAAAATATAACGCGGGCGGTGACGCTGAAGATCAGGCTGGCCTGGCTTTACACATGGCCCTCAACACCCTGAAGTCCCATTACAACAAGGTGCGACCAGACGAAATCGCACTGACATTCGAAGGCGCAAACAACTGGCGCAAGGCCTACACGAAGTCTGACGAGTGCGTTTCGAAACGTATCTACAAAGCGAACCGCGTTAAAGATGATTCGATGATTCCGTTCTTCGAACTCATCAAGTCATTTGAGAACCTGTGCCGTGAACACACCTCGATCGTCTGTCTGTCCAACGAACACGTCGAAGGCGATGATCTGTTTGCAGGCTACGTTCAGAAGTATGCAGCTCCGGAATTCATCGAAGCAGGTGACGAGACCTACGGACTTTCCGGCGACAAAGACTTCGTCCAACTCCTCAAGCATCCCAACTTCAAGCTGTTGAACCCAGACAAGCTCGGTGCCGTACGCGACACTGACAAGAAGGGCAACAAGATTGACCCAGAGTATTTCATGTTCGAGAAAGCGTTCCGTGGCGACGCAGGCGACAACGTGATGCCAGCATATCCGAAAGTTCGCAGCACGCGTTTGCAGAAAGCATACGTCGACGAGTTCGAACGTACCAACTGCATGAACCACGTCTGGACATTCAATGAGCCTTCGACCGGCGAAGAACGCATCTTCCGCGTTGGTGATCTGTTCGAAGAGAATCAAATCCTCATGAACCTGGAACGTCAGCCGCAATGGGTACGCGATGAAATCGCCAAGACGCTGAACCATGAAACCATCAACCACGGCCAGTTCAACTTCTTCGCCTTCCAGAAGTTCTGCGGCAAGTACGGCCTGAAGAAAATCAGCGAAGACGCAACCAGCTTCGTGCCGTTGTTCTCGAGCACCGGACGTTCGGCCAGCAGCAAAGGCGAATCACGTGACGAGCCGTCGCTGACTGTCAAACCAAAACGCAAGACAACACTGGTGTTCTAACGCTGTACTTTCTTTCGAGCTAGTGGTATAATTCTTCCATTGACATTGGAGGAATTATGCTGCTGCTCGACGAACAAATCAAAGCGCTGGTATTCGAAGCCATGCAGAACGCAATCGACAACGGTCACACCTTCATGGGTCTGACCGACATCGCTGTTGCTGAAGACCTCGTGCAGTTCGATTCCGATCTGGAAAGCTACGAGCCGGAAGACCTTGCGCCGTTCGTCAAAGAATTCGTCTGGAAATCCGAAGTCGACAAGATCGAAGCTTTCATCGACGCAGGCAATCTGAAAGATGCCTGCGATCGACTCAACATGTTCGTGCTCGACATTCAAACGCATATCTACAAACATCTGCCCGAAGAGAAAGCACTGAAGCTCGCCGAGTACGATCGCACTGACGAATCATACCGACACGAATAATAGAGCATTAGCTGACAAATAAGAATCCCGCCATGCGCGGGATTTTTTATTGGATCACAAAAATACGCCTTTTTTCTCCTATAAATAATCGTGAATGAGAGCGATGCGCTCTCACCTGATAACACCTAGGAGATACACAAATGGCACAACAAGCCCCAGCAAAAATTGAGAAGCGCCCAACCGACCTGCGCCACGTCTATCTGATCGACTGGAACGACGACGGTCTTCTGAAAGAAATCGCAGTCGTCATGGAAGCTCCAGACGGTTCGATCTACGGTATCGAAGTCGACAAGCTCCACCCAATCGACAAAGCACGTCTGAAGAAGTTCATCGTCTCCGTTCACTCGGACAAATACCCACTGTGGGAACTCCTGTCGCAAGGTCAACTGAACAACGGTCTGAACCCGCTTGACTTCTTCCACATGAACTACGTCAAGATCAAACGTCCACGTGGCGCGATCCTCGGCGGTGGTCTGGCATCGATCGACGTCTACGGCAGCGACAAGATCATCGGTTCGGAATTCTCCGACCCACGTGGTGCACAAGTTTCGAGCGAACAGCCAAAGTTCTAACATGGAATTCGCCAACATTCCATCTGTCCGATTGAGTGAACACGACGTTCTAGTTGTGAACGTCGGTGTTGGACAAATGCCGCCTGTGGCAGCGAAGAAATATCTGGAAGACGTTAAGCCGCAATTCAAAGAAATCTTTGGCGATCAGCCAATGATGATGTTTGCGGTAGCGCATGAAACTGGCGTGACCTTCTCCGTAATTCATCGTGATTACTCGCCTCGTAAAGTATTTCATATAGACATTGACGCTCCGCAAGAAGAAGTCAACGCGTATATGGAAGAGCTGAAAAAGAGATTCGGCATGTAACTCAGATTTATCCCGCGAAAGGGACCTTCGGGTCCCTTTTATTTTTGCGTTGAATATTGTCATTCTTTGTGGTATTATGTGCGCTTCGGTCTGAAGTTAGGTCGAAATTTTAAGGAGAAAAATATATGATGTATCGAGTAATCGCAGTAATGGCGGTCGTCGCATCAGGAACAATCTACGGTGGTTATAAGATGTTTGAAGAACTGCCAGTTCCAGTCGCAACAGCTGTTATCGCCGAGAAACCCGGCAAAGTTATGGGAGGTTCGAATGCTGTCCTCCTTCCGCAAAATCTAAGCAACAAGCAAGCACGTCTTCTTCAACAAGCCTACGCAGCCGCTAAGGCAGAAGGAGTCAACCCGGAAACAATGCAGGTCATTCTGCTGCAGGAAACAGGTGCTGGAACTGCACCGTCTTACAAAGTAGCTAATGCTGGTCCGAATGCTTATTACGGCCCGATGCAGATCAAGCTAGCCGCCACCCGACATGTGTTGGATCGCAACCCAGGTCTCTACAAGAAATATGACTTCCACACTCACACTGATGACGAAGTCAAGGCTAACTTGATCCTCAACGAGAAGTTCAACATCGAAATCGCAGCGAAGTACGTGAAAATTCTTCAGAAGGATTACGGACTGAGTGGAACGAAATTGACGAACGCATATAATCGTGGACCCACTGGTGTGCAGAGTGTTGGCGATGATTTCCACTACGCAGTAGAGGGAAGAGAAAAACTTGCGGCATATAAGCGCAAGGGCAAATTGTAAACTGTAAATAGAAATCCTCTTCACAATTCAGGTACTAAATGGACAATGATGAAATGCAGGGCCAATCGCTTCAACTTTGGGGCGGATTGGAATGCACGGTAAACCGTGTCCGCGATGATTACCACACTCAACTAGATCGCAACGGCCACGAAACGCGTCGCGACGACATCGACCGTTTCGCTTCTCTCAACATCAAGGCAATTCGTTACCCAGTGCTCTGGGAACGTCATGCGCCTGAGAGTATCGAGACGGCCGACTGGAGTTGGTCTGACGAAAGACTGGAGGCACTTCGTGCCGTCAACATTACACCCATCGCGGGTCTTCTACACCACGGAAGTGGTCCACGTCACACGAGCCTTGTTGATCCGGACTTCCCGGAAAAACTTGCAGAGTATGCCGGTGCTGTTGCAGCACGGTATCCTTGGCTCGAGTACTACACACCGGTAAATGAACCGCTTACCACCGCGCGCTTCTCTGGACTCTACGGGGTCTGGTATCCGCACGGTCACGACGACAAGACGTTTGTCAAAGCGCTGTTGAATCAGTGCAAGGGCGTCGTACTATCCATGCGTGAGATTCGTAAAGTCAACCCAACTGCGAAGCTGGTTCAGACTGATGACATCGGCAAATCGTATGGCACCGGCGAAATGCAATATCTTGTCCGCTTCTACAACGACCGCCGCTGGTTGACGTGGGACTTGCTGTGCGGCATGATCGACGAGAACCACGTCATGTGGAACTACCTGACTGTCGACGGGCAAGCTGATCCAGCAGAAATTCTTTGGTTCAAAGAGAACTTCTGCAAGCCAGACATTATCGGCCTGAATTTCTACGTGACCAGTGAACGCTGGATCGATCATCGCGCTGAACTCTTTCCAGAGAGTCGCCACGGAAATATTGGTGGTCGTACGATTGCTGACATCGAAACAGCACGTGCCCTGAAGATTCCAACGTCTGGTATTGGTCCACTCATCATGGACACGTGGGAACGTTATGGTTTGCCGATCGCAGTGACTGAAGCTCACATCGATGCGAATCGCGAAGACCAGATGCGTTGGCTGCTCGAAGTATGGGATGCTGCGCTGCAAGCAAAAGTAACCGGTGCTGATGTTCGTGCAGTGACTGTCTGGTCGCTGCTTGGCGCGTTCGACTGGAACTGCCTGGTGTCGGCGTGCAACGGTTATTATGAACCCGGTCCGCTCGATGTTCGCTTCATGCGACCACGACCAACTGCTTTAGCTGAGATGATGAAAGAGTTGGGTGATGGCAAGTACCCAACGCATCCAATCATCTGTGGTACTGGCTGGTGGAGAATGGAACACCGATTCCTTTGTGAGCCAATCGAAACGACTGAAGCGAACACAGAACTGATTCGCCAGGAATGTACAACGGATACTCAGCCGCTTCTGATTACCGGAGCGACTGGAACTCTCGGCACTGCATTCGCTCGCATTTGTCGTCGACGCAACATCACGTACAAACTCGTGAGCCGTCAGGAAATGAATCTGACCGATCCCGAATCGATCATGAAAACGCTGGAAGAATACAAACCATGGGCAGTCATCAACTGCGGTGGTTATGTTCGCGTCGATGATGCAGAGAATGATGTTGATGCTTGCATTGCCGCAAACACCGTTGGTGCAGTGCTGCTTGCTGGCACATGCCACAAGCTCGGCATTCACTGCACACTGTTCTCGACAGACCTCGTTTTCGACGGTCGATACAAAGAGCCGTATGGTGAAAGTGATGTTCCGTATCCGATGAACGTCTACGGCAAGTCGAAGCGCATGATGGAAAAAGGTGTGCATCAACTCGGTTACAGTCCGCTCATTGTTCGCACGAGTGCTTTCTTCGGACCATGGGACAGCCACAACTTTGCGACTGTCATGATGAACCGCCTGCAAGCTGGTGAAGAGTTTGAAGCGTTGACAGACGTCACGGTCACGCCAACATACATTCCGGAGCTGGTGAACGTTGTGCTCGACTTGATTGTTGACAGGTCGAAAGGTATCTGGCACTTGACGAACTTCACGCCAGTGACATGGTACGAGTTCGCAATTAAGGTCGCAACGAAGGCTGGATTGGATACGAACCTGATCAAACCGATCACTTTGGATTCGTGTGGCTACAAAGCACCGCGTCCAACGAATAGTGGGCTAAATAGCGGTCACACGAGAAACATCCCACTAATGAACGATCTGGACAAAGCGATTGACCATTATCTGGATGCGCTTGATCCAAACGACAACCCGATAGAAGAATTCTTCGCACTGGATATTCGAACAAGATGAAAACGTACGCTTACAAACAAAAGACGACGCGATTGTGTTTCCCACAACCAAGGAGCACATCGTGTCACGAAGCAATCATTCACGTAAACCGAAGAACCGCAAAGATCGCCCAAGCTGGCTCAATGGCGGTTGGATTCTCGAATCAACCAAACAACAAAGAACTCGCATAAAGCGAGAGGTCAACAAAATTCTGAAAGACCCTGAGCACGAAGTAATCATCGAGTGCAAGGGTCCGAAGAACGCTTACGACTATCCCTAAAGGAGGGAGTCATGTATAAACTTGCTTTCATTGCATTAGTTCTTTCAGCATCAGCATTTGCCAACGAATCACCACAGCAAAGATTGGAGCGAAGTCAGCAACGAATACATGACATTCAAGTCGGATATTGCGCAGCTTACCACATGATGCTCGGACACAACGATGCAGCGAGAGAAGTACAAAAGCTTGCCGTCGATAAAACCCAAATGGCAGCAAGTGGTAATGCCTTAGCAAAACTTTATCAACGGTCTCCGGATAACAAACAAGCTGCTTTGATGGTGGGGAGGAATGCTTGTCAGCAAATCAACTTTCGTTGGTCCGAAAACACAGCGAGAACCATGGCGAATCCTCCTCATGTAGATTTTCCTTAAATAGCTGTACACGTTTGTCAGAAGCGTGTATAATGAACTCATCGGCGTAAACAGACGTCGATGATCTTAACTCTCACAACCTGGAGATTCAAATGTCTAATTCCCTTCGCGCGTCCCAAATCCGCTCCACTCTCAACGGCTGGAAAGTGCGCAACCTCAACGAGCAAGCCAAAGCGTGCAACGAAGGCTATCGTGCCTTCGACTACATCATCGATCTGTTTGCCGACACGTCTGTCGAAGAGCTCGACGATCTTTCGCTGGAACGTCTTGTCCGCGCCTCCACTGCAAATCGCCTGAACGCTTTCGGCTACACCGGTGCGCAAAGCAACTCCGGCAAAAATCTCACCCCGTTCTATACCGCACTGCTTCACGCAGTGAAAGCTGAATTCGGCGATGAAGCTGTTAGGCTCGATGTTAGCACGTATCGTGGTATTCTCAACCGTACTGAAATTCGTGAATTCTATTCGGCTGAAGCAAAGCGTCTCATCCGTCGCCTGTTGACTGCCACCGTTTCGGATGACAGCACGCTGACTGAATCGAACAGGCGTCACATCGAAGCTTGCCGCGCTGGTACGGCAAAAGGTATCGGCCAACACATTTTTAACGAACTGATGGCTGGTGTTCCTGCAAGCCAAGTTCGTGGTCCGAACGGAGAAGCAGTGAATATGAATACCGTTCACTGGTATACCCAATTCGCAAAATAATTCTCTGTAGCAACTCGAGCATGTTATAATCTTGACATGCTCGAACAGAAAACTCTCGCCTCCATAATCCAAGAACGGGTTCCGCTCGGTAATATCAGCCCAACTGGCTTTTATAATCTGCGGTGCCCCGTTTGCCATGACTATCAAGAACGTGGCGGATTCAAATTCGATGGTGATACCACAGGATATTCCTGCTGGAACTGTCAATCAAAATTTAAGTACGAAGAAGGAACTGGCAAACTGTCGAAGAATGCCAAGGACATCCTTGAGTGCTTCGGCATCACACGCGAAGTTCTTCGCGAACTGACATCAAGCATTTTCCTCAAGCCGCCGGAGGAATCTGAAATCTCTCTTGAGAATGTGACCAAGGTCAAGCTGCATACGCCCGAGATTGCATTCCCAGACCGTACGCGCGCATTGCTTTCCGAAGGCCATGAAGAACTCCAGGAACCGATTCTGGAGTATCTGATAAGCCGCAAGATCGATCCGCTGCAGCACACGTGCTATTTCAGCCTTGATCCGAAGTTTCTGCGTCGGGTCATTATACCATATTGGCGTGACGGCAAACTGATTTATTGGCAGGCTCGCACGATTGATCCGGACGTAAAGCCACGGTACAAAAATCCAAGCACTGCGAAAGATGCGATCATCTTCGGCTACGACCAGCTGCACTCATACGAAGCTGCACCGCTGTTCGTCACTGAAGGCGTATTCGACGCAATGATGGTCGACGGCATTTGTATCCTGGGATCATCGCTGAATGCAGCGAAGGTAGAAATCCTGAAGCGTACGAAACGCAGGCTGATCTTCGTCATCGACCGAGACCAGACTGGTGGCGCACTTGGCAAGACAGTTCTCCAACACGGCTGGGAACTAACGTTCGTTGACATTCGAGCAAATGACATCAACGATTCCGTCGTGAAGTTCGGCCTGCCGTACACGGCCTACAGTCTTCTTAAAAACGCGACGACCAAAACGAACATGTTACAATCTTCTATTAGCCTCAACATGGGACTGATGGAAGCACGATTGAGGAGAAAATAATTTGAATGACGTACCACTCATGGATGAAGACGCCCAGCGTCTTTACATCAACTCGATGTTGTCGAACCCAGAGCTCTTTGGCCGGGTCAACAATCTCATCGATGCCTCGTATTTTGATCCGCACCTTGCGAAAGGCGTGAAGTTCATCCAGGACTATTTCCAGGAGTACCGCGCAGTTCCTGCGTCGAGCGTGTTCACTGCAGCAACCAAGCTAGCCACTGACGTTGTCCACTTGCCAAGGCAGGACATTCAGTTCGTGGCAGAACAGATTGCGATGTTCTGCAAGTTCCAAGCCTGCATTCAGGTTATCCAGCGCGCTACGGGCAAGGACGGTTATTTCGAGAAGGGCGACCTCGGCACGATGGTTGCACAGATGAAGCGTGCAACTGAAATCGGCCTGCTGTCTGATTTCGGTATCGACTACTTCGACAATCCACTTGCGCGACTCGAAGCCAATGAACTCGAAGACCCAGTTATCTCGACCGGCTGGAAGACAGTCGATGATGTGATTGGCGGTGGTATCGGCCGACAAGAACTTGTTATGTTCTTGGCCCCATCCGGCGGTGGTAAATCCGTGTCGATGGCGAACCTCGCACGAAACCTTCTGGCGCAAGGTCTGAATGGTGTATACTTCTCGCTGGAAATGCGAGACAAGAAAGTCGCACTGCGTATGGACCAGATGATTGCTCGCATCCACTCTGGCATGGTGAATCTGAACAAGGCTCAAGTGGCCGACGAGATTTCCAAGTTTCACGAGCAGAGTGGCGCACGCTTCTTCATCAAACGACTGCGTGAAGGTTCAACGGCCAATGACATGCTAGCGTACCTCCGTGAACTGGAATCCCGTTTCGGTTTCCGCCCCGACTTCAACGTCGGCGACTACCTCGACATCATGGGCTCGGATCAGAAGGGACTGGACGGCAATATGTTCTTGAAAGACAAAGCTGTGTCCGAAGAGTTTCGAGCCATCGGCTTCGACTATGACTCGATCCAGATTTCAGCTTCGCAGCTTGAGAAGGGTGCAACCGAGAAGATCAACAACGGCGACAAGATGCACCAAGGTAATGTACAAGGTGGTTCGTCCAAGACCAACACATCTGACTTGATGATCGCAACCGTCAAGACCGACGCTATGCACGAAGCTGGTGAATACCGCTTCGAATTCCCAAAGGCTCGTAACTCGGACGCAACTACGAAACAAGTCACAATGGGTTGGGATAAGAACTCCCTTCGCATCTTCGATTTGGGTACTGAACTTAACCTCAAGCGCAAGAGCCCGATGCAAATGCAAGGCGTTGTGCCTGGTGCACCGAAGAAATCTCTGGATGATCTGACCGCAAAATATCAAGAGAAAAATTGATAAATAGAAACCGCAGCATCAAACACATTATAAATCAATAGGAGTTACACATGGAACAACCACGCACCATCAACCTAGACGGCACAAGCTACGACATCGACCAGTTCTCGCCGGGCGTTCAACAGGCTGTGTTCATCTACAACAAGTTCTCGGCTCAACTCCAGGATCAGCAACTCGAAGTCATGAAGACACAGGCTGCACTGCAGCAAGTCGGCCAGCAGATCACCGAAGCTGTTCAGAAGGAACTGGCTGAGAAAGAAGCCGAAGCCGCAGAAACCGGAACCAGCGAAGCGAAAGTTTCCAACGGTGCTGCCGGCGAACCGCACATGGCCAACTGATGGAACTCTCGGCCTCTGACTTCGAACGTCTTCTTCGGCACATGAAAGAAGACAAGCCGAATCCGCTCGCGCAAGAATCTTTAGCCAGAGGTCGAGAATTACTGTGCAAGATCAGGGGAACGGTATATAATCTATCTAACCCTGATAAGGAAACACAATGAAACTGATTCAAGAGCTTACTGCGCTGCACGAAGCGAAAAAGCTTACTGCAGCGCAAAAAGCTGCAGTCCTTGCTGACTTTAAGGAATGGTCAGGTGGGTTCACGCCGGATATGTGTGGCGACGACGAAATCAACAAATACATCGAATATGCTATGGACGCAAATTTGGATGATAACGCCGTTGACGAGTTTTTGTCAAACTACAAGCCTACGAAAGTCAAGGAAGATACATCGAAGAAATTACCGTCCGGCGGTGCTAACACAGAGGAATTCCAATCTCTGATGGATGCATTCACAGATTACGCAATCAGCCAAGACTACCACGAAACTGCTCGTGAAGATGGTCCGGAAGACGGTGCTGAATATCTGATGGACAAGTTCGAAGACTTCCTCCAAAATCAGGGCTTCAAGTACGCAGAAATCGAAAAGTTCATGGACGCGCACGAAGACGATGTCTTTGACCACATCTACAACGGGCTCACCTAATGAAAGTCACTGAACTGCTCGAAGCAAAAGAGCCTGCACAATTCTCGATTGATGAACTCGCAAAAGCCATTGCTGATGGCATCAACCACAACGGAACCCGCATCTTCGGCGTTGAAGTTGATCCAGAAGAGATTTTCTTCTCGATTGAATTCGATTTTCCAGAAGGTTTTATCAAGGGCTCCGAAATCAAGAAAGTCAGCAAAGCAATCCAGAAAGTTTCTGTTTCTAAAAGCCAGAACTGGCGGCACGGTGAAACCGGTGCAGATTACACCATCGAGTTGAAGACACCATTGTCCGATGCTGATGCAAAGAAACTGAAGAGCGCACTGAAGAAACTCACTACTAAGTAACAAGAACTTGGCAAGGTGCTAAGGGGCATTGACGCAAGTCTTTGCCCCTTTTTCATAAATAGAGCGATAAACCACAAGGCTTTACAATGTCAATTACACACATCGAAGATCTTCCGTTAGCAGCCTTCATTAAGGCAGTGCGCAACATCGGCACGATGCACGCGTCAGAAAAGCTTGATGGTGCTAATCTTTGGCTTGGACTGGATGACGAAGGCAAACTGTTTACGTCACGAGAAGGCAAGCGCAAGGGCGCAAGCAAGTTCTTTTCCGAAGCTGAGTATCCTCGCTTCGCAGCGTACAACGGCTTTCGTGCTGCTCACGCTGCTCTTGAAGAAAAACTCGAAGACATCCGCCGCGTTATGCAGAACGGCCAGATGGTCGAAATGGAAATCCTTTACGGTCGTCAACCAAATGCCGTGACCTACGGTGCTGACGACAAATCCTACATCGCATTCCTTCGTGGTGTTGAAGGCACGCCAGACGTTATCGCCGATCAACTCACCACAACTCTCGGCGGGCAATCCGTCAAGGTCCGTGTCGACACGATCGAGACGACTGACGGCGAAGACCTGGAGATTGTCACCAAGGAAATCACGTGGCAATTCACTGGCGCACAGCGCGTCGACCCATCGAACCTGAAAGACATTGACCTCGAGAAAATCCTGGCTTCGCTCGAAGAATATCTCCGGGAACCAGCAGGGCTCGAGTTCGCGCCTGAGCTGACGAATCTTGAACTGCTCCAGAATTCTCTGGCCACAATTCCTGCTGCTGATCGTCCAGTTGCCAAGGACAAGAAAGCTGAAGTCGCCGCAAAGGTAATGACCGGCTTCAAGCTCCCGATCAAGAAAGAACTGCTCGACAACTACATCAGCAAGATCAAACCAGCACTCGGTGACAAAGACATCTCGGCCGACGAGGACGTCGGCATCGAAGGCGTCGTGCTACGCGACCCAACAACGAGTGACCTGATCAAGATCGTGGACAAGGACGCGTTCACCACGATCAACGCTTTCAACCACGCAATCCGCAATCAGATTTCAGGTGTCGTCAAGACGCTGGACGGCAATGCACCGCTCGAAGCACGTGGTGGCATTGTTGGCAACATGAAGATTCAGATCGCCGACTTGCTCGGCAACAAAGAGCTCGCCCGAGGATCGACCGCGAAGAAAGCCTTCGCAGCTGTCAAGGGTGATACGCCAGTCGACACCGTCAAAGCTTTCGCTGCCAACCTCTCGATCGAGGATTTCCTGGGCACGAAGCGTAAAATGCTAGCACTGATCCAGCAAGCTGCGAAAGACATGCGTGCACTGCTGAACGACTTCAAAGAAAACAAAGACAACTTCAAGCTCAAACTGAAGAACGGAAAGACGATCGGCATCTCCGAGGAAATCTACAAGCGTACTTTGCTGGTGTTCGCTGAGTCCCGTCGGAACATTGTTGAACTGTTTGACAAGGTGAAGAAGGCAAAGACGATTGCCCAGGTCATCGCGACGATCTACGGCCACCTGGCAAAAGCAGTTCACGACCAGGAAACCGATGTGCCGATGGTTGGTGAAGCACTTCTCGAAAAGAAAATCGATACGGACAAGGCCCTGTACAAGAAGGACGCCTACACGTTGATGAACATCTACTTCGCAACCGTATTGATGGCGGTCATCATTTACAAGATGGATGACACCAAAGGCTTGCGTTTGCTCAAAGACAAGACCCACTACAAGATGACACGCTGGGATGCGCAGATGTCGCAGCTGAACTTCTGGGGTTATCCAATCTGGCACGCTTCTTCACCAGCAGTCAAGAAGCTGATTGGGCCGAAAGCATCCAGCCAGATTTTCAAGGTCGTTCGTCATGCTGCACCATCGCAACCGCGATACCTCCACATGGATTTGAGTTTTGGTAGAGATGTTCCAATTGAATGGGCAGATCACTACAAAACAATGCATCTTCTGCAACAGTTTGAAGGACTCAACGTAGATCGCATAAATATCCTGCTGCGTGGTGTATTTTCTTTCGAAAGCCTGACTCACGACCAACAGGTCAAAATCATTTCGAAACTGTATTACTACGTTCAACAATTTGTTCCATCATCACCGCTGTTCGTCCGCTTGAAAGCAATTCAGGACGAGCTGCTACTAAACGCAAATGGAGAGAACGACCAAATGGTGCAGGAAAAGAAATTGCTTGCTGACATCAATTCGCTAGTTGAAAGCGAGGAAGAAGACGCTGCTGCCGCTGATGCAAAACAGGGCGCTGCAGTCGATGTCGTGTCACATACAAAAGACCCAGAGTCAAGCACCGGCATCAACCGTTCCCGCAAGACCGAGAAGCGTAAACGCAACCCAGACGTCAAGAAGGCGAAATTCCCTCGTCCGAAAGACGATGACGACAAGGATACAGAATGAGCCTACTCAAGGACATCGCAGAAAAACCAGACGCGCCAAAGCAAGAAACGCAACCGGCTCCAGCCAAGGATGCCGGTTTCAGCATGATCCGCGAATTCAACGTGCAACAGGCACTGAAGACTTCCGATGGCTCCGATGCTGGTAAGACAGACGTTGTCGACCGTGCTGCCGCTGCTAGCGACATCGGCTTCAACCTCATGCGCAATACCATCAACGCCAGCGGTTCCGTTACTGGCTCTGACGTTGCCGACTACATCGAGCGCGCTGAAGAGCTGAACGACGAAGTTGATACCGTTCCGTTCGGTCTCGAAACCGATGACGGCAAGATCGTCAAGGTGTACGTCAATGCTGAGCAAGCTGACAAGTTCGAAGAAGCCATGAAGAACATGTTGGGTCTCGAAGACGACATCGAAGAAGCAATCAACCGCCTCACCACTGAGTTCGACATCGTCGACGTTGTGTGGCCGAAGAGCGACGATGCTGATGGCGACGGTGTGCCTGATGACCCGGACCAAGACCTGGAAATTGATGACACATCGAACCTGGAACTCGACGATCCAGAAGATGATGAAGATTTCGCTGATGACCAATACGACGTGATCGCCGGTGGAGACGATGTTCCGCCTGAAGTCGATCCTGGTACTGGCAAAGCAAAGACCTCTGCGGACGAACCTGATGAAGAAGAACCTCTCGAGCCTCGTGCTGATGACGAGGACGACGATGAAGATGAAGATGAAGAAGGCGACGACGAGGATGAAGATTCGGACGAGGACGACGATGATGACGATCCTGATGCTCCGAAGAAACGCAAAAAGAAAAAGGCTGAACCAGCCGAACCTGCAGCGGCTGCTGAAGGCATGATCCCGGATGGACCGGTTCTAAACGAAAACAACAAACAGGAGAAGCAAATGACAATTGGTACCAGGTTCCTCGAACGAGTTCTGCAAGAAGCCCCAGGTGAAGACCGCGATGGCGTCAAGGACGGATTCAATATTCCGCTTGACAGCCAAGCACGTGCGATGGCCGCAAAACAGAAACTGCCTTGGGCAAAACGCCTGGTGGCTTTCCACTTCATGTGCGGCGTCCCAGGACGTTACATGAACACGCCTGAAGTTTCCGAAGCGATCGCTTCCGCTGCTGACATGCTTCGCAAGAAGGTCGCAGTGCGTCGCGCGTTCAGCACGCTGTACGAAGGTCTGGCTGCAGCAAAAGGTCTGACGATCAAGGACGACGATGCTGGAGTTCAAGAAGCCAAAGAAATCAACTACACGACCAAAGAAATCAACGAAGCAAAAGCCAAGCGCGGCTCGTTCATCCAAAAACTTCTGGAATCCGTTCTGCTTCAACTTGGCCTGCCAGAAGCAATGGTTGTCACCAGCGGTCCAGCTGCTGTCGGCACCGGCATTTACAAAACTGCTGAGCTGATCGAACAGGATTCGACTCTGGAACGTGCACTTCGTTTGCTGGCAACTCGCATGGGCATCAAAGGCCAGGACGCGATGGAACCAGTTGATGAAGCGAAGAAAGAACCAAAGCCACCAAAAGACAAAGACGTACCGATCGAAGTTCGCGGTGTCAAGGGCATGAAGTCCACGCCATGGTCAAAGAAATTCAAGAACCAAGAAGCCATGGAAAAATGGATGGACAAGCACGGTGACGACATCACTGTTCATGCTTACTCGACAGATCGCGTGATGGAAGACACTGATCCACGCTTCAGCCAACTGTCGAAGATGGCTTCGCGCAAGGTCGATGAAGATGTTGACGTCGGCAATGACCAGTACGCACAGGCTGTTACTTCGTTGGTCGCAGCACTCGGCATTCCTGACGATGTCCTGAATCGCCGTCGTACCCAGATCATCACCGCACTTCGTGAACGCAAAGCAACGCTGAGCAACCGCGCTCAAGTCTTCACGCTGATGACTCGTCTGCAAGACTTGCTGGCGAAGAATACTATCCAGCGTGGCGGACAGGCTGCCGGCAATGATGACGATGCAGGGGACGATCGGTAATGAACCTGCTCAAGGAAGTCAATGACGAGGTTGAAGGGGTTGAACCGGAATCGGTTGAAGCCCCTGACGATATTGGACCAGCCACACCTGATGGTTGGTCCATCGGCCACCTCGCACAACACGGCATGATTCTGTCTTGTGATGGCTTCCAATTGAAGCTCGACATCGACCAGCTGCATAAGTTTTTCGACATCGCAGAAGACGGATCACCAGGTGAAATCAAAGATCAAAACAGCAAGATCATATTGGTTGAGCCGACTGACGATTCGATCGTACTTACACGCACCGGTGATGAAGTGTATCCGAACGGTGTTGTTCTTGACCTTGCGACGCTGAAAGAAATCGGCGTTGAACAAGATGACGTAGAGCAACAAGATGATGATACAATAGAGCAAGATGGTGAGGCGGTTGAAGAAGGAGTGAAGATGGCTTTCCGTCGTTCAGGCGGGAAGATCAAGCGTGGCTTCCGAGTAACGTCGGGTATCCGCAAGGGTCGCGTCGTTGCCAACATGAAGACTGCTTTCAAGCCACGTGCCAAAGCATCAACTCGCATGAAGCTCAAGATCGCAAGCCGTAAAAAGAAAATCGTGCGGATTCTGAAATCGAAACGCACCCGCAAGAAATCCCTGAGCAAGCGCTTGGCAAGGATGAACAATCGATGAAAGTTGCAGAACTGCTCGCAGAAGATTACGATGACAACGAGATTAGTGAAGCTGATCCCGTTATGCAAGAAGCGCTTGACAAGGTTAAGCGCGATTGCGGGCCATTTCTCGAACAGTGCGGACAGCAACTGATGTACCGTGGTACGCGCCGGTACAATACGGCAAGTGACCCGAACAGTTTCTTCGTAAGGAAAGCTGCTCGTACAAATCGATCGCCAGTGAATACCGCACGCTGGGTTCACGAAATCTATGACGACTTCTTCGACAAGAAGTTCGGCATCAAAGCACGAAGCAACACGGTTTTTACAACAGGCAATTACGGGACTGCGATGGAATACGGGATGGTTTATGCTGTATTCCCAATAGGCGATTTCAGATTTGTTTGGTCTCCAACTATCGATGATCTATACATCCACATGACAGACCTCGAAGATGAAGAAGACATTCGCCATTATCTGGAATTGGCAAAGTACAAAGACACTGATCTTTCCCATGCGATCCATTCGAAGAATGAAATCATGGTCGCCTGCAAAGAGTACTACATGATGCAAGTCCGCAAGAGTGAGGTCAAAGCAACGATCAAGTATTTGTTCGGAAACGACTAATGAAAATAATAGAACTGCTAGAAGACGAACAAGAGACGTACGGCAACTCTGAAATCGTTGATCTTATCAAACGTGACTGCAAGATATTTCTGGATACTAAGCCATCAGGTTTGTTGTATCGCGGAATGACTGGAAAACCAAACAGGTCGTTCAAGCAATCGGTTCGTCAGGATCGTCGGCCACGCAATATGCCGCCAGAAGTTTCCACAGCGATTGACAATTGGTTCAACGAGAATTTCGGATTCAAGGCACGGAGTCAAGGTGTATTTGTAACAGGCGAATTCGATGATGCACGAAGCTACGGTAAACCGTTCGCTGTTTTCCCGATTGGTGCGTTCCCATTCGTATGGTCAAATGATGTTGGCGATCTTTTCCACCTGATGCACAACGTCGATCCTGATGAAGTTGCAAGCGAACTTGACACTGCTGGTTATCAAGACAGCGAAATGGATGATGCCATCAAGTCCGGAAACGAAATCATGATTGGATGCAAAGCGTATTACGCTGTTCCAATCACCAGTGAGGCTGAAGGGCAGTTCATGCTCGATTTACTTACCAAAGACAAATAATGTTTACATACGAAGACATGACCACGCAGACCGCTTTTGGTGGCCGCTGGTACGACACACCCATCGGATCATTTCCATCCATCACGACAGTGCTCGGCGGAACTGAACCTCCAGAAAAGACCAAGTCCCTCGAAAGCTGGAGGACATCTCTCGGTCACGCAAAGGCTGCAGCTGTTACCAAGAAAGCAACCGACCGCGGAACAAACGTCCACCTATTGGCTGAACGTTACCTGAAGAAAGAAAAGGTCGATGCGCCCATTAACGGTCAACCTGTTCCGGGTCCAGACATGGCTTCGTTCAACGCACTCAAGTTGAAGCTCGACAAGATCGACGAAATCTGGGGACAGGAAGTTCCGCTGTATTCGACATCGCTCGAAGTCGCTGGGCGATGCGACCTGGTTGGCAAATACAAAGGCGTGCCGGTCATCGTCGACTTCAAGACTGCTTCGCGTGTCAAGGGCAAGGCCGAGATTCACGACTATGCACTTCAGCTGCTGTTTTACGGAACAGCGCACAATGAAATGTTCGGTACCGACATTCAGCAGGGAATCATTCTGATGGTCTCTGACTTAGGCTTCCCACAAGAATTTAAGTTCGATTTCACGGATGAACTCCGCGAAGAACTCAAAACTCGCGTAAACAAGTATTGGACGACAGTATTAGCAAAAGCATAAATAGGTGATCAATTATCGGAGATAACATGACTTCACCAACAAACGAAATGGATGTGGCATTCGCCGCTCCAGCATCGGATATGCAAGCTGTTCCAGAACTTCCGCCAGAAGCTACAGGCATGGACGACGTTACCATCTCGAACCCTGTGCCAAGCAACGAGATGACCCCAGACATGGTTTATGTCTACGCAAACAACATCACCCCAGTGAACACCGAACCAGGCAATGCGATTGTCTCGTTCGATGTTGTCTTTTCTGTCAGCTGCACTGATCCAGTAACAGGCTCAACAAGCACGCACCAGGTCGTCAAACGCATCGGTGTCGACAAGATGAAGATGGCGAATGATGCGAAGATGACAACTCCAATTTCAATTGTTGAAGCGCAGGCTCCGTTGATCAACGCAACGAAAGAACGTTTCAAAGCCCTTGCCGGCCTCAAATAAGGAAAACAACATGGCAAAGATTGTAATCATTGCACCAGCAGATGCTGACGCGGACGTCAAGGACGCGGTCAAGATGCTGAAAGCGGCTGGCCACGATGTGGACACCGAAGAACCAACTCCGAAAACCCTGCTGCATATTGTGCTCGGTCTGATGGGCCCGAACGCTTATGGCTTTGGCCCAGGATATGCGTATCAACCAGGTCCAGATTCCCCGGACGAAGATACGAGCACGGATGATGACGATACAACAACTGACGATGAAACCGATCCGGATGCGTCTGGATTCGACGACGATACTGCCGACCTCGGTGGTGACGACTTCAACTTTGAATCCCTCGGCCCAGTCAAGGTCGACGGCGAACTCATTGAAGCGGTCACTCACAATAGCGAGACGTCGGTTCTTTGCGTAGAGAAAATGACTCGTGGCGCGAAGACAACGTACACGTTGAATGAAAGCTCGTTCTCGTTCTGGCCAGCATCGGCTGAAAAGCCAGAGCAGCGTGTGGAGGTTCTCGTCGACAAGCACCGTACCTCACTAGAAATTCCAATCGTTGAATCGGAAGGCAAGGCTGTTCTCAAGGTCGGCAAAGACCTTCGTTCAATGTTCAAGAAATAATATATGACAGATAATATCCATAGCCCTTTCCACGTCGTAGAAAACTTCATTTCGCCTGCGAAATGCGAGAAGATCATCGCTGAGTACGGTATCAGCGAACCATCAGTCGACGAGAATGGACACCCGTTTAAGAACGAACGCCTGATTAAGGATTCTGGTTGGTCCCAGCTGATTCAAGAAGCGATTCTTGAAGTAGGTCAAGACATTCAGGACCGTTACAACGGAACGATCAAAGGCATGGAAGTGCCTCGTTTCCAACAGTACTTCGAGGACCCGAAGAAGCCATGCGAACCACACGGCTGCGAGAACTCAGAGTATGTTCGCAAGAAATGGGTGAAGCGTAAAGACATCGACCTCGTCGGTTATGTCTGGCTGAAGGACTATGGAAGCGGTGTGCCGCTTGATCCTCGCTTTGAGGTGTACGGCGGCAAGCTGGAATTTCCTGCGTATAACTTCTCACTCGTACCGCAACGGGGGACTATGGTCATGTTCCCTGGCGGTCCGCACTTCATCACCGCCGTATCGCCTGTGCTCGTAGGCTCGCTAGAAGTCATCAAGTTCGGGATCAAGCTGACACTTGGCGAGGACGGTATCTGGCTGTATCAACCAGAAAACTTCCCAGGCACATATCAGGAATGGTTCGTGTAACCATTCCTTATTTGTCAGCTAATGCTATTATTTCTGCGTTTTACTTGATCGGTGGTATCTTTACCTGAGGTATTTCTATCGCCGGAATAGCTGGCGTTTCAGGAACAGGGATATTCGCGCAAAGTTTCGGGAATGTAAATGATACCACTTTGCTCACAGTCTTCAAAAGAAAATCCATGATCGGCTTCAGAAAACCTGTGGTAAGATGGTTGTATAGCAGGTTTAGCGACAGATTGAATTCGATGTCCGGCATCTTGAATGAGAACATCATTGGCAACGGAATTGACGGCAATGCTGGGAGTCCAGGGAATGTGATCTTGGACATGAAGCCCATGATGTCAAAATTACCCAGCGCATCCATGATCTTCGCCTTGATGTCAGGCACTGATGGAATCTTCGCAATGATGTCGCCGATGCTAGGAAGTGTTGGCATTGCTGGAAGACCTGGCAGCTTGAATTTCTTCGTGATCTGCCCGATCAAATCCGGAATCAACCGTGCTACCATTCCCATGTAGTTCGAGATGAGAATCTGCATCGTCTGAATGACTTCGAACTCTGGAATCTTTAGCGTGGCGAACAACGGGGATGGCAAACCAGGCAAATGGAATCCGTTTGCGATCGCAGCTTTCACTGCGGCAATAATCTTGTCTACGCTGCCAGAAAGCAGGTCCAACAAGTTCAGATTCGGAAGTCCAGGAATCTTCGGGAGGAAAGATGAAATCGCAATGCCGAGTTTGTCCAGCATCGGTTTAATCATTCCGAAGATTGTTGTCTGCAATTGGAATGCCTGCAGTTCAAGTGCGTGAAGCATCAACTCGAAGTTCGGCACGTGGAACGACGGGAACAAAGGCGATGGCAAGCTCGGGAACATCATCTTCGGCAGAGACGGGAACGCCGGAAACTTTGGTGGCCAAGTCATCAACGGTTTGAACGATGCCATGATCGAATCAAATGATGGTAGCGGAGAATTAAGACAGATTTGCATGGTGCAACTTCCTATAAATACTGTATGCAGACCTTCCCAACTTATGGGATCAGCTCGCAGTTCGAGATTGATCTTGACGCCAGATTGCCTGAGAATCCGATGACGTTTGTGTCGGATGCCTCGAAGGCCGGATTATATACGCAGTTCTTCCTGAAGGACGGACGACTGTGGGCCCGTGTTGCAGGCCCACTCGATCTAATCACAGACTTCAAAACAACCCTTTAGAAATCGTTCGGTCCGACTTCGCCGTTGTTGGCGTTGATGACAAATGTCGGTACGCCTTTCGCAATCAGTGTGTTGCGCAGTTTGCCAGGGCTGATGACTGTCGTATCGAACTGCATGCCCGCGTATTCCCAGGATTCAGCTGCGACCTGTGAACAAACGCGCTTGTTGTTTGGCGTAGGCTTCGGATCGTATCCAGCCCATTCTTTCAGACCGATCGTAATCAGTGTGCCAAACGCATACCCTTGGCCGATACCGTCCATCATGAATGCTTCTACCCTGAGCTGCTGCACATCGTCAGGGCGTTGATGAACTTCCATCTTGTGATCTTTGAACTTCGACATATTCACAATGCGTCGTCCAACACCTACTGCTTCGCAAAGCATCAGGCGATCTTCACCAGCGATGCGAACCCAAATAGCAACGCCAGTGTGATAAATCCTCGAGCCAGTGAACCAGAGAATAGGTTCTGTCGTGAACCTGTGCAGAACAGTTTCTTCGTGTGACGTGTAAAAGCTTACAATGTCACCGCTCTTTATCATGCTTCGCCCTGTCTCATAATCGACAGATAGCATTGGCAGCTTGACCGTCTTTGCGGTCATAAATTTCGTTGTCATGATATTCCTTTAACATACGCAAGCAGATCGGCATTTCGTGTGAACCAACCTGTATAGCGATCCGCGTTGTTGAGACTTGAGATAAATTTCCGTTGTTCCCTTGACAATGCAGTGTACGCTTCTTCATCACTTGCTATTGAAGCAATACCTGCACGCTCTGCCATTTTACGACCATTACCAGGTCCATGCAAAAAGCAAATGTCAAACAACATGATTGCCGTTTTCGGTTTTGTTTTCTCGATTGCGGCCGGTCCGCCTTTCCAGTATCCGTTGAATCCGCGTTGCTTCGCAGTCGCGTAATCAATCAGCATGACTTTCAGATCGGGATTGGGATTCTGCGCGATACCAAACTTCGTTACGCCACCAGGGAAACCTGCCTTTGTAACAAGCCCGCAGTTCTTTCGCTGAATCTCTGTATCTATTTTTCCTGCAGCAACGTCTGGAGTTGTAGGCAATTCTGCCGTCCAGTGTGGTCCAACCTCATGTTTCATCGTGAAGAACCAAGCCTTCTCGAATGCATCGCCGGATGGTGCTTCAATGCCGACACCCTTCGGTGCAGGATACGAAGGCCCGAATGGTTCGCAGCCAGATTGTTTCGCACCAGCATTCTCTGCAGTCAGTGCGCCATTGTTTGTTTGCGTGTCGAAAGAACCAACAGCCTCGTTATTCTCGTCGACTTGTTTTGCAACACTGATCGTTCCCTTGATGAGTGGAAGCGGATCGATCTTCGTGCCATCTGGAAGCCTGCATTCGAAGTGCAAGTGTGGACCGGTGCCGACACCTGTGTTGCCTTCTTTTGCAATCTTCTGTCCTGCAACGACTCGTTGATCTTTCGCAACGTAGAATGCGGCCAAGTGCATGTACACAGTCGAGCAGAGTGGTTGACCAGCCGCATTGAAGTGTTGAACCATCAGGACATTTCCGCCACCTGTCATAGTGCCACGGAAACTGACGACGCCATCGGCTGCTGCAAGAACATCTGCCGGTGGATTCGGTTTGACTGAGAAGTCTACTCCGCCATGACGCGAGCTGGCTCCAGCCTTTGGTGGAATGCGAGGACCAAACTTCGAAGTGACGTGGGAACCAGGCAACGGGTGAATGAACGAAATCGAATTCGATCCTGTTGCTTTTGCTGGAGAGAAAATGAACGAACGTGAATCGATTCCAGGCTCTGCGGTGACAGTCAGCTTGAACTTCTTGCCGTACACGTCTTTCGGGAATGAACCTTTGAGAACACCATTTGTGAACGTGACTCCATCAGGCAATGGAGGATCGCACGTGAATGTCCACGAGGTTGCTTCTTTTGTAGAGTTCGGGGTCAGCTTGAATGTAACATTGACATCCGTGCCCTTGATGAGCGGGATGTCAGTGTTCGCGATCTTGTCAGGCACGTCTTCCGTTTTGTCGTCCAGCCAACCGGTTGAATCTCCGGCACGACGGACAAAGCACTCTACACTTTCGCCAGCACCCATCTCCATCGATGGGGAGATTGCATCATCGTCTCCCGATCCGCTAGCAGTAATCTCAGGTGCATCTGGACAGCATGACATTTATTATTTTCCTACAAGTGCAGCACGCGCCCTCGATAGAGCCGTAGAGAAACGTGATGGCTGTGCAGGCGTCGTAGCATTCGCTGTGGTCGTCTGCGGCTGAATCACACGTGACCCGGTTGGCGTCGCTGGAGAACGTGGAGTGACCGGTTGCATTGTGCCAGCTTCGGCAGTGGTAACCGGTTTCTCGTAGAAGTTGACCAGCGTCTGGATCATCGATTCCAGATCGGCAACGTACTGCTCGGTGTTATTGATAAAGGTTGCAACCTGTGTATTCGTCGCAGTCTTTGGGTTTGCGATTGCAGGCGGCAGTGGAGGCAGAGTCTTCAAAGCATCAGGTGCCGTCCGCACAACGTATTGGTTGGCAGTAACAACTTCTGTGTTGGTGAATCCGTTTCCTGTTGCGCAGCCTGTCATTGCAAGCGCTGCGGCTAGTATAAGTATAAATTTCATATGACCCTCGGTGCGTTATTATTGAGCGCGCCGACGAACACGATCCGCCTGAACTTCAGCGATGATTGACCCAAGCACAGGAGCTGCCTGTGCCGAATTTGCTGGGACATTTGCCTGGTTCTGGATGATAACTTCGCGTGTAACGGTATTTTCTCGATTTGTTTCTTTAGCCGACGCAAGAGTATTTAGCGCATCGTTGATGTCCTTTTTCTCTTGTTCCAATCGCTTGATTGTCGCGTCGTTTACTTGCGCTGCAGCAATTGCTTTGTCCCGCTCAACAGCAGCTTGATCCCGCTGCGCAATTGCTTGGTCGCGAGCGAGTTCAGCTTGTTCAACGTGTCGCTTCTGGGTGAATGCCCATCCACCCAGTGCGAGGAGCAGAGCAATTACAGCAATGCCTCTGATACCACCAATTAGGCTGAGGAATGCTGCCATATATTTCTCCTTTTGTTTATTGATACTGACTAAATGCTTCTGTAGGTGGTGTAAATGTTCCAGTATAGCGAGCAACATTATTTGTCACACGAATTTCGTCAATGTAACCCTTGAACGGTTGGTTGAAATCGCCAGTATCACTACCAATCGTAGTTGGTCCATTGTTCTGCGTATAGTTGGTGCTGTCTTGTGCTGTACCTGATAGTTCGCCATTTATGAAGAACTTCAAGACACCGTTAACACGCGAAACAGCAACGTGCGACCAAACATCCAAAGGAACATCGATAATTGACGAATAGAATGTACCATTCCACAGTGCCAATTTACCATTGTAAAGACAGAACACGAGATTGTTTGACGTACGCTGATAGAACAAACCTGCAATAGATGCTTGTTGCCCTACAGGTTTGATAAACATTTCGATTGTGAAATCACCTGTGCCGAATGCCAAACCAGGCGAATCAGAAACCAAAAGCTTTGCCCTGTTGTCACCAGGCAGATACAGGCTTGACGTGCCGAATCGGGAATCTGCAGTCGAGATTGTTGCCCCACCCTTTAGAGTGACAGTGTTATTTTTGTCATCAGTCACCGCGCCGTCTTCCATGTGGATCAACGAACTAACATTGCTCCAATATGGTTCTTCGACTTTAACGGCAACTGGCTGCGTACCTTCAGGTGCGACAGGTGCGACAACGTTCACTAGATCGATGGCATTTGCGCCTTGCGCGAACAGACGAACTGTGCCAGTCTGCGGTTCGGAGAATGTAACACGCACGGTGTTTGCATCTACGTATTCAACTGCCTTCGGCAAAACCTTCATCACACGACCAGTTATGTTGACCAGGACATCAGTCAACGGATAGCCGTTGAGATTGTGTGTGATTGACCAGTTAGTGCTGGACTGCGTTTGTTTGTGAATGTATGAACTCATTAGACCACCACCGTTGCAAAGCCAGTTCGTGCTGCTGTAAAGTAAATGTTTACGATATTCGCATCCACATACTCAACACGAAGTGGTATAATCTTTTGGACAGAACCATTTTCTGTCGTGTACACGTCCACCACCGGATAGCCGTTTTGGCCATGCTCGATTCTCCAGACTGCTTGTGGAGCAGTCTGGACGTGGCGGACTGTAACTGCTGGAAGCGAAGATAGAGGCATGATTACACCAACTTCGCAAGACCAACGTACGGCTGAGAGAACGTGATTGTGAGTGACGTGTTCGACGTATGTTCGATTCCCAGCGGCTGAACTTCGTTGTTGCCGATGAAGACGCGAACGATTGGGTTGTAACCCAGATTGTGGTTGACGATCCACGTAGCTGCCGGGGTGCTTTGATAGTGTGTGTAAGCGTACGTCGGCTTCACTGATCCGTCGTTGTGACCGCTAAGAACCGTCGCACGACCAACCATTGGCGAAGAAACTTCAATGGTGACGGTGTTGTTGTCGACCACGGTGATTTCGTCAGGGATGATTACACGACCTTGGTTGTCAAACACTTGCACTTGAACACCAGTGGTATTCAGTCCGTGATCGATAGTCCAAACATCTGCAGCGACGTCTTGGGTGTGGGTGTAAAGTGTAAGCTCACGTGTCAACGGAACCCAGACAGGGAGACCATTGGTGACGCTTACGCAGATATAGAGAATTCGATTTACAAATGCAAGTCGGCCAACATTCGGATTGCGTGGGAACGCTTCTTCGATTTGGATGACTGCCTGCTGCAATTCGTTCTGCTGGAGATTTGCATTGCCGTAGAACTTCATGTTATGTTCCTTTGTGTGCGTGATTGCGTTAGGTATTTATCAACTAATAAAAAAGGGCCGACAAATTCATTTGCCGACCCTCTAGCTTTTAGCTTACTTCAGTCAATCAACCTGCTGGTGGTTCAAGACCCATGATAACGGCCTTGCAGTAGATTCGTGTGTTGAAGGTAATCGTCAGCTGGTCATTCGAATCGAAGACGATCGATTCTGGAATAACGACGTTGTTGGTGTCGTCGATGACAGTGACGTTACAGAACATGCAGCCGATGTTGTGGGTAACAACGTGAGTTGTTTTCGAACCAGCATCGCCTTGAGTACCGCCACGCGAGTCGTACAGATAGTACATCTTGCTGACGCGGTCAAAGACTGCGCTTGCGTTTGCATCAACAGTGCTGCTCAGCGCATCGAGGTCAGTGCGGAGCGTACCTTCGATACCGGTTGCACGTCCAACTTCTGTGGTGACCAGGCCTTCAACGCGAGCAAGCTCGTTTGCTGCATTGGTTGCTGCAGTACCAACTTCATTGGTGATGCGGGTTCCGAGTGCGCCTTCAGCTGCGGTTGCACGGTCGCGTTCGCCGTTAACGGCTGCAGTACGGTTGGTTACTTCGGTCGCGACTGCTGCGGTTGCTGCATCGACGTCAGTACGCAGTGCGCCTTCTACGCCAGTTGCACGGGTCGTTTCAGTAGTGATTGCGTTTGTACGCGCGGTTGCTTCAGCTTCCAGCGCAGCTACGCGAGCCGCGGTTTCGTCGGTGATACGCTGGCCAAGACCAGTTTCAGCGGTGGTTGCGCGACTTGTCTCTGCTGCAACTGCTGCAGCGTTGTCGCTGATCGAAGTCAGGACAGACTGAGCAACGTCTACGCTGTCTTCGGTAACAGTGATAGTACCCGATGCCGAAACTACGTCGACGCGGTTACCGGTCATTACCAGACCGTTACCGGCTACGAACGATGATGCGCCCGAGAATGGAACTACTGCGGTACCGTTAAAGACGTAACCAGTGTCATTGGTGCGATTGAAGAATGCTGCGCCATCAACCAGTGGTTCTGGAGCACCAAGTGCGCCTCCAGTTACCGTACGGATTGCCATGGTTGCCAGATCGACGATGCGGTATCCATTTGCCAAACCAGTCAAGTCGACAGTACCAACATCAGCAGCGATCAAGTCAACTGGTGCTTCCCAGGTCAGACCAGCAATGGTCGAACCGATTTCGGTGCGGAGGTTGCTGATTGCGGTTGCGCGATCAGTTGCTTCTGTGTCGATACGAGCACCGAGTGCCGTTTCAGCACCAGTTGCACGCCCAACTTCAGATGCGAGCGCGGCAGCGGCATCTGCGTCAGCCGCGGTACGATCAGCAACTTCGGTCGAGATACGTCCGTCAAGTGCTGCGACGTCTGCTTCGCGAGCATCGGTTTCTGTGTCGATACGATCGCCGAGTGCCGTTTCAGCATTAGTTGCACGAGTGATTTCACCTGCAATCGCAGTACCATTTGCGCCTTCAGCTGCGGTTGCGCGAGCTGTTTCATCAGCAATTGCTGTATCAACACGTGTGCGTTCAGTCGCAGCAGCGGCAGTTACACCGTCGATGCGGGTTCCGAGTGCACCTTCTGCGCCAGTTGCACGAGTTGTTTCTGATGTGATTGCCGCTGTCGCGGTATCGATACGTCCACCCAGTGCGGTTTCAGCACCAGTTGCACGAGTGGTTTCAGTTGCCAGATCAGCAGCTACACCGTCAACGCGAGTACCCAGTGCACCTTCAGCTGCGGTTGCACGAGCAGCTTCAGCTGTGGCAGCTGTCGTAGCGGCTTCTGCCATATCGCGAAGCATATTGATGAGCGCAACATAAGACGTCGCGTCAGCGAAGTTCTCATGGAAAGCGCCGGAATCGAACGAACCGTCAGGGCCAAGACCGAGCGAGGTTTCGATGCGATCAACTTCAGCGAGCAGCGCGGATGCGTCACCACCAGTTGCCAGTGGAACCCACGACAGGACGTTGCCTACGTTGGTACCGACGTGGATGATGTTTGTGTTGCTGTTGTAAATCAGACGACCAACGTCGCCTGCGGTAATGCCTGGAAGGGCAGTGACTTTCTGCAGTCGAAGATTCTGAATCTCGGACGCTGATGAGCCGTCAAATACTAAGCTACCATTGATTTTCATGGGTAATGTCTCCTGGACGTTTTATGGTTTAGATGATTCGACGGGTGGCCGTCGTCAACGCCTTGATGGCATTGTTGAATGATACTGGTTCGACCAGACTCTTCCCGAGGTCAAATTCGTTCAGAACCGATTCATCGACATCAGCGAAGCAGAAAATGCCACGATTGCCTTGCTTCTCGATACGGTCGAGCTTATAGCCCTTGACTTTCAAGGAAGCAGCCAGTACGATGTCGCTAGTTTCAATGTGTTTCATTTTGTGTCTCACTGATTGGTATTCGAGTCTATTTATGGAGTACCCTAAAATCCTGTAACAATTTGAGGTCTTACGCTGGTTGCATCTCATTTGCGCCGAACATCATCAAGATAGCACGCCCAACGATTGGAGTGCCAAAACGAACGACAACAGTATTTGCATCGAAAATAGTAACGGAATCAGGAAGAAGTTGTTCATCGGATTCATCCCAAATTGTCATGTGGACGCGTTTGGTTGTTTGGTTGTGGGAAATTACCCAGGTTGCAGAAGGTTGGAGTTGGTTGTGTTCGAAACCGCGAACGTCACCAACGTCTCGTGCGGTAAGCGTATTGACAACTTGTGCAACGCTTGCCAGTGCCTGTTGAACTGTGTCACCGACAATTGGATCGAGTTCACTGTCATCGAAAGAAATTTCGCTTGCATCGTGCTTGATGCCAGTTCCATTGACGTGCTGATTGAGTTCATCAGCGAGTGCGACGATGTCGATGCCATTGATAAGACCTGTGTTCAGCGAGCTGATGTACGTCTCGCCGGTTGGTCCGATCGAGAATACTGATGCGCCGCCGCGCGCAACTTTGATGTCGACGACGTTAACAGTCGGTGTGACGCCGCCCAACGGTTCCATTGTGAATGGAACGTAGTTGCCTGCGCTTTGAATGATCGCAACACGGTCGGTTTCAACCGATGCGTGGACAACTGTTGACGTATTGCCTTGGACGATCAGATTACCGCTGATCGTTACGTCACCAGTATCAGCATCAAAGCGGAACTGTTTCTTGTTGACAGCTTGAAGAACAAAGTCTTTGCCTGACGTGAAGTCAATGAAGGCTTCGCCGACAGATGTCAGATAAACGTTCTGGAAGTCTTGCTTCAGTGCGGAACTGCTTCCGCCGTCCGATGTTGTTCCATCGGCCAGCATGACAGGTACACCACCAACCGTAAACGCAGGACCCGTTACGCCACCAATGTTTACAATCGCGCCATTCGGAACTACGGCATATTCGCCGAGTTCCTGTACGAGATAGATTAGCTTCAGCGATTCATTTGGGATAGTTGTTGCCATCATTTCACCCTAATCGACAAAGCTGTGGCGTTATCGCTCAGCGAGCTGTCACGCTCTGCGCTGATAACTGCTGCACGGATATTGATAACGCTTGATTTCTTTGGCGCCTTAATCGAGAATGCAACCGTAACGTTTTGTCGAGATGCCAGAGACATCGTCGGCAATGTCAAGATTGTCGTGTTGCCCAGATATGTGACAACAGTGTTTGCTGGCATAGCTGTAATTTCAACATGATTGTTGTCTACGTCATCAATCGTGATGACACGACGCACATTTGTAGCGGCTTTCAAAGCAGCGTTCGAAACAATAATCTGGACTGGGAAGACTTCGGACACATTGACCTGAAGCGGACCACTCAACTGAATATTGATGTTTGTATCAATGCCGCGATCTGCAGCTTCGACTGTGATAGTTTTTGTTTTGGTTGTGGAGCCGAACTGGTTTGATGCCTTCAGCGTCACAGCGTATGTACCAGGTTCCTTGAAGGTATAACCCGGTTCAGACTCGGTCGATTCAATGCGACCGTTGCCAAAGTCCCATGACCATTGAATTGGTGCATGGAGCGAAGCATTCTTGAATTGCACAAACAGAGGCGCAACACCAGACTCAGGCGTCATCGTGAAGTCTGCAACTGGTGATGTACCAGTAGGACCTACAGGAAGATTCTGAACGCGGGTGCGAATATCGTCGAGGATCGTTACAGGATGAATATTGACAAAGATGCTTGAACGATCGTAAACGTATCCAGCAATTTGCAGAACACCATGCGATGGTGGCAACAATGTAACTTCACCGGTCACCCCGGAAAATACAGGGCGTCCTGCATCCTCAACAGCCCAGTTCCACTGTTCATTGCGGACTAAACCAGTCGTTACAAGTTTGCCAACTTCCGAGATGTACATGTCTTCGGGTGTGATACCAACAATGCGTGTGCGCCAGTCATCGCTCCTGGCGAGGCGAACGAGTTTGTTCTGATCGACCTGGACGAAGCTGAATTTCGGAATGTTTTCTTTCGCCATTGCCGTAACGACTTCTGCTTCTAGCGTAACCGTATTTGCGGCTGCATTGACGACAGAAAGATTTGTGGCCGAAGTGACGAATGTTCCGTCAGATTGGCGCAGCGGTTTGTTGTAGGAGTCGCGGACAAGATTGCCGCCCTCGAACGTGCCGTTCTCTCCTGCCTGGCTTCCGAGTGGTTGTGGCTGAAGAACTGCCTGCGATGAATAGACTGCAGCGAAGACGCGGAGTTTATCATTCCAACGTCCATTGCTCCAGACTTTCATCTGGTGATTTGTTTTATCGTACCAGTGCTGGTCGTTACCTGGATTCGTCGGTTCATTTGTTGAATAGATCGGGGCGAACACGGTGTAACCACGCGTGAGCGAGCCGTCCAAAAGATTGATGTCCCAATAGAGATAACGCGTAGCGTTTCCAGTAAATGGACCCCACGCTTTCAGAACTGTCTTGTTCTCTTCGATGACATATGTTGCCGCCTTGTGTGCGAAGACGATAACTGTCGGATCGGGGCTGACGATCAGATCGATGAACTCCCCGTTCTTTTGCAGAAACGAGGGTGTCGCATAGACGTCAGTCTGGTATCTAGCTATACCCTGGCGAAAAGTTAAACGCATTGTTGCCCTTCAACAAATGACAACAATCAGCTTACAGAGATTGTCAGTGAGTAAACAATCGTCAGCTCGCGGGAACCAGTGTGCTCAATCGGGGAGAAAATAAGGTGAGACAACATCAGTTCACCAGCGCCATCAAGCATCACGCCAGAAGTTTCTTTCGTGAACAGGCCGAGTTCATCGAAGAAGAATTGGCTGTCAGGATTCAAACTTGCGTCAGTTGTTGGATCAGCTGTAGGCGTAGCTGAATCTGCTTCGTCGGTTGGACGATTCACAGCTTCATTTGCCGAGACAACCGCGGTGATAATCACGCGGGTTTGTGTCGAGGCAGGAATGTTCGTGAACGTGACGGAGTTACCGCCGCCAACAGATGCGTCGCTATCGTCAACAACTTCAACATACGTTGGGTTGTACAGGTCAGCAGTGTCGCCAGAAACGTTTGGCGGACGAAACACGATCTGCTGGGAGCTGTCAATGTACGTACCCTGGTTGCCGAGCTTCAGTTTGTAGATTTGGTAGTTGACAGTATTCGACAACCCGCGAGCAATGGCGGTCGCCATGTTCTTCGGGTGGATCGCGTTTTGCTTATCAACAAGCACATTACCGAGGTCATCTTTGATAAGGACGTGTCCAGTAACTGTAGTCTTAAGTGCTTCTTGCATTTTATTCCTTGTTGTATGGAGTTGTTTCGGACTATTTATCGTAATCCTCAACCTACAGTAATCTTCAGTTTCGACGGACGAGCGAGACTGAATCGATAAACGCCAGGTTTCACAAGCTCAACAACCGCGACCTGGACAGCACTCGTCGCGCCTGGGAACCAGATCGAGAACTTCGGCGAGAATGTTGCCAGGACAGAAGCCGGTGCATTGAACGAGATTTCAAATACTAGTGCAGGTTCGTCGACAACCAAAGGTGTTTCCAGATTGTCATACGTAGTTCCAGCAGGAATCGTTGTCGGCAATGGCGGCATCGAGCCAGAATACATGATGACGGTGTTTTCGTCGAGTTGATCCAGAAGTCCGATGTCGAAGTTGTTCACTTCCAACGCATTGCCTTTGCCAACAGCCCGCACGGTCATGGCTTCAACGATACTTGCCGACGCAGCATTTTCTGGGTTGGTCACGATGTCCATACCCATACCAACGTTCGGGAAACCGAAATCGTTTGTTACAAATCCAGGATTCGGGTCACCGGCAATAGCTGCACGGAGGAAAGCCCACTGTGCCTCGGTCGTTGGAATCGTAGGCGATTCAAGATAGTTGTTCCACTGTCCAATGATGTCTGCACGTTCAACATCTGTCATGCTGTATTTTGACAACATCGACTGAAGATCAGGCGGCTGACTGGTATCATAGCCCTCGGTATCGTAAGGCACGTTGTCGTAACCCGTCAGAAATCCACCGAACGGACCGTCCTCGATATTGACGTTGATCGAGTCACCATCGCTTGTAGTTGGCGACATGCCACCGAGTGTCAGTGGTCGACCTTTCGAATCGCGGGTGATGATCTTCGCTTTGTCGTAGTATTCTTTCGTGAACAGCAGCTTCGTGTCGATCTTGTTGTATTCGTCGATCGTCACGTGAATGTCGTCATGGAACATCCAGTCTTCTGTCAGCGGTCCCCCACCGAGCAGGAACTTGATCGACTCTGTGATGCGGGCCGAGACGCGATCGTTCCAGCCAGTTCCCTGAATCATCAGGTTCGCTTCCGCGTTCAGCGGGAGATATTGGCCGTAGAACGTAGGGTCCCACTCGAAGACATTGTTCTTCAGTGTGCCGACAGTTTGATTGTTGGATGATGCCTTGAATACAAAACTCGTCGCCGAATCCGAGAACTCAGCAACTGAAGTTGTGCTGTCCATCCTGGTCGTGGTGAGTGGCACCCAACCCTGGAGCACAGCGGTCTCTGGGCTGGTTTGCGCCAGCGGAACACGTTTCTCACCGCGCGTATTTGTATCAATGAAACGTTGGTCAATCGTAACAGGATTCAGAGCCGAAACATTTGCGGTGCCTGGAACCAGGTTCAGGCTGAATCGACCCTCTTCCGTCTTCTCGATGACGACAGCTTCACCATTCGCAGGGAGTCGCGAACGGAGTTTCGGGTTGATGATGACAACGTCGGCCGTGTTCCACAGTGGATAGTCGTGTGCATCGACTGTCAGCAGGAACTCAGGCACGGTGACGCCGGCCAGATCGATCGTCAGGTATTTGTCCTGGTACGGAACCGTCGCAGAACCGAATCCGCTTTCTCCAGTATCAGAACGCGTGATCTGGTATCCGGTTGCGTTCTTCACGAACCGGTAAATGAGCGATGGACAATCCTCACGAACTTTGTATTGACCGTATGCAACGCGAACTTCCTGGCCACCAACGTAGGTCGTGATGTACGGAGCACGAATCTTGAAACCGATCTTGCCATTCCAGTAATACTTTCCAACAGTAGCTGGCTCAGTGAATCCTGTTACGGAACCGTGCACCAGATACGAAGGCTTCTCGTCGAATGTGTGGAAGACAAACTTGTCGCCAGCACCAAGTCCGCCAGTCGGTACGATGGTGAAGTGCAAACCAAGGTCCTTGAAGCTGAGACCTTCTCGCGTATCTTGTCCAGCTGTCGCAATCTTCCCGGTGATCGGTCCATAGGTCGTGTCGCCATTGACACCGGTCACAGTGTACGTATTGGCATCGGTGAATGCAACAGTCCATGTTGCTTCTTTGACATCGAAGAACGAATCGCTGTGCATAATCAGGCGAGGCGTATGAATCGAGGAAAGACCAACAGGGCTTTCAACCAGGCGAGGAGCTGGGTTGACGACTTCGAAACTGAAGATGTCACCACCTTCGATGCGGGGTCCACCAGAACCGTCCGGTGCATTGACTGCTACGAATGGACGCGATGCTTCTGCAATTGTGAAGCTGATGCCATGAACACTTGACGAATACGATGACCCAATAGATATGGTCAAATCTTTTTCGGCTGGTTTCCAACTTGTCAGGTCATCGGACCATTCCAAAGCGAAAGATGCCGCGTAGTAAATGCGCAGGTCCTCCGCCGGGGTTGGTAGACCAGGGACCGTTGAAATAGGGCGGGTGTAATCCGGCAGAGCGCGGAGACGCCACTTGCGCCCGTTCACAGCGTTCTCTGCAATTTTCAGGTTCAGCGAGGTAAGATCGTAATCCGTGAAGCGACCGTCGTAGTAGAATCCGACATTCGTTCCGTCCGGATACTTCGTGATCGTGTCATCGTCGTACGGGTCCAAGTCATATCCAAAGCCGAGTTCCAGATTCTCTGCACGAGCTGGATTGTTCTCGATGGAAATGTAGAAGCGATCGCCCTTCGGAAAATCTGTTGGTCCTTTGACAATGGTGAATCCAAGACGTCCGTCATTGAACTTCTCGCCAACGGTGACAACTGATGTGTATGTTGGATCGACCAGGCTTACCAGGTCGAAGAAGATACCATCGCCACGCGACGTCAGAACGATGTCGCCAGTTGGAAGTGTCGGGTCGAGAAGCGATACGCCTCCGATGTTTCCGGACAAATCTTCGATGTGGCCAAAGCGAGCCGAGGTAAACTGTGGACGATCGTGTGCGATCGGATTGACCTTGATGATGTTCCAGGTTTCCAGTGGTGCATCAGCGCCAATAACGATCTTGCGAGTCGGTGTGATCGACAACGTGTCGCCTGGGACAAAGTCACCAACCGGCGAAGTGTTGAATGAGACGCGTCCGTTATCAAACGAATCGCCAGGCGAAACGAACCCGATGAATCCGCTCGATGATCCATTGACCCGGTACAAACCAGGAATGTCTGTGCCAACGAATGTCCACTCTTCGATTTCTTTACCGGTGGTAACTTTCAGGTTCGTGACACGGATGCCAGCACTTTGCCCGTTCGCATACTCGATCCGGCCGCTTTCACGGACACCGAGGTCGGTGAACATGCCGAAGAACAATGGCGAACTGTAGTGTGAAAAACGTTGCTCGTAGTATTCACGATCCTTTGGTGCATCGAGCGGAACCAGGATACCACGGTCATTCGGAATCGCCAACCAAGCCAGCAGTGCTTCATAGCTCTGCGGCAGATCGTTGTTGTTCACGATGGCGAAAAGATCATTCAGTTCTCGTTGAACGTCAGCGTGTCCGCCAATCGACTTGACAGCTGCATTGATTTCCAGCAAGAAACCTGAGATGCGGTTGATCGCGCTGTTCGGGTTGTTACGGTCCAGCGCGTTGGCACGGGTCGTGCGACGGGCTTCCGTAATCAGGTCATCATCGGGCGTCGAGGACCAGAGCGGATCGAGGTCGCCATTCGCGTTCTTCGTTTGCTTGATCTGAAATTGGAATGACCCGTGACTCTGGAAATAGTCCGCCGATTCTGTCAGGGCTTCGGTGAAATCCTTGTGACGCACGTACACAGCATTGACACCAACACCGTCGAATGCTTTCTTCGAATAGACGTATGGCACCAATGCCAGGTCAGTGTTCTCGTCCTTGCCAACGATACGGGTTTCAGCACGGAATGTCGGAGATGTCAGCGCGTGAGCCGGCATCGTCCTGAACATTGGATTTGCTGAAGAGAAATAGTTGTACATCCAGGTCGAATCGATCTTCATCTTCGACGAGAAGCGTTCGTCAATCTTGACCTTGACATCGTCGAAGAATCGGTACTCTTCGACAATCTCCGTCAGCTTCACGTGATACGGCTTCGTATCGAGAATGAAATCCACGAGACTCTGAACGTACAGGCTATTCTTGTTCAGCGCGTTCTTATTTGCCATCTTTTATCATTCAAATGTAGGTGCAATCGGTGAACCGGTTACTACCTTAATACTATATGCGGAAATACGAGATGTCTTAAAAATATCAGACAATTCGTAGTTGCTTGCCAATATGTCATCAAGCGCGGCGAAGAAAATCTCATTCACCTGTGCCACTGATGCCTGGTTCCAGATGTCCGTCATGGTCTTACGCGATGCCACAGCATCCTCGAACCACTTGTCACTTTCATCGAGGTCGAGGAACGTGATGTAATCTGGTGCGCCTGTTGGTGAGCTTTCGTTGATCAGCCTGGTATTTAAGATAGTATGGGCAATTGACGATTTGAGCAATTCCGATGGCGCCAACGTTTGTTCTGGTCCGAAGCCGAACTGTGTGCGGGTTCCATTGCGTTCATCGTAGAGAACACGGCGGATCGCAGGCACAGTGTTGCCTGCCTGATCGATACCAACAACAGAATCCACCAGCTTGTTCCACAGCGTTTCCGGAATCCTGCTCTTCTGGCCGAAGCGCATCAGCGCCCATTCAGTGTGAACATTCTTCAGGTTCAGCTCTTCCGGATCATCACGGAGCGTGAAGTTCCTGGTGAAACGCAGCTTGAACGTGTTGTCCTTCGTCACGATGTACGACAGGCCAGAGATAGTGATGGCATCGTAGAAGTACGGAGCCGAATCAGAAATGTTCTGGAATGTCAGGAAGTTCTCTGGACCCTCACGGAGTTCTTGTGCAATTGCTTGCACAGATTGCTTCTTGCCAACTGCAGGCGTCGTCTTGTTCTTGACCCAGAAGTAATACAGGGTCGTTGTCAGCGCGCCTTCACGGTCGCGGACAGGGACTGCCACGTATTCGTAGTCTTGCTGGTATTGTTTCTGGAACGTGAGGTCTTCTGCAACGTCAGGATCGAATGCGAGCTCTTTGATCGTCGGCTCATATTTACGAATGATTACGGTCGCTTCTGAACCAGCTGGAACGCTGTTCACGGTCAGGACTTTGCCATTGATGGTGAACGCAGCTTTCAGCTGGGCAATACCGTTGACGTACACCGAGACGCGCGATGGTTCCATTGCCACATCGTGTGTGAATGTGACAGGACCCGTTACCTCTGCTGTTGCAGAAAGAACAACGTTTTGCAGGACAGACCACTCGGTCCAGGTCGTCTGGAATCGCTCGATGACTTCGCCATTACGAAGAGTCAACGGTGCTTTCGCATACTCAACTGCTTCCTGGATCATTGCAAGGCCCACGGTTGTCGGCTCGGTGAAGTCACCAACGTACGGTTTCCAGGACGAGAACGGAGGTTCCGCATCGCGGTTCAGTTCAGCCTGGGTCGGAACATTCCAAACCCTCCAGCCGTAACGAGAATTCTGTGTCTCTTCCAGGTCTTGGTGAACCACGAAATCGACCTTGGCATTGACTGGAGCCGGCACGGTCAACGTATTCCCGTTGATGGTATACGCAGTTGTGACTTTGTCATCAACAAACACCGTGATAGTTCCCGGGACAATCGTCGAGGTAGCAGTGAACGTTGCACCAGTCTTACCAGCAATCTTCGTTTGCAGCACAACATCATTCGACAAATCGACGTCAGCTGATGGTACAATAGGAGTCACAGTCGCTGCATCGAGCAGCGTGATGTGATCTGCCAGACCCTGGACAATCGCTGCCAGCATGTCTGTCGATGGACGAATACCCTTCGATGCAACATTGACACGGATGCCGAATGCCGGGAACATGATCGTGTATTGACCAGCATCGAAGTTGATGTCGTCCGCAGTCACCAGCTCGGTGTCCGCAGTGTCGGTATCGATGTGCGTCATCGTGATCGTTGGAAGTTCTCCTTCGGTCAGGACGGTCACAGCCGAGAAATCAAACTGTCCGGCATATTCTGTATGCGCCAGCAGATCGATCGTTATGGTGTAGTCGTTGACATTAGCCTGAGAGAACTGTCCGCCGTTTTCGCCCATGATGAGTTTCAAGAAACGATCCTCGATCAGGTATTCGCTCAGCGGTTTCGGATTTGCCGGATCATTGTTCCACGCACCGAGGTGCATACCAGCCGTGATGCCGTAACCTGCAAATGTACCGCGATCCAGGATAGCAAGACCGCTGGCAAGTGTCAGGTTCGCATTGGTCGAACCGCCCGCCATTGGTGGCGTAGCTTCCCAGTCGACATCGGTTGGAACTGAGGAATATGACCAAGCAATCGGGCGAACTCCCCAACGACGTTCACGCGAATACGTTTGCTTCTGCGCAACTTGTCCTGCCGCTTTCGTCTGAGGATCGAGCGCAGCATCACCTGCTTGCTTCTGAGCCAGCGCATCGAACTCGCTTGGCGGAACACTGGATTGTGTCCACTCATACACATCGACGGTTGCATAGTCAGCCAGCGTACCCCAACGGGACAGGCGTTCGTCCAGGTTCGGGAAGATAGTTGCATCGTAGTAAGGAACGTAAGCGAGGTTACGGGTATCGAACCAGACGCGACCAACCTCGTTCTTACCCCAGGCACGGAGTGGATCGTAGGTGTTGTTGTTCACAACCTGCTTCGAGTAGTTGTACTTCGCAGGGTTCAGGTCGGAAATGATGTTGATGCCTTCCATTGCACCAGGCGTGTGGATGCCTGCGGCAGGATGCCACACAGGGATTTCTGCCACCAGTTCATTGTCAACATAGTTGAACAGTTTCACCGGGTTGAAGCGAGGACGTGCAGGACCCTTGCCAAGAACAGTCAGGACCCCGTCGGTCGTCGACTTGATGGTGGTTGCATTGATCTTGGTAAACTGTCCCGGTACCAGTTCATCTGCCACGAACGGAAGTTTGTAGACCTTGCCGACTTCCGCATCGATGGTGAATGTACCAGCATCTGCTGCCTCAAAGTGCACAGCCTGGTTCATGTCATCGATACTGAACCAACGTTCCTCGTCGAAGACATCGACCTGGGTAAAGTCTGGCTCAGGAACTTTCGCATCGAACTGGAGGCGCGTGAATTGCGTCAGCGCATCATTGACAGACAGTTTCAGTTCCGGGTAAACACGAGGACGCGCGTCACCGTACTCTGCCAGCTTGTAAGCCCAGTATTCGTCGATCTTCGCATCGTCGAAACGATTGTTGTTCAGGTACGCATCGATGGAAAGGTTTGTGCCCTTTGCCTGGATGAGACCGCGCCAGAAGTTGAACTGGGTGCGTTCAGAAATATCCAGGTCATCGAAGTATTCCTTGCGGTTGAAGCCGAGCAGCGCCAGCGCATGACGAGTGGTCAGTTCATTCTCGAATGCATGGTTCGCATCGTACAGGTTCGCGATGTTATCCGTCGAAGCCTGGAGGTTCTGGTGAACCTCGTTGCCGACCAGGAAGTGTCCGCCAAACTCAGGACGCATCGTGTTGGTAGCTTGTTTACGACCATTGAACTTGTAGGTTACAACGCGTGCGCCACTGAATGGATCGTACAGGAGTCCGGAACCAGTCGAAGGCTGGGAATAGTTGTTGAAGATGAAAACGTGCTCGAAGTCATCGATCTGAATGTGAGCCGAGAACATCGGAGCCGCAGCACCGAAAGAACTTTGTGCATTGGTACGCACAACGTCCAGGTCATCTTTGTGGAACTTCATACCAACAACGTCGAATACACCAGGGTGACCGGTGACATCGAACAGCGAAGTATCAATGAACTCGGACAGGAGACCAGTATCCTGGTTAAACCAAGCACGGTCGATGAACGGGTTGACCACGTGACCCTGGCCAAGTTCAATACCAGCGTAGCAACGGTCGATGAACTTCTCGATTTCCAGCTGGAAGTTACGAGTGCGACCGGTCTCTGCATCAGTCTTGTATTCCCAATCCTGGTTGAATTCCCAGCCACGCGATTCCAGGTACTTCGAGTAACCGAAGAGGAAGTTGACAACGTTCTGGACACCGGTGATTGTCAATGGCAGATCAGTTGTGACCGTACCCTTGATATGCGTTGGGTGATACCATTCGCGTTGGCTGTGTGCTTTTCCAAGCGCATGGAAGTCGATCGGGTTCCCGGCTAGGTCCATGTCGTAGTAGGTGATCGAGGTATAACGCGGGTTGTAACCCTCGATACGGAACACCCAGTCTTCGCCACGTGCAAACGGTGCGAATCCGGTTTCCATCTGGACCTTTTGACCCATGTCAATGGTGCTGATACGAAGAGCTTGAACCCATTCATTGCGGGCAATGTGGTTCTTCTTGAACAACAGATCGTACGCGGACGTCGAAAGAGTTTCTTCGTTGGTGTAAACCTGCAGGTCATCAGTCGCAACCAGGCCACCAGCACGATAACCCATGTTGACTTCCCAGTCACGGAATGCAGATACCGCGAACGAGGATTCGGTATCGATCGAGGTTTCGCGAAGCGCGTGGGTGAATACTTGACCGAAGCCCAGGTATTTGTAGGTCGTCGTTGGAACGAAGATGGCTGAAGTATCGGTAATTTCGAAACGGTCGCCAATACGGAACGGATGACCTTCATCCTTGATGGTGAATGTCAGACCGCCGATGACCGCCTGTGTTCCCACGGTCGCATAACCAAGAACTTTTCCATCACGAGTGACGGTGAAGTTCTGCTTGCGATTCTTATCGTAGGCATTGTACGTCACCACAGCCGTGCCGCTGCCGGTCACGGTCATAGGTGTACGGGCAACCGGAGCGATCAGGTCGCCATGCAGTCGGAACCGTTTGTGTCCTGGCATCGACATGTCGAAGCCATCGTACAGGATACCATCGACCTCAACCCAGTTGAATCCCCAGCAGAATCCGAGGAATGCTAGTGGATCGTAACGGAACAGTGCTCGAGCACGTGCGTAACCGTATTCCAGCGAACGCGACCAGACGGTTTCGATTGGCGACATATCGCCAAAACTGTATCCAAGCGAGGTTCCTTGTGGTACAATGTTCGTCAGTGCATTCTGTGCAGACTGAGCATTCGCGTTGACGTACGGTGGCAGGAGTTCATCCGTCACCGTGTTGACGCTCAGGCGAAGACCAGGACGCGCTGCCTGGATGTCCGACCACAGAAGATTCGACCAGGAACGGGATTGCGCAAAGGTGTTCGTACCGGTATTACCCCAGACTCCGCCACGTTGTGTGCCAGCCGTCACAGTCACCAGGTATTTTGCCGGGAGTCCCATAGCACGTTGCCAGCCGCTTGCAGCCGCAACCCAGATGCCATTGTTCTCTGGCGCGGTTTCATTTGTCAGAAGCACGCGATCGCCTGCAACGAGTTGCACGCCATCAATTGTTTGAAGACCGAAGAGAGGCGTGATGCCTGGCGTGGTATCCACAGCCTTGACAGCGCCAGCAGATACCCAGGAATTATCGAACTTCGTGCCAACGTATGCCGCACGTTTCTCAGCAGGAACAGTTGCCCACCATGCATCGTACGTTGGATAACCCATCAGCTTCCACGGTTCCAGGTTCGGACGTTCTGTCGGAATCACGCCTTGAATCATTGCCTGATGTGACTTCAGGAGTTCGTGCCAACGACCTGGAATCTTTTCAGGCATTGCAGCCGGGAGTCCAGTCGCTTTCGAATAGTTCCAGGTGAATGGATCGGTCGCAACATAGTCCGAACCCAGTGGATCAAGGCCGTTCATTGCTGCAAACGCAAACAGTTCTTTCTTCAGCTGATCCTGGTATTCCGGATCGTTCTTCAGCTGAGTGAAGTCGTACTTGCGAGCATTCGGGTTGATGCCTTCATAGAGTCGGGTTTCGACCAGGAGCATCAGGGAATTCAGGGTGTCATCGGTTTCAACCAGGGATTTGTGGCCATCGTGATGCACCAGGACCATGCGGCCAAGGACAGTATCGAAGTCCAATGTCGGTTGAACGAGTTCAGCCAGTCCCAGCTGCGGCAGCGTTGCTGGGAAACCAACCAAAGGCGAGGTCGAATCGTACAGGACCGAGCGGACATCATTGTCCTTTGCACGGATGCTCTGGATCAGGTCAAAGAGTTTCACCAGATCATCGTACGTTTTGACAGGTCCGAACTTGGCTTTCTGCTGGTTGTAAATGTCTTTGACGGTGTTCAGAGCGGTTTCGTACTGGCGCTGTGCCAAATCGATCACAGAGACAGGCGTCATGTCGCGTTGCATCAACAACGAAGCCAACAGAGTTTGCTGTTCGCTCCAGAGCTTGATGCTGCCGCCGAATGCATAATCGATAGGTTGACCTTCAACCTGGTTCGTCAGGATACCACGGAAGTGGGAGTACAGTGAACCTTCTGGTGCAGGCGAACGGGAATCGTTGTACGGGTTGTTGTAGAATGTGCGTGGAATCTGCCATGCGCCTTCGCCGTTCGGGTCCATTGCAGGTCCACCGAGACGGTCGTAGATGCCATCGTTCTCGTCACGGTATACGTAGCGAGGAGATTCCATATTGGCAACACGGATCACAAAGCTGTCACCAGGCGTGAATGCAATGTTACCAGGCTGAATGGTGAATTCGAGTTCGCCGTTCTTGTAGAGTGTGCCAACAGTTACCTTGTTGTAAGGCGATGGCAGCACAGGCATCTTCGAGCCGGAGATTGTGAATGTAGTTGGTGTTTCAGCAACCATTGTCCAGACTTGTTGCTGAGCAAACCCGATTGCTTTCAAGCCATCGAGAGTTCCGTTACCAGCGCCACCATACGTTACATCAACGATTGTTGGCTCATAGTAACCAGCATGCCAGATAGTTTTCAGTTTGCCAGAACGTTTGACGAACAGCAACTGTCCATCAGCATCGGCCATACCGTGGTTGAAGATGAAGTCTGCGGAATCGTTTGTGGACTTCTTGACACGCTTCTGCAGTTTCAAATCGAGTTCCGCAGTCAGGTCTTCTTCGTAGTAGAATACAGAAGAGACGAGACCCGAGTGCGAACCATCGTAACGGAACAGGTCGAACATCGGAAGCTGGTTGAATTCAGTCTTGATTTGTTTGTAAGACGAACCGGAATCCGATGGTACACCGTTCTTCACGTAGCTGTTCAGCTGAAGGTCACCAGCGTATTCGATGATTGGGCGCACCGCCTGGACCACGTCCGAGCGTGCAAGGCCCATGTCAGCCAGCTTCTCACCGGAAACCCAGTAGTTGCCTTCTTGCCATTGATTCGTATTTGACACAGCTTCACCAGCGGTACCTTCGACTTTGAAACCAAGCCCACCGCCACCGACGATCGAGACGTACATCGTGTTACGGTTCTTGTCGAACACACGAGCGCCAGCAACGCGGGTTTCGCCATCGAAGTCTGGTGCACGTTTCCATTCACCAGCGGAAACAATGTAGATACCGTCTTCAGTGACCGAATTGCTCTTGATGAGTACACGGTCGCCAGCAGATACGCGAACATTGTCGATGATCTGGTATTCGTTCAGCGTCTTGATGTGGGTCAACTTGCCCTTGACACCAGGCGCACCATTGAAGGTCAGCGTGTAGTTGCGGGTGAGGAACTGCACATCGATGTAGAATTCATCTCCGGTTTCGAATCCGGAAAGTCCAATGCTGTTGCCGAACTGGTCAAACACTTCATCACGGGTGATGTCGAACTCCAGAAGAGTTTTCACATCTGTGCCTTGTTGTACACGGTATGCGAAGTGATCGTTGTTCGTTGTCAGGTTGAATGACGACGCGATAGGCGTATATGCGCCCAGCGTACCGATCGGTGTAATGGTGAACGCAGTTGGCGACGTGAATGTGATACGGAACGACAGCTTACCGAAACCAGTACCAGTCAGCACAGTGTTCTTTGTTGATGCTGCAACAACGTTCAGCTTGTTCAGGTCTGCTGGAAGTGGTGCAGCGATCGTGTAGTATTCCGGCGCGAGTGTAGGATTCCAGGACAATGATGGAACAGCCGGCAATGCTTTGGCAACCCAGTAATAGTTGAAGAAGTTCGTGAACTTGTCCAGGTCGATCGGCGGCAGATAGTTGTTACCCTGGGAATACATCCAAGACAATGAGCCAGGCGAGATGCCGATGGCTTCTGCCTTCGCGATCAGGTCTTCGATTGTGAATGCGTAACGATCTGGACCCAACTTGAAGTTGAGCACAGGCACGATGGAATTGATGTCGCGCTCAACGCTTGGTTGCGGAACGCGTGGTGAACGATCGTCAGGTGAGGCAGGCTTGCGGCCAACATAACCGTACAGCGGCACACTCTCGTCATGAGTCATGAACCGATTGAAAAGGTTATCGATCAAAGACGAAATGACAGGGTTCCGCAAATTCTGCGGAACGTAGTTTGTCAGGTCATTGAAAGGCAAGCGGAAGTCTGTGTTCTTTGTCATAATCTTAGCTAATCGGTGGATCAGCTATTTATGACATTGCAGGTTTCCGCGTTTTGGCGTTACTCAGCAGCAAACGCAATTATTATAGCATTAGCTGACAAATAAGAAATTACGCGGGAATGACCTTGTTCGTTTTCTTGTTCGTGCCTTCCATGTGGTGGTCGATGATGAACTGCTTGGCTTCGCCGGCGGTCGGGAACTTCTTCGCTTCAGCGATGTTGTTGGTGACGCTGCAGTTACGGAACTGAGGCATGAAATCTTTAATCATGAAGCCACCGTGGATTTGGATCGCGAACATTTGTATTCTCCGTGGTTGATGGGTTCATTATACCCAACACCACTGAGAATGCACAGCGTTTAATGCTTGTGAATTGAAACCACATGCGGCGAACATGCGCTGGTGATTGGTCCGCCTTGTGTGCGGCGGAAACCCCAGCATTGCTGGGTAACAAGCTTTTCGGCCTGCTCGAGGTTTTCTGCGATGACGGTGGCGTAGACGTCTTGTGTGCCGTCTTTGCCAACGAGCTTGAAGACTTGGAGTCCGCGAACTGGTGGCACGTTCATTTGCTGCGTCCCATTGCACGCAGTTCAGCGTCGGCCGCGCATTCGCCCTCGTTGTAGTTGCAGCACTTGTCGCTCTTGCCATGGTCGCAACACGGCGGACGATAGCCCAGTGCATTTTCGTCGGTAATTTCTTCTTCGACGGTGGCGCCGATACGGAGGACCGTCGCTTCGAGCAGCGCGATGTGCTCGTCTTGATTGCTGATGCGTTGCTTCAGCTGTTCGATCGTCAGTCTGGCGAGACCCAGTTCTTGCTCGCTTTCGGCAAGCCCGTGACGGTAGCCGGTCTTGTAGGAATCCACACCATTGGCGGCACGGAGGCGAAGTTCTTCTTGGGTTGGTTCATTGATGCTCATTGAAATTCCTCGTTTGGAAACATTTGTTTTGCGGTGGCGAGAATCGCCTTCATGCGCTTCTGCTCTTCCGATTCCTCGTAAGCTGCAGCGGCGAGATGCATCATCTTGTTGCGCTTGATGGCCAACAGGTCTGCATCGTTGTACGGGCGGACGGTCTTGGTGAACGCATTGCCGGAGCCCATCACGTAACCTTCGTCGAAGGAATACCACACACGGAGTTCGACGTCGCCGGATTCGAGTACATTGGCGGAGAACTCGTACCGGTAACTGTGAGAATGGTAACGGGTATTTTCTTCGTATTCCGCGTGTGCAAACCGTTGCACAAGATCACGAGCCGTACGGTCCGGCAGATAGATTGGATAGATGTTCTTCATAAATACTGGATTCTTAAAAAGGAACGTTATGAAACTGTATGAAATCCTCAACGAGGCTGGTGGTAATTATAACATGGTTCAGAGGTTTGTGATCCAAGCATGGGGCAGACTTCTGTACTTAAATTATGAATACCTCCAGATCGGTATGAAGGACTGGTCAGATGATCCAGTGTTTCTTGAAGGCGTGAAACGGTACATGAACGCCAGTGAAGAGGAACGGGAAGAAGAACTTGACGAATGGGTTTCCGATGGCATGAAAGGCCCTGATGGAAAATACCGTCTCAACTGTGACACAATCGATTCCGTGCTGCACAGCTGCGAAACACCATTGGAAAAAGATACTACCCTTTACCGTTTCACGAACGAACCTTACCCGCGTTCTGACACGCGATTCAAATGGATGTCAATGACCACCAAAGGTGACGAAAACGAATCGTCCTACAGTAACAATGGCGCCCGCGAAAAGCATGTGTTCAATCTGCCAAAGGGAACCAAGGTTGTTCTTACCCACGGTCTTGCCGACCATGGGGAAGTCATTGCCTCCACCGAAGTTTTGAGACACCGCCAGCGTTAAGCTTTTCCCTTGTATGCGTGGCTGAAGTTCTCGCGAAGATTCTTTTCCCAGTTGCAATTCGTGCAACAAGGTTCTGCATTCTCGATGGCATCTGCACCACCTTTGGCACGGTCGATGACGTGATCGTGCGTGAATAACATTGGTTTACCATCCTTCTCGCCCCACAGGTTCATGTGAGGTTGACGGCCGTTCGGCATGTCATCGATCGAGAACTGTGTGGCTTCCAGCCCACAGAGATAGCAACAGATGCCTTTGATGGCGAAGACACGAAGGCGTAGACCGGTGGTGTGAACCTCGTAATCGCCAACACGGTGACGTTTCGCTTTCGGCTTCTCGTGAAGGGTTGCATTGACTGCAGCAAGACCCTCTTCCAGCGAGATGTATTGGTAGTGTACGTACAAACCTTTACGACGGCCCATCACGCCTCCTTGATGTTCGGAGTTTCCACCTTGATGCCGCGCATCACGAGGAACATGCTGACATCGTTCCACAGCTTCGCGGAGATGGCGTCGAAGTTCTTTTCGTCCAGCACATCTTCGAGATGGTTCAGCAGCTTCGTTGCTGCTTCATGCAGCTCGATCACATCCTTGTGCGTATCTTCCATGTTGACTGCTCCGTAGTTGATGGATGCATTATACCGGCAACTACGGAGTTTGTACAGGGTTTTATACCTCGAAGTGGAACGTGGTGAATGCTTCCATGAACGGGTTGAAGTCGCAGGCGAACCATGCGGCATCGTAGTTCGTGCCGCCGGTGCAGGACTTGACGATGTAATCGTTCATAGCATCATGAATCGATTCGTCAGCCGAGAAGTCGTCGCGCTCGTCGTCCGTGAGCGGATTCTCGACATAGGTACCGTCTGCGTTCTTCTTCAGAACGGTGCCGTTGTCGAACTCGGCGAGCGCTTCCGGCAGTGGGATGAAGGTCTTGGTTTCGAGGGAGAACAGCTGGGGATTTTTCTCAACCATGCAATTACGGCTGAAGACAACGTGCAGATCGTTCATTTTATTCTCGGGTTGGGTTAGATGTGTGTATTCTACGCACCAACCCGAGAATTGCATGCCATTATTTCGACTGGCGAAGAACGTTGGAGGTCAATGCTTCGACCACTTCAATGTCGGACAGTTCTGCAGCTGACTGAAGAATCTCGTCGAAGCCGGATTCCACCGTGAACAATGAACCGAAAGAGTTCGTCGAGTATACCGGCACGAGCACAACGGATGCAATGTCCGCTGGCAAACGCTGGTGAATCAACGAAATCAGTTTCGTAGCATAGAAGGTATCTCCGAAGTCCCAACCATCGATGTCGAAGAACGTGTTGATAACGTTCAACACTTCTTCCTTGATCCGTTCATTGGTGAGCGTACCGGTCTGGCTACGCACAACCTTGAACCTTGCACGGAGTTGCGGTTCAGCCAATCCACCGAAGAGCAGACGAATCTTGCCAGGATGCAGGACGACCGTGTCGGACAGCATCTTGTTGTTCAGCAAGTATCCGTACGCATTGCGGAGTTCCAGCGGAGTAGGTGCAGTCGGGGCATACGGGGAGAGACCACGGACAAAGTTGATTACGTTGTCATAGTAACCACGTGTCATTACATACACATCGTGGATATTGGTGACGGACGGGTCGATGATGTTCGTGTATGGCGAGAAGTGTTGCCACATGAAATCAAGTCCGGTATCCGCTGATCCAACCGCCGGCATACGCTGGCGTCGTCCGTACGTGAGCGAACGATCCACGAAGGAACCCGGTGTCCAACTTGCCGCCTTTGCTTGACCGATCAATGCGGTATCGGTTGCCTTGAAGATGTAGGTAGGATTATCCAGACGGAAATATTCGTACGATGGTGTAGCACCGCCGGAGAATGTTTCATATTGTAGCAGACGGTCTGGAACCAAGTCACCACTCTCGTCTTCCTGCAGAAGATCTGTTGGCACAACTTCAAGCGAATGCAGGTCAACAATACCGTCTTTGTCCTTGACAGCACCAATGACGTCGTACTTCTGAGCCTGCTTCAGCAGCTCGCCCGATGCATTGAAGTTCGATCCGAGGATACGAATGTTGTCATACACCCGGTTCTTCGTGTCGTTGTCCAGAATCTGGTTCACGGAATTATACCAGAACTTCGTGTTTGGCGAAGTGACTGACAGTTTCAGTGTACGGTTATGCACTTCGTACCCGATGATATTGTTCGATGGCGCTTGACGGAGCTTGTGGACGAAGATGATCCAGCCATGTTGGCGCAGGTCATCAGATGAATCGTCGGTCGTGAACAGGAGTTCATCGCCTTCTTTCAGCTGTCCGCCCTCGTAATACTTCAGCTTACCAGTGCCGAGAACTTCCCACCAACCATTCAGGTTCACCTTGCAGCGAAGCTTCGGATAGGTTGCCGTGCCATTCGTTTCCAGAATGAAAGAGTCGCCTGCTTCGAGTGACGTAGAAGTCACAGTGAAGAAGAGCGTCGAGTCCGAGGATGTGCTGGACTTCAGCTGGTACGCATCACCGATTGAACCCGTTGGCAATGTGCCACGGAGATTCGATCGTACGTACAGGGTCCTACCATCCGCTGCTACCTCGATTGTCCAGACTTCATTCGGCAGGATTGTGGCGAATGCTGGATTGGTATTGATGACAATATTGCCGTCACCGATCATTGCCGTGTAGCGATGGTAACGAAGTGCGAAGTCATCTTGTTCTGCGATTGGTTGGAGTCCCGAACCGATGTCGCCTGGTGGGAACTTATTCACACCATCGATAGTGCGGGGAACTGTTGCCGCATAGATGCGCGAGTCATCTTTCGGATTCAGGTCTGGGTCTGGAATGCGAGCCATCACCTGGCCATTCGCATCGAGCACGTACTCAAGAGGTTCGCCATACCAGTGACGGTCGATCAAACCTTGAATCGTGGTCTTTTCCTTCAGGGAGCCATCGGCTGTTGAGCCGAGAATTGTTGATACGAAAGAACCGCCGTAAGCATTGTACTTGCCACCGCGGTTATCCTCGATGAACTTACGACGAGGAGACGATACAACGCCCTGCATCAGCGGATCGGATGCAGAGATGTGAAGCATCATGTTGATGACGCCGGACGAGCTGAGCAGGGGTTCGATGACGGAGTCGATCAGTGCCTGTCCAGACACACTGGTTGTCTGGGATTCAAGACCGAGGCTGTAACGCATCGAGGCGTCATCACCAAACAGTTTGATATTCTCGTACGTACCGGATGCGTCATTCCAGTCAATGTGTTTCGGTTGTCCAGCGAATGTGCGGTTGATTGCCTTCTCGCGGATAATCGATGGGTCTTTCAGCAGGTACGTGTTGTAATCCTGACCATTGACCATACGATTCTGGGCGTAGTATGTTGCTGGCGCAGAACGACGGATGTGCTCGATTGTTTCTGTACCAGAACCATTTTGCAGGGTCGTGGTCAGGCTGAAGGTCATCGAGCAGGATTCGGTGTTACCAGCAGTCGAGGTGTAGGTGAAACCAAAGGTTTGACCCTGCACTTTGTTCTTCTGGATAACGATCGAACGGTTTGCCGACTGACGCATCCAGAAGCGAAAGAGACCCTGCGGCATATCCGAGAAGTCGCCATCGCCGAAGATAACCGTGATGGCGTCCGATTCACGTGTGTCGACCTCGAACTTCTTGCGGGTATCGCGGAGTTCATTGAAGACGAGATTCTGTTCGGAGATTGTGTCAACCTGTGTCCAACGTTCCGCAATGCGATCGTTCTCGATCTTCTGCACCCAGACGTCGGTGTGGTTGATGTTCAGCGGGTCGAAGTCGATGCGGCGATCCGGCAGACGGTCTTCAATGTTGTAGTCGATGCGGGTGAGCGAACCCTGCTTGACATAACCCAGGAATCCGGTGTAGTCCGAGCCGTCGCCAATACCGTCGTTGGCATAGATCAGGGACATCGGTGACGTCAGGTCTGGTTCACGTTCGAACGGGCCGTTTGCATCCAGGTCGGCCGGTACGATTTCCATCGGGTAAGTATCTTGGCCTGCAGCAGCTGTGAACGGGAAGACACCATTCCTTGCGGATGCTGGGGAATTCTTCAGGGAGTACAGGTCCATGACGACGTCACCAATCTGGAATGTCTTCGATGGTTGGCCGAAGCGGTTGTTCAGTACCCGGTTCATCACCAGGATGAACTGCTCTTTCCAATTGACATTGTTCGGATCGTTCCAGACAATTGTCAAACCGGCAAGGTCGGTACCACGGGAATCCAGGACGCGTTCGGACGTGGTGACGGAATTGATCTTGACGAGACCGCGTACAGGAATGTTACGCGTTGCCTTGTAGGAAATCAGCTTTGCCAGGCGCAGGATCGATTGCTTACGCTGGGCAGTTGTGATGAAGTTTTCGTGTGCGACCATATCGACACGGTACGCCAGCTGTTCTGCGATGTACGCAAACATTTCAAGCATGGCGATGTATTCAGACGACTCGATGTAGTCATTGAAAACTTCCGGGTAGTAGGTCCTGGTATAATCTATCAGCGACTGCTTGATGCTGTCGAAGTCATACGAAACGAAGCTGACTTCAGAAAAGGCCTGGTAAATCTTTTCCCAGGTCTCTGCAGAATATGTTGTGCGAAGTGCCATTAAATGTCCTGTTGCGTTAGTGGTCTATTTACACGTTATGAGCCAACGGGAAATTCGAGACGTAGGGTCTCAACTGGGCCACCGAGTTCCACATAGCTGAGGTCAAGTAGCGCGACGATTGCGTTATTGTCCGGCAAAGCCAGCACAGCGATGTCCATCAGTTCAACGCGGGGATCATATTCAATGACCGCGCGCAAGTCTTCTTCGACCGCTGCCAAGGTCAATTGGTCCAGCGGTTCGAATGCCATCAGCGGAATCCTGGTGCCGAAGTCAGGCAGCATGACCCGTTCGCCCTTCAGCGTGTAGATGTGATTCAACAGGTCGCGGACAATCAGCTCTTTGCCGTGGAGCTGAAAGCTTTTGCTGTCCTTTCCGAATGTAGAGAATCCGACGTAGGGTGTTGTTGCCATTATTTCTTCCAATTTTTACCGCGGGTTCCCTTGGTTGCCGGGCGTTCCCATGGTTCATGATTCGGTGTGATGCTCGGTTTGTCTGCGCATTCTGCATTCGAGGCTTTCGCGCCATTGATCGAGATGGTTGGCGCAGTCAGTGCCATCGGTGCAGCGGCCAGGAAGTTCATCTTCCCAGTGCTTTCGATATTTACAACCTTGCCGGAAATGGAAACATCGTCACATGCGGACATCCTTGCGTGACCTGAAGCAGAGATGTTGACATCCTTGCCTGCAATATTCACATTGCCGCCTGCGGAGAGGTTGATGTCTTCGCCTGCAGAAACGGAAACGGATGCGCCACCATAGACGTGGATGTGCCCGTCCTTATCCATTTCGATCCAGGAATTTCCGTGCGAAGTCGACATATAGATGCGTTCATTGGCATCGTCGAAAATGATCTGGTGACCATCAGCCGTTTTGAGACGGAGCCTGCCAGTCGCAGGATTATCCTGGAAGATAATCGCATGGCGTCCTGGTGTTGTCAGGCAATACGTCTGTGGGTCGAGGTCTGGGCCGATAGTTGCTTGCTGGTAACCCTGCGAACCATTTCGATTGTCTTCACCCTGTGCAACGGACCGTTCATACACGCCTCGAGTTTGCGCTTCAGGCGCATCGACTTTCCCATCGAACTGGGTACGAAGGTGCGAGGCTTGTGGTTGCACCGGATCGAGCGTATCGGTCAAAGGCATCGGGCCAATGTCAGGACGCATGCGGCCAACAGGGAGAGAACGGTTGCCGTGGTCGGAAAAGATTGATCCCATGTAAACGCGTTGGTTCACGTCACCATACAGCATGGCAACGATGACCCTGGCTCCGATCTTTGGAATCGCCCAGAACCCGTACGAGTGAAGTCCTTCCGCCGGCATACCTGATGCACCGGCTGGATAGGTGTTCGTTTGCCCGGCAAATGGCGAGAGGTACGTCGCCCATGGGAGAAGATCAATGTTGTAATCTTCTCCGTCGATTGCTGGGCACCAGACTTTGACACGACCCATTTGCTGTGGGTCGTTGGTAGAGAGGACTGTTCCTTCAACGATATTGTATTGCATCATGACCCCGTAGTTGGAATGACAGCTTTTGTAGCTCCAGCGCTGAAGATGTTGTGCGAATACAATTCAAGTTCCTGCGTGAAGATGTTGCCTTCGATCTTGTTCTTGACCCGGAACACAACGTAGTAGTTGTCCGTCAGCAGCTTCCGGGCGAAATCGCCTTCAACAATGGATTGACCAGGATAATCCTTGACGTTCGGGCCATTCACATTGACCGTGACAAATACCGGGGACGTCGCATAGTTCGCGGAGCCCAGGGTTTTTACCAGCTCGAACGTGCCACCATTGTTATTGAACTGCTGTTCGTTTGTTCCATCGATGTAGTTCTGATCCAGGATGCGACGCTCAAACTCGATCCGGTAGTTGCTATGCGGGCCGTAGTCTGCAACAGGACGGCTGGTCGTGTTCGATGTGGTAGTGGAAGTCGCGGCACGTGGTTCAGGCTCCGAGCCAGGATGGTCCAGCAAACTGTTCTGGTTGAACTTCGTCATGATGTCCGGGTTCCCGCGGATCGTCATCATGGCCGTGATTGGTGCCATCGCGTAATACATCGACAGATTCTTCATGTAGTCGTTGGACGTTTTGATCGCGCGCAGCTGGTCATCCTTGCTGAGGAGACTGGTGTAATCGCTGAAGTTCTTCAGTTCTTTGTCGGTTTGCTTCGGCATCAGGATCGCATCGTACGGGCGAGTCAGGACGAGTTCAGCTCGTTCCTGGACTTTCGTCGTTCCGTCTTCGACAGGCTTGGTACCGGTCGGCTGGTTTTCTACCACCCCGCCTACACCCAGGCCCATGTTCAGCTGGCTCGCCAGCATCCACTGCAAGTCCTGGAACTTCAGGTCAAACGCCAATACGTCCTTGTTCTTCCCGGTGAAAATGTAATCGAACTCCATGTAGTTGCGTGGACGGCGAGCACGGTCCTTACCAACCTCCTGGTAGAACTGGTCATCGTCTTTCGCGACCGGAGCCGAGGTATTGTTGTCGGTCTTGTTTCCGCCTGTGCCGTTGACCAGGAGGTTCGGAACACGGAACGGCACAACGTCAACGTGGACGCAGATTTCCTGGTTGTTGCTGGTGATACCGACGAAGTGTTTGTAGAAAGTAACTGAGCTGGCGTCTTTCTTGCCAGCACCAAGATCAGCAATCTCCGGGACTTGCCTGAAGATGAAGTCCAGTACTTCCGTAATCTGACGATCGGTCTCCACGGAAACGTGGGTATTCAGTGGCGTACCAGCCACCTTGACAACCCCGCCATTTTCTTTCGCAGCCTTCTGCGCGGCTTCGAGTCGTTGCTTCTCTGCTTCATCAGCTTGTTTCTGTGCGTCAGCCTGCTTCTTCGCATCCTGGTCCTCGAACATCTTCTTGAAGTTGATTTCCGTCGCGTTACCAGTACTCGAACCCTTGACCTTCATCGGACGCCAGTCAGCAGGAATCGTGATCTGGTACGTTACCTTTCGGCCATATTGGCCATCACCTGTAACGCGGCCGGCATCGACCATCGCTTTGTGGACGGTGTTGTAATACTCTTCGGAAACTCTGTTCAGCTGGGTTTCAAACGAATCGATGATTTCACCGAGGGTATTGGTCGACTTGTCACCCGTGAAGTAATTCGATGCCTTGTGGATGTTCAGCCAACGATGGTGCGCCTTCACGTCGAAATTCATGTTTGGCATGAACTTCATCGTGTAGGTTCCCTTGAGTGCTTCAAGGTTTAGTTCCATGTTGAACAGGTGCATCGGGATCGTAACGGACTGGACGGTTTCAGTCGAGCCATCAGGATTGTGGCCGACGAATACCATGCGGTGCATGAATACCATGCCATCGAAGTTCGTCTGCATCTTCTCGTTCATCAGCCACTGGATGAAGTTGATGAATGAAATGCCAACAGAATCGGTGACAACCATGTCCAGGTTCGTGGCGAGGTTGCCATGCGATCCTGCCTTTTCGACACCGTTGATGAAGACTTCGTACTCCAGCTTATCGACCGAGAACTGGGAGAAACGCCTGGTGTCAATCACCAGATAGGCCACATTGCCTTCACCAATAGGTACAGGATCGCCGAGTTGTTTGACTCGCTCGATTGCATCGAGGGTTTCTCGCTGGACAGTTATGTTGTCGTCGACAAACACTTTTGCCGATTCAGTCGTACGGCATGCCAATAAAATGTGATGAATAGAATACGACGCGAACTTGTCGAGGGGATTATAAAGTTTGTATGCTGGCATATTAGACTAGTGGAAGAATCGATACCTTCGTTTCGCGGGTCGATGGCGTACCACCTAGACGACCGTTAAGCAAAGCATCTACTCTTTCTGGGGATGGAATATAGATTTGAGCGCCTGCAACGATTTCTGCAAACGGATCGAGGATTTTGTTATACTGGGCAATGACCCACCATAGGCGCGGTTCGCCCAGGAACATCGCAGCAATCAGGTCGATACGACCCTGAGTGCGCTGGTCGATTGTGTACAATGTGTCATTGTCGCCTGAGGTGAAAACGTTTCGTTCCCACCATTCCAGGCGATTCGTGCTGACTTCGGTTACGCCGCCGCTGACGTAACGGGTCTTGCGTCGGAAGACGCTGTTCTTGTTTTCGCTCATGATTGCGGACCTCCAGGCATACCGTCAGCAATCGCCTTGGCTTCTGCCGCGCGCGCAGGTTGCATAATCTCTTCAGGCAATTCAACACTTGCATCCTGGTTGAATGCAGCCGTCATGCGGCCTGCGCGGTAGTCGTTGAGACTGAAGTTGTTGAACTGGTCGATCGAATAGGATTCAACGAGCTGGATTGGAACCGACAGGATCGTCGGGAATGGGACGTAGTTTCCATCCGAACCTTTGACAGTCGTTGGAATATAGTCAACATCTTTCGGCCAAGTCCAGTTCAGGGACGTGATGACGACAGGGACAGGACCAACTAGGTCACGCAAGCCCCTCATCGTCAGGACAGGTGGAGGTGCACCTAGCTTTTTATCAAACTGTCCAGCAGTGCGTTCGCCGAAGTACGGTTTCGTCCAGCCGCGAAGCATCATCAGGAAGTTGTAATTGGTCGTTGCCTCCTGTGCATTGCGGGAGATGAACGTTGCGTTCAACTGCCAGGAGGTCGAGGAATTGCCCTTGTACTTCTGGAAAGCACCAGGGAATTGTGGAGGCGCAACGCCTTCGTATTCAACAGTATGCTGCTCTACAATTTCCGGCATGACTTCGAACACAACGGTATTCTTCGTCCCGTTCTCTGACAGCATCACCTTGTGCAGGCTTCGCTCGCTCGTCATGCCAGTTGCGGATTTGACTTGAGAAGCGGTCGCAGCGGGTTCGCCACTCGACGTATTTGCATTGGCTACGGCAGAAACAGCTGAGTTCGTTGAGGTTCCTTTCAGAACCTCATCAGCTTGCATTTGCTTGAATGTTTTTGCTTGAGCGGCAATCTTGTCCATCTTGCCAGCACCACCAAAGGTGCCGAACAAGGACGATGCCGCCTCGGAAACTTTCGTCGAAACGTTGGTCGCCAGATAACTTGTAGCCGACGAAATTCCGCTGTCAAGTGCCTTTATCAGTGACATCAGGTTCTCCCATTGAAGCTTTGACCTTATCGAACATCATCTTGGCCAGCTTCGGTTTATTTCCCAGACCTACGATCTGGGCGAATTCTTCTTCGTATCCCAGCTCGACAGCACGCCTCGCCATCGATCCAGATACTTCGGACACGTCTAGCTCCGAACCGCTCTTCAGCGAATCCAGTGCCTTTTCCATCGCGCCACCCTTCTTGGTCCCGGAATTCTCTTCCGCACGCTCAAGACCGATCGCAACGTGTTTGATTTTCGATCCATCGGCCTTGGTGTAGTATTTGTCCAGGAGCCCGACGTATTTCGTAATGCGGTCCGATCCTGCAGCGACTGCGATCGGTTCGTATCCTGCTTTCCGAACTTCTTCGAAAGCGGCGAAAGCCGAAGGCGCAGTGATGAAGATCACACCGTTGGCACGACCGGAACTGCTCATGAACTTGATGCGTTCTTCAGCCGTGAGCGGATTGTGTTTCTTGTCTTGCGAGGTTTTCTCGCCGTCAACGATGACGACGATCGGAGTCGCAGAGAGTTGAAGGTCCGGGTTCTTCCGGATGAAGCCCTTCATGGTGTCGATCACCTTGTAGTGTCCAGCAGTTGGCGGGTTCATACGACCGACCATCACAGCTGCGCGGGTCTTCTGCTCCCCAACGGTTGTTGCTTCCGAAATTTGTTCCATGTCTTGCCTCTACGTTAGTTGGATATTTATGGATACGGGCTGAACCCGCTGATTCACAAAAAAGTTTGCAAAGTGTCAATAATTCTGGTATAGTAGCATTACGTCGTTGATAACACCTGCATTGCAGGAAAGGAAATACCATGACGACGAAACCAACTGTCCATCAAAAAACCACGCCCGCTAAGCGAGCAAAATCGACCGGTAGTACAAAAACACACTACGTTACAAATGCCCAGCTGATGGAAGCCATCGCGAAAGACAAGGCAAATGGTAACAAGTTGAGCCCTGAGTTAGCCCGAATGCTTTACATGATTGCCGAACGTTATTCGTTCATTCCATCATTCGGTCAATACACTTTCCGAGAAGATATGGTATCCTTCGCGGTGGTTAACCTCTGCGCCAATTGGCACAAGTTCGATCCCGAGAAATCCGATAATCCATTTGCCTTCTACACGACTGCGGCTTACAGGTCATTCTTGCAATATCTTGCAGACGAGAAAAAGCAGCGCGATATTCGCGATCAAATGTTGGTTGATGCCGGCGCAAACCCATCATTCTCTTTCCAGGAACGTAACAGGTCCTCGTTGAATTCTGATGACACCGCATTCCGTACCACGTCCAGGGACGAGTAAATGAAAGTGACTTCTACATTATCTAAATTTAACAAGATCACCAAGCTGGCCATGTTCACGGACATCCACTTCGGTGCACGTAATAACTCTGACCAACACAATCTCGATTGCCTCGAATATATCGATTGGTTTATCGAAAAGGTGAAAGAAGAGAAGCCATCACACATCGCGTTCCTGGGCGACTTCTTCGAGAACCGCAATGCGATCAACGTGCGAACAATGGACCGCGCAGCAGAAGGTTGCCGTAAGCTGAATGCCCTTGGCATCCCGATTATCTGGATCGTCGGAAATCACGATCTGTATCACCGCCAAGATCGTACCATTTTCTCGACTGACATCTTCCGCGATCTTGAGAACTTCCTTCTGGTTTCCGAACCGATTGAATTGAACAAGGATTGGTTCGTGGCCCCGTACATGTTCAGGGCAGAATATCCAGGTCTGGTGAAAGACATCAACGACCACAAGTATGTGATGGGTCACTTCGAGTTCCGTAACTTCGTCGTCACTGGCGACACGCGTGTGATGGAACACGGTCCGGATGCTTCTGACTTCGCGGCTCCGAAGTACATCTTCTCTGGTCACTACCACAAACGTCAGGTGAATGGAAACATTATCTACATCGGCAACACATTCCCGACAAACTTCGGCGATGCTGGTGACGATGCTCGTGGCATGGCAGTCTTCGACGTTGCAAACGATGAAGTCTACTTCCACGACTGGGAAGGCGCACCGCTGTTCTTCAAAACTCGTCTGACACGTGTTGTCGGTGGTGAATCGGAGTTCCCAGCAAAAGCTCGTGTCCGCTGCGTTCTGGACATGGACATTGGTTACTCGGACGTGCAGGCTCTGCGCGACGAGATGATAAAGGGTCTGAATCTCCGGGAGTTCTCGGTTGAAGAGGATCAAGTTGCCCGGAAGGAAATGATTACGGAAGGCCTTGACATCGTTGATGGCGACCTTGATCTTTCGTCCCTGGACAACACAGTACGACAGCTCATCACCGAAGGCGTAAGCCCTTCACCAACAATTGACCCAGCAACATTGATTGAACTATACGAGGAACTATGAAAATCACATCACGTAAAACAGAACGCAAAGTCGGAGACGAAGGAGTCTTCGACTTCAATGGCGTACCATTCGACGAAGCCGTCAATACCCTGTACAGCTATTATGGCTATGGTGAAGACAGCTGCGATTCTGAATCGGATGACGGCCCGGAAATCGTTGCATCAGGTGACGAGTGGCCAGAAGATGATGGCGACTGGGGCGAAGATGCATGCTGCGATGAAGGCGTGTACGATGAACCAGTATGCGTCAATCATGTCAAGATGGACATCGACTATTTCAAAGACGTGTATCCAATCAGTGCAGAGAACTTTCCACCAGCAGCGCCTCTTTCTGACGTTGAAATAAGACAAACTGTTGAGCTAGTGCAACGTGGTATAATTGCTCATAGTCAATTTTACGACCAGTTGCTGTCAAAAGAAATCGTCAATCGCTTGGCGGATGAAATGACAAAAGACTTGGTCGTTGCTCCCTACGTTCATAAATGACACCACTCATCTTCAAAAGTATTTCAATCAGGAACATGCTGTCCTTCGGTAACGTCGAAAGCGTTATCGAACTGGACGGCCAGGGAACCGTTGAAGTCACCGGCCAGAATCTGGACAAAGGTGGCTCCAACGGAGCTGGCAAGACCACGATCATCAACGCGCTTTGCTATGCATTATACAACAAGCCGTTCGACAATATCTCCCTGCAAAGACTGATTAACTCGACCAATGCCACAAAGAATACGCAGATGGAAGTCCGTCTGATATTCGAAAAGGACGGGGTCGAGTATGACATCTATCGCGCACGCGGTGAAGAATACCGCATCGAAGTTCGGCGCGATGGCGAAGACATCACACCTGGCAAAGGAGTCTACGAAACAGACGACATGATCCTGGACATCATCGGGATTTCGTACGAACTGTTTACCAAAACCATTATTTTCTCAGGTAACTCCCCGGCTTTTCTTCAGCTCCCAATTGCAGCACAACGTTCACAGATCGAAGAGTTGTTCAAGATCACCATGCTGTCGGACAAAGCGAAGAACCTGAAAGAAAAGATCAAGACAACCGAAGCCGACATCAAGATCGCCGAAGCTGTCGTCAAGCAACAAGAGGTTGCACTCGACCTGCACAAGAAGCATGTTCGCGAAGCTGCGGCACGCGTCAAACGCTGGGAAGAGAATCGACTTCAGGAAATCGCAGACATCAATGAAACCCTGGCGAAGATTGCCGAGGTGGATTTCGAAGGCGAACAAGCTCTGCATGACGAGAAGAATCAGCTGAGTCAGCGTGGTGCTTACCTCGCGGCGAAACTGTTGCCGGCTCGCAAGGATCGTTCAATCCTGACTTCCGATGTTGCTCGTCTGACAAAGGAAAAGATTCATCTGGAAGATGCCCAGTGTCCGTACTGCACGCAGCCTTTCGTCGATGCTCCGGCCAAACTGATCGGGATTGTATCCGCTCTTGAAGAAAAGTCCTCGCGACTTGCTGAAGTTGAAGAGAACATCTCGACACTGGAAGCTGAAGAAGATATTCGGAAGAATCGTCTGGGCGAGGTCAATAAGCTCATCAAGCACACTGACCTGAACGAACTGATCGATGCGCGCACCAATTCGACCGTGCTCCGCAAGAAAGCCGAAGAGCTATCGCTCGCCAGCAATCCGCACACCGAAGCCCATGAGAAACTGATCGCAGAAGGTTGTGACAACGTTGATACGACGAAAGTCGATAAGCTGCGTCGCCGTCTGGATCACCAGCAATTCCTGCTGAAGTTGCTCACAGACAAGCACTCGTTTGTGCGTCGACGCATCATCAACATGTCGATTCCGTTCCTGAACGAACGGCTCAATTATTACACGAATGCTTTGGGTCTTCCCCACGTGGTAAAATTCGATGCTGATATGTCATGTACGGTTGCTGAATTCGGTCGAGAACTCGACTTCGGAAACCTGTCGGCTGGTGAGAAGAAACGTGTCAATACGGCGATGGCTCTGGCTTTCCGAGACGTCCTCCACCACTTGCACGCCAAAACGAACCTGCTCATGATCGACGAGCTGGACGGCGCACTTGACGTTCAGGGCATCGAATCGATCGTGAAAATCCTGAAGGACAAGTCCAGAACAGAAAACATGTCGGTGTTCGTTATCTCACACAGCCCATCGATTCAGGGCCGTTTGGACCACGATTTGAAGATCGTCAAAGAGAATGGATTTAGTTCTGTAGTTTCCGAGTAAATAGAGGATCATTTACTGGAGGAACAATATGAAACTGTTACAAGAACTTCTCGAAGCACTGAGCGGCCAAGAACGCAAAGCAATGGACCTTGGCCGTTCTACCGGCCGTGCTGGTAAGCCAATCGCGAAACGTGAGACCATCGAAAAGAATCTGGGCCCTCAAGCATGGGGTCCATATTCCGAAGGCTACAAAGAAGGCAAGCGCGAGTTCGATGGCAAAGATGCAGAAGGCGATGATCGTCGTTCCCGCATTGCCCAGAAAACGGCCGCGATGAAAGAAGATCAAGACCTGAACGAAGCCGGTGGTGCTGATCGTGCTGCGATCAAGCTGGCGAAGTCGGCAGGTTCAAAGGGACATCCAGCATTGTCCAAAGCACAGATCGAAAAGTCGTTCGGCAAGGACAGCGTCAAGCCGTACATGGATGCATACAAAGAAGCGCGAGACATTTTCGACAACAAGGACGCAGGCGAAGCTTGGCGTGAAAAGAATGCTGCTCGTCGTGAAGGCAGGAAATACCACGAATGAAATTATCCGAAATCAAGCTGTTTGAAGAACCCATTCCGACTCGGACCGCAGAAGAACTGTGGTCTGAGAACGAAGGCGATTCTGCACAGTTCATCACGACAACCGTCTACTACGTTCGCCCGATCGAAGGCAAGCGTGGAACGTACGAGGTGTTGTATGATGATCGAGGGAAACGCAAGACTTATGGTACAATGAGTCAAGAAGACCTTGATGCGTCTTTCGCTCCGATGCGTCCGAATCAGCAGCCTGATGCCGAAGGTTTTGTGACATACCGTTCTGGCGACGTCTACGATGCGTTCCGGTACAATGGCGATCCTGTCAAAGTTACGCTGAGCGCAACAGCTGACCCTGATGCAGCCGGTGGACAAACTGTCAAGTTGTCCAAAGGCGACTTCATGCTCCGTCAGGACAATGGCGACGAATTTACGTACACAGTCGAGAAGGCAAACTACTTCGCGAATCAGTATGTGAAAAAGACTGGATCATGATATGCCTCTTATTTGTGTTCAATCCAATGCTATAAAATCAACTGGGAATGTTGTAACTGCTTCTTGGCAGGGCGCTTCGGGAAGCAGCCGCGTTGCTTCACCAGTACAAAATCAACGCGTGAACACTACGCCGATTCAAAGTTCGGGTGTTCTCACTGGAACCCCAAATCTAATGCTGGTTACTACAAAAGCTGCGGGTCCAATTACAGTACGAGTTCGCGGTGGTTGTGGCACAACAGGTAACGGTGGCTCTTTGCCAGGTGTGCCAACAGAGTTAAGCAATGTTGTCTCACCAGCCTTGCCAGCAGGAACTGACGTTGTATTCTATGCCGGAAATGGCGGATACATCGATTATACAACAGTTGCCGGCGACGGAACAGCTGGCGGTGGCGGAGGATTTTCGCTTGTGATGTATGCAGACGCGGCGGGCAAGGTCACATGGAACAGCCGTAAATGGACAGTGCTGGCTCTTGCAAACGGTAGTGGCGGTGGTAATGACTCGATTTATCAAGGTAAAAAGACAACAGGTACCACATATTCTACAACCTATGCGCCACGAAGCACATCGCCATCTGGTATTGAAGGATGGCTGACAACAGGATTTCAAAATAACACCGGCATCGCAACCACAAGTTTTACAAGGGTTGGTAAAAACGTGTATGGCGGTTGGCCTGGTGGTCTTGCGGCGGATGATGCAGTTTCGCCTGGTGGTGGACCTGGATACAATTATTCAGCGTCTGATGCATTCAACGCAGTGTCTGTGACAAGTGCTGCTTCTGGATCGCCTGGAATTGTTGAAATTACCGGAGCAATCTAAGCAATGAACGTGTAGGGCCTAGACGACTGACAATCTGACAACAGTAAATAGAGGATCACCATACGGAGGTCCTTTATATGCCAGACGCAAAACCAAAACGCACGCTCAAACCAGGAATGGGTAAGAGCAAGGGTAACGCATTCGAATCCCTGATCGCGAAGAAACTCTCAGCAGCACTCCCAATCAACTTCATTCGTTCCCCAGGTTCCGGCGCTCGTGTCGGCGGGAAGAACATGGCGACCATCGGTGCCATGATGGGCGAAGAAGCGCTCAAGCTATTCAATGCCGACGTCGTTCCAGTCAATGAGAACGTGGTCGGCTATCGTTTCCATTACTCGATCGAGTGCAAATCGTATGCGACCACGGACAACTTCACGTCCCTCGTATCGGGTGCGGCAAACGTATTCAAATGGTTCGAAGAATCAGTCGTCGACTCGGCAAAGATCGGTCGCGAACCTGTCCTCATCTTCAAGTGGAACCACACACCAATCTTCGTTGCAGTCCTGGCTCGCACCATGGAAGGCATCGCACAGCCGTCATTGACGCTCTGCAAACCTGGCAGGCACATTGACATCTACGAGTTCGAAGAACTTATCAAGCATCCAGAGTTCTGGGTATCACCGAAATAAAATCATGACTGACACACTACCACGCTGGAGTGTGCGCCTCGACGCGCGCCGTCCAGCCAATTCCAAAGATTACAGCGACCTGGAAAGCATGGTCGCAGCACACTTCAGGGTTCATCAAGCACTCGACAATTTCCTGGGTCCGTACAACGCCAGGCAACGAAACGCGGGCAATGGCTATCATGTGCCAGACCGTGAAACTATCAAACAGCTCGTCAAGCAAGGCGGAATGAATGATTTCTCGTACAACGCGATGTTGCATGCGGTCATGAGATTCTGCGAGACGCACAAGGGCCAACGGTCGTTGCCAGCTCCGCACCCGTCCACGATCCATTCGATCCAGTTACCTGCTCCGGCCTTTGAACTGAAGCAGTTTGGACCGGAGACCGAAGTTCGGATCATCGGGCTCGACATGCCGATCATCGTGAAGGGTTTGAATGATCCTGAAACGGTCAAGTTCATCATCGTCCGCCCGAAGCTGAGCAAGCTCGGAACCGCATCAGCATCGAACTGGGAAGTTCTGTTCTTCCGATCCAATCTCGGCTTTATTCCTGAGTGGGCCGACTCGCAGTTGAATCCACGATACTCAGGCATAATTCAATAAGGAAACACTATGGCATCTATATCAAATTTTGGTATTCCAGGCACAGCAGCAGGCATCTTGATGCCATTGCTTGAAAACAAGTTTCGTGTTCTATTCAGTTCGTCTGATTTCGGGATCGAAGACAATCTTGAGTTGACGGCACAAATCGTCAGCATCGATACTGATTTCAAGAACAAGCAACTGGCATTCACGATTGAACAACCAGCCACAGGTGAAGTCCTGGAACTGTTGCAGTCCCTGGTTCAACGCCCTACAGCGATTATCATTCAGGCAATGGATGGTGGCGAAGGCGTCATTTCTCAGATGCAATTTACCTGTCTGGAAACCAAGTCGCATCTGTTCTCACTTGACTACGCATCACCGAGTCGCGCTGCATCCCACAAGGTCGTTGTGGGATATAAGCATCTTGCAATCAAGTCGTCACAACCTGCGCTGCCGCCAGGATCATATCAATTTTCAGACATATCAGCGTCAACTGAAAGGAAATAACATGCTCGTAGAATACACACCAATCTCGTCCCTGACACCAGGCGAACTCGAAGCGCTGAAGGCATCCGTGCGCGGACTCACACTCGAAGGACGTGGAAGCCATTGGGTTTTCAATGGCAAAACATTCAAGATGTCAGAACTGATTTCCGCACAACGCATGTGGGAAAATCAATCGAGGACAGCGGGTAAGCAGCAACTAAACGGATAACGCAGAAAATTATAGCATTAGCTGCTAAATAAGAAATTGCTCTATCACCCTGGAATTCCATGAACTATCCGACATTCAAAGAACATCTCGTCTTACTCGAGGCTCGCAAAGACAGCGCGAAGTACACTGAGAAGCAAGTCAAAGGCGCACTTGACCGTGTGACCGCAAAGCTGAGCGGAACCGAATCCGCCAGCATGACAAAGCTCGCCCGGCGTTACGCTCGCCTGGACGCCAGCATCAAGAAGATGAAGGAAGAGCACGATGCGCTCAACACTCGTCTGAAGGGCGACATCCAAGACTACTTCAATGCCGAAGACGTTGTACTTACACGTGTCGTTGAAACAGCGCAGTTCACGCTGACGATGGCCAAGGAAGTCCAGAAGGGTGAACCGACAAAACAGATTGACTATGAGAAAGTCATCGCTGCTTTGTCAGCACTCATTCCAGACGAGCTGCAAAGCCGCGTCGACATGATTACTGAAAAGTATACGACGATCGTACCACCGAAGCCGCCGATCAAACGCCTGACTGTTTCGAAAGAAGTCAACGAGGAAGTTCTCGAAGAAGGTATCATTGAACGTGCGAAAGCTTTCTTCAAGTCAATCATGTCCTGGGCAACCCGTTTCGACAGCAAGCTTGACAAGATCAAGAAGATGGCCGGCATGGTCAACGAAGCTACCATCGCTCACTATGACGAGAAGTCTCGCCAGCGTAATGCGAATGCACTGACTGTGGCCAACATCGTCAAGAAGCTGAACGCCAGCACACTGCCTCAAGCTGTCGTGAACGCGATCCAAACCACCGGCAAAGAATACAGTGGTGAACTTACGAAGGCAGACTTGAAAGCCCTCGTCAAGAAAGCCAAAGTAGAAGGAATCGACGCGGACGAAATTTTCGACGTTCTCGGTATCTAAACGTGCTACAATAGCTCCGTCGTCCTTTCAATAACCACGGAGCTTTTATGAACGCAAAACACGCAAAACAACTTCGCCGCGAAGCAGTCAAGATGGCTGCATACATGATCGATGCCGGTCGCTCGGTTTCCCTCGACCGCGTCTACGCACCGCAATCGCATCTGTCCAGCACGATCATCAATCGTCCGGATTCGCTGCGCGGTATCTACCGTCACCTGAAGAAACACGAACGCCAAACCTCGGTGAAGTAATTCGACATGACGATCATCTATCGTGTGAGCAGCCCTGAGCAGCTGCACGCACTTGACCCGTTGAACGTCAACAACTTTTATCCCGACATTGACCGCCGTCATCCACGAATGATGCGAGACAGGCAAGACCTGATCTTGTATCTCGCAAACATTCATCGTGCGGCAATCAGGTCTGGTCACCCACTGGGATTCTGCCGAATTCCTTTGCGTCTGATGTCTCTGCGGGAATGGGTCTATGATTACAAAACCGTCTTCGACTATTTCTTCGAAATCGTCCAGACCGGCTTTCATGTAGGCGATCGTCACGAAATCAGTACCGTCATCCCACGCAAACTTCCAACCGAAGTCATTGCACCAATCGTTGCTCGAAAACTCGTATACGTTCCTCCGCCTTTGCCGGCGGAAGGAACCGTGTCGAAGGTTTACGTCCAGCAGCAGAACAAAGCCGCAATCCTCGCAAGGCTGACAAAGTCTGGTCGGCTCGATCTGCTTGCTCCAGTAGAATGGTTGTTGAATCGTCCAAGCCCGGAGGTCAACTTCTATTTCGTTCCGGCAGGAAAGCTTCAACTCCGCGACACGTCAGTGTGGCCTGTTGCCGCAGTTGAAACGTGGCCATCATGGCTGCGTGAAGCTTTGTTCGGTGAAGGCATCGATATTGAATCAGCGTATACCCAATACTTGATGGAGCATGTGCACGAAGCATACGGCCGTCAAGTAGACATGGTGCAGCTTCTATTCCCGGACTTGCTTCGCTCGTTGAGCGACAAGAAACAATGGCGGAAAGAAATCTGCATGGACATCCTCGGTCTGGAATACAACGACGAAAATATCGGGGTTGTGAAGAAAATCTGCATGAGCCTTGCCAATGGATCGAAGATTTCTCCGGGCATTCTGGTTGGGCCGAGCAGCTACTCAATCACACGAGACATCATCATCAAAGCAGCTGAGGACATTACACCATCGAATCTGATTCGCATTGGTGAACGGTTGTCAGCGATCGCAAAGCAGTATGCACGTGCTCGCAAGATCGTGTGCATGAGCGAACTTGGATTCAACCCGTCACGGGCGAACCAGAAGCAAGTGTTCTCGTCGTATTTCGAATGGGAACGTGAGGCGAGGTATAAAATCTGGGAGGCTGTCGATCGCCATGGTGTAATGGTTCACGACGGTATTGACGGAATCCCTGCAGAGTACCTGCAGGATATTCCAGGGCTGATTAAGAGTTTGAATCTGAGACTTACCAAGTCTTAAGCTGCAGCGAACGGATTTCCGTGAAGTTCTGCATGCAGGTGTAGTACTCGATCGTGGAGTTCGATCCGTTGCCAATGCGCTTCGGTTTGCAACGAGCATCACGACGCTTTATCCACTCGCGCTGTTCTGCGCGAAGCTTATCTCGACCAGGATCATCAAGACGTTCCAACGTTTTCTGATATTCCTGGTTGAGCACCGAATCTGCTGCGTTGTAATCCCACACAGCGCACGCATTCATCTCGATCTGACTCCCATCATATTTGCAGGTAATCATGTCCTGAGCCATTGCGGCTGAAGACATGAGCATCAACGATAGAAGCAAGGCCTTCATGAGAACTGCGCTTCTTTCTTCAGGTAATCGAAGAACTTCTTCAAGCCAGCAAATTTCTTGCTGTCAGAGAATGTCGACGGATAACCGAAGTGGAATGACACGGATTTGAAATCGCGACGATCGTCGGATTGTACTTTCATGAAGTAGACGCCCGGCAACAGTTCTTTCATTTTCGCCAGTGCTGCATTCTTCTGGTCGCGCGACATGTCGACATCATACAGCGAGAGGACAAGATCGTCGTAACGACCGGCCACCCACAACGTTGCTTCAGCTGCACCAGCATTCGTCTTGAACTTGGCCTTCGCTGCTCCACCCTTGTGATCCGGCATGATGAACGTGCCGACGATCGACGAACTCGTTCCGACTTTCCAGCCGCCACCGAGTTTGTATTTCGACACGAGTTTGTTCAGATTCTCGACTGCGGCTTCTTGATCGCTCTTGCCTTTTGCACGCGCTGCGGCTTCACGATCAACAGCTCCAGGCGCATCGTCTGGGTCGCGCAGGTCGACAATGCGACTGGTTGCTTCGAGTAGTTCAGTTACTTTCATTTGTTGTTCTCGCTGTGAGGGTTTCTAATTGTACCAGCATATTTATCATCAGTACACCGGGTACATAGATTTTGACGCAGCCTCAAGGCGTTTGTTGATGAACTCAACGGCGAGGTCCCGTTCAATCGGGGACATGTTCAATACGGTTTCGTACTGCCATCCTCCTCGGGAGAAGTACGAAATCTCCAATGCAGCTTTGAGCAGATTTCTTGTGTCCAATGCAAGGGAGTTGATCATTTCGTCGCGCCTACGCACGTCGCCGGACAAGATCACTCTGTGAAAAAAGAGATTGGGTTGAGCGGCAGTTCAACAGGCATTTCGTGCTTGCAATCCTTGCAAATGAGGTTCGTGGTCTGTTCTGGGCCCCAGTCATTTGTTTTCTCAATCACTTCGGTGATTCGATTCTGATACGGGGTCGTGATGCTAGACACCCACTCACTAATCAACTTCTTGTCAGTGATGCCATCAACCGATTCAATCAGGTTGACGAGGTTGAACACCACGTTGCGCTTGATGTCATCAGCCGTGAATTCCTGTTTGCCCATGTTCATCTGGAACAGCTTAATCATGTGCTCGAACTTCACCGGGTGAACCTTCACAACCTGGCCGTTCGGCATGGTGCATTGAAACTCTTCAGTTTGTGTTGGGTCGAGGAAACGAATGCGTTGCACCATTTCTTCAATGTTCACGATGTACGAATGCTCACGGTGAATTGGTTCACCTTCTTTGTCAACACGTGGTTGACCAGCATCATCGAGCAGTTTTGATTCTTCGCAATCGTGGCGAACACGAATCTCGAACTCTGGGCCGTATGTAACCAAGCGCAGATAGAACATGATCGCGTCGATGTCACGGCCGTACAGTTCTGTTGGCTTCTTGATTTCTGGAATGCATTCAGCGAATACTGAATTCAGTGCTTTGCCGTTGAACAGCAAGTCTGGATTCTTCAGAGAAATTTCTGCCAGTGCTGACATCGGGTGAACGTGCACTTCACCTTCAGCGCTTGCCACTTCACCATTTTGATACAGTGCGCCACGTGATGGCAGTTGGAACGTGCGGCCAGGAAGTTTGATCTTGGCAAGCAACGGATTTGTTTGGTTTTCCATATTTTCTCCATGCGATAAATATACATCAGTATTTATCATATTATGGAAAGCCGAAAAATGGCAGTTGAAGACGACATCCTCGCTACCCTCAAACGGATCGAGAAGGCACTGGCAAACGGAAGCGTGACCTCTGGTCTTGGCCGTGCACCGACCGTTGCGGGTGGAGCAAACGCTGGCAGCGGAAGCGGTCGGCGTGGAGGTTCGCGTGGACCAATTGACCGTGATGCGAGCGACCAAAAGAAAGTATTCCGTGCGGCAACTGCTGCGCTGAAGGAAATCACGAACTCAACACAGACGTTGAACCGTGGTTTCAATGACCTGAACAAAACGATTTTCTCGACGCGTGGTCACTTCGTCTCGATGAATCGAACCATGCGTTCGATGCCACGGACACTGCCTGCACCTACGCCAACTCCACCGCCTGCACCAGTACCGCCAGCGCGTCCGGCTGCTCCGCCAGCTCCACCGACACCGCCTCGTACACCGACTCCTCCGCGTCCACGTTACAACACTGATCCATGGGCTGCACTGCCGAAGTTCCTTCGTGACCTGGGACCAGGACTCACTGGAACGATTGGCCAGGCAATTCGCGATGCACGTGAAGCTGCTCGTCCAATTGGTGGCGGTGTTGGAGGACCCGATGCGCGTATCAACGGGCCAGCAGACTTCGGTCCAAGGCCACAGCGTGGTCGTTTGGCCAATGCGGTCTCCGACCTGACAAATCGTCTTGGTGGTGCATCGAAAGCGCTGATCGGTTTCACCGTTGCGCTTTCAACTGCGATCGTTCCAGTTGTACAAGATATTCTTTACCTGCAATCTGCTGGTATTCAAGCATCGTCTGCTTTGGGTGGGCTGTACATCGATGCTGCTCGCTCCGGCATGTCGCTGAGGGAATATACTGCCGTTCTTCAAGCATCGAGCGTTGCCGTAACCCGTTCCGGGTCGATGGCTGAATTCAATAAGACGCTTCAGGTTTCTCGTGATCGTCTGGAAAACCTCGGCATCTTCGGTGCTGAAGCCACGAAGCTTTCGGCGTCGCTTGCAAGTTCAACAACTGCACTCGGCATTCCGCAAGAACGCCTGACCGACGCAACGAACGCGCAGATCGATACATTCGAACGTCTGCGTAAAACGTCGCTGCTGACTGCTGGACAATTCCAGGCACTGACAGAAAGTCTGGCAACCAATCAGACCGTTCAATCCCAGCTGTTGGGTATGGCGCCAGCACAGCGTGCTGCTCGCCTGAATGAACTGGTTCAAACAAAGTCCATCGGTCTCTCGATGGGTTCGACGAAAGCTGCGTCCGATGCTCTTGGCGATGCGCTGATCGCAACCCGTAACCTTACCGCACCGAAACGTTTCGAAGCCGCAGGCCGTATCAATCAGGCTGGTGCATTGTTTGGCATGGACCCAGCAGCTACATCGCGTCTTGCTGATCTGTCTCGCCGGAAGATTCGCACTGCTGACGAGGATCGAGAAGTCGTAGCACTTGCAGGCCCACTTCAAGCCGCGATGCAGCGTGCCATGCAATCTGGCAACATCGCCCAGGAAAACATCGCAGAGCAAATGCAGGCTGCACTTGATTCGTCTGGCATCGGTGATGTTCTAAAGAAGGCAGGTAATGTTGCACTGACCGCTGACTCTGGTCCAGCCGGCGTTAATCGAGACTTTGCAAAAGGCACAAGTGACCTGCTGAAAGCAACGGGTCGCCTAAATGCATGGCTTGAAGGTCTGGAAAAGAATACAATCATCAAGGCTCTTGGTGTTGGCGCAATTGGTGGGCTGATCGGTGAATTGACTGCGGCGGTTATTCGTCGTGTCATCCCTGCGGCTGTTCCTGGTGCCGGTGCTGGCGGAGCAGCCGGTGGTGTGTTGTCGCGTCTCTTCCCAACATTCAGCCGAATCATTTCCGGTACAGTTGGAATGTTGACAAGCGGAATTAGTCGTCTGTCCGCATTCATCCGCGGCGGCGGACCGTTGAGCGGAACGCTTTCGCTCTTTGACCGAATCAGCATTGCATTCAGCAACTTCGCAACTACGATGCGAGGCGTTCCTGCATTCATCTCAAACGCGGCTGCAACTGTTCGCGGATTCTTCTCTGGTCCATTGTCAATCTTCGACAGGATCAGCATTGGTCTTAGCAACTTCGCAACCACAATGCGAGGCATTGCGCCAACTGTCATGAACGCAATCAGCACAGTCGGTGGATGGTTCTCGAACCTCATCCCAACAATTCGCGGAGCTGTCCCAAGTATCTCTGGAGCACTGGGTGGTGTTAGCCGCATCTTCGGATCGGTCGGCTCGACTGTCGGTGGATGGCTGAGTTCTCTTGGCAACACATTCGGTGGTTTCTTCAACGCAATGGGTAGTGGCATCATCGGCGGATTGCTCCGTCGTATTCCGGTTCTGATGGCGATATGGGATGCTGTCAGCGAACTGTTCACAGGCACAATCACAGCTGCATTCAACCCGAGTGGCAATGCGACCTGGGGCGAAATGATTGGTAACGCTGCGTTCGCGATCTTCAACGGATTCATCGGCGGTGTTGGTAAAGCAGTCGACTGGCTGTTCAGCTTCTTCTCTAACGATGGACTCCACGTTGAGAACGCGCTGAACGTTGTTGGCGTTATGCTGAAGACTGGCCTGCTGAAAATGTTTGCCTGGGCAACCGACTGGATTCCTGGCTTCAGCAAGAAGACGACAGAGTATTTCGAAAAGGCTGCAGGTGATAGCAACGGTGTGCTGGATAAACTCTTGTCCGACAACAAAGCGACCGTCGCTTCGATCGGTGCGAAGAGCAAAGAGGAAATCGACAAGAAGACAGAAGTTGCCAACGCATCCAAAGCGCAGGCTGATAAGACTGTTGCTGCTCAACAAACAATCAACACGGCAAACGCAGGCATCCTCAGCAGCACACAAGGCATTGCGACGAATATTCTTTCAACTGCGCAAACAATTGCAGCTCCTGCACCATCTCCTGTAAAAAACGTCACTCAACCAACTGTAAATAGTCCAGAAACGCAAGCTGCAACCCAAGCAGCTGCTGCAAATACTGCGGCAACCACTGCGGCTACAACCACAGGCAATGACGCGATTATCGCGCAACTCGTTGCGATGAATCAAGTGCTTACAAGCATGCTGACATCGGAACAAGCTCAAGCTGTTGGCATTGCTGCCATCGCTGCTGCATCTGGACGTCCAGTGTTTCCATTGAATAATGAAGTGAAATTCGATTTGCTCCAAGGCGGTCGATATACAGGATAAAGCTAAAGGAGAGCGATCATCGCACAACTAACAAATTGGTGGAGGATCATCACTCCGGCGTCGCGTAAGCAACTTTACACGACGCTGTCGATTGATGCATACGATCCCCGCACCACCGACTTGTCATCGATGACATCAGTCCAGTGGTACTCACAAGTTCTTCGTGGTCTCGGTTCGCGTCAGGCTTCGTACAAACAATACGACGCAATGGACGCGGACATCGATATTTTCCGTTCGCTTGACATCATCGCAGAAGAAATGTCAGGCAAGGACGAGAAGACAGGACTGCCATTCGAGATTGTATACCAGAAAGAAGACAACCAGGAAATCAGTGACACAACTGCCGTGACGCTTCGTCAGGCTGTTCGTCAGTGGTCGAACACCCAGCAATTCAACAAGCGCATCTTCTCGATCGCGCGCCAGATGATTAAGTACGGCGACTGTTTCTTCCGCAAGCTGTCGGACACGAAGCAATGGACTGCTGTCGACCCGTCGCTCGTTCACGGTATCGAAATCGACCAGCTCGGCAACAAGATTGCGTATCACTTGAAACGCCCAGGCAATGCTTCGAGCGGATACGGCATGAAGACTGAAACGTTGGAAATCGTCCCGGCCGCAGCGATGATTCACTTCACGCTGTCGGACGACATGGGCGACTCGGCTCCGTTCGGTAACTCTGTCCTGCGTCCAATCCACCGCGTCTACCGCCAGCTGGCTATGCTGGAAGACGCTGTCATCATTTACCGTATCGTCCGTGCACCTGAACGTCGCGTCTTCTACGTCGACGTTGGTAACATGCCACCACAGCGTGTCAAGCAATACCTGGAGCAGATCAAGAATGAGATGCGCCAGAAGCGTACGCCAGGACAGAACAACGGCAAGGAAATTGTCGACGGCCAATACGATGCAACCTCAATCCAGGAAGACCTGTTCTTCCCGGTAACGGCTGCTGGTCGCGGTTCCCGTGTAGAAACTCTGCCGGGCGGTACTGAGGACTTCGGTACTGGCCTTATCAAACTGTTCCAGGACAAAATCTTCCGCGGTCTTCGTATCCCGACCTCGTACATGACAGGTACAGACGGAGCCGGTGCACAGTACAACGACGGCAAGGTTGGTATCGCGTACATCGAAGAACTTCGCTTCGCGCAGTTCATTCGTCGTCTCCAGGATCGCCTGGACGAAATCTTCGACGAAGAGTTCAAGATTTATTTGAAGGTTGTTGGCCTGAAGATCGATGACGAAATCTTCAAGATCAAACTTCCTGACCCAGCTAACTTCGCACTGTATCGTCAGGCAGCGCTTGACGCCGACCTGATCAGCTCGTACAACAACATTGCTGCAGAGAAAACTCTGTCCCGTCGCTTCATCCAGAAACGTTACCTCGGCCTGACCGACGACGAAATCCAGATGAACGAAGTCATGCTCAAAGAAGAACGCGGCATCCTCGAGAACGCCAACGTTCCACCACTGCAACAGATGTATGACCCTGCTGTTTACGACAACCGTGAAGCAATCACGGTTGATGGCGGAACTGCTAGCGGCACGGATAGTGGCGGTGGTATGGACGACATGGGAGGCGATGACGATATGGGCGACACGGCTGATACCGGTGGCGGATTCTTTGGTGGAGCAGGTGATACTGCTCCGGCAGCAGCGGATGATGACGTATCGCCTACGGCAACTCCAGCGCCAGAAACGCCAGCTCCAGCAGCAACTTGATATAAATATGGGACAAAGCCTCTAACAAAAGGATCATAAACATGAAGTTCCAACTTCTCTCTGAACACCTTAGCCCAGCTCAATCCCACCTGACAGAGATGAAGACCGCCAGCGGCGATCTTTATCTCAACGGTATCATGATGCAGGCTGAACTTGTGAACGGCAACGGCCGTTCATATCCACTTTCCGAAATCTCGAAAGCTGTTGACGAGGCTGCAAAGCGTATCGCTTCAGGTCACTACATTCTGGGCGAGCTGAATCACCCGGACGTCCTGTCGATCAACCTGGCAAACGTGTCCCACGCGATTACTGAAGTTCGCATGGATGGCAACAATGCAATCGGCAAGATGAAACTCCTCAACACGCCATCAGGCAACATCGCGAAGGGTCTGATCGAAGGCGGTGTCCGTCTCGGTGTTTCGTCCCGCGGTACCGGTAACGTCAACGAGTCGGGCAAGGTTGCTGACTTCGCTTTCGTCACGGTCGACATCGTCTCGCAGCCATCGGCTCCTGACGCGTATCCAAACGTTGTTCAAGAAGCAATGAACAATAACAAGGTTCTGACCCTGGCCGAAGCAATGGTCCACGATCCGAAAGCGCAGGAATACTTCAAGAAAGAAATGAAGGCGTTCTTGGACGTGCTCGCATCTAAAGGGAAACAGAAATAATGCTCTCACTCAACGAAGCCCTCAAGGCAGCAGGTCTGCCAACGCAACAACTCAACGAAGCCAGTGCTGTGTCACGTGTTCGCGAAGCAATGGGCAAAATCGAAACCCTGCAAAAGGTTTTCACTGGCAATTTGCGCGATGCAATTGAACGTGAAGGCGGTGACGCTTCTTACGTTGATGACATCGTCAAGAGTCTGAATAAAATCGAGGACGACATCGGCGAACTCCAACGTTCAATGGACCGCGGAGAAGAGTAATGCTTTCACTCAATGAAGCCCTCAAATATGCCGGACTCACAACGTCTGGCAGCTTCGACAAACTTCTGGAAGCATCCAGCAAGTTGAATATGTCGAAGGCAACAGTTGTCAAACTGACATCTGACAGCGGCATTGAACTCAAGGGCGAAGTCTTCGGTATCAAGAATGATAACCCAATCGTTGCGTTCATGCTTGAAGCTATGGGCGTACCGATGGATGGCCTCGCAATCAAAATCCGTTCCGGCTTTATGCAGTATGACGAGCGCAGCAAGATGTTGTTCATCGCCCGCTTCAAGAGTGACCTACCAAACAAACGAGGACAAAATGCTGACACTGAATGAAGCACTCAAGGCAGCAGGGCTGCCACAACGTAAACTTGACGAAGTGAAAGTCACTGTGCAGTTCAATGGCTACAAGTCAGAACTTGCAAACCTCGAAAAGGCTGGCATCAAACTCAGCAACCCAGGTAAAGGCGGTGGCGGTAACGACAGCGTGACGCTGTCAGGCGAAGAAAAGTCGATTCGCAAGTATCTGGCAAAGCTTTGGAACCTCGATGCAGACTCGGATGAAATCAACGAGCTGTTTGAAAAAGATTGATGTTGGATTGTGAAAAATTGCAATTCAAAATGCAATAAATAATCCCATCATCAACAGAACATAAGGAGACTCAAATGGCCGATCATACAGAACTGCTCAAGAGCATGTTGCAAGACATCATCAACGACCGCCAGGAAAATGCCACGGTTACCATGCACGACTACTTCGTTTCGAAAACACGTGAAGTGTCAGGCTTGGCTCAACCTGAAGTTGCCCCGAATTTTGGCAACGATGATGACGAAGACCAGAACAACGACGAATAAGGTTCTAACAGACCCGAAGCGGTGAAAATCATACGATTTTTCGCCGCTTTTTTACGCAACGGCCCTATATATCTTAATGATGTATAGAGTTCACGATGTGGAATTTACATCTGCCACAAAATTCCAGTGACACGCTCCCAGTAGCGCTGTTATACCCATCAACCAAAAGGAGAAATGCATGGATGAAATTCTGAAAAAGTTGCTTCAGTCCGAGCTACTCAGCGAAGAAACCAAGGCTGAAATCTCTGAGCAATGGAATACTTCCGTTGAGGCTTTCAAAGCGCAAGTGCGCGAAGAAGTTTCGGGCGAAGTACGTTCAGAGCTTGCTGGACAATGGATTACCGAACGCGACGAACTCATCAGCAAGGTTGATGGTTTTGTAGCGAAGGCCCTGTCCGAAGAGATTGAAGAACTCAAGGGAGACATCGAACGTTTCCGTGACCTCGAAGCCGAATACGCTGAAAAGCTTGTTGAAGAGAAGCACAAACTCGCAGGCACTGTCGCTGAAGAACTCGATTCGCTCGTTGACAAGATCGACGCATTCTTTGAAATGCGCCTGGCTGCAGAGCTCGATGAACTCAAAGAAGACATCGCAGTTGTACGCGAAAACGATTTCGGTCGCAAGATGTTTGAAGCATTCGCTTCGACGTATGCGGCACACTATGTTGACGAAGATGCAGTCCAGTCCCAGCTCGTCGTAGCTGAAAGCAAACTGGCAGATGCAGAAGCGCAACTGGCAAAGCTCGAAGAAGAGCGCAACACAATGATCCGTGAAGCAAAGATGGAACAAGTTCTGTCGCCGCTTACCGGCAAAAAGCGTGAACAGATGGCAATGGTTCTGAAGAACGTTGACACCGCACGTCTCGAAGAAAGCTACAAATTCTTCATCGGTCGTATCCTGAAAGAAGACGACGCAGCTCCGGTTGCGAAGCCTCTGTCCGAGTCGACTACCCCGGCCAATAAACTGGTCACAGGTGACGACAAGCCAGCACCAGCAGCAAAGCCAGCTGAGAACAACCAGCTCGCCGAGATGCGCAAGCTCGCCGGCCTGAAATAACACCTGCCATCCAAAACAAGGAGATTAAAACCATGCAATTGATTGAAAACTGGGTAGACACCAAAGAGGCGCTGCTCGAAGGACTTACCGGTTCCAAGCGTCAGATCGTTTCGACCCTGATGGAAAACCAAATGAACATGCTGAAGGAAACCGCACCGGCTAACGCTGTCGTGTCGGCTGACGTCGCAACGTTCCAAAAGATCATGATCCCAATGATCCGTCGTATCATCCCAGGCACCATCGGCGGTGAACTCGTTGGCGTTCAGCCAATGACCGGACCAACTGGCCTGATCTACTCGATGCGCTTCGCGTTCGCTGAAGCTGCAGATGCTCCAGGCACTCTGCACGACATCCTCCCAGGCGATGAAGCATTCGTCTACAACGGCAAGATGAAGCGTTTCTACTCTTCAGCTGTTGCTGGTACTGGCCGTGAAACTCTGCCAGGTTCCGCTCACCCAGGTGACGGACAGCCAGTCACTTACCCACCAGTTCTCGCTTCGACCATGTCCGACGGCTTCGCTGCTCGTACCGAAGACTACGAAGGCTACGGTGGTCGCTCGATGCGTCTGAGCGTCATGAAGCAAGCGGTTACCGTTGGTTCCCGTAAGCTGCAAGCTCGCTGGACCATGGAAGCTGCACAAGACATGCAAGTCACCCACGGTATCGACATCGAAGGCGAACTGACCGCAGCACTGGCAGCAGAAATCGCTCACGAAATCGACAACGAAATTCTGACCGACCTTCTGGCTCTGGCAGCAACCACAGCAACGTTCGACTTCGCGTCGCCACCAGCTGGTTTCTCCCCGAACTACATCGGTGACCGTTATGCTGAACTCGGCATCCTGGTCAACAAGATGGCAAACGAAATTGGTGCTCGCACCAAGCGCGGTCCAGCAAACTGGATCGTCGGTGGTCACCTGATCACTTCGATCCTGCAATCGGGTTCCCGCTCGGTCTTCGCACCAGCAATCCAGGGTAACTTCGACGCTCCAACCGGTAACCGCCTCGTCGGTACGCTGAACGGTGCGATCAAGGTCTACACCTACAACTGGGGTCTGAATGACAACTACGACCTGCTCGCAGGTGCAAACAACGCAGCAGGCGCAAACGGCGAAGACATCCTGATGGGCTTCAAAGGCGGCAACAGCGAACTGGACGCAGGTTACTTCTACTGCCCATACGTTCCACTGATGTCGACCGGCGTTGTGATGGACGCGAACACCTTCATGCCGGCAGTATCCCTGTCGACACGTTACGGCAAAGCAACCTTCACGAACCAGCAGACTTCGTTCGGGAATAGTGCAGATTACTACGCTCGCATACTTGTAAAGAACGTCGCGTTCTCCTAATCGGAAAACGAAAGAATAAGCCGGCGTCAAGATCGGCATTCTATAAAGAAACCCGCTTCGGCGGGTTTTTTATTTCCAGAACACGAAATAAACAAAACTCAGCGGACTATTACGTAGTAGAATATTCGAGTGAAATTTCGTTTATGATTTTCTTGCGTGATCGCTTTACTGCGATGCTATAATCATTCCGTTGTCAACCACAAAGGAGTGTTAAAATGAAAGCAAGAGAACGTAAATGTGAAAAATGCGGTGACGTTGAAGTCACAGCAAGCAAAGCAACTGTATGCGCAGCATGCACCGTAGCAGAAAAGAATGCTGGAAAACGATTGGAGGAATTCCAATTGTTGGAAGACCTCGGTTACCTAAACGTTCGACAGATCGAAAATAGCTCGCACGGTAAACCACAATGGACATTCGTTCATGCGGATTGTGGAACAGAGCAGACATGGGTATTCAATAACTTCCAAACAAGATTGAAAGCTGAGCCAAACTATTTGCCATGTGTAACATGCGGCGGAAAACGCCGCGTTGGTAAAGCAATGGCCGGTTATATGGAAAAGCATGGTCGCAAGTATAATCTTGCAGAATTTGAAGACTACCGATATAAAGTCCGCGTACTAACTGAGAAAACGTATAACGCAAACAAAGAAACAATCAACCCAGAAAACCATAAGCGAACACTTGGAAATCAAGGTTATCACCTGGATCATATCATTCCAATCATCGCATGCTTCAACCATGAGATTTCAGTAGAAGCTGCATCGTCGATAAAGAATCTGAGAATCATTCCCGCTTATGATAATATCGCAAAAGGTAGATGGGGAAACAACATGAAACTTTTAAACGAACTATTGGAAATGAAATGAAAATTCTAATCGTAGCTATTGCGATTGCGCTTTCCGGCTGTGCAACTTCAAAAACAATCGCGGTTGGTCCTAGCGGAAAGCCAATGCACTTCATCACTTGCGGTTCTGCTGGCTTGCAGTTCTGCTATGAGAAAGCTGCAGAAGTCTGTCCAGGCGGTTATCAATTCGTGGACCACCAGAACTCCCAAAACGCTGGATTCTTTTCTCCACAGCGTGGCGTTGCATTCGCAATGATGGGTCCGCAAACTATGGCAGTGGAATGCAAATGACAACTCAAGCACACATTCACGAGCTGCATCAAATCAATGGACAGCTCGAACACACACTCGCGCAACTTCGCGATCAGCTCAAAATCGAAGAATGGTTCGAACTGATCCGCCGCGACATGGAAGCCGACCTGCTTCGCCGGCAGAACATGTTGCAAGAGCATATCCGCCACGCAACACAAATCCTCGCTGAACGTCCTGCCCCTGCCCCTGCCCCTGCACTTGAGCGAGCAGCTGAACGACATCAACAGCTTATCGAAGACGACGAAGAGTGGTGCGCCAAGCACAAACACGGAACGTTTATGGGTCGCTGTGCATCGTGCAGCGACGAATACTGGGCATCACGTGGAGGGAAACCGAAATGATTCGTATTTCGCTGTGCACATCTCCGTGCTTTCCAAAGTGCACGAATCCAGCAACTACTGAATTGCTGTCACTCACTGGTGGACATCTGGGTTTCAACTGCGACGAGCATATAGCGCCACTCAGGTTCGAGAAGACTGTTGCCAACGGCAACACGTTGAATCCGGAATACAAGAAAGCACCGCTATGAAAATAACTAAATCATCCGGAAATGTTTTTCTCGATATAGGTTTTCCGCCTATTGAAGCTGAACGCTTGCTAAATGATTCGCGGCGGAAAGTTGCAATCCAACTCCTTCGCGAAGTGTTCGATACGCTTGGCGGTAAGGTCGATGCTGGCAGAGATGTCATGAAAGCAGTTTCTCTGTTGGAAGAGATAAATCTGCCGCAACTTGACGAAGAAGAAATGCGGCTCATCACCGAGTACCGCGAGAAAAAAGCAGAGCGCAAAGCATTGGCAGATAAGCAGGCTGCTTGCGCTCACGAGTGGTTGGATAACTCTGCACCATGGGATCGTGATTATTCCTACCGCTGTCCGAAATGCGGTGCCAACAAATGATCGATGCAGAACGCACCGCATTTGAAGCGTGGGCAGCAGAAGACCTCGGCCAAGGTTATTCCATGGAAATGGAAGAAGGCGTCTACGTAGATCGCGTTACCCGCTGGGCATTCACTGCCTGGAAAGCTGGGCGACGTGCGCTGATAACGGAAATCACTGCCGAATACAAGTAGGACTAAAAATGATCCACACTCTGATTCGCTTTTATAAGTGGTACAAGAACCTCAAAACAGGGTACTATGTAGCGATATATGATTGCGATCTTGACACGTGGCTCCGTGCATGTCACACTGGTGGCGACCGCTACATTGTGACACAGGGCAACTGGGAGTATCGCACCACAAGTCAATCTGGCTACAACGCCTGCGTCGAAGCAGGCGAGTGGTTCAACTCAATAAAGGTAAAGTGATGGGCGTAGATTATACCGCAGTGCTGGCAGTCGGCAAAGAGTTCACCAGCGTGACCAAAGCAGAACGATTCATGCGTGAGCATGGTCTGTTGACCGAATTCACTGAAGACGAAGTCGAAGACATGGGTCTCGCTGAATGCGTCGACGGTAGTGGCCGCAGCCTCAAGTTCCAAAGTCTCGACCTGTATTCGGGCGGGTACTACTACCTCGGCTTTACGCTCGACCCGCGAAGCGTCGATAGTTTCCGCAAAGATTTCGAAGAGGCGGTCGAGAAATGGGACAAGCTGTTCCCCGATTCGCCGCCGGATATGATTCACACCGTGAGGTATTCATGACACTAGAAGAACTACAATATCTTGTCAAAGAGGCGTGTGACACCTACGGCTGCGGCAACATCACAATCGACAACCTGCCACCACAGATGACCGAAGCAGAAACCGGTGAGTGGGAAGATGACGGCAAATATCAACATCGCAGCGATGTGTATGTGGACGATCAGACTCCGCCGAATCACTTCATGATTCTGAACACGCGCAGCGGAAGTTACTTCACCGACTATCAGTATGGTGAACCAGCAGTCATGGCCGTAAAGCCTGTTGTTGAAACCATCACACGCGTCGTCTGGAAACGTCTATGACAAAAATCGAAGCATACAAAACCAACCTCGGTTTATTCGTCCGTGTCATCAACGGGCGATACATCAGCCCGAACGTGAAAGTGAATGGAATTCCCGGCGACAAGTTCAGAGAGATTCGCATTCAGCCAAACAGTTACACCACGAATGCATGGGTGTTCCTCGAAGGCATCGATGAAATTTCATCGTACGAATACTTGAAACCAGGTTCGGATATTCTGACTGGCTTCATCTTGAAGATTGCGTCGATTGCAAACGACGAAATTCCTCTTGAGTTGTCAATCGACCAAGTCGCACCGTACACTGATGACGACGGCGATTACCGCTGGCGGAACTACAGTGATCTGCAACAGCTGTATAAGCCGTTGCATGTCAAGTCCGAAGACACGTGGCAGCAAGAAGAAATCGAAGTGATCGTGCTCCGCGCGCTGACAATCGATTCCTACGAGTCACCAATACAAATGAAGGTGACACGGGACTTCACGAGCACGTGGACAGACAAGCCGAGCGAAGTTGATCTGTCGTCGATCGTCGTGTACGAAGACATCGAGCGTTTGCTCACGCCGGAATTTCTGTTGCACGAACGCCCATGCGTGTTGACATCGGGCCAAGTGTATGGCATCGTGCGTCATCACATCAAGACCAACATCAATTCCAGGTACGCTCGCGTCACCAGCGATTACGACTTCTGCTTCACGGTGAAGAGAAAGATCGCAGTCAAGCCGATCACGACCCGCACGGAAATCAAGAACGCACGCGGTCGCAGCTTTGCTCGGCCGAAGTTCAAGACGACCACGACTGACTTCCGCGAAGTCGAAATCTTCGAGATGACGCCTGCCGACAAACGGTACAGCGGATACACACCAATTGCTGGATGGCAAGCTAACAATCTGCAGGAAATGAAAGAGCAGATTGAAGCATACCTGAAAGAGCTGATGGAAGAAATCAACAGGCCGGTGCAAGAATGCCCGCATTGCAACGGCACCGGGCATTTGCTCGATGGCAAAATTCAAACGAACGATCGGGAGTAACATGGCACTGACCAAACAACAGAAACGGAATGAACTCATTCTGCAACGTCTGATCGCGTTCAACGCTGACGACAAGAACGGAGCAAAGAGTCTCGGCGAATCGCTGGACATGATGCTCGATGACCTGTGTCAAGAAGATTTCTTCGGCACAGAAACCCAATGCGACCCGCGTGGCGATGGTCGCGACGGACCATGGTCGGCCGTGAAAAGGGTCGAAGGAATTGACAAATGAGAACGAAAGTTGCTTCGCGACAAATATCGTTTGTCCACACGGCCTACATCTATTTCCACCTCGATGACGAGGCTGGCTGGTACGTGATGAAAGAACCAGACGGCACAGAGCGAACCTGGCCAAATGCTTCGGACGCATTCAAGTACGCTCGCTCGCGAGGCTGGCGCATCGAATGGCTCGGTGACGACACGTACAAACCATACGAACTGGACTTCGACAAATGAATCAGAGCTTCTTCGAATATTTCAAAGAGCATTTCACGGTCCACGGATTCACGGAATATCTTGCTGGGCAGTTTAGCAATCCAATGTTCTGGGTGATGGTCGTCCTTTACGTTGTCGTGTATTCTGTCATTAAGGCCACGGTCGATCATGTCAGAAAATAAACCACGATTCCTCAAGGGCATCGGCAAAATCAACGGTGACGGTTGGAAAGACACAACTGTCATCGGCGAAGTTGTCTTCGTTCACAACGAAGAAAAGCCGCGACCATACAAAGCCGGCCAGTATCCACGGGTCGGGAATGAAGGCTGGTCCGCAAGCACTGACCAGTACGATTTCACTCCGGCAACAGAAGCTGAAGAAGCTCTAATCGAAATGATTTTCGGCAAATGAACATGACACCGATTGAACAACACTACGACGATATTCGCATGCTGGCAGCTTTCAAGAAGCAAATGACTGGCGTGCAATATGGCGAAGAAGAAACAGCAGACGCGCTCGCGTGGTTCCATGCTGGTTGGCTGGCTGCACGCGAAAGTGTTCCCGACAAGAAAGAATATCAGCACGGCCGCGACTTCTTCCAAGGCGAAGGGCAAGACATTGCGAACGCAAAGGTCGACGGCTGGAATGAGTGCCGAGCGGAGACGCTGAAATGAAATGGTTCCATCGACACCACTGGTCGCGTTGGGAAAGCTACGCAAAGACCAACATCATTCAACCTATAACCGGTGGTGTGTTGGGCTATATCTTCATCCAGAAACGTACTTGCTATAAGTGCGGACTGGTTCAATATCAACAAGATCGAATAATGGCGGAGGACGAATGATCTTTCATATTTTGGTGGGGCAACGCAAATGCGACTACCCAGGCCAGTACGCACCTGAAGCATTGGAAGTTATGGATGACAATGCAATGGGCGACAACGAAGAATGGATGCTCAGTGCGATGAAAGAATATCGCGACAGTGACGAGTTCACGCATCTCGCGATCGTGAAAGTAAAAGTGGGAGATGCTGCAATCGATGCGGTATTGTTTCCACGAAACACGACGGTTGAAGGGTTGGTGTTATGACTGACCGTGTACGACAACTCGTCAAGGAACTTGACCAATGGTCTCCGTGCATGAGCTACAATGATAGCTACTTCGGCGAACCGCCGGGCATGCTGAAGCAGACAATCCGTCAGCTCGTGAAAGAACTCGACGCAACCAAAGACATCACCGACATGTCGACGGAAGAACTGCAACAACGAGCAATCAACATCATCCGCAATTCGGCCGCCAACAAAATCGAAGAACGCATTCGCATCATGGAAATGGTAAATCAAATTACCGATCCCAACGTTCGTCTGCCGCTTAAATACATTCTGGAAAATTTGCCGTGAGGGGAAAATGTTTACGCGTGAGTGGTTCATGTGTCTGAGAGGATTTCATGAATTCAAGTTCATTCGAAATCTCTACGGAGACGAGATAAACAAATGGGAAGCGCGTAGCGTCTGGAGATGCGGTAATTGTGGTAAGATGGAAGGACGCGACTATCTTTTCAAATGTAAATCGGAAATGAAACATGATTGAAAACCACAATGACATCGTAGCCCGTTGTCTCCAACTCGACAGGATCAGTGATGACAAAGGTCTGATCGTTTATTTTCTCGACTGCAACAGGCATACGTTCAGGCTTGGTGTTTCGTCAATGTACTGGTCGCATCTCGCAGAGAATGAACGTTACTGCATGGTGAAGTACGGAAACTACTTCTTGAACAAAGAAGATGCAGAATCGGCAGTAGCACGAGCCATGTCGAAATAATTGTGCAAACTCGCTTGGTTGAGTTATAATCGACACATCAACTAAGCGAGACACAAAATGAACTTCGACGATTACAAGCCAAAGCTGAAATACCCGACCAAACACGATTTCACGACGACGTACTTCTACCGTCACGGCGAGTGCATCGCCACGGTGCGCCCTGGCGAACAAACGCCAGAGATTGGTCAGGGTGCACTGATCGAGCGCGTCGTTAACGAAGATGCATTCCGCGCCGCACGTAACGAATACAACAAGCACGTCAAGGCGCTCGAAGAGCAATTCGTGATCGATCTGTTCGAGGATGCCGGCGTGCCCGACAATGAGTTCACGCGCAAGATTTACAGCATCGCGTACGATCAGACTCATTCCGGCGGTCTCAGCAGTGTCGCATCGTGCTTCGACGATCTGTCCGGCCTGGATACCCTCGCACGAAAAGTCTACGACAAATGAGCTATCGCACAACTCACATGGGCATCGACTTCGATCTTGTGCGTCGAGTCGATGGCGGACCTGTCGACATCAACATTTCGTCGGCATTCGTCGCACCAGTTCCTGGATGGGAAAAGGCGAAGATCGGTACCGTGTACGTCAACGGCAATCCGGTGACTGCACTCGAAGTGCACGAAGACTACGACGTCCAAGCACTCGAGAAGTTGCGAACGACACTCGAGCTGGATACCGCCATTCCGTCGACGATCTACAACTTCGCCGACCTGCGGCTGCGTCGCTACGAATCCGAACTCGCCGAAGCGCGTGCGGCTCTGAAGTTGGCACGCGACTCGTTGAAGGAAATCACCGTCGATCCGACGCAGTTCGACTTCGGACCTGCGTATGCTGGTGCCGAGCAACGACAGAAAGACGCGATCAAAGCCATCAACAAAGCGCTGAAGAATCGCGAGTAAAGCTGTGCATATTGCCGGCGTTCGTGTATAATCTTTTCATCGACACTGAAAGGATAAAACATGTTCACGATGATCCGCCCGCTCGAATACTTCTACGGTGATCTGCACTACAGCTGGAACATCGACAAAGTCGTGGAGCCGACCGAAGCCGAGAAGAAGCGTCGTCGGTTCGGCACGATGTTCATGCTGCATGCGCTGCTCAATCGCGCCGGTATCGACCACGAGAACAAACATACTCTGATCTGTTCGGGGTATGTCAAAACGAAAGACCGCTTTTAATACTGCCGGAGGTCTAAATAAACCTCCACCACTTCATTGGTCGAAGAATCATGTCTAAGAAGCTCATTGTCGGGTGCGCCCTGGTCTCCGCTATTGTTAGCGCTAGCGTGGGCATGATTTTTGCTGCCCGCACTCCAGTCGTCGGCCATCTACCTGACTTCAGCGCGCTCATCGAGAAAGATGGGCCGGGTGTTGTTAACATCCGAACAGTTCAAAAAGTTACTCCAATACAAACAGGCAGTGCAACTGAGTTGCAAGAACTGCTGCACAGCTATTTCTCTCCACCTGTAATTTCAAAACGCATTGATCCAGACAGCGGAATTGGGTCCGGATTTTTCATTTCCAAGGATGGTTATTTGCTGACTAATGCCCATGTTGTCGATTCGGCATCAGAGGTCATTGTCACGCTTGCAGATCATCGTGAGTATACCGCAAAGATCATTGGCTTCGACTCACGCACTGACGTTGCTCTGTTGAAAGTCGATGCTGACGAAGACCTGCCATACTTACCGATCGGCAAGTCCAGCAAAACAAAAGTTGGTGAATGGGCATTTGCTATTGGTTCGCCATTCAATCTCGAGAACACTGCGACTGCTGGTATCATCTCTGCAACCGCACGTGATGCTGGTGAATATCTGCCGCTGATTCAAAGCGACGTGTCGATCAATCCCGGAAACTCCGGTGGACCGTTGATGAATATCCATGGAGACGTGATCGGTATCAACTCGCAAATTCTGCAAAATCTGAGTGGCGGAACTGCTGGCATTTCATTTGCAATTCCGATTGATGCGGCAATGCGCATTGCCGAACAGCTTAAGCAGAATGGCAAAGTCGTTCGCGGAAGACTGGGTGCGCAGATTGCAGAACCACCGGGCAACATGACGTTGTTCTTCGGAACTTCCGGCACACGAGTTGTCATTGTGCAACGTGTCGTCAAAGATAGTTCAGCAGAGAAAGCCGGCATGAAAGCTGGCGACATCATTCTGAAAGTCAACGACGAAGCTATCAATGGCGCAAACGATTTGCCATGGCGTATTGGCAATGCGTCTATTGGTAGCATTGTGAAAGTCACAGTACTGCGTGACGACGAGCAAGTCGATTTGAAGGTGAGAGTCGATGCGATGGACGAAAACAAAATCGAAGCCTCGCAAGATGTAAACATCACATAACAGTGTGCAGGTGAGTAGGTTCCATGTATAATGACTCCATCGACAAGCAATCACGGAGATTACGAACATGGGAACCTACGTCTACGCACTGAACACCAACGTCCGCACCATTTCGAACGTCACCGTCGGCGTTGCCGAGTATCGCTACAAAGAACATCTGACTGCGCACGATGCTGACGAGCTGAACCTCGCCATGTACAACCGTCTGTGCAAGCGTCGTGTCAAGCACTTCGAAACCAACAAGCTCCCTTTCTTCTTCGTTCGTGGTAAAATCGAAGTCGGTGCTGCTGTGTACGGTCACCTGTCGGCAAAGGGCCGACTGGTCGGTGCCTGCTTTGATGATAGCGTCCCGCTGGTGCAAGCTGGCACCATCATCAAAGTTGGCCGCAGCTACGAAATCAACTGGAACTAATATGGCAACCATCAAAGACCTCAAGCAGCTTGCGAACTTTCTCTTCGCACCGAACTACTACGCCAAGCAGGCGAAGCCGCCGCGTAAGGTGTACGATCCGAAGAAGCTGACGGAGGAGGACCGCGTCGAGCTGCTGGCCGTCGTCACCGAAGCCCTGCGTCCTGAAAAGCTGACGTGCAACTTCCAGCTGACCGGCGAAACCCTGCGTCTCAAGACCGAGATGCTCGAAGGCGCCAAGCGTGCATTGGAGAAGTATTTCAAATGATCGAGCCAGAAATCGTCATCAACGGAGTTCCGTTGACTCATGCGCAAGCCATGATGGTTCGTTGCGCAATTGAAAGTCTCTCGTTCGCCTGTCACAATACGGGTAACGAGATTGATCAAATGTACATGCAGCGGATTCAAGAAGTTCGTCCGATCATGTACGCCAACAATCCACATTACAAAAAATGACCGTCTACATTATTATCTGTGCCTGCATCTTTCTGTATGCCGCGCACACCGCGTTCGAAGACGTGACGCTCATGCGTCACTCCGGCGAAACCGATTATCCAAATCCACCGGTGCTGTTTCTCGCCGGACTGTTCATCGTGTCGTTCATTCCAGTGCTGAACCTCGCGTTGATCGGCTTCACGGTGCTGTACCGCAAAGGCGCGTTATGACTGATATAGTTTTCTGCGCGTGCACAAAGTGTGGTAGGATAGTTGATCTTGACGCGAGCGATCTGGCTTACACGCAGAGCAAACGCCACAACTATTTCTGGAACAAACCGGGTGACCTGGTTGCCGCGCGTTGCGAAGGCTATTTCACTGCACCTGGCAGCCAACAAGCCTGGGAACTCCAGGAAGGTCGACCGTACCCAAAAATCTAATATTCCCGAAGGAATCCAATGAGCCATCCCCTCGTACCACAACTGATCGCAATGCTGGAAGAAGCGAAGGAGTTCGACTTCTCGCAAACACCTGCAGTCAAATTCATCGCAAGCCTCCGCGATAAGCTGGTGTTCACTGGCTTCAGCCAGGACGACGCAGAAGTCATCGTCAGCTCGATGGAAGTCGATCTGCCGCCTGGTTCGGTCGAAGAAGAAGACCTCGAACGTCTCGCAGTCCTGTACTGCGAAATCCTGAACAAGGCACATCAAGCCTTGATTGACAACGGCTTTCAAAATCCAATCACTGCGCTGCTGGAGATGGCCAAGAAGTTCACGCTGAAGCTGTCGTGAAGACCGCCAACTTCCCGCGGGCCACTATTGAAGGCACTCGCGGATGGAACTTTCCGTTCGGCACAACCGAGGAAGACTGGCTCATTTCGATCACCGACGCAAACGGTTCGGATGCAGACGTCGAGTTCCGATTTGACCGCATTCTGTTCATGAAGTTCAACGACACGAACAAGATCGGCGAAGGCGAGTTGTCTTTCGAGCAAGCTGAAGAGATTGCGCGCTTCATCAAGGAAGCACGTGAGAAGAAAAAGAACGTGTGGGCGAACTGTCACGCCGGTATCTGTCGCAGTGGCGCGATCGTGTCGTTGTTGATCGACCTTGGCTGGGAGTACGCAGATTCTCGTGCTTCGCCTGGTCGTATTCCGAATCACCTGGTTTATGACCGCGTGCGAAAACATTTTCCGGAACTGAAGCAGTCGTGGGACAAACCTGATATAATCCTGCCATCTTCGGGTTCTGACCCGAACATCTGGATACCTGCAAAGGATTGGAAATGAGAGTAACGAAAACTTACATCGCATTCGATGACACACCGTTTCAAGATCGATTCGCATGCGCTCGCTGGGACTTTCATGTCCGGCCGGATATGCTGGAACGACTGGCTGAAGCATTCGGCAAGCGGCACATTAGCGAACAAGGTCGATGGTGCGGTGGCGATCCTGAACTCGGCCAAGGTGGATATGCGTGTGGGTGCATGGGCTGTGCGAATCACACGTTCTACGACCTCGACCTCCAGTACGAACACTGGCAGGTCTGGTTCCACGAACTGCGACTGCCGCAAACGACCGATAATATTCCAGACGTGCACTCCGATGTCGACGTGATTCTGACGGACATCGGCCCGAATCGCGTGGAAGTTTTCAAGGTTGTCCGCGCACTGACTGGCCTCGGCCTACTCGAAACCAAGAAGCTCATGGAAACGCCGAATGCCGTACTGAAGACGGCTGTGCAATTCTACGACGGCAACTACACGCTGGAGCAGTTGGAAAACGTCGGTGCCACTGTGAAGCTGGAAGTTTCCGATAAACAACGCTGGACAAGGATTTCATAATGACATGTAAATGCGGATCGAATCGCATTGCTGGTATTCACGGCAAGTGTTCAGACTTGGGAAGCGTGTCGATCCCACATCTGGACTTCGAGCATCAAGGCTATCAAATGGACCTTGGTGTTGGCAGCGGCGACTACATCGACTTCGAGTTGTGTCTTGACTGTGGTCAAGTTCAAGACTTCGTGCCAATCAGCGACGAGGAAATCAAGGCGTCTGAAGAATGGGAGATGGTGAAGGGCACGGAAGAAGAGCAAGAGCGAGAAGCAGAGCTTGACGCGTCTGAGCCAGCCGTGTTCTCGATGGCGGAAGTCGAGTATCGAAAGATCAATCAACTGCTGAACGCGAACTTCGGAAACAACTGGCGTTTCGATAAAATGAACCAGCAACAGATTCGCGAGATTCTGACGAATTCGTTGGAAACCGATGACTGCAGCGATGCACTGCGCAAAGCAATTTTCAAGTGCCTGGGAGAACTGAAATGACCGTTGAAGTAATTCACGCCTTCGGCCAGTACATCATCATGCCGATCTGCGGTGCTGTCGCGTTCGTCGCATTCTGCTATTACGTGCTCAATCAGCGCGATTAACACTGTACATTTTTCGTGGACAGTGTATAATGAACTCATCGACAAACACTACGGAGTAAGCAAATGGCCAAGCCGATCAAACCCGGTTTCTTCACGATGGACGTCGTGACCGAAGTCTGCGCACAGAAAGACCTGGCCACTGCTCGCGAAATCGCGATGAAAAGCGTGGACAAGATGAAGAACTACGCTACTCCGGAAAACATCGCCAAGGCGACCAAGATGATCGAAAAGGCGAAGGACGTTCGCAAGCTCGGTCTGGACATCACCAACTTCATGCTCGCCCATCCGAGCGAAGGCCTGAAGACGATTCGCTCCCGCACCTAATCCGCGCCGCCTGAAGCCCGACAGCAGAAATGCGTCGGGCTTCTTTGTATCTGTGATACTATTGCATCTAATCAATATTTCACGGGTGCAATATGTTCCAAGAAGTAATTCCTCTTCCAGACGACTTCCACCGTCTTACAATGAGCGAACGTGGTCTCACGTTCGACAAGATGTTCAAGCAGCTGATGTCAGCATATTCCGACGTCAACGTCCCAGCAGAGCGTGACAGCCCGTTCGATATTCAAATCAACGACGAAGCGTTCTACGATCTGAAGCTGATCACCGACAAAAACGTCCAGCGAGACACGGACTACGTTTACCTGTCTCACAACGAATACCTGTTTGCAAAGCAGCAAAAGCATTTCTTCTACATCGTCTATCGCGAGATTGGCCTGTTTGAAGAAGCGCACTTGACATGTGTCTTCAGCTTTGACTACGCGAAAGAAGTCGGCGCACTCGAAGTATTTCCGAATGGCAAGAAAGTATTTTGTCATGCAACTGGTAAACCTGAAATGCCGTGGTCGATCAACATTACTCGACTTCAACAGTTCTTGTCGAACGACATCGAAAAATTTAGATCGTTCACGAAGCCATGGTATAATAGCAACACTCTCCTAAAGCAACAGCAATTCAAGGAGAGAGAAATGGGACAACCCGCACCAAGTTTTGAAACAGCAGCACCACGTGAGCCAGTCAGCTGGGTCAACGACATCGCAGACATGCACACCAAGTTCGGTGTGAATCCAGTGATTCGTACTCTGGACCAGGAAAAGCTTCGCACATTCCTCAAGTTCCGTATCGACTTCCTACAGGAAGAACTGGACGAGATGCGTGACGCGATGGACAATCCGGAGTTCAAGAAGGACCGGGCTGACGAAACCGTCGACGCACTGATCGATCTGTGTGTCGTGGCGATCGGTACGCTGAACGCATTTGATGTCGATGCTGATGAAGCATGGACACGTGTGCATGAGAAAAACATGCAAAAGAATCCAGGCATCAACGCAAACCGTCCGAACCCGCTCGGTTTGCCTGACCTGATCAAGCCGGAAGGCTGGACACCGCCGACACACAAAGATAATGTCGGTTTACTTTCAAGGGTATTCAATGTCTGACAACAAACAAGTAGTAGCAATCGATGGCGTCTCCACCAGGGAACTAGTGAATGACGTCGTGGCCATCACGTTCGAATCGACCAAAGAAGGCAAGATCGCCGACACGGTTCAGCAAGAACTGCGCGAATCTGTTCGCGCAGCAATCGAGCTGGTAACACCGCACATCAAGACTGACGAAGTCGATGTCTCGACAGACAGCTTCCAAGTACAACCGCGCTATAACAAGGCGGGCAAAATGGATGGCTATCTCGGCATCGCGCAAGTTACCGTAAAAGGTACCGACACTGCTACGATCGCTCAACTCGCTTCGGACATCAAGACGATGGTCGTATCGAGTTCCAAGAACTCAATGAGCCGCAAGCTGAAGCAAAGCGTCGAAACCGATCTGATGAAAGACGCGATCGCAGACTTTTCCATGAAGGCAGACGCAGTGGCTCAAGCGTTCGGATACAAGTCGTGGGAACTCGGTCAAGTCAGCGTCGGCGTTCAAGCAGAACGTAGTTACGGTGGCGGCGGCAAGGTTATGGCGTTGTCAGCGTCAGCAGGAATGGAATCGGCACCAATGTCGGTTGAAAGCGGTAAGTCGACTATGAACGGTTACGTTCGCGGAAATATCGTTCTGTCGCGTTCGAAAAAGGCGTAAAATGGGAACCAAGAAAATCGCTTTCGAACTCACGGTCGGTATTCCACAGGCTACCGTGAAGCAACTGATCGCTGAACTCCAAGAGCACATGGAGAATCAGCACGACGTCAAGCTGAAACTGAAAGACAACGAAGCAGTTATGGAACTGCTGAAGAAGGGCGTCAAGGACAATCTCAACTACGGGTTGGACTGCCTGTACGCTGACGAAGTGTTCGACATGACCGCAATGGAAAAGCTCTTCAAGAAAGAAATTCAAGAGGCTGAAGATAAATACGAGGCGCAACGTCTGGCTGAAGAAGAAGTTGAACGAGCCAAACGTATCAAGACAGCTGGCGTGCTGCGTATGCGCCCTGATCAACTTGCAGCTGCACAGAAGCTGTTGAAAGAGGCGGGGATCGAAGCAACTGTTTAAGGGCTGAATTATGCCAACAATAAGTTCACGACCACAAGTTGAGGACGAGGACGACGGTGGTGCATACACGGTAAATGAAATTGCCGGTATCATCACCGATGGAGTTCTGTATGTCATGCCGAAGGGCTTGCCGGAACTTCGTCTTACGCTTCACACAATTTGCCGCACAATGTGGAACACCGAAGCCATCGCGGACTTTTTCATATACGATAGCGCCCAAGGCGGGTGCGACGTAGGCTTCAAACTTTATGACGACCCACACTATCACGTAATCACAATCAAATGAAAATCCAATCGCGCCCACCAGAGAAGCACAAGGCAGAAATGACCATTCCAGAAATGGTCTGCTTTCTGCGAGACATCATGGAAACTGAAGGTCATCGTGAAGGTGACATGTATCGAAAGGTTCTGACCCTCGGCGCACTGTCCATGCTGAAACAGCAGGGCGTGATTATGGATTATCAAGTGCGCAGCGATTACTGCGGATTCTACAACCTGTGGGCTCAAGTCCGAACACCGGATTTCGAGTGTCATACCCTGGCAATATGAAAACGTCGTACTTCGGAAACCTCAAGAACATCGAGGTTCCGCTCAGCATTTCCCAGTATCCGCCGAAGTGGTACACCGGACCCCAACTGAAAATGTTGGCACCACCGCGTGAGCTTCTTCTGGATACGAAGAAAGGCTTGGTGACTCATGAAGAATACACCAAGATATTCAATGAGCATCTGAAACAGTTTGACCCTCGAGAAATGTACGAAGCAATTGTCGAGGAGTATGGTGAGAATGTTACATTGTTGTGTTTCGAAAAGCCAGGTGATTTCTGCCATCGCCGACTGGTCGCAGCTTGGTTCGAGCAGGCAATGGAAGTCGAAGTTCCGGAATGGGTCAAGCCAGTTCCGAAGCGAAAGACGACTCTGGTCTTTTGACATAAATACCTGATCAAACCCTCTCAGGTAAACAAATGCGCAAGATCAAGATTCTCAACATCAATGCATCATCTGGACCTCCAGGCTCCATCGAGATTGCAACGGACTTCTCTCAGGTTTTCCAAGGGAAGTTCTATCGTCATCCTACCACGGGTGCAACTTCCCCGTCGTATACCTCGCCTGCACCAACAGATTACGCGCTGATCAAAGCAACGACCTTCGACATTGTTGAAAATACAAAGTATGCGGGTCGTTACACCGTCTACACGCCCGTATCTGCGGCTGACACCAAATCAAGTGTGTTCACAGCTGCGACAAACCGCACTGTCATCAACGTCAACGAGGTTATTCCACCGTTGACAACCAGCGATGCAACAGCATTGTCTTCTGCCGGTTACATCACCAACATCAGCACGTATTTGCTTTACACTGGAACAAGCAACATTGTTGTTCCGCCAACTGTCGACATCACCACGTATCCGATCGAAATCATGGGTCGTGACGCGTCCGGTTGGGGTGAAGCATTCACGCAGAACTTCGTGAACCTGACAAGGAACTTCGCGAACGCAACTGCACCAGCAAATCCATTCGTCGGCCAAACCTGGTTTGATACAGACGACAGTCAGATGCGCGTCTGGAACGGTTCGACCTGGGACCTGCTGAACCGTGCCTCATTCGGTGTTACCTTCCGCCATACTCAAGGAACTGCCGCTGCCATTTGGACCGTCAATCACGGTTTGAACTTGGCTGCACCGTACATTGCATTCTGTCAATTCTACGTTGATCGTGGCAATGGCCCACAGATCATCATTCCGTCGGACGTCCAATTCGTTTCTGCTACGCAACTGAAGGTAACGTTCTCTAATCCTGAAATCGGCTATGTGTTGGTGCGTCAATGAAACTCGATGAACTCCTAGATAACGCTCTGCCGTACAAGATTGTCAAGAATTCTGACGGGGTATTCGCGGCTCAGTTCACCGCAGGCGATCGCGAAATTTATTTCAGTGCAGAGAATGAAGGTGCGATGGATGACTTTGACGAGGGTGAATGGCACATTGTCTTTGGTGAAATCCAAATCAAGAAGCGCACTACACTGAAATTGAAGAGCACTGACCCTGATACCGTTAAGACATTGGCTTTCAACAAGACTGGAAGTGGAAATGAGATTCAGGTATTCTCGACGCTCAAAAGCATTATATCCAAGCTAATCAAAGAACACAATCCGAAGCGATTGCTGTTCTCGGCTGACAAGGATGTGAAGAACAATCGTGCGCGCCTATACGCGAAGCTCTTCAAGAAGAATATGCCGAGTGGTTGGAAAGTCTTGACAGGTGACAATGAAGTCGATCATGAGCCAGTGCTGTTCTCGATCGTTAAGGAAGGCATGATGAAGCGTTCAGACCCGTACATCTCTGGCGAGAAGTCTGGACCACGTCCTCCAGAAATGAAACTGGCGCCTCAGCCAGTGTCAGCTCACAAATCTAAACTACAAACGCTCATGCGAAAGTCCGGCAAGTCGATGGAGAAAGTCGAAGCCGCATGGAACAAAGCAGTGCGTGAAACTCCAGACGGTCCAGCCAAGTGGGCCAACGTCATGAAGCGCGCGAAGGCCGATCTAGGAATTAGTGTCTGAACACCCGGGTTCATGGTATAATCTTTCCATGAACCTATTCTTTCTTTCCCGCGATCCAAGCATCTGTGCACAACAACACTGCGATAAACACGTGGTGAAAATGATCTTGGAGTATGCACAGCTCCTCAGCACAGCACATCGTCTTCTCGATGGCAAGCCGCAAACGTTCGACTTCGATCTGCCGAATGGCAAGGTCAAACGTCTTACGCACTGGGCTCTGCCTGGCGAGACCGTTACGCCTATGCTGATGGAGGGCAAACCGTTCCTGACGATCGGCAACTCCCAAGCCTACAAGGTAGCGCATCAACATCATCCACTCAGCTTCTGGTCGCGCGAGAGTTCCGGCAACTACCAGTATTTGTTCGAGCTGTTCGTCAACTGTTTGGCCGAATACACGCATCGCTATGGCAAAAAACACAGCGCCGAAGCATTGCTAAATACCCTGTCAAACTGGCCGCTCAACATTCGCTTCGCCGAATTCGTTGATCCGCCTCTCTCGATGCCAGACGAATACAGGACCGACGATGCCGTCATTTCTTACCAAAATCTATACGTGGGTAGCAAGGCGCGGTTCGCGAAGTGGACCAACCGTCGACCACCTGAATGGTTTATCCAAAGGACTCCGAACTATGACCAAACCCATTTCGAACGAACGCGTTGAATGGCTGAAAGAACGTGCTACAATACTCGATGAATGCATTCGCATTTCATCGACTCAGATGCATGCGCTTACCAGCGGTGGCGCACAGCGCGATGATCTGCTGACTGCGTTGCGCGGCTTCAATGCCGAACGCATGGCCATCGCCATTGAACTGTCAGCACTGAAGAAGTTCGGTGTAACACCGTGAGCCGTTTGTACGAGCTGGTTCCGACATCAGAGAATGTCGTAGTGTACAACGAGAAGTCTGGTCATGTTCAAGTGCTGACGCCTGAAGGCGCGGTGTTTGATCGACCAGACACAACCGATGTTCGCAACATGTCGATTGCATTCGGTTTGTTGTTGACATCGAATCAATGGCGCATGGCAACCGAAGAAGAAATTGCTGAATGGCAAGCGCATCCACCAGTGCCGATGTTGGCTCTGAACTGGACCGTGCCGCCGCCGCGGCCACGACCAAAACTCACAATTGTAACGAAAGAATAACATGGGTGCAAAATTAGACGTTGGCTTCGTCGTAGACATCGAAGCCACCTGCTGGAAGACGCGGGACGAACAGGGCACGAAGCCGAACGAAATCATCGAAATCGGCTTCTGCAAACTGAACTACGAAACCGGCGAAGTCACGAAGTTCCCTTCGTACGTAATCCGACCACGCTTCACGCACATCACTCCGTTCTGCACGGAACTGACCGGCTGGACTGAAGAAGCCATCATCGAGCAAGGCAAGGACATTGCTCGCGTGTTGCGTGACATCAAGGCCGAACACGACATCCAACCGGAACACATCTGGTATTCGTGCGGTAACTATGATCGCAACATGCTCAGCTCCAAGACCCAGAAAGGTGTTGGCGCACTGTACGGCATTCGCGCTGATGTGAATCCGTTCGACATCATGCAACAGCACGTCAACGTGAAGACTCTCTTCGCGCTGAAGCACAAGCTGAAGAAAGAAATCGGCATGGACGCAATGTTGAAGATGATGGGCGAAACCCTGGAAGGCCGTCACCACAATGGCGCCGACGACGCGTACAACATCGCCAAGATCGTCAAACACGTTTTATAACTAGGAAATTTTATGATCGAAGAAATCGCACCACAAATCACCATCGACGACCTGGCAAAGATCGACCTGCGCATCGGCAAGATCATCGCTGCATCGCACGTCGAAGGTGCCGACAAGATGATTCAGCTGACCGTCGACATCGGCGAAGCAGAACCGCGCAACGTCCTGGCCGGCATCAAATCCGCCTACAACCCGGAAGATTTGGTCGGCAAGCTGACCGTTGTCGTGGCCAACCTTGCCCCGCGCAAGATGAAGTTCGGCGTTTCCAACGGAATGATTATGGCCGCGTCCGCAGCTGATCGTGCCGAAAATCCTGGCATCTACATTCTGCAGCCGGTCGATGGCGCAACACCGGGTATGCGTATCCGCTGATCAAAAATTATGCTGATGAAGTTGCCTAGCTTTTTTGACATCATCTGCATTCTCGTGACCAAAGCGTGGGGTCACATGCTGATACCCACGCTCCTCGGTTCAATCTTCTGGGCGATCGCCGGATTCTGGCAAGGATGGGAGTTCTTCCCGTGGATCGTCTGGATTGCCTGCTTCTTGGTCATCGGTTGGCTGCTGACCATTTCCTTCTGGGTCCGATACTACTGGGCCATCTACTATCGTGGGGAAGAGGATTGACTCTTCCAGCGGTATCTTGAAAACTTGTCCCGGCCTTGGGACAATCAATCCGTTCATCTCATTAAAGCGTTGCCGAAGAACAATGATTTCTTCGCGGGTATAGTTGTGCCTGCCTTTCAGGCGGATCACAGCATCAATTGTTTCCGACGGGCGGAATGTGTGGAGGATATAGTTCATGCAACTATTTACCTGAACACGAACGCAATATTAGAGCATTAGCTGACAAATAAGAATCAGGTTGTCCATCTCCATAAATAGCTCGATAGCTTACGTGGAAAACGATATGACGAGCACACCTACAGACATTTCAGCAAAAACAACCCACGATCTATGGATTGACGCCCGTCAGTTTACGATCGAAGTAACACGCGACCCACAAGTACCAACGAACCTCATCCTGACAGTCAAGCGTCCTGCTTCGCTGTCTGTGACTGATGGTGCAGTCGTACTTCTCAGTGACAAGCCAATCGGCCCAACAAATTATCCGGAAGACGGTACGGCCTATGCGGCTGACATCAATCCTGATTGGAACAGCCCAATACAGAAGATTGGTGACGCACAAGTTGTTGGCGCTTTTTACGCTGCACTGTCCAAACCATTTCCAAGCACTGAAGCGCTGGAAGTGAATGCAACGACGACCGGATTCCCAAGCACCATCAAAGACTTCACGATCACTGTGAGCAACACTGATCCGAAGAAAATCTACTACGCATCCGTTCACGCTTCGTCGAACATCATGCAGTACTATCCGATCGGTGTTCAATCGTATCCGCTGATCGGTGTTGTGTCTGGCCCAGTCAGTGGTTCGACATACACCGGCAACATTCCTTCGTACCCAACTGCTCCAACAGCGCCGACTCCAGGCATGGTCTACTATGACCAGGTGTTGAACATCGTCCAGTACTTTGACGCAAGCTCTGGCTCGTGGATTCCGACCGAAGCGAACTCGATTCTTTCAGGTCCATACAATCCTGGCATTCAGGGTCAAGTCTATCTGATGGGCGGACAGCTCCGTATTTTCGACGGTGTTCGCTGGGTTGATCTGCTGCCAACAAATCTGAAGCTGCGTACATCAATTGGTGAACCATGGGTTCAGATGGGAATCTTCACGACGGAAATCTATACACCAAACGAAGCACCAGTCGCTGGTCGTATGTACTACGACTTCACGCTCGGCCGCATGTACTACTACGACGGAAACGCCTGGGTCGTCCCGAATGCAACGAACACGCTGTTCAATCTCGGCACATCCTTCATTCCTGCGTTTGTTGCCCCGATCACTGTCGAAACAGAACTACTGCGTAATCCGTACATCGGCCAACTGTTCTACAACACGACGACTCAGAACCTGAACGCGTGGAACGGGAAATCGTGGAACAAAGTCAACGACGACCAGATGGGTTCGCCGTCGACTGACAAGGTTTCAATCGGAACTGACGGATCGTACGACAGCCGCATCAAGCTCATCAAGGTGTTGAACGCACAGCTCGGATGGCCACAGATGTGCGTAGAGCTGCAAGAAGAACAATTTAATGTGGCGATCGACAATGCGCTGCAGAACTATCGTCAGATGTCAAGTGGTGCTTACAAACGCGGCTTCGTGCTCTTCAAGCTAATCCCAGGACAGCAGAAGTATTACCTGAACTCGCCGATCGACAAGACGGACCACATCGTCGACATTCACAAGATTCACCGCATGGGACCACTTGGCGTCTATGGCGGTGGGCCGAATGATGTCTGGGCGCAAGCATTCGCACAGCAATACTACAGCCTGGTTGGTGGAGCTGGTGACTTGCTCAGCACGCACCTGGTCGCAGCATACGGTGAAGAACTCAATCGACTCTTTGCTGGTGATCTGGCATTCCAGTGGGATGAAGCATCGCACGAACTCCTGATCCTCCGCGCAATCCGTGGATACGAAACCGTTGTCATCGAAGCAATGCTTGAACGCAACGAGCAGGAAATCCTCAATGACCGTTGGTGCGAACAGTACATTCAGAACTGGGCACTGGCTGAACTCAAGATGATGCTTGGCCTCATCCGCTCGAAGTTCTCGTCTGGTACTCCAGGACCTGCTGGCTCGATCAACCTGAACGGCGAACTCCTGGTTTCCGAAGCACGCCAAGACATGGCTGAACTGACGGAATCGCTTTTGAACTACGAATATGGTGGACACATTGGACATGGCAACGTGTCGTTCCTGATCGGATAACATGCAAACATTCAAACAATTCCTTCTTGACGACACTCGCAAATCTCGTACGCAGGTAGTTGACGTCGATACGTTCATCAAGTGGGCAACCAAAAACTCGCTCCGATATTTGTCGGGCAAACAATTCCTGTATCGCGGCGGATCGGGTGATGCAGCAAGAGGCTTGCGTCTGGGTAACGCTGCAGGCGAGGGCATCACACCTCGCGAGAGCGCGAACACCCACAACAACTATACATTGTGGATTGACAATCATCCATCATTTGATGGTTGGCCTAAACGCTCCCTGTCTTTCATCGGAACAGACGACCGCGACGTTGCTGATGGTTTTGGCGGTGCAGCGCTGTTGGTTCTTTCCGATAACGCAAAGGTTGGTTACTGCGGTGTGAACGATCTGTGGGAAACTGAACTGGCTCCGATTGGTATCACGATCGAAGAACTCAACGGCATGACGCAGAGCATCATTGACAAGCGAATCAAGACGTATGACGAACTGGTTGATACCATGAAGCAATATGACCTTGACGACGTTCGTGCCGAAGTCAGTGACTGGCATGGCGGCGAAGAGCTGGTTGAAACAATGCACAAGCGCGGTCTTGAAACGCTGTATGACGTATGGGAATTCCTTGTCAAGCCTGACATCTTTGCCGGTCAATCGCGTGGTGCTGACGCAAGTAAACAACACGCAAACGGCGAAGTCTGGATTCAAGGCGAAGTGGGATTCATTCCTCACGGCAGCCGGCTTTCTGAAGACGATAAGAAACGCCTGATGGAATGGGCTGAACAGTTCGATAATTTCCCAGAAGAAATCGAGCATCACTGGGGACAGGACGCGTATGACTACTGATAAACTCCCACAACCACGCACGACCATTGCAGAATGTGTTGACGCGGCAGGTTCATTCAACAGCCCAATCACGCCGAACTCTGGCTTACCGTACATTCCGCCGCTGAATCCTGGTACAATTACCAATCCGCCTCAAGGCGGTGGAACGTACGTGCCTCCGGAATTCTGTGGTGGTACATTCCGCATCACGCAGGATGCTTGCTTCGGAATCGAAAACGTTTATCAGGATGCACTGGCCTCTGAGTCCCTGAATATCTCTGGCGCACCGCTCAACGTGTTCAAGCTGCTCGGCAACCACGAACAAGGCAAGCTGATCGACTTGGTTGGCGCTGGTCGTGCAATCGGTTCGAGTATTGGCGTCGCAAACATCTTCGACGAACTGGCCGAAGGCTGGACGAGTAGCTTCAAGGGCCTTGAGGTTCTTCAGAAGCCTGCGTTCATTGGTTACGACTTTGGCATTCGCATGACCTCGTTCGGTCAACCAGAGAATGCACCAGGCGCGCCGGACGCGCAGCACATCACGAGTTTCCGAATCAAACAGGGTTCGGACCCGAACACTCGCGCTCTGCAGGTTCGTGTCGATCGTTCCGATGGTAACTTCAGCGTCGATCCACTGAAGATCATTGCGAATCCTCCTCGCACCAGTGGCGGTGTCGGCGGGTTCCATCAGGGCATAAACTCGCGTCACGGTGCCTTTATGCTATTCGCTGAATCCGCAACCAAGTTTACCGTTATGTTTGCTGGGAGCAGCACATCCACGATTCTTGGCGAAGCAACGGTTGGCGTACAGTTCAACTCGCCTGAAGGTTCATTCACGATTAACCCAAGCTCTGTCCCGTACAAACCAGGTGACTCGTTCATGGTGCCGGTCGACATGGAATGGAAACGGGTTGACGTCGTCAATCTGCCAAACATCGATGCACCGGCTCTGATCCGCATCAAACAGTCTGCTGCTTCGCGCTACTGGAGGATTGTGCCAACGTCGTTTGCTGGTGCCGCAAAAGATCAGCCATGGGTCGTCGACAAGCTCGAGCTGTTTGACTTCCAGGCAACGAGGCTGGATGACATCCAGGACCCGCTGTTCATGGAAAATCGCGATCGCGACTACGCAAAAGCATCGATCCAGATTCGTGCCGCATATACACCGTTCGACGCTGTGTCCGATCTGTCCAAGTTCGGATTCCAGATGGCCGACATCTATTCGTTCACGGTCTCGTTCGCTGACATGGTTCGCGCACTTGGCCGTCCAATCGTAATTGGTGACGTCCTCGAAGTTCCATCAGAAATGCAATGGGACCAGAACCTGCGTCCGGTTCGTAAGTTTCTTGAGGTCATCGATACCGGTTGGGCAGCAGACGGATTCACATCTGGCTGGCAACCTGTCATCTTCCGCTTCCAGGCACAGCAGCTGATTCCTGGTCAAGAGCACCGTGATCTGCTCGGAACCGTTGACACGCAGAAATACATCACTGACGACTTCCGATTCTTTGAAGGCACTGAACAGATTCAAACCGCTCCGCTCACTGTCACTGAAGCGAACGAAGCCGAAGCAGTTCGCGCTGTTCCAGAAAAAGGAACCAACATTCGTGAGCAAGCATCCGGCACTAACCGCTTCAACCAGCCTGGGTCCTATGACGGGGTCGGCCTGTACGTTGAGGACGGCCTGCCACCAGATGGTGCACCGTACGAATCTGGATTCAAACTGCCTGACGTTGCCGGACGTAAAGATGGTGAGTTTTTCCGTCTCGAGTATCCACCACAGCAAAATATCGCTGCACGCCTTTACAAGTTCTCGATTGTGAAGAATGCATGGCAGTATGTTGAAACAGATCGTCGTGCTCAACGTTCAGCACACCGACCAAGCCAGCTGGCCATCCTGAATCTGGATACCACATTACCACCAGGAAGCAAAAAGATTCCATGATTACATTTAAGCAATTTCTCAGTGAACAAGAAGCATTATCGTTTGCAGTCCTCATTCGCAGGGACTGCAAACAATTCCTCGAAGAATCAGAGTACGGAGGATTCATTCTCCGTGGTGTGAAAGGCCTGTCTGATATTGAATCGCATACTGCGCTCGATGCGGAAGGCAATGAGATGGAATATGGAATCAAAACTGTTCGCCAGGATCGTAAGCCTCTTGACTTCACGCTCCTACGTTCTGAAATTCTGGATGAATGGTTCAACGATAAGTTCGGCATTCGTGCACGCTCGCAGTGCATGTTTGCTGGCGGCAACAGGATAACGACTGCGGAACTGAAACACTACGGAACTCCGTGCGTTGTCTTCCCAATCGGTGCATTCAAGTATGTGTGGTCGCCAGAAGTTGGTGACCTGTACGGCAAGATGAATATTCCATGGGGTGATAAGACCTCAGAGCAATGGACAGAAGAAGCACGTGCATGGCTTGACAAACAGCATTATCAGACAGATGGTCTGGCACAGGCTGTCAAGACCAACAACGAAATCATGATTAAGTGCGATCGTTATTACGCGTTCCCAATCGAATACCAGGAACAAATGAAGCAAGCACTCGGCTTTGCCTAATAAATAGCTGGATTCTGAGGAGAAACTAAAATTATAAACCATTACTTTTATCACGGCCAGCTGCGTGCGTACATTCTGCAATTCGTTTCGCTTTTCCACGGACTGCAAGTACAGACCGGTGTAGGCGAATGCGGCGATCCTGAATTTATCAGCGTGCCTACTGTCGTCGGTAACAAGGACCGTGTCGTCGCAGGCATCATGTCCGGCAACACACAGAACCGCGTTTTCTCTCTGCCAACTATGTCTGCGTACATGACAGGCCTTGCACCAAACGATGAACGTCGTCGTGCCTCGGGATTCGTCCGTCAAGATGTTACAATGAAGACGGGCGGAATATTTCCGGATGACTTGACCGTTGTCAAACGCGTCATGCCTGTGCCGTATGATATGACACTTGAGCTTTCGATCTGGGCGTCGAACACCCAGCAGATGCATCAAATTCTTGAACAGATTCTCGTTCTCTTCAACCCGGACATTCAGATTCAAAAGTCGGATGGACCGTTTGACTGGACTCGTATCACCAACATTACGTTGACCGACATCGGCAACGAAGAGAACTATCCATCAGGCACTGAACGTCGCATGATCGTTTGGACTTTGTCCTTCATCATGCCAATCTATCTTGGAATCCCGATGGGTGTCAAAGACGACTTGGTCCGCAAGGTTATCATTCAGCTTGGCGACCTCAGCACGATGGGAACGCTCGAAGTCGGGGAGGACGGAAACCTCCAGCCATTCGGCGACGCGTACGGTACCATCGAAATTACCGACCGCGATCCAGCGGGACCTATTCCACCCCAACCAAACGAGATGCCATGAAACTGATTCAAGAAATTGTCGAGCAGGTCTATCTTGCCGAAAACAAAACCAGCAAGAACATGACGCGTGCCGAGAAGGATGCGAAGCGCGCTGCGAAGAAAGCTGAAGACCAGAAAGCTTTGCAGGCGGCAAGTGATCGTCTCAAGGCAGAGAAACAGGCGAAGCTGGACAAGCTGTATGACGGCAAGCCAATGACGATCAAGCTGAAAGTCTGGACGGACATTGATCCGAAGACAGGCAAGCGTCGTTCGGAAATGCGTGATTTCACCATCGACAACATTCAGAAAGTTCGTGCCCAGTTCTCGGACGTTGAGCTGGTCGACATGCGCTACCTCGAGAACGCAGCAACCCGTGCAGAGACGTACGCCATCAAGCGGACTGATAAGCACTTCGTTGGTTCCATCCCGGAGTACATCTTCGATCTTCCGAAGCGTACGCAAAAGAAAAAAGGTACTTCGCCACGTGACCTGCGTCGCGAAATGTACGTGACCAAAGATGACAAAAAATAAAACGTTCAGGCAGTTCCTGGAAGAAGTTAAGCCGCTCACATTCGAAGAACTCCTTCACGGGCCTTGCGTCAACTTCTTCAAACAATCCAAGCAGAATGGTTTGCTCGTTCGTGGCATGAGTGGGTATGGCCAGCTTGTTGGTGAGATGTCTGTGGAAGGCAACGATCAGAAGTTCACGGTGTTCCGTAAGACAGTTCGCAAGGATCGTAAACCAATGGACACTGTTGGACCGTTGCACAAGATCATCGATGATTGGTTTGAGGATCACATGGGCATTCGCGCTCGTTCTGAAGCCGTCTTCTGCTTCGGCGAAGCGGCCCGTGAAACTGCATACACTTATGGACAGGTTTGTGTTGTATTGCCAATCGGAAAGTTCACCTATGTTTGGTCGCCAAAAGTAAGTGACCTGTTCAATGATGTCATCATGAACAAAATGCAGGATGGACGGAACATCAAGAAAGAATACATTGGTTCTGATGGCAAGCCAGATGAAGACGTGATCTACGCAGAGCTGGATGAACTCGGCTACACCATCAACGGGCTGGATAAGGCTGTGGCTGACGCAGTAGAAATCATGATCGATTGCGATGACTACTACGTCATCCCAATGCCAAACGATTATGACAACAGGGAAAAGTTCCTGAACATTTTAAAGAAGGCGTTTGTACACGCATGATTACATTCAAACAATTCCTTGACGAAGCGCGCATGACCAAGAGTGTCTTCAGCAGCGCGATCGAACGACTGGGTGACGCGAAGCTGGGTTACGAACTCGAAATGTGGGTTCCAGAAACTTCTGGGTTCCTGATCGTGAAGGACGAAGAATACATTGGTGACTTCAAGAAGACGGCTGAAGAAGCGAAAGCCTCACTTGAAGATTATCTTGGCGTGGACGTTGTCGTTGGTAACTCTGATGACAAATGGAAAATCGTTCCAGACGGTTCTGTTCAGGGCCCAGACAATGGCGTCGGCATCGAAGTCGTATCGCCACCGCTGCCTGTTGCAGATGCACTCGACGATTTGAAGTCGTGCTTCCGCTGGATGGAAAAGAACGATCTGGAAACAAACTCCAGCACCGGCATTCACATTAACCTCTCGATCCCAGGTCTCAAACAAAAACTCGATCCACTCAAGCTGATCCTGTTCATGGGCGAAGCACACGTGCTGAAGAGCTATGCTCGTGAA